CTTGCAGTAAGAGGAATAAAGAAGCAATAAAGATGGAGGAAGAAGAGAGGAAGCTCGACGAGAGGGCAAACAAGCTCTCTACACAGCTGCTGTGCACAAAGAGAACCGGAGCGGCGCTATCAATAGCCGAGAAGGAACGCGCACGCGAAATAGGAGCCCTTATAAAGGAACTGGCCAGCTATGCTGGGCATGGCTATGGCGCTTATAAGGGCGATTCGCTGCTAAGAAATGCACTCTTGTATTTTGCCTACACAGCCGGCTGGGCTGATAGCTGTGCTGTTATAGGGCACCTTGGACAAGAGCAGGTGGAGAAGCAGCTAGAGGAAAGCCGACGGCTGCGCCGCCGGTTAGAATTGTCCATACGCTGGCTTGATTACATGAGAGGGAATGATGCGAGCTAAAGATGAAATAATCAAGGATTTGACCCAAGGGCATGGATGGTCTTGTCTGAAAGACAGGTCTTTGGGCCAAGCGGATCAGCCGTTCAGTATGCGGGAAGCAGCATGTATTCTAAAGCTTAGGGATGCCCTGCTGGAGCTATTAGGAAAGCCGCATCCCGGATTCGGGAGTAGACTTCCCGGAAACGCAGGCGAGGATTCGTTGATTCAAAATTTACGGACGCAAGGCCAGGAAGACCAACTTTAGCCGAGGTGATTTTTGCGTTATGATCAAAAAACATAGAAAATCTGCCAGGAAGCAGCATTTGCCAACCGGCCGCTTCGAGGCTAACCTGCGAAGAAAAGGCTACAAATACATAGCCGGCTGCGATGAAGTAGGCGTAGGCGCCTGGGCTGGACCATTAGTGGTTGCCGCTGTGATATTGGACCCAAAGAATCCCATAAAGGGACTAAATGACTCCAAGAAGCTCAGCCCCAAGCGCAGGCGAGAACTGTGCCAGGAGATAAGAAACAAAGCCATCGACTACTGGGTTCATTACTGCCCCGCTGAAGGCGTAGACGTGCTGGGTACATACGGAGCTTCGAGAGTAGGAATGGAGATTTGTGCCTCGCGCCTGGCGCCAAGAGTCGATTATGTGCTAACCGATGCCATAAAGCTAACCAATTGCTCGGTACCACACAGGGCGATAATCCATGGAGATGCTCGTTCTATTTCCGTGGCCGCTGCTTCTATACTGGCAAAGGTGTACCGAGACAACTACATGGAAGCCTGGGACGATAGGTTCCCAGAATACGGATTCACGGAAAACAAAGGCTACGGCACTGCTTACCACAAGCAAGCACTGGATACCTATGGAGCTTGCTACATACATCGGAAGACATTTGAGCCGGTCAGGCAGTGTAAAAAGATAAGAGAGGAAGGAACGGAGGAAACCCATGGCGACGCTATTTATAGTTGATTGCGAGGCCAACGGCAAGTGCCCAGCAACCGGCAAACTCACAGAATTTGGAGTAGTAAACTTTAGCTCCTTCATGAAAGGCCAGAAGCAGACATTCCATGGGATACTGGATGAAGAGCGGATTGCCCTGCGAAAAGACAGCGATGCGTCTATTGTTATGGCAAGCAGCACTGACCCTGCCGGCGTGTTTCTGGCCTTCGACAAGTGGCTGGCTGTCCAGTGCCGGGACTACGGAGATTATGACCCGCCTGTATTTGTCAGCGACAATCCAGCCTTCGATTGGCAATGGATAAACGATGGGTTCTGGCGCCATTGTCGCAGGAATCCATTTGGACACTCGGCCAGACGGATAGGCGATTTCTATGCTGGCCTTGTCCAAGATTTCCATGCCTCCAGCAAATGGAAGAAGTTCAGGATTACCGAGCACGACCATAATCCAGTTCACGATGCGCTGGGCAATGCCGAGGCCCTGAAGCACATTCTACAGATAGCTGGAAGCGGAAAGGCATTGCGCGAGGCTCTGCTGGGAGAAAGCGGCAGGAGGGCTGAAGTCCCGGCATGGAACTGGGGAAAGGGAACCAATGACAATCAGTAAGAAATCCTGGCATTGGAAAGTATACCTTGCCTGGTTCAAGAGCAAGACCAAGAATGGCTACCACCGCTGCCCCGAAGATGTAAAAGTAGTCAACCTATGCCCATACATGAGAGTGGTCTTGTTCTGGGCCCTCCCACGATGGGCTTTCTTAGGGGACAGCATATCCCGTAGGGTGGTGAGCTGGCTCCTAGTGTACGCCAGTTTCCTGGCAACGATTGGGCTATTCAGCGGTACTAGGGCCTTTTGGGCGGCGCTAGGGGTCACGGCTAGCGTAGCTTTGTGCATTGTGGGAACATTTACCATGGCATTTGGGATTGCTCGTTGGTGTGATCTGCCGAAGCCTAAGAAGCCGCCCTCCAAGTTCTTGACACTGGTAAAGGCCTGGATCAAGGCAAAGCACAAGAAGATCTGCCCGCTAATTGAGATCACTGATTAGGAGGAACCATGGGAAAGACAGCTAAAGAGTCGGGGTTCGTCACCGAGACCGAGCAATCTGCAGCGCCGCCCGTAGATAAAGGCATCTTGTTGGCAGAACTGTTCAGCGAATACTTGGGGACAGACCAATGCAAGGCGGTTGACATGAAGACCGGGGATAAAGCCGTCCTCTACTACGACCTTGTTTGCTACATCTACAGGACCTACAAACTCATTCCCACACCCTGGTAGCATAACATGTTCAGAACACATACCCTCAGCATAGCTGACATCCACCTGGGTTCTCCAGTCAACCGGGCGAAGGTGCTGGTAGAAGTCCTGCATGAATGGGAGTATGAAACCCTGCTTATTGTTGGGGACCTATTCGACGACCACCCGACCAGGCTGCGCAAGGATGATTGGAAGCTGCTGTCCTACTTAGGAAAGGTAGCCGGCCACAAGAGGGTAGTATGGACGATAGGCAATCACGACGATGACGAGGTGGCAGAAGTGGTGGCCCATCTGTTAGGCATTGAGTTGGTGGACGAGTTCGAATGGGAGATTGGCGGCAAGAAGTACATCGCCCTGCACGGCCACCAATTCGACAGCTTCATCAAGAAGCACCTACATACCACCAACATGGCATGCGCCATCTACTATACATTACAGCTGCTGGATACGAAAGCCCATCGGCCAAGCCGGTTTATCAAGCGCGTCAGCAAGAAGTGGCTGAAACTGGACAAGGAAGTGATGGATGGTGCCCTCGCCTATTGCAAGGAAAAGGGCAAAGACAGCATTCTGTGTGGGCATACACACATGTATCACGCCCACAAAGATGGTGTATATTACAATGTAGGCTGCTGGACGGATATCCCCTCCGAGCTGGTTGCTGTTAGTGCAGAAGGAGTTAGGGTATTCGAAGTCGGCGCCCACGGCAAGTGCCGGGTTGCCTACACATGGCTCTGGGCCGCGGGGAGGAATAACTGAATGAGCACTAAGATTTACACTGCCTATCGAACGCAGCACGTACATGATATCTTCGCCCTGGCTTACGAGCTGAAGCTGAAGGCCCGGGGGGAGATGTCTAAATACCTGGAGGATGTGTACCGGAGCATTATGCCCCATGTGAAGATGGATCCCAAGGAGGTAGAGAGGTACCGAAAGTCCGACCCAGGCATCAGCGACGAGCGTATTCGCATGCACTTGGCGCACAATTACGCACGCGAGCAATACAAAGCGCAGCTGGGTAAGTTCGATCGCAACTCCTTCGATTTCAGCGCCTCCCTTGCCATCCGGAGGCTAGGATCCAGATATTATATCATTCCATATGGGGAATACCCTGTGATTGAGAAAGTGTTCGGCTTCTTGAAGCGGCACCCAAAGCTCCGGTACTATGGGTACTGGAACAATACTGATCCGGACCCGAAAGCCTCGCCCAGGGAATGGGCAGAGCGCAGGCGGGTATGGGAGAAGATCCTGGAGCACTGGAGCAACTTCCTGTGTATTGATGTGTGCAACTGGGACAACTTCTATTTGATCGAGCCCTCCATGAAGATGTGTAGGGCTATTTATCGGAAGGAGAAACGTGCGCAACGGGCAGCCGTGGTTGGCAAGTAGCATGCTTGCCATAGCCTTGGCAGCTACCCCGCAGCCTACCTGGAAAACGACGGCCTGGAGCATAGCCGGAGGTACGGTAGTAACTATTGGGATCAACGTTGCCCATCACTACATTGCAAAGCACCGAGCAAGGAAGAAGGCGAAGGCATCCATCGAGCGACCTGGAGCGAAGACTGCAGGAGACGGAGAGAACGACAAGAAAAATGCTAATCAGGAAAGGAGATGACCATGGGAAAAACCGCCGAGGCAGATAAGACTACACGGATTGACAAGGGCGCTGCACTTACGCTGCTGGTTGGTGAGTACTTGGGCAGCGAACGGTGTAAGAACCTCAATCTGGATGCCTCAGACCCTGATAATTATCAGGGAATGGATATCCTGTACGCTGATTTTATCGGCTGGATTTACGATAAGTACCTTGACACCGAGGTCTAACTATGGCACTGCCAGCAGTAGATACGGCAGAGATAATACAGAAGCCCAAGGAGGACCGGTGTGTATGCGACTGGGAGACGAAGGAACATAAAGGCAAACTTACCTGGGTAGCTTTCAGCAAATATCGGGTAAGCGTTTATGCCTGCGAAAACCATCTGCCTATCTACCTGGAAACAGGCTGGTACATAGTCAACATACCTACCCGAGTTACAGAGGCATCCCTGGCTGAGGCGTCTGCTCCGGAGATACCAGAAGACAACAGTCCTGCCCGCCTGTCGGCGGAGAGGGTGCTATAATAGAATGCTGGACGGGGCGTGGCGCAGCCTGGTAGCGCGCTTGCCTTGGGCGCAAGAGGTCCCCGGTTCAAGTCTGGGCGCCCCGACCAATCTAAGGAGAATGATGAACATTGAAGACCTGCGTAAGGCGGCTAAGGACCTGATCTATCGGGACATCTATGACCTGGCTGCTGCCAATGACATTACCAATGGTCATATCAGACTATATGACGACATAGACGAATGTGTTCTATTAGAAATAAGCCGCAGCCTTAACCTGGTGCATGGCCTGGGGATAGCACCAATCCAGATACATATTTCCAGTCCGGGCGGCGGCGTCCATCATAGTCTTGCCATGTACGACCTAATCCGAGAGGTAGCTAACCTCACCGAAGTCAAGGGCATAGTAGAAGGCTTTGCTGCCTCCGCCGCGGCCATGATTGTGTTGCAGGGCTGTACTTGGCGGCAGGCGTGCAAGCATTCTCGCCTACACCTGCATGAATTGAGCAAATGGACGATAATGGAGCAGCAAAAGGAATCCGACCTTGAGGATACCACGGCCGAGATGAAGACATTACAGGAACTGGTGATAGACATATTGGCCAGCCGCACCGGAAAGTCAAAGGGAGAGGTGCTTGAATTCTTTCGGCGCCGGGAACGCTGGCTGGGTCCCAAGGAAGCCAAGGAATTCGGGCTTATTGACGAGGTGCTGGGATGATAATGAAAGTTTCCGGCGGCCTAATCCTATGGGAAATACTTGTCCCGTCCTACTACAACAACGGGAAGAAAGTGCCCCTAAGCTACCATAAAGCCTGGGACAGGGAAGTAGCAGGCCTCTCCAAGGGCTTGACCGTAATGCGGCCGGCCAGGGGCAGCTGGGTGCCAGGGGGACACCGGCCAGTACAGAAGGAGCAGGTAATACCAGTGAGATTCATAGCCGACGAGGACACCGCCAAGGTTGTCCTGTCCTTCACGAGGAGATTCTACCAGCAACAAGAATCCATGATGTATGTTGTATCCTCACACATTCTACTTGAGGGAGACCACGAGAAAGAGGACCTCAATGGAGCTGGCGAGGACGAACACCATGACCACAGACACTAAACCAATGATGAAAGTAGTAGAAGAACCGCTCTAAGGAGGAGCAAATTATGGGATACGGAAAATGGAGTAGTGATGTAGTTTATTATAAATCAAATCTGCGAGCTACCCAAGGCTTTGATGACTTTCAGCATGATAAAGACTTCAACTTCGGCGATTTGCGAGACATACACGAGGCTCTTTTGCCGAGCCGCATCAATAAGAAGCCATTCAAGAAGCTGGAGAGCAGGGATAGCAAGGACCATCCTGAATCTCTGGCTATTGTCATCTGCTTGGATGTCACGGGCAGCAACATAAACAATGCCCGAGTGGCTCAAAAAGCCCTGCCAAAGCTGATGGATTTGCTTGCCAAGCACATTCCTAACCCGCAGGTTGCCATCTGGGCTAACGATGACTATTTGGTGGTAGGCAACCGGGCTTTCCAAGCATCGGACTTTGAGTCCGACGATCGCATTGACGAGTGGCTCCGAGACATCAAACTGGTCGGCAAAGGTGGAGGCAACAACAGGGAATCCTACGACCTTCCTCTCTATTGCGCCGCCTACAAGACTGTCTTGGATTGCTTTGAGAAGCGCCACAAGAAAGGTCTGCTCTTCCTGTACGCAGACGAGATGTTCCCGGACCGGACAGTGGGCACCCAGCTTGTAGATGTGTTCGGCGACCAAACAGAGAAGAGTGAGAAGATAGAAACCCTTGTCAAGAAAGCCCAGAAGCTATGGGACGTCTATCAGCTCTGGCCTCTTGACGGCGGCGAACAACAATCGCGTGAGCGCGGCATAGAACTATTTGGCGCCGACCATGTTATCACCCTGCGCGACGGCAAAGACATCTGCTCCATGGTAGGCGTTGTTGTAGGCGCCAGGGAGGGCAAGATAAATAAAGCGCAGATAAAAGGAACACTGGTGGAACTTGGTGTAGAAGATGCTGATACTAACATGTTGGCAGATTCCCTTTCTACTTTTATTGATTCCACGGCTCTTAACGCAGGCGAGAATCTGGACAGGGTGATATAAGACAAATCAAATGCTATGAACCCAATTTGTGTCGTAGGCTTAGGATTTGGGGACGAAGGGAAGGGCGCGTATGTAGACTATCTGTGCCGCACGCGCAAGGTACCCCTCGTCATACGATACAACGGAGGCTGCCAAGCAGGGCATAATGTGATTACGGCTGATGGTAAGCACCATACCTTCAGTCAATTTGGCAGTGGCACACTGGTCCCAGGCGTGGGGACATACCTCTCCCAGTTCATGGTTATAGACCCTCTCTCTATGCGGAACGAGGAGGCCCATTTACAAGAGCTGGGAGTAACCGATGCCTATAAGCGCCTGTATATAGACAAGAACGCCCCTATTACGACGACCCTTCATAAGATGCTGAATAGGACCAGAGAGAACAGCCGCAAAGTAGGAAGACACGGGAGCTGTGGTATGGGTATCGGCGAAGTAAAGTCAGACCTCCTTTTTGGCAGGACTGTTTTCTATGCTGGCGACTTGCAGCATCCAGCCGTAATGAAAGACAAGCTAAACGAAATCAGCGAAGTAAAGAGAAACCAAATGCTCGAATTCGACAGTGGCCCTTACTCCTATTGGCAGTGGACCGCTGCCGACATTTTGAAGAGAGACCTGGCTGTCTATACTGAGATGGGCAAAACGCTGAACATTGTAGACGAGAGCTGGTTTAAGGAGAAACTCTGTACTGGCTACAGGCACGACGATACGTTTGTATTTGAAGGTGCCCAAGGCGTACTGCTGGACGAGAAATACGGATTCCATCCCTATTGCAGCTGGTCTGATACTACAGTAGCCAATGCTGTCAAGCTGCTCGGCCCCTATGCCGATTCTGCCGACTATATTGGCATTATTCGGGGCTATCTTACCAGGCATGGCCCAGGACCATTCCCAACGGAGTCCTGGGGCATGGCCACAATGCTGAAAGACGCCCATAATACAACCAATGAGTGGCAGGGCAGGTTTAGGGTTGGGCATTTGGACATGCTGCTGCTGGACTATGCCCTACGCGCGGCAGGGAAGATAAACCGTCTAGTGGTAACCCACCTGGATAGAATAGAAAGTCTAATCGGCACCGCCAAAATCTGCCTGAGCTATGAGGAGGCAGACATTCCTCTTCCGCTGGTAGGGAGGGCTATAACCGATGCTATGATGCGCGCTGAGCCTGTTGCGTGGGCAACCTTTGATATCAGCGCAACTACCTTTAGAGAGCACTACTTGTCATTCATTTCCAGAATGACAGGTATAAAGGCAGAAGAGTTTGTACCGCCATGGATACCAAACAAAGGGGGCGCATGAAAACAGCAACACAGCTGTATCTAATAGCATTACAGCAATCCCTGGTAGCCGAGCGTGGTATGTTCTCCACGCTGCTGGCGATGAAACGCCCTATAGAACGGCAGGCAATAATGGACTTCTGGCATTATGTCTATGCCTTCCACACCTGGCGACTGAACATGGATGCCGCTATGGGCTGGAAGCACCCTGCAATCAGGCGTATAGATAGCCAACTCCACAGTAGTACATTGGAAAGGAGACCAGATGAAGAAGAAAAAGAAGAATGAAACGGAAAAGGCTATACCATTTGTAATGTTTGACATACACTGTCCATACTGTGATGAGTACTTGCTGGCTACGACATGGCACAATAAGCTATCCTTGAAGGCTAGCGACGCACCTACGGTTACAGCTGAGGGCAAGAAATGTCGTGTCGTACAATTGCGAGACGCATCTCGGACGCGAGGCCGGGAACGCCTAAATTAACTGGGAGACTTTTTCATTGGGTAAAGAAAAGAATGAAAAGGTGGTCTCATTCAGAGAAGCCCAGGTAGGGGATACTGTCATACGATGGCTTGGGGGCGAGATACCGCACCGCCTGACAGTGACCAAGATAACCGACGCCCTGATTATCTGCAGTGCGTGGGAATTTGATAGGGTAACAGGCGCCGAAGTTGATAGTGCGCTAGTCTGGGGACCCCCGCCAGGGATGACGGGGAGCTACTTGGAATAGGAGGTAGCTGGTGCTTAAGGAGGCAATGAATGAAGGAAGAATCAATAAGTCTCTACTTCAAACAGGGTAGCAGTGATAAAGTCTACCTGGCACACTTGCTGGAAGATAAAGGAAACGGCCTGGATAATCTGCGCTGGAGGGTGAGCTTCGAGTTCGGCAGACGGGGAAGCACCCTACAACCAGGCGTAAAGATAGCCAACGCCACATACGAGCAAGCCAAGAAGGTATACAATAAGCTGGTCGGCTCCAAAGTAGCCAAGGGTTATAAGCCTGGTGAAGGGGCAAGCCAAGCCGCTGTTGTGGCGGCGGGCGAGAAGGAATCCTCCGGGCTTATACCTTGGCAGCCGACCATGCTTGAAGAGGAAGAAGTTAAAACCTACATAAAAAACGATAACTGGCTCGCCCAGGAGAAGTTTGATGGCAGGCACCTGATGATTAGCTCCGTGGGCGGCCAAATCACTGCCAGCAATAAGAAAGGCATAGTGGTGGGCTTCCCATCCGAAATACGCGACGCGATAGCAGCCCTCCCTGTGCCGGTTATCTTAGACGGCGAAGCCATTGGCACAGTGCTGAATGTATTTGACCTCATATATGCTGGGACACATAATCTTACTGGCCTGTCAACCGTATTTCGCCTATCTATGCTCGCCGAGCTGGCCGTACGGTTTGATGAACACCTAAAAGAAGTTTACACAGCATACACAACAGCAGAGAAGCGCAGTCTTTTCAATGAGATAAAGGCGCGCCGTGGAGAGGGACTGGTATTCAAGAAGAAAGAGGCAACCTACCAGGCAGGCAAGCCGAACAGTGGCGGGACAATGCGCAAGTTCAAGTTTTACGGCGAAGCCACTTGCCAGGTGTTAGACACTACCAAGGACAAGCGAAGTGTTCTTCTCGGTATCCTGCTGGACAAAGGCGGGATGTTCAGGGAGGTAGGCAAGGTAACCATCCCACCTAACTGGGAGATGCCCTACAAGCAACAGTTAATTGATGTAAAATACTTGTACGCCTATCCCAATGGCTCCCTGTTCCAGGCTATCTATAAGGGGCCAAGGGATGACGTTGACCACGCCGATTACTATAGCAGCCTAAAGTTCAAGGCTGGCACTCTGGAGGACGATGATGGAGCCTGACCAGATAAGAAGCGAGCAGGATTCACTTATGGACGCCTTTAACAGCACAATGCCTATGTCCAGGACCGCGGAAGCCGCCAAGGTAAGGGCCTTGTGGGAGATAGCCCTACAGCTTTCCCAGTTGCGCAAGATCACCGGCGAGTACGCTGAGCATTTCTTCTTGGAGGAACATCGTGAACACCTTGGTCAACAATGAGTTTGAGAAGTGTCCGATCCAGATGATCAGAATATCCGACTTGCCAGCCCCAAGAGCAATAGAAATGGCTGGCATGGCAGACTACATCCAGCGGCATCCAAGGCGGGATTACAGGCCTCTGTTTGTAGAGCTTCGGGATGGCCAGTACATCATCCACGATGGCAACTATAGGCTGGCCCGGGCTATACAAGTAGGAAGAAAGGAGATAGCCTGCCATGTCAAAGAAACGCAAAGTACTGAACCCAATCAAGGAAGTCAAGCGGCGAGCTAGAATGCACGGCGCTCCTCCCGGGACTCGTGTCATCGGTGATAAGCGCCGGAAGATACGTGAGAAGCTGAGCAGGGAGGAGACCCTGCTGAGGAAGATCTTCCGCGAGGAAGGAGATTGACTATGGAAGTGAAGAAATCTGTATTGAGAGCCCGGCTGCAGCGTGCACTTGACAAGCTGGTGAAGGAGAAGGCAGACTATGACAAGCTATTCAAGACCTACAAGGCCAACTACGTGAAGTATCTGGCCGCCCTCCAGAAACAAATGCGCACTATAAACACATGGGAAGAGTTCGACAAGAGGCCACGTATAGAGTGTGCATACCGGCCGTGTATCCGCTACCAGTGGGGCGAAGCCGTGAATCGAATCAAGAGGAACACAGCCTTTCTGGAAGCTCTTGAAGGTGACGTGCTTGATGTGGAAAGCCTGAGAACAGGGAAGAACTTCTCACTCGGAGGCATCATCGACACCCTGTTTGAGATCGAGGATTGACCGGGAGCCCACGAGAAGATTTCCAAGGAAAAGGCATTCCTGAGAAAGATATTCAATGAGCGAGAATGATTCCACACCTGTGGACGAAGACCAGCTATACAAAGCCGCGTTGAATGCAGCTATAGATACTAGCGCAGCCAGACCAGGTGCCACCTTGCAGGACTGTGTGGTGTGTGCCATTTTGGTACTCGATAAGATCGAGGGCAATATAGAGAAGCAGAGGGCCCTGATCAAGCAGTATGGGAAGAAGGCATGAGCGAAGCCAAGAACGCTCTTGCTGCCCGTATGAAGGGCTACTATGAGGATAGATATCGTATCTATCTTCCCCGCAGTACCTATACAATCATACGAGTAGACGGCAAGGCCTTCCACCTCTATACCAGAAAGGCCAGCAGGCCATTTGATGAGGATTTGGAGAGTGCTTTTGCTTACGCTACCTGCTGCTTATGTAAGGAGATACAAGGCTGCAAGTTTGCATACTTGCAGAGCGACGAAGTATCGGTGCTACTGACAGATTTCGAGCAGCCTGGCACCCAGGCTTGGTTTGATGGCAACCTGCAGAAAATCGTGTCGGTAGCTGCCTCGCACTTCACATCAGCTTTCAACAACCATATCAACTACTTAGCCGACGAAAACCCAGCGCCAGGGCTGGAGAGCTATAAATTCCAGCCACGCGCTACATTCGATGCGCGCGCCTTTGTTATCCCACATCGGATAGAAGTGGAGAACTACTTTATCTGGCGCCAGAGGGACTGGGTGCGTAATGCCATCAACATGATGGCAGAGGTCCACTTTTCTCCACGCCAGCTGGACAAGAGGAACAACAAGCAGAGGCTGGAGGACCTTGCAACAGTAGGTGTGCAGTGGGAGAACATTCCCGTAAAACATAGATTCGGCAGGCTTTGTACATACAAAGGCGAATGGCTGGTTCGACCCGCTTTCCCATTCGTGGAGGAGCGTAGCAATCTGACCGAGATGATTCCAGCCCAGCTGCCCTGGCCCAGAGGGCCATGGAGCAATGCAGAGGAGGAGCAATGACAGCCGAAGAACTAATAGTCCTATTACGAACCCTGCCTCCTGGAACAATCGTTGCCAGGATGAATGAGGGTCTTCCCTACGATTTCAAGGGCGAAATAAAGATAATGGATGCAGAATTCAGCTGCGGGCACTATTGGGAAACATACCCAGAGATGGGAGAGTCGGCAGACGCCGTTGAGATAGCCATTATCGGGTGATCCATGGAAAGCAAATCAAGTTGTCCGCTCTGCTATAGTTGTACCCATAGGCGACCTATCGCAGGAGACGCCCACTCATCCTGTGCCTGCTGGTCAGCCAAAGTTGTAGGACACGAACACGGCATTGGGAGTGGGTGGTTCTGCTGGCCATTCAACTTTGATCCAGTATGGCTTGTCTCTTGCGATTCTTACGAGCAAGAGAAAGGAGGAACAGATGGGAGATAATACAATCTATAGGTACTCCGAGGCCCATACTATGAGGCAATGCGGAGGAAGAATGAACGACCTGAAAGAATACCTCGGCGATAGCGTTTACGTTAACCTCAACGACTGCGGCCAGTTGGTATTGACCACGGGGAATGGCTATCCAGACGACCCAAGGAACACCATCTACCTTGAGCCAGAGGTTTTGAAGGCTTTGATGGCGTATCTGGAGAGGATAGGGTATTCAGAGAGGGTGACTAGTAATAATCGGTGAGTTGACCGGCCAATGAGCACCACAGGGGCGATTAGAAGGAAGAGGACAGACGAGGAAGTCTTCTGTACTTGTGGGCACTTGTACATGTATCACGACCGGCCATACGACGAGACAAAGCAAATCTTTCTCTTTACCCACTCCGGCAAGTGCTCGAAGTGCGACTGCCCTACCTTCAAGGACAAAGAACATGACAAGCATCAATCAAATACTTGATGTCAAGAGCCTGGAGTTCAGCGTACAGGAAGGCATGATATCATGTACAGCCCACCCAACGCTGCCTCTGCTAATCTACAACTACACGCACGCTGCCCAGCATGAGGCGCCCAGCCAATGGAACGAGGCTATGAATACTTGCCGCGGGCTAATAATAACCAAGGACGGCGATGTCATAGCCCGCCCCTTCAGGAAGTTCTGGAACTATGGGCAAGACTATGTTCCTCCTGGTGTACCAGAAGTTACCGAGAAGCTAGATGGAAGCCTTGGTATCTATTGGTCTTATAAGGGAGAAGAAGGTATAGCCACTCGTGGTAGCTTTGCCTCCGAACAAGCCCAGTGGGCTACCAAATGGTACGAAGACCACATTGGGCACATTGAGTGGCTTGGAGCAACGTCCCTATTTGAAATAATAGCAGCCTGGAATCAGATAGTTGTGAAATATCCCAAAGAGGGGCTAATGCTATTATCCATAGTGGACACCCCGACGGGCATCGAAGGCACATACGATGAAGTAAAGCAGGTGGCAGACTACCACCATTTGGAGATGGTTGGCAAATCTGGTAAGACTATTGCCCAATGCCTGGCCGAAAATAACAAGAATGAAGAGGGCTATGTCCTGGCCTGGAAGTTTCCCGACCGGCCTCCATATAGGGTCAAGGTCAAATTCGCCGACTATATGCGCCTTCACAAGCTGCTGACAGGCGTCAATCCCAAGGCAATCTGGGAGATACTAATGAAGAGCGCGAACGCCGCCGATGACCTGCGCCGCCTGACGGAGAATACACCAGAAGACTTTACGGCCTGGACAAGAAAGTGGTCGGATAAGCTGACAGGGGATGTAGCGGATTTACAAGCCCGCGCCCTGCTAGTTTATAATAAGTTTCGCACGGACTGTCTCAGTGTGATGCTGGGCTTCCCCACGCCACACGAGCAGCGGAAGTTTGCCGCTGCTTACTTCAACCAGTACAAGGACTTAGCTCCGCTCCTATTCAGGATGCTGGATGGCAAGCCATACCATGATTTGCTATGGAAAATGGTCAAGCCGCAAGGCACTGATACTTTCAGGGCGGACAGACAATAAGGAGGATTATGTCTGACACAACCTTTGTAAAAGTCACAGCTATTTGCCGGGCCACCAGGGACCCGGAACTGAAGAGCAATGGCGCACTTGTCACGCTTGGCGTTGCCACGAATCGCAGTACGAAGACCGACAAGGTAGACAGCGCCGGCAAGCCTGTCTATGAGTCGGTGCCACAGTACAACGATCTGGTCGCCTTCAAGAAGACGGCCGAATACATCAGCAAGTATGTACACAAGGGTGACCTGTTATACCTTGAGGGTACGCTGCAAGACAACAACTATGTTGACCGGGAAGGTAACAAGCACAAAGGAAAGCAGATAATCGTCTCGATTATCAAAAATCTATCTCCAAGTAAACCTGGTCAGCCGGCCCAAGAGGCACCGCCTCCTGATGCTGCGCCTGAGATTGCTGCAGAGGACCTTCCTTTCTAGACGACATCCGCCAGAAGCGGTACTAGTCATTCTAGCCGGGTACCTAACAAGTACCCGGCTATTTTTGTCTGTAGGCCGACCAAGGCGGTGCTTATCTCATGATAAGACCTCTGGATATCCCACGGGTCATACTGCACGGCGGATTCTGGAATAAATTCGGAGAGATTATACCAGCAGAGCTAACAAGACGGAATGATAGACTACACCTTGCCTGTACCCTGTACGGGGGCACAATCTACATCTGCTTATCAGAGATAGTACGCGGGAAAGTAGAGGAATTCCTGCCGGAGGGAGCAATACCCGTCTATCACCCGGCTGGGATGACCTTTGGGCAGATTAGAAACTGGCTGCGAAGCCTGATGTCCGGCATCTTTTGGATGTCTGACGGCGACCCGAATGAGTTTAGGCTGATAATCGGGAAGGGGAAATCCTATTGTCCTAACCTAATCGGATTCCCGGCTATCATACAAGCGGCTATGAAATACATAGAGCAGGATGTCATCAAAATGGCAGAAAACGAAGATAGGCCTATAGTTGGCGCCGGCTTCAATAACTCTTGCTGGGCAGACACATCCTTCCAGAGGACATATGGTCAGTTGCCAATCAACCTCTTCCTATGCCCCAATCCGCATCTGGGGCCGGATTTCGGAGAGAGGAACCGGCTGGAAGACATATACGCCAGCATAAAAGCCAAGGAACAAGGGCACCTGACTTACAAGAGCCAGTTTGCTACTGCTATGTTTGAGGCCAGCAAGGAAGGTGGCCGTCTGACCCTCCGCGGCGATAAGGAATACAGAGACGCAAAGAACGAGCTGCCAGAAAAGTCGCTGCGATATATTAAGCGCACGGATAGCGTTAGTATGCACAGCCACAAACGACTGGTGAAAGATAAGGAGTTGAAGAACATCCCTCTGGAGGTAATGAAAGCTATTGACAGCCTGGGCTTGCAGGAAATACTAATCCCGCGAGAAAAGGAGCGCGTGCTATAATACACAAGGAGGTCTCCAATGACGAAGAAACCCAAGAAAGACGAACCAGTGCCGGTAGAACTGGCAAGTGCTATACAAGACGCTGTCTTTGAAGCACTTGAACCGCTCTTGCCAAAGCTCATTGCCTGGGGCAAGATGTGCCACATGGGGCACGACATAGGCGATAAGCCGTGGAAGCTAAGAGTATCCTTAGCTGTTGTACCAGCCCTCAGCTTGTCTATAGCAGAGCCGGGCAAAACCATCACTACCTATACCCTGGATAGCCGCTTTATTGAGGAGCTGCCATCCCACCAACAGGAAGGCCTACTCTACCTTCAGATACTGAAGGCAGTGAGGGACGCGTTGCCTAACTATCCCGAATGGAAAACGGGCTCAAGGGAATTCGATGCGAGTGATACTACGCCGAGTTTTACATAATACGACCGGCAATTCCAATAAATACTATGAGCTAAATCTTTGCAGACTCTCACCTCCGTCAACGCTCTACTCCGTAGTTTGTCGCTGGGGCAGGATTGAAAACTTCTCGTCCAACAACGCGCAGGAACAAGTAAAGGTCTCTGGCGAGACCAAGCAGAGCGCCATGACATTTCTTGAGTGCCTGTCCAAGGAAAAGACAAACAAAGGCTACCGGCAGGTAGGCAAGGACATGGAGTTCGACGTCTCTGCCAGGATCACCCTATCGGACAATAATACCAAGAGCAAGAAAGTAAAAGAAGATAAGCTTGAGGCCACGGATGAGTTCAACTGGTATGACAATCAATTCCAGTATGCAGACAGAGTCGTCTAACTGACCTCAGAAATGGAAAGGCCTTGGGAGGCCATATGAGCGTAGCAGCAGTTTGGAATATAGCCATCGCTTTAATTGAGAACCGATACAAAGATGCCAGAGAAATGATACGGACCGGTCCGCTGCGAAACGAGAACTTCGGCCGGCTACAAGACCGGCTGATGAGTGCGATACAGCACCGAGTGAGCCAGGAGATAGGGGAAACCGTGGAGGAGCGTGTCCGCTTAGCGCTACCTTATAGATTGGATAAGGCACTTCACGAAGTATTGATGGAATGCCTACGTCTATCTCCCACTGAAGAACCCTACACCCACGCTCCTAGGACATTCCAAAGCAGCGAAGAAGCCTATTATCAAGGAGTTGCGGAGGTTGAAGAAATCATTGAGAGGCACCTAAGCCTTACCACGCGACTCTGTGATGGCGCCGCAAAGAAGGAGAAGAAAGATGAAAGCACTGATAGCCGGTAATCCCTATCACCCACTTGGGAAATCACTGCAAGACTATTTGTCAAGTACTCCGCCCAGAGCAGAAGTCTTTATGACGGATGACCTGCTCTATGCCGCCGTGTTCTCGGTATATGACAGCCAGCGACTTAGATGGGTAAACGCAACCTTGGGTCAGACAGAATTCGATGTAATCTACTATCTGATGCAGGACCCGAATAACCTGCTGGATGCAGAGGGGAAGAACCTCTCCGCCGCAATACGACTGGCGATGCACAACAACGCTCTACTAATACTAGTATCAGGGCCAGAGGCGCTTTGCGCGACGAGGCTTTACCCTACCTTACCTGATAACGAAGCGTCCTACGGTGGCATTCTGGTAGCCGCCGAGCGCTTGGTTGGTGCCTACATGAAAGGAATAATCATACGGGTCCCGCTTACCTGCGAAGACGCGAAGATCAAAGAGCTACTGGCGATGACGGAGATACCAGTCGGCGGACACGATTATCGCTTCAGCCTTGCCGATGTAGCAGAAGTGGCAAAAATACTGGCTGAAGCCGGGAATAGCGCATGGTATGGCAGTCATAACATGGATTCTGGCAGCCCGCTGAAATTGAGTAACTATGTCCCAGTTAGGGGAAATGTCAGTCCTATCATTTACGACTATTCTCTATCCCCTTGTAGGTCGCTGTTGCCCAGGCTGCCGACCCCAGCATTCAGGGTCTGGGATAAACTGAAAGGAATCAGCAGTGAGAATAAAAACCGGGCGGATCGACAACGGTAGGCTGGAGGCCGCAATTGGGCTCAACTAATTCGACAGCTCCATCTATGATAATAGAGCCCCCTAAAGTTCCGCCTATGATAATAGAGCCCCCTAACTTCTGGGCCAGACTCCGGGAGGAGTTGAGGGAGGCGCCTGATTGGTACGCCCGAGATATTGAGGTCAAGGATATCAATGGGAGAACCGTAGCTGTGTGCGATAGCTCTCCCGAGCTACCCTGCTTTATAGCTGCATCCCCAAGGATGTTCAATGCTTTGTGGTGTGCTGAAAGCGCAGCTGTTTCTCTGTGCCGGCTGTTTGAAGGCGACGAGGAGCAGTGGACAACGATTGGCGACCAGATAATCAGGCGCGAGGACGCGAATAACTTCCTGCATACCATCCGCGCCGCCCTGTCCAAGGCCTTAGGCGTGGTCAATGAGTGGGACTTAGCAGCCGAGCAAAAGGCGATGAAGGCAATTGATACTCTGTGCATCAGGCCAGAGCAGAGGGAATACAATCCAATACCAGAGAGGGAACTATGAGTTGGTGGAGCAAGTTGTGGACTAAGATAGATGAGCCCCAGGTACCCTGGAGATCGGTGGTCAAACAGACCACCATGAGGTATGTGCTAACCAATACGGACGACTACAGAGTATGGACTTATGTACTTTCCTGCGGGCACGAAGTGGAACTCGACTATAACCCCGCGAATGGGGGTCCAAGACAGGTCAGATGCCAGGAGTGCAAAGACCTCCTTGGTAAGAAAGAGAACACATAAACACAGCGATGGCATGGAATGCCGCAGGAGAGCAATGACCAAAGGTGATCGCATCGGTGTTGTATACCTGGTTGATAGCAATGCCAAGGTGGTTTATTTTCTTGGTTACGGCATTTATGAGGGCGAAGAGGTGCCGTCCGAAGATGCCATGGGCCTTTGCCCTGCTATGCGGGAAGCAGGCCAGAAGAACCCCAAGCTGACGCTGGACAACGGCGACGTAGTTTGGGGAGGCGAATGCTGGTGGGACAAAGAGTCCGCAATGATAACAGATATCGACATATATCGAGAGCGGGGGTACGCCATACAAGACATCTCCATCAAGCCAATGCGCGAATGGCAAGCTATGGTCCTAGCGGAGGAGAAGAAGCATGAGAGTTCTAATAGTCCAGCAGGGTGATCACATACTGGCGCCCTCATACGCTCCTATTTCTAATCTACGCCGCCCGGGCCGAAGGAGCTGAGGGAAGCCAATGCAACTACAGCCCAAAACAATTGAAACGATCCGCTGCCTTATAGAGGATCCATTTCCACCAACCAACCCGGTGGCCCTGCTTGGAGCAGCGGCTGATTGGTACATGCATTTTGCCGATGATAGGATTTACAAGCTGGTGCTGCTCCACTTGCTGCGGCTGCTGGTGTTTGATGAACCGTTTGATATCATGCGCGCCGAGCTGGATAAGAAAGAATTTGAGGTGAAACTTGAAGGATTATCCCAGCCTAGAAGCCCTGGAAGAGATGAGCGCCCTGCTTCGCCCGGGAAGTGGGAGAGCGCGGTCTTCTCCGACGCCGCGTCCGATAAAGCCACCTGAAAAGTGTGATGCCTGTCATAGACTGATAGGCTTCTTCAGATACACTATTTTGGGGGATAAGAGGGTCTTCTGCAGCCCGTGGTGCAGGGACGAAGAATTCCTGACCGAAGCCGAGCTGAAGAGATACATAAGGGGAGACCTCTGCTTTCACTGCCGCGGTAGTAAAGCCGGAGGGCTGCTATACTGCGACAACTGCCTGAAATTATCATCAATGCTCCCCCAACCACATAAAGGAGAATCTGTTGCTGACCCTACCGAACCGATTGAACCAGTTGTTCGTAACAAGCATAGATGCGGAAGGAATACTGGCGCGCCTGACGGGCATAGAAGGTCCGTGGATAAGAAGAAACGCGCCAGAATGGGTAAGTGATTTAGCATTCTACTATACCTGCGACGACAAGGATGGCTATGTCGTCGTAAAGGATGGCATTCTAACCGTCACTGTCAACGGCGAAGTATTGTATGACAGCCAGTATAGGGAAGACCCAGTAATGGAGCCCTACATACTGGTAGACCCCGTTGAAACAAATATACCCATGGAGTTGGCAGCATGACCGAAGCCGAAGGCGACGAACTGATAGCCATGGCTGGCTATGTGACAGACCTGGCAAACAAGCGCGAGATGTGTATCATTGGCTTCATCTGGGGCGTGAAGCCCCCGACCCTTATGAAATTCTCCAATACAAATGAGACTGCGCCAAGAGATGTGCGCGCGCTATTGAGCGGCCTGGCCGACCTCTACGAAGACAAAGTAAAATCAAAGCAAGTCTTGCTAATGCCCACAAAGGAGAGCGCGCAGGCATAGGAAAGCTGCATGGCGTTGCCTGCTTTTGAGGGAGGAAGCCTAGTGCGTGATTACTTCAAGGTAAGAACAGAAGGCAGATTCTATCCACTTCTAATGGAAACACATGATATGGCCTGCTGCGACTGCGGCTTGGTCCACACCGCCGAAGCAGCCATCAAAGATGGTCAGTTCGGGTTTATCTGGAGGAGAAACGATGCCATTACGGATCGCGTGCGTAAGAGAATGAAACGCCATGGGAGACTACAACCATTCAATGGAAATCATAGGTGAATTTAAGGGCGAATTTGAGTGGGCATCCAACTTCCATCTGCAGGAGGTTGTATATGAAGGACTTACCTACCGATCTTCAGAGAATGCCTATCAAGCAGCCAAAGTAGTGCCTACTGACACCGCAACACGGGCACTGTTCTGCAACTTGCATCCCGCCCAAGCCAAGAAATTGGGAGACTCTATACGCCTGCGCCCCGATTGGTCGCCAGAGCTGGCCCTACAGGTAATGGAAGAGATTGTTACCATCAAATTCCAGGATAAGTTCTTGAAAGAGAAGCTGTTAGCGACAGGCGACGCCACGCTAATAGAGGGAAACTGGTGGCACGACAACCGGTGGGGAAACTGCACCTGCCCCAAATGCAAGAATGTCGGCGGCGAGAACCACTTGGGTAAGATACTGATGAAAGTGAGGGATAAGCTGAAGCGATGAAGCAGGTGCTGAAGAATAAGAAGAAGCTGCGCCAAATAGCGCGGCTCCACGAACAGATAGAGAATCTGAAAGCTACGCTTGAGATTTACATCGGCAAAAAGAAGGAGCCAAATGACCAACGAGGAAAAGAAGGACCTGCTTGAGCAGGCTACCGAGGCTGTCTGCTTCCTTTGTCGGCGGAACAATGCCCCACTGGCAGGCTACGAACGGGGCGCCTGGTATCATTATGCCGAAGGACAAAGAGTCTACTGCTATGCTAGTGCCATCTGGAAGATGATTGACGAACTGCCTGACGACCCCATTGAGCCAGGACAGCCTATAAGCACCAACAATGACATGAAGCAGGCTGCCGGTCTAAAATTCGCCCTGGATACTATTGGAGGGCTCCGGTAATAGAAGAGGAGGTCAGTTGTGAGCATAACAAGACTCGCGGACCATACTGATCCAGTCACTGGCGAGACAGACTGGGATTCATACAAAAGGGCGCAGGTAGCCAACGGCGAGAGCTGCTACCAGTGTGACGCCTGTATTGCGTTCGAATCAGGGCACAAAGCCCTGTGTGTCCCCTGCGAGAACCTAAGGGACAGGAAGGAAGCAACAATCCACGAGCGCAGGGTACGCTGCCCCAAATGTAAAACTCTACACGAGCCGTATGACATATCTGAAAGCATCTTCGAAAGCGGCGAACATAATGTCACCTGTTCCAACTGTGGCTCCGACTTTGTGGTCACCACCGTGGTGACCTACGCGTTCGAGAGCCCTGCTGTAGAGGAGGCTACCACCGAATATATACGGGTAGGCGCCTTCAAGAGGGAGCACGGCATATGATCGAGGTACCCGGTGATCTGTGGGAACGCTATGGCGAGCCTGGCCATGTGATTTGTATTACAACCAATGGATGTGTCAGGAAGGACGGGAGGGCTGTGATGGGTGCTGGCGTGGCACTGGAAGCCCAACGCCGAGCGCCGTTAGTTCCTATGCAATTGGCTTTGCATCTGGGTGAATTCGGCAATAGAGTGTGCTGGCTGGACAATGGCAAGATGCTTGCATTCCCTACCAAGGAAGACTGGCGTAAGCCTTCTATTCTGAAGAGGATAAAGGAATCGGCCACCCAATTGCTGCACCTGGCGGAGGATTCCCCCAATTTCATCTTCCACCTGCCACGCCCCGGTTGCGGCTGTGGAGGGCTGAAGTGGGAACAAGTAAAGCCCCTGCTTGAAGACCTACCAAACAATGTATGGGTGCACGGGAGATAAGATGGAATCACTACAAGGCTATCTGACCGACGTGAAGTACCGGAGAGGTAACTTCGCTATCGGCGAATTCATCTCTAAGGGTGCCGCCGAGCAGATAACGGTGGTTGGCACTCTGCCTCTCGTCGGGCCGGACGAACTGATCGAGATCAATGGCGAGAAGGTGAACAACCCAACGTATGGTGAGCAGTTCCAAGTTGCTGTGGCCGCTCGTGTTATCGGCACTACTATCGAGGCTATCCGGGATTATCTGGCCAGAGAGATCCCAGGGGTTGGACCGATAAAAGCCACGGCCATAGCCCTGCGCTTCCCAACGCTTGCAGAGCTTGAGAACGTACTGCAGAACCATCCAGAGCAGCTCACCAAAGTACCCGGTATCAAAGAGCTTACGGCCTCACGCATTGCTAAGGCCTGGCGCCGGGACCGTATAGAGCGCCAGCTGGCATTGTTCCTTGCGAAATATGGTATCAGCACAGTGTGGACGCATCGTGTGCACATAACGTTTGGCGGGGACGCTGTTGACATACTGAAAGCCAACCCATACAGACTGATGTCTGTGCCCGGCATTGGCTTCAAGCGCGCGGACGAAATGGCCCAGAAGATGAAATGGCCGGAGGACTCGCCTGAACGCCTGGAGGCAAGCTTTGCCTATCTGCTGGATGAAGCGGCCAATGATGGGCACATGTTCATTCCAGAGGAGTTATTGATACAGCGTGCTGCCAGGCTGATAGGCGTGCTGCCAGAAGAGGCAAGAGCCTCATTGAAAGGCGCCATAGAGAAGGGCTACGTAGCAAAAGAAACAATGAAGACCAAAGCTGGCGATGTAGAGTTGTCCTATCTTCCACACCTGCTTCAAGCAGAGAAGAGTATAGCTGAAGATGTGACCTGTCTGCTCCAACATTTGATGCTGATTGACATACCAATACCCAAAAGTATAGCGGTCCCCAATGGCCAAACCCCACTGATATTGACCGAAGACCAGCAAAGGGCTGTAAAGAACGCCCTGAAAAGGTCCATCTCTATCCTAACTGGTGGCCCTGGCACCGGCAAGACCACAACGATAAGGGCGCTCGTCTCCCTAGCCAAAGACTTAGGGCTTAAGGTAAGCCTTGCTGCGCCAACCGGCCGAGCCGCCAAGCGATTGAGCGAAGTCTCCGGGCATGAGGCACAGACAATACATAGGCTGCTGGAATTCAAGCCCAATGAGGGCAGGTTCGGCCGCAACAAAGACAACTTCTTGGATGCTGACATTCTGGTGGTAGATGAATTCTCCATGGTAGATGCTGAGTTGGCCTGCCATCTGTTCAAAGCCATAGCTTTGGGCACTACCGTTCTACTTATAGGCGACCCAGAGCAGCTGCCGGCCGTAGGTCCAGGAAGCGTCCTGAAGTCCCTACTGGAGAGTAGAAAGATAGAGACCGTGAAGCTAACGCAGGTCTTTAGACAGGCCGAGACCAGCCTTATTGTCCGCAACGCCCACGCCATCAGGCGCGGAGAGATGCCCTCCTTCCCGCCGGCCAATGCTGGCGACTTGTCCGACAGCTACTTTATAGAGGCGGTCAAAGGAAAGGACAAGCAGGAGGCCTGGATTAAAACAACGCTGCAAAAACTCATAGAAGATAGAATACCCGATAAGTTCAAGCTCAACCCGAAGAAACAGGTACAAGTATTAGTACCAATGAAGGGCGGCAGAGCCGGCGTCAATGAACTAAATGTCTTTCTGCGCGACTTAATCAACCCCAATGGCAAGCTAGTGGTTGAGCTATCGCGAGCCCTTCAAGTCGGTGATCGGGTCATGCAGATAGTAAATAATTATGATCTAAACGTCTATAATGGCGATATTGGTATCATAAAAGGAGCAGACTCCACGGAGGAGACACTGACCATTGACTTTGACGGCCAGGAAGTTCTGTATCCCTATGAGGACGCAAAGGATCTACAGCTGGCTTATGCTACTACCATACATAAGAGCCAAGGCAGTGAATACGATTGCGTAATAGTCGTCTTGCTGAGGTCGCACTACATTATGCTCCAGCGACAGCTGATTTACACTGCAGCTACAAGGGCAAAGAAGCTCATAATCTTCCTGGGTAGCAGGTCAGCCCTGGAAATAGCAGTAAAGAATAATCAGCAGTCCAAGCGGAATAGCTTACTGGCTTGGCGGCTGAACCATTAGGAGGAGCCATGGGCAGTATTTCCGAGTCGGAGTTAGCGGCCCCGGAGCTACAGATAACAAAGGAGTTATCCGTTGTCCTATTTGAGCCGGGGAGCTTCCACAATAGGCGGATAGTAGCCGCCTATCTAACCAAGAAGCCAACAGAGGATGACCCCACATCTGAGTGGGTAGTAGGATTGGCCAGATGCAGCCCTGGGCTGCCGGGACGCTATGGGCCAGACCAGTTCATTCGTAAGAAAGGCATCAAGATAGCCCGCAAGCGAGCTGTGCGCGACTTTCATCAATCCCCCGCACGCGTTATTGTAAAGCACACGGCGCCATTCAGTTGGAGACAGGCCATTGCCGACCTGGAAGATAGGCTGTATGTAGAAGGGGCGCTGCGGGAGAAGGATACCTTTGAAGATGCCGACGAATACAAAGTCAGGAAGCTATCCCATCTGTTCAAGGGCGAGCTTACGAAGTTCATGAATGCGATTCACAGCATTACCGATAATCGGGAGCTTGACATGGAGACGCTGGAAGGAGTAAACTGGCTGGATACTTGCGCCATACAATTAGATACGGCCTTGGATTGGGACGAAAATGAGCAGTTTTATGAAGGGATGGAATAAAGATGGATCCAATAGTTCTGACACACGCACTGATAACAGTAACGCCTGATAGAAAGACCGCCATAAAGACAGGACACTATGCCATCATCCATCTTTGCGCCGGCCCAGGAAATGAGAACTTCTTTGCCCTGCTCTATGGCAAGGTAGTCCCAGGCGAAAAGAGATCACCTGGTATCATTCTTCCCATGCTGGCCATACGCGGGGATAATCCAAGAGTGGTGCCTCAATTAGGCGGCAAGCTGATGAACACTATAGCCAAATTCGCCGGCATGGCTATTGATGCTGTGCTAAAGAAAGAAGTCAAGGGCATGAAACCAGGCCGACAATACTTTGTCTCATTGACCGGCGAAGTAGAGCTGCTGCCAGAGGAGAAATAATGCCTATCTACCAGTATGAATGCCGTAGCCCAGACTGTAAGACCGAGTTTGAGGAGCGGCATACTTTCGATGACTATGAGAAGGACCAGGTATGCCCAAAGTGCAAGGGGCCTGCCAAGCGGGTATTGCGCTATGGAAAGCGCTGGGGGCCGAACCCTTTCGATGTAGAGGGCCCGTACTTCAAGATCAACTGGACGAGTACGCAAGATGAGCGATAGCAATATTGTTCGCATAGACATCCGCGCAGCTATGGCCTACATGGAGGAGCAGGGAGCACGGATGGTCAGGTATCGTTATAGTAAGACCAATACATGTGACTGGCTGTCCGAGATCAGCCCCCAGACGGAGGCAGAGAAGTGGCTTGCCTTCCACCTGGCACACCCGGAGTTCCAGCATGCACCAGCCAGCGTGCGCCTGCATCACAAGTGGTCCGGTGGGCTATCCGACCACGTCCGGCAGATGATTGGCATCTGCCTGGATATAAAGCAGTTATACGCCGGAGACTGGGGAGCCGTGAGCATCAGTGATATTATCATTGGCTGCTACATCCACGACTTTGCCAAGATCTGGAAGTACGAGAAGCTTACGGCCGAGGAGCTTGCCCAGCTTAAGGACAATGAGAAGGGCCAGGAGTTCAGGTATAAAGATGGCGCTTTTAGGTACGTCACCGAGGAGGTGAAGCTCATCCAGGAGCTGGCGAAGCACGGGATACAGCTTACTGAATTGCAGGCTGGGTCCTTGCTATTTGCCGAGGGAGGGTACTCGGATGCCCATTTTGGCTTTGCGGGTCGTACTGAGACCTCTACCACTGGGCATACCACGAATCCCCTGGCCGTATTGATTAGTATTGCCGATCTATACTCCGCCTGTATACTGGGAGGGTCCACATGAAAGACATAGTCTGCAGCCAGCGCTTTGTACAGGCCCCTACACTGCATGTATTCGGGCCTGGTGTCTGGCATGATGCCTCATTCATAGTAGGCAATACAGAAGGGCTGACCAGGCTGAGGAATATGATAAATATGGCACTCAGTAGTGCTTCTGCGAGTGCATCGGGTTCGGAAGGGATCGCCGTTACTGGCGATATCATGGTGAATGACGGGGAGTACTTTGACCTAATCGTATACTGCACGGGTCCCGCGTTCCCACCCAATGGTAGTACTCCATATACGGAGGACATCGCCAAGCATGGTAACCAGGACTCTATCTCGCCCTGGGAGACCCGCTACTACATCGAGAAAGAGGGGCAACATGCAGCTAATATCGCCCGCGATAAGCAATGATGGCGCCCTGCCGGAATTCATAATGGACAAGCTGGAGAAGAAGACCGTATGCTCTACGACGACTTGGGGCTTGAACTAAAGCCCGGCGATTTCATCGTCAAGGCCTCAACCAATCTCAACTGGGCAAGGATCCTCAAGATCACCCCGCCACATAAGGTTAGAGTGGCTGTGTTCGGACCCCAGCTCTATCGAACAACACTATGGGCATACAATAGCGGTGCATATCCCAAGCCACCCGTCCCACCGGGCGAAATGTACCTAAGACAAGCTCTGAGGGTAGCCCCAGAAGGCGTTCCCAAACAGGCGATGGATGTACTGGATAAGGAGAAACCAATCTTATGAAAGACATGTTTGACCACGAACTTACCATCGGCTGCTATCTGATTTTCCAGTGTAAGCAGGGCAAGTACATGGGCGATCTCCGAGTGGGTAAAGTAATAGCCATCGGAGAGCACAAGCCCTCCGTGGTGGCTTACGGATCAGGGTGGTACGATAAGGACAAAGTGCACAGACAAGTGGTGAATGATTCCGCGCGCTCTGTCATCATCCATCCGGACATCATCCCGGATAACATTAGGCTGGCGTTAAACTCATGGAAACCGACGTCTTAGACAAGCTCGATCACGAGATTAAGCCTGGGGATTTCGTTATCTACTACGCCAACGGATTGAACCTGGCAAGAGTCATCGAGGTCGTACCCAGGAAGCACTACTCCACATGGCACGATAGGAAGTACTACGATAATGGCAAAGTGAGACTTGGCTATATAAGCATCCGATGCAATGTGGATACCGACTATAAGCCAAAGATGCTAATCCGTGAGAAGGTACTGAATAAACCAAATGACATGGTTGTAATAGAACCGGAGAAAATACCTAATCGGTTCATGACTTTGCTAGATACAGTGAGGCCCAAGTATGCCAACAGTACTGGTAGTAGGTCGCAAGCTCAACCAGAAGCCACTGCCGACATGGATATCTGATGATGCTTTGACCATGGCTCAGAGGATCTCCAGATCCAAGGAGTGGAAAGCACTGCTCGTAGACGTGAGAGATCGTATTCGATTCGAGTATGGATTTATAGAAGGCGTGTCTTATGCTGTCGGTATTTGGATGGAGATTACAAGGTATGAATCCACAGCACTTATAGACGCCCTACTGAAGGAGATGAAACATGGCAAAAAGTCTGCCGCAGAGAGACGGCAACGGTAAGCGCATTTATCTAGCGGGGGCCGTGGATAACGGGGTACTCCTCCGGTTCGAAGAGGAGGACAAATGCAGCAGCTAATCGTACCCGTAATAAGCTTCGCTTGGTATGGGGGAGAGGCAAAAGTTCCCTGGTATTGCGTATTGGACCTGGACGAGCCGCTAGCCGAACTGATTATGAGGCGTCTGCACGCCTTCAAGGAGCTCCTGAAAGAAGACTCCCAATTGCTGTCACATAACTATACAGGCTGCACGGGCTTGCAATGCTACGGTGATTCGGTCATAAAAGCCGAGCCCATATCTGTAGATTCATTGCAGATGATAATTGATGAGGAAGGTGTATTCTTTCAATTCAGAGCCTGCGACAGTGATGAGGAGTGTGTAACAGCTGCCATCCCAGAGGAAGTAATAGCAAAAGTACTGGAGGAGACAGATCCATGTCAGATGGAACTACCAACATCCTAGAACCAGATACCGACTTTCTCGGCCGGCTGGTGCACAGAGGAGATTTTATAGTCTATGCGAGCGCGGGTTATGGACAAAGCGTAAGCATGCGCGTAGCCAAAATAACGATGATACAGGATGACAGTCTTACGGTAGCGGTTGCCGCGCCGGGCAGAACCATGTGGGACCCAAAGCTCATGAAATCCGTGCTAAAGCCAAAGCCTTATTACAAAGCCAGTATTTCCCGCCGTGCGTTTATAGTAATTTCCCCCCGGGAGGTACCAGACAAGATAATGTCTATCTTAGATAAGGCAAAATGATGACAGACCGATACCTCAAAGAATTAACGGTAGGCGACTTCTTTGTCTATGCTAGCAATTGCGGAATGCCATCCTTTGGCAGGGTACTGAAAATCAATAAGGAAAGGTTCCAAGCTGTTATACTATATCCTGACAATGTTATACACAGAGCCCTTTTCAAGATATGGAACGACACTAACCACGGGCCGGCTGCCTGGCAGGCGGTTCGCGTGGAGCCCCAGGGCATTCCGAAATACGCAATGGATGTGTTGGATAAGGTAAAGTGAATAGGCCAAGCCGCGATGGAAATACCAGACTGCGCAGCCATAAACAATTGGCTGCTGTGCATAGGCGCCAAAGGAAGCGCTTAGCCAAACTGCGTGAGAAATCAAGAAGGAGGACCCCCAATGAGTGATACCATAGAAACCACCACAGATGAACAGGTGGAAAATAACAACGAAGCAAAGAGGAAAGAGATACTGGCAAGGCTCAGCGAGCCTTTTGACAGGGACGATATCAAGTGGAAACCGCAACTCGTTAGAGGCGAAGGGGATAAATGCAAAGCGATGGTTGTTGCCCACGCCGACCCGCGCGCCTACATTGACCGTCTAAATGTCATAGTCGGGCCGACAAACTGGACTTCTAGTTATATAGTCTGGACCACGGGCGATAAAATAATCGTAGAGGCCACCGTAACCATACTTTTCCCACACGGCAACTACGCAAACAGGGTAGACCACACCAGCTTGGGCGAAGACAAGGCCAGCGATGAGAACGGAGCCACCTCGGCCGAAGCCCAGGCCTTCAAGCGTGCCTGCGTGCCCTTCGGACTGGGCCGCTATCTCTATGACTTGCCTCGTTTCTGGGTGAGGTACGACAAAGAAAGCAAGAAGCTGTTAGAGATACCAGAGCTCCCAGAATGGGCCGTGCCAAAGCATAAGTGCGAGAAGTGCGGTAACGAAATCACCGCCTACAAACACGACAGCCAGGAAATGTCAGCTACTGCGGTGCTGGCAAGAGCCCAACGTGAATACAACGGCGTATTCTGCGCCGACTGCATGATAAAACTCAAGAAGGAGAAGACAGCTAAAGGGGGCCAATGAAACTAAAAACCAAGGCCGGTGAATTCTTTGAGGCCCTGACCCAAGCGGCCATAACAATAGGAAAGAGAGAAGACTTACCCAGCAGCTGGCTCTACATGTACACGCTGGGCGAGAAAGATAAAGGCAATCAGAGGCTGCTAATGTTCTCTACCGACATGATAGCAAAGACATTAGTCAGCCTGCCCGTGGAAGTGGAGACCCTTGGCTCGGTAACTATTCGTCCCCGATTGCTGACGGACTTTCTCTATAACTTGCCGGAAGAAGAGGAAGTGGAATTGTCAGCCAGCAATAGCGGCAACCTTGACTTCAAGTCCAGCCTGGGCAAGGGCATGGTGCTGGGTGGCGCCGGCGATCCAGGCATAAAGTCTCTGGTAGATACTATGCCGTTCAAGGAAAAGCCTCTATTTGAAATGGAGGCCGACAAGTTGACCGAGATGATTGCCAGGACCGAATTCTGCACTACTGCGAGCCGGACTATAGCTATGTCCGGCGTCAATCTGAAAACAGTGCAGGATGGCTACGTTGCTGAGGCAACCGACGGGAACATCCTGGCCGTTGCCTATTCAAAAGACGAGAAGTCTCCAGGGCCTGGCCACCAAGCCTTGATTCCAGGCTATGGATTAGCTTTTCTGAAGTCTCTGCTATCCAGAGCCAAGGAGGAGTTAGTCCAGGTAGTGTTTGACAAGGGCGAGGACGGAAAACCAACCAAGGTATTCTTCAAGTTCGCGAGAGTATTCTTTGGGGTTTCCTTGCTCACCGAGCCTTTCCCCAACCCTAACCTGGCACTGGAACAGGCTCATAAAATAGCTGGCAGCTCCTTCAAAATAGACTATAATATACTGCGGCAGGCCTTACAGCGCGCGATACCTTTCGCCGACGACGGCAAGATAAAAATCGTACTCAAGGGTAATACCTTGAGCTTGAGCACTGGCGGCAGGACGACTGGTAGTTTCAGCGCATCAGTCAACGGCGCCGACCCAGCCCAGAAACTGGCACATACTATGTACTTGAATGCCAGATACTTGACCCCCATAATGCTGAAGAATAGCGGCAATGTGCTGACTATTACTACTACTACTGATAGCACGAGGGTCTTGCTATTAGACAATGACAACGCTGAGCAGACTGCAACCTACCTATTGGCTTGCGTGCAATCATAGGAGGAAAGATGAGTGAAAAAGTGAACTGGGATGTACGGCTTCTGGAACTGGCGCGATACATCTCAGGCTGGAGCAAAGACGAATCAACTAAAATAGGCACTGTTATCGCTGACGACAGCCATGTAGTACGGGCGACGGGCTACAATGGCTTGTGCCGCGGGCTGAATGACAATGTCAAAGCGCGGAACGAACGCCCGCTGAAATACCGGTGGTACGAACACGGGGAGCGCAACGCTATTTACAATGCGGCAAGGATAGGCATCCCTATGGAGGGTTGCACCATCTATCTTATGAGCCTTTGCTGCACGGACTGCGCCAGGGCGATAATCCAGGCTGGGATAAAGAGGATTGTCACAACACCGCCAGAATACGACAATCCACGCTGGGGGCCCGATCTATTGATTGCCAAGGAAATGCTGGACGAAGCCGGCATACAAATAAAGATTGTTGATACATCCCCTGGGACCGTGATTGGCAACAAAGTATGAAGCGCTTCATAAGGTTTTTACTATCGGAGATGATACACAGGGAGTTCTATCTACTGCTTTTGTGCGGCTTCACCTTGGCTCTTATGGCTGTGTGGCGGGGCGCATTAAGAGACTCCGTCTTCAATAGGATACCGCCGCCATGAACCAATTGAATCTTGGATTAGAGCTCCCTGCCAGCAAGAAGGAAGATGTAGTACAGACAATAAAGCGCTATACCGGCAAGTGCCGCGATTGCGCTTTGGGCTACAAGTTCCCCAATAACTATGGCTTCGTATGGCGCGGTAATCCGAAGGCCAGCCTTGCTTGGATAGGCATTATGCCGGCCGACAAAGAGTGGGAAACCGGCCGAGCCATGATGGGAGAAGGCGGCAACTTGCTGAATAAGTGGTGTAGTTTCCTGGGGATAAACGCCGATAAAGACAGTTTTATCGGCAATGTTCTCCAATGTATTACGCCGCGTGTGAAGAAAGACCCGAAAGAGCCTGGCAAGGGTGAATTCAGGCCACCGGACAAGGAAGAACTGGCTGTGTGCTTCCCTCGCTGCCTGAATGTCCTGCGTGCTATGCCTAACCTGAAAGTGGTTGTATTGCTTGGGGCGGTGGCTCAGGAGCAGTTCGCCGGGGCAGACAATCCTTATGGGCAAGGCGATTGGTTCACCAATGATAGGTTACTTCCTGGTGTGCTGTTCTACTGCATGCCCCACCCAGCCTTTGTGCTGCGCAGCGACCATCCTATCTATCAATGGTCGGAGGAAAAGTTCGGCAATGCCGAAAGGCTGCTCGGCTACCTGAAAGCTGTGCTGGATAAGCTCAAGAAGGGCGAGCCTCTATGAACACAGAGACAGTGTGGGCAAGGAATACTTCGCCGACAGAGTTGATAACGGAAGGAGTAAGAAAGCCGCATGATACACTGGTATGGTGGCACAGAACTGAGGTTTAGAGGCATCATGAGGGGCCTGGCTTATGTGGATGTGCGTAGCGCGAACACTGTTAGCCTTATCCTTTGCGGCCCGCTGGGAGGCTATGCCAAACACCAATTGCTATCCCCAGAAGAAGCAGAGGAGCTTGGCCACTTATTGCTCTCGCAGGCTTCAGAGGCGAGGCTTAAGGGCACCAAAGCCGCAGGAATACATAGTGGACCCTGAAACCGATCAATCCATTACTATACAAGGCGTTTGTTGGAGCACGGCCAATTCTAAAGTAGTGGTATGGGCAAGCCGCTTCGGATTTCTGGGTCAAGAATACGGAGTTAGACTACGCATGATCGGCCCCAGGAATGGATACAGGGCAACCTTATTTCTCAATCCAGAAAAAGCTGAAGAGCTGGGCCACGCGCTAATAGAGGTGGCCCATAGAGCAAAGGAGAATAATGAAAAAACTACAACCTAATACACAAGCGGTGCTTGAAGCTTTCTGCTTGATGAGGGACAAAGACGGGAAGATTGCCGAGACCTTTGAGGGCATGTGCGATAGGGTATCAGCCCGGCTGGCCAGATTTACCGTTGACCCTACCCAAAAGACGGACGCGCAGCCCAAGGTTATTGCGAACCTGGCATCTGACTATACATACTGGGCAAACGAATACTATCGCATGCAATACAATCAGGAGTTCCTTGCTAACCTGCCTGTTTACTTCAATATAGGCAATAAAATAGAGATGGGCAGTGCTTGCTTCATCCTGCCGGTCGGCGACTCCATACGAGAGATTTACCAAGCTGTGAGGGAAGGCGCGATCATAGGAAAGTTAGGTGGTGGCATTGGTATGGACTTCAGCGACCTGCGCACCACAGGAACTATCACCTCCAGCGGTGGCGTATCATCCGGCGCGCTGTCTTTCATGACCGCCTTTCAAACTATGAACCGCACCATCGCCCAAGGCGGGCGCCGACGCGGTGCCATGATGGGCCAAATGTCCGTTCATCACCCGGAAATCCTTCACTTTATTGACTGTAAGCGCGAAACAAAGCCCGCTCTCGTGAAGAAGCTAATGGATGACTACAAGTTCGGGAAAGAGGGGGCAGAGGAGGTACTCCATTTCACTGATTGGGTGGCACCTTATAGTGAATTCAACCTGACAGTGAAAATCACAGACAAATTCTGGCAGGCGGTAGAAAACGACCATCAATACGAGGTGCATAACTCAGAATGGACAACTGGCACCTATCGGGTAACAGATCCAAGAGGCAGCCTCAATGCTAAATTCGCGGGTCGGCAGGGGAAAGACGGTGTTGAGATCTACTCTCTCCCTGCTAAAGAGGTCTGGGAGCGCATAGTAGAGTCCGCCTGGGCCTCCGGGGAACCTGGAGTAGCGTTTATCGACCGCATCAACCAGGATAATCCAGTGCCGCAGATGGGCAAGATAGCTACATCCAATCCATGCGGCGAATACTGGCAAGTGCCTTATTCATCTTGCATCCTGGGCTCAATAAACCTGTCCAAGTTTGTGAAGGAAGGTTGGGGCGCATTCACGAAGACGGAAAACCCTGTTGTCAATAGGATTGACTGGGGCCGGCTGAAAGGGACAGTAATAGCCGCCATCTACTATCTAAACGCTGTTATAGATATCAATGAATATCCTATACCGGAAATCAAGAAGGTCACCCTGGATAGCCGACCGGTGGGATTAGGCGTAATGGGCTGGGCTGACTTGCTGCTGATGCTTGGCATACGCTACGGCTCCAAAGACTCTCTCGACTTGGCAGAGAGGGTGATGCTATTCATTGATTACTGGGCGTGGTATACAAGCACAGAACTCGCTGCTAAGTATGGGGCCTATCCACAGTATAATACTGCCAGTTATGACAGCAGTTCTTTCTTTTGTGAGAAGCTAAATAAGCTCGAATACGATTACGCCAATACCAACTTCGACTATGATCCAAAGGAAGGGCTATATAACCGAGCAGTCCGGTATGGCGTAAGGAATTGCCAAGTAACTACAATAGCCCCAACAGGAACCATCTCCCTGCTTGCCGAGTGCTCCTCAGGTATTGAACCGGTCTTTGCTTACGAAATGAAACGGCAGGATACAGTCGGCACGCGTGAGTATGTCCATTGGTTCAAGGAAGCATGGGATGATAATAGTCGGAAAGACATTGTGGCTGGATTGGAAGCCAAGTTTTGGCCGGATTACGCAGTCGCAGCCCACGAAGTCACGCCAGAAGAACATGTTAGGATGCAGGCTGCCTTCCAGAAGTACTGCGACAACGGTGTATCAAAGACCGTGAACCTGGCCCACGCTGCCACAATAGAAGATGTACGACAAGTGTACGAACTTGCCCATGAACTGGGCTGTAAATCGGTCACTGTATACAGGGACGGATGCCGAGAAGGGGTACTGTTGAAAAAGGAGGCAAAAGTAGAGCCAGCAGCATCCAAAATAGAAGAACTGCCCCAAATCGTAGAGGCACCCGCCGAGAAAGTGGAAGCAAATGGATACATTCATAGGGCGGATCTCCTACCAGGCGCCACTTGGAAGATAAATACGCCCCACGGCACCGTCTATGTCACGGTAAACTACGATCCCGACCTGAAATGCATCCTTGAAGTCTTTATTAGGGAAAACTCCGGCAATGAGGCCTGGGAGCTGACAGGCAGACTGTTGAGCTTGCTGCTACGCTCAAGGATTCCCATCCAAAAGATACAGAAGCAGCTTAACAGAACGCTTGGTCAGAGCACTATTGTGCTCAGAGGCAATATTTTGACTTCCATTGCCCAGGCCATAGCCCAGGTATTGGAAATGGCCCAGGAGTACTTTACACAGGCCGTGGTACCCACTGAGACAGCAGCGACGGCCGAGCCCAAGCCCCCGATAGAGGAATACACAGGCCCTCCGGTAGGGGAGGAGTTGGATAAGATATGCCCCCAATGCGGCAGATACACTTTGGTGCGGGCCGAGGGCTGCGTAAGATGCCTAGTCTGCCCGTATAACAAATGCGGAGGAGGATGAATGCTTAATAATACAATACGAAAGTATTGGTTAGATACGCCTCACATGTCTCCCTGGTATGTGAGGCTTTTTCATTGGCTGCTGGGCGATAAATGCCCGGGCTATGGCTATATCAGCAACGGTAAGGTGTCTTTGATTATCCACTGCGCCCGAATAAGGGGGCATAAAGGAGAATGTATAGGAGACTATGAACCAAGCGAAGACAATAACCTTCTGGCCGATTTTTGAGTGCTCTGATGGCACCCCATTGATTGACCCGAACTCCATGCTGGAAGCAACTGCCTTCCTCGACAAGGATGCGAGGCCCGGTCGATTGAAAATCACCGTTGTTATCTCCAATCTGCTGCCAATTACAGCGGAGCAAATCTATGCCGGTTTAGGTTTTGGGGAGGATACAGAGCTGCACATACGGGACATACCAAGCGCCGCGGATCTAACCGGCGAGAACAAGTTATGAGTCGCTGGATAGATAAAAGTGCGCCGGGCAAGATAGTTCTAGAAGTAAAGGCAACTGGCTGGCCGGGTTCTGCCACCAGGGCACGACTACGAAATCTGGAATTGACCAAAGCCGACGACGATAACATAAGACTGAGTATCGAAGGCTACTGGTCCAGATCGAAAACGACTGTAGCTAATCTGACAGGTGCGCAAGCCATGGAGTTCGGGCAGGCACTGTTGTACCTGGCTGGAGATACTCCGGTTGAAAATAGAGGCAAAGTGGAAGGCTCCATAGCTACCTATGCTAAAGTAGAGATTGAACTGACAGGAGATATCTATTGCCTGCGTGATGATAATGAGACCGTGAGGAAGAAATTGCACCAAGCACTAGATAAGGTATTAGACAAAGACCTAAAGGAGTCACATGCGTTGACGGAGGCACTATAGCGTGGACAAAGGACTGGCTGAAAAGCATCTTATCTACAAAATACTATCAGGTAGTAGGGCTTACGGTTTCAGTACACCGGAATCCGACTATGACTATCGTGGCATTTTCATTCCGCCGGAGGAATACTTCCTCGGCCTGAGAGCCTTTGATATACTTGACACCAAGAATGATGAAGATTGCGCCTACTATTCGCTCCGACAATTTGCCCATTTGGCAATCGCCAACAACCCGAATGTCTTGGAGATGTTGTTTGTAGATCCCGAGGATATTCTATTGTGCCGGCTTGAATTCGCGCCACTTATACACCATAGGGATGCTTTCCTATCCCAGAGATGCGCCAAAACCTATGTCGGATATGCTTCTGCCCAGCTTCATAGGATACATAATCACAAGAGATGGATAAGCCAAGAGCTGCGAGCGATGGAAATACTATGGCCATTGGTAATAAATGAGAAGGTGTGTAGAGAATGGGTACAATGGCGCTTTGGCAGTAATGTGGTGGAACGCATGGAGAATGAGTTCGCTTCAAAGATGCAACTCCCTTCAACAAGCTTGGACTGCTATCTATCCTGGAGGCAGCAACCAAAGACAGAGCCTATGGATGCCTATCTAAGCCAGATGGAAGATACAGGCCTCGCCGAGCCAGATGAGAGATCAATGATGTTCTTCAGAGAGAAGGAGTACCTGAACGGAAAGTGCTTGGTCTTCGACGAGCTGAAGTTCAAGGAGGCCAAGAAGAAGCGGCAGCAATACACTGAATGGATGGCCCGCCGAGATCCAAAGAGACACGAATCAGAGGTCAAGTTCGGATACGATACAAGGCATGCCGCCCATCTTATCCGTCTGCTCCGCACCGGCTATGAAATCCTGACTGAAGGCAAACTCCTTGTCCGCCGGCCGGATGCCCAAGAGCTCCTTAGCATACGCCAAGGTACCTGGTCTTACGAAAAGGCTGTAGATTACGCCGATGAAATGATAAATAAAATCAATGAAATCAAGGACTTCGCGGTGCCGGAGAGCCCGGACTTCAAGCTCATCAATGACTTGATTATTCAGACAACAAAGGAGGTATTATGGCCGGCGATGATAGGGAACCTATAGAACCAGCGACTGATTGGCTCCCAAATTTGGATGTGCCACAAGACTTCAATAGTGCTATTGGACAGATACATGGGCTCATAGATACAATAGAGGAAGAAACACATGAAGTCAAGGTCTATCCCGACCCGAATAAGAACCGATACAAATTGACGCGCTATTTGAAGTTCATGGAGGGCAAGACCGACGACGAATTGGGCCAACGGCTGAAAGATGGCTGGGGCGAAAAGGCCGGGCATAGGTATTACAATGCTCTATCAAAGGCCAGAGAGATTCTAAACGGAGAGTATACTCTCACTACCGGCAAGCTGTGCTTTGTGGATCTCATGCGACAAGCAATTACCGCAGAGTTGCTGCGACGCGAGAGGCAGAAAAACTATCATCCAAATCAACTGCCCGCCATTGTACGCCGCTATGCCTATGGGGACTGGGAAATTGACAAGCACGGCTACGAGTCGGTCCACATACCAGCAAGTTTGAAATCCAGTGGCGCTTCCGTTTTCGTTAGCGGCCGTGTAGCATTGGTTACCGTACCCGGTACCCATTGGGAATGGTTCGAGGAGAGATTTGATGCCTTGTATGACCCAAAATCAATAAACCGGCACTATCAAAGCTCTTATAACTGGCCAAAAGGGGCACTTTATTGCCGCCTTGGGCTGGAATTAGGGTTTGTACTAGAAAGAGAGTCCTGCTATGTTACCTATTCCAGCGGCGCCCGCCGATGGAGAAAATACGAAGATATCGTTCCGAAAGGATAAAAATGCTAAACATTAAGGTCAAGTTTACAGGAACGGACGAAGAACAAACCTATGCCTTCCTTCCCGCAAGATCATACAAAGGAGACCTAGGATTTGACCTTACTTTGTCAGAAGAAGTAATCATACCTCCACACGAGACTGCCTTGGCGCATACTAACATAGCCATGGAATTCCCAGTGGGCTGGGGCGGCTTGGTACGAGATAGAAGCAGCGGACCGCATAAATATGGGATTGCTGTTGTCGCCGGCGTGGTTGATAACGGATACCGCGGAGAGATACTGATAGACTTGTTGAACTTCTCCGACGCATGGGTATATCTGAACCCAGGCACTCGCATAGCACAGATAGTACCTATCCCAGTATTTGACGGCGATATTGTTCCGGTAGCCGAGCTCTCACCATCGGACAGAGGAGATAAAGGCCATGGCAGCACAGGGGCATGAAACATCAGAGAAATGGTATCGGCTGTACTGCCGAGCCGCACAGTGTTATATGATCAGCGGAGGAATAATGACTGACAAAGAGAAGGAAACCCGCAATGAAAAGCTAAAGAAGCTAGCAGGCTATATAGTCCTGATAAAGAAGCCAGGAGATACTCAATGGTATGGCCCCGTAGGGCATTCTTTTAGCATGGAGGTGCTACCTTGGCGCACGCAATTCTTCTGGTCATCCGATTGCACCCCCGGCAACTCTGGTACAGATCCACACATAATTGATGGCAAAGATAGCGCTTATGAGAGTATAGGGTATTGGAAAGGGCTGTATCCAAGATGGAACTTCTTCATCTACGATGCACGCAATGATGCAGCCCTGCCGGTGGTGATAGATTGGGATGCGTGGATGGATGCCAATCAACCAGCTAACACAATCAGCGGGGTAAAGAACGAGTTCAATGCCCGCAATCTCTTTATCAAATCGGGAGCCGCCACCAAGAGGCGCGGCAAAAAACGGCCATCAAAGCTTGCTATGGAAGTCTGTGAGCTATTCCCAGAAAGGGTAATATGAAGAAATCAAAGAAACAAGACGCCCTTGAAGACTCAGGCATCAGGAAAGTATGGAATACAGGCGCCCAACGAGACATGCAGTATGGCAAAGGCGCACCGCACCTTGTACCAGGTTGGGTAGTACTTATGATTTCCCGCATCTGGGAAGACGGTGCCCTTAAATATGACGCTAGAAACTGGGAGAAAGGCATGCCGTTGAGCCAATACATTGATTCAATGGAGCGCCATTTGGCCAAGCTCAAATGCGGCCGACGCAATGAACCTCACGCCTCCCAGTTGGCGTGGAATGCCATTGCCTACATCTTCACAGCAGCCCTCATCAAGATGGGTCTCCGACCCACCGAACTGAATGACATGCCTGACCAAATCAGCGACGACCCGATGAAGATAGCCGAGCCATTATCCGATTATGAGTATAAGAACCTGCAGACATTTCTTGGGTGGGACTATGAAGGCTACAAAAAGTCCAAGAAAGCGAAATCAAAGAAGCGGAGGTCCAAAAGATGAGAGGCTTCAAAAGCTACAAGAAGCTCACCGGCTTTGAAAACGTGGCTGCTTATGAGAGCAAGATAGAGATAAACTATCAAGTAATAGGCAGCCCGGATTGGTTTGACAAGTACTTTGACCCGGGCGTCGTAGAGTCCGACCACTTATTGCTTGTCAACTCGCCGACGGATCTTGACCCTATCTTCAAATACATGGACCGGTTTTCTATCCACGGCTACGATAGTGAAACCAGCGGGGCAGGTGGTAAAGAAGGCCTGGATCCTTTGGGTGCCACATCAGAAGTAGTCCTGCTTCAATGGGGCGTACCGGAATGTATCTACTTGATAGACCCAGGGTTAGCTTTATTCCTGGAGCCCAGGATAGGCAACGACAAGGCCTTATTGATAGGCCAGAACCTTGTCTTTGACTATGAGTTCGCGCTGCAGAAATACAATATCCGGTTGGGAGGCTCTACTTGCAGGCTATTTGATACTATGTTGGCGGAGCAGCTTATCACCGCCGGCTACCCGGGCGTAAGAGTAAGCATCAAAGACCTGGCAATGAAATACCCACCCCATTATATAATCACCAAGACGGTAAGGGATTCCTTCGCTAACTTTGCTGCCATTGGAAAATTCACCAAAGAGATGCTCTATTATGCCGCGCGCGATGTCTTCCTGTTGTTCCCCATCTATGAAGCGCAGACAAAGGCACTCTCCCAATGGAACCTTGGCAGAGCCGCCAGAGACGAATTCCTACAGATACATGTTACAGCCGAGATGGAAGGCGTCGTAGAAAAGGAATACCGTGAGCGAGCAACAGCAACAGGCATACGCCTGGACGAGGACATCCTAATGCTGTCTATTCTTCCTTATGTCCGGCGCCAGAAGGAAATAGAAGAGGCGGTAACCAAGTTATACAACGACGCCCTGAACCTAAAAGGCCGAAAGCAATTGACGATAATGCCGGTAGTAGACAGCTTTGACCTTGACTCGCCCTCCCAAAAGCTGGAAGCCCTGGAACTGATGGGCATAAAGTTGAAGGATGTAAAGAGGGAGACCCTTGCCGCCCTGGACAGTGAAATAGCCCAACTGCTGGCTGAATACACGGAATGCCAGAAGATAACATCCACCTACGGACAGAACTTGCTGGATAAGCGGCACCCCGTTCTAGGCACCCTGATACCCCACATGGAACAAATGGGCTCTGGGGATACGCCGACGGCAAAGAGGCAAATAGGACGAGGCACCTCCACAGGAAGGTATGCCTCTGACATTCAACAGATACCAAGACCTGAGGATGTCAGGGAGCAACCTACCGATGAAGAACTCAAAGTCGTAGAGACACTTGGCGCCAACGCGCTGAAAGGATTGGAGTTAGAACCCTATGGCAATTAAGCGAACATTCAAGATCATCCAACTAATCGTGGATGACATAAAGGAATTAGAACAGAAAGAGAAGCTGCTACATTTATTCGCCGACCTGGAGATAGCCAGAGACCTGGAAGTAAAGACGGCGCGTGCAGCTGATAGAGCCTTTCGCGATGCACAGGTGATTGGCTCTGAAGCACTGGCGGCGTCCGCCAAATCAGTGAAACTGCAAACGGAATTCCTGGAGCAGGCAGCTGGCGTTTTCCCACTGGTTGCCCAGGAACTGCAGTGGATGCCCTTTAGAAATGAGACAGGACAAGTAGTGCTGGAGTCTATCTTTACGCGGCGCGATCAGCGCAACATGATGAGAGCCGAGAAGGCCCACATGGAAGCAGTCGCCAGTGGCTCAGGAGACCTGACCCGGTTCTTTGAGACTGAGGACGACAACGAAACGGAGGAACGCCATGTCGGATTTGGGTCGCCGGCAGGCAAGAAGAAAGATGCCCCAACAGAATAAAGCTTATAAAGTCCACAGTATTCCTCCCAGATTGAGGAAGGCTATTAGCGAAGTAGGATTAGCTGGTACCTTCCTCAGCAATGTAGTATTCAATCTAAGCCAGGGGCTTGATGCCTCCACCATTGTGGCCAAGCAAAAGGCCACCCTACAGGCCGATGTAAATCGTTGGGACGCCGCCTGCGATAGATTACGAGAGCTTCTACCAGAAGAGGATTAGTGAAACAAACGTACCGAAGGAAAAAGGTGTGCGTGAACTACATCCTTGTGTGGCTCCAAGAGGAGAACTGGCGTGTGATATACCACACAGGGAAGAAAGTTGTGCCACTGCCGACGAGCAAGGAACTCGAAGCTGTCTTCACCGGCCTGGAGCGCCAATTGGAACTGGATCCCAAACTCAAGTTCGCCGAAGTAGGTCCGTTCCGGGTAGAGCGCGCGAAGTTTGTTTATAAGTATGACAGGGAGGCGCTTTGGCAGCACCAAGCAAGTATCTCGGGAACATAGGCAAGAAAGAGTTCTGGCTTGAAGGCCCCCGCCAGAATGGCAGGTATGCCATCTATTGGCGGGTGCCCAGCACCAGGGAAGCAATACGCGCGGCGCCAGGATGGAAGATACTGGATGCCGACTATTCACAGATAGAAATCAAGAGTATGGCTGATTGTTCAAGAGACACCTGGCTAACTAATGCGCTGAACTCGGATAAGGACATCCATTGCTTTATGACCAGCGACATAGAAGGTATTGGCTATGACATCTTCTACAAAGCCTATAAGGACGAAAGCCATCCCGATCATGCCCAATTCGTCACGCTGCGGAGCCAGACGAAGAACATCACATTTGGCGTCCCTTGTTTTCAAACACGAGGCTACGCTATAATAAGCATAGAAGAACCAGGTTAACTCAGGGGAAGTCCGGAACGGACAATCCTGAACCAAGCGGAGGATTTATGGTATCGTTTCCTACGAGAATATGTATCAGATGCTACAAAAGCTATACGCCAACAGGCCCGGCTCAGAAAGTCTGCGTGCTCTGTAAAGAAGACAATAAAAGAGAGACAATGAGACGAGTAATGAAGGCGTATAGATTAAGGCAGGGGCACATAATAAATGTAGGGAGTGGCGGTACCAATGATATCGGGCAGGATGATTCGCAATATAAGACAGGCATACGCTACTTTATGCGAAGAAGACGTCAAATAAAGGCAGAGCGACGTTATTGCGAACGCTGCGGCAAGGACCTGCAGGATGCGAGCCATGCCCAATGGAATGTTCACCATAGAGACCATGACCGCACCAATAACACGGATAACAACTTTGAGTTGTTATGCGTAAAATGCCACAGACGAGAACATCACTGCCAGGATAATCTTCCGAAGGCGCAACGACCATCCCGCAAGGGAGTAGGGAGCAGCGCTCCCGAAACGCCTGGTGCCCAAGCAATTGGGCAATGATATGGTCTGAACTCTATGGGAACATAGAGAGATAGAACGGATGCGGTTCTATCGTAACATATTGATGGCGCCAAAGCTCCCCGCGTAGCCGCACTTGCCAATCGCGGCAAGAAGCAATTCCTGCCCAATGGCGAGCCTAATCCCGCCTGGATGACCAATGATAAAGCCGGCGAGCTTATTGATAGATGGTTCGCCAAAGCCTTCAAACTCCGTAAGTGGCTGGACGACCAGAAGGCAATGGCATTGAAGTTCTGGTATTCTACCACACGGCGCGGCAGGAAGCGGTTCTACCGCAAGATAGACCAGGATGACCCCGATAAGGAAGCCAAGAGAGCACAGGTAGGCCGCTGGGCTGGCAATCAGCCCATCCAAGGCGAGTGCGTAGACATGCTGAAGCGGGCTATGTCTATGATTAGCCTGGCTTTACACGGTGGAGACCTAAGGAAGCCCCGTATCTACGAAGCCCATCTACTCGCCTGCGTACATGATGAAATCATAGTACATGCCAGAGAAGATCATGCCGAGCCAGTGGCGGCCATAGTGAAAGGGTGTATGGATGCCGTCTATCACGACACCATCAAAACTATAAAAGGCGAGACGGAGGTCACCATTGCCGACTACTGGAAAAAGTGAGTTCAAGGGGACGCTATGGCTGGCCAGCACTCTTGGGCTGTCCAAGCGCAAGTCCAGGAAATTCGTTCAGGTTGTACGCGATGCCTGGATAGCCGCCCTAATAAGAAGAGAGCCTGTCGAGATGCCGTTCGGATGGATAGTCGTCCGGCCGGCCATACGGCGCAAGACTTACAGGAAACTGGGCAATAAGATGAGGCTGTATTTGAAACCGCCGGAACCATTCAGGATTTATTCAACGAATAAACTAACCAAGGAGGAAAAAGACATCCTTGCCAGACGAAACCCGCACAGCGATACCTAAACTGGAAGAACTGAACCTGCTTGAAGGTGCGCCAGCGAACTACGACCGGAGCAAGCTGCCGTGGCTAATGCTGATAAAGGACGCCACTTATTGCTATCAATGCTTCGGGCTGGGGAATGCGATTACTCCGCAGGAGTTCTGGGAGGCTTACTGCTACTTATTCAGGGCCCGCTCGTACGACCCTGATTCCTGGGGAGATAGGACACGAAAGGTTGTCTACTATAGCAAGAAACGCGCAACGAAGAGCAAAAAGCTTTCTGATAACGAAATGAAGCTGCTATGCTTTGATGTACATTATGAGCTATCAGGATTAGCCGAGTTCTGCAAGCTGCCGGAGTTCTTAGATAAAATGAAACGCAAAAGGAAAGCTCTGGTGGAGGACTATTGCGATGAACTCTATGGCTTCATAGCCAATAAGCAGCGCAGATGCAAGAAGGCAGGCAGAGGACAACAGCTGGAGCTGGGTCTTCCGTTACCGGAGATAGAGCGCACAATGACCGAGCCGTCCAGCGGCTATGATGTAGCTAAACTATTCTATGACCGGACAGGCATGTCCCGGCCGGCCAAATTGAAATGGAAAGCCAAGAATAAGTGGGCAAGAAGTTTCCGCAGGAGGGCAGCGTGATAGGTGCCGCGCTGATTTGGGCACGGAGATCAGGATGGATGATGGCCGTCGTAGCTGTTGGAGTGCTGCTGGACATTGCTTATCTATACTTTACCCGGACCCGCGGTGGTCTGGGTTTTAAGCTCAGCATAAGACCGGGACTTGATGTAGAATGAAGAAGGAGATAAAAGGACAGCTATCCCTGATGGCTGATTTGTTCCCAGGAGAACAAGCAGCCAAGAAGCAGGACCCAGTGATACATAGTAAGGCCAAGAAACAGAAGATCATACAGCCGTTAGCATTGGTAGAGAAGCCTTCCGTGACGCTACACAAAGGCGGCAGCCGTATAGTTATCTCTCCCAATGATGTAATGTCGGCTTTGCTGCTCCAAGAACTGCATGCGCTGCTAATAGAGCGCCCGGATCCTGATAAACCAGACGACGAGCTTGAACTGCAAATCTTATCTGACATTAGCCATAGAAAACTGACCTTACAGAGCCGAGCTTGGATGCTAATAGATGCCGAACTAAACAAGCATCCAATAGCCAGGTTATTGGAAAGCTATGGCTTAGAAGTAAATCTATCCACGACCCTGGGCAACTGGCTAAAGAAAGAGAAGAGGCGACTGGAAAGAGAAAATACGCCTTACCTCTTGCCAGAATACAAAGATACAAGGCCTCTATTCGACAAAGTGGAAGCCGGGATGGTGCTTACTTGCAAAGCCGACTTTGTAGCCGAACCGACCTATGTACCCCCGGAAGGTCCCACGGGACACAGTGGCTATCAAGGGCATGCCGGACAGCACAAGCAAGCCGCCAAAGAGCTTATCTTTCAGAAGGGCGAGAGATACCAAGTAGTAGATACTTCACGCAGCGGACAGGATGGCATTGTGAAGATTTTCCGTGAGCCAATCCGCCCCAACATAAAGCTGGTTATCAGCGGACCCAGCGTATTTGAATGGACGACTTTCCATGAAAACGCTACTCCGCTGGAGACCTACTTCGCCTATGACGAAAGGGTAATCTACGACCCGAAGAAGTGCGTGCCTGCAAAATACCCGGAACTAATAAACTACTACACTGAAAAGCTGGAGGTATTTGGTGATGCCCTGTTTGACCACTCCCATGTTGATGTCCCGCAGATGGCCACTAAGGATAATGCGGCCGACCTAAAGCCAATGAGACAAGGGAAGACCAGAGAATCTGCTGTGCTGACCTGGTTGTGGGGCTCGGACAAGTGCGCCTGGATAGGCCCAAGGAATGCCAGAATCTTCACGAAGAAGGACTTGGACGCCTTGAGCAAGGTGTTGCCATACTTCGGACAGTATGTCATAGTAGATAGTCTGGCAGACTTGAAGAAGCCAGGGAAGATTTACTTGATGACTTACTCCTGGATCAAGGGCGGCCCGCGGCAAGCCGGCCGAGGCGTGGACGACGCCGGAAAGAAGGACAGGAAGGCACGCAGAGGTTATCTACGCTTTAGATTTACGGAAGGTAAGACTGATGTGCTAAATGAGCACAAGTGCCCGCACTGCGGCTCCACCTTGGTTTGGCCTTATGTGCCAAAACTAATCTCCGAAGACCCCCTCACCGGGCAGAAGAATCTGCTGATGAAGATGCCGCTGGAGTTTCATAAGGCGCCGGTAAAGGGGCATGAAGAAGCCGGGAACTTTGGGTACATGTGCGTAAATCCCGCCTGTGTTCGCAGATATGATAACCGGCGAATGAGAGGAGCAGCCTGGCGATCCAAGAAAATCATTGAATCCAAAGGCTTTGAGTTGAAGCAAACGACTACGACAAAGCAGCTGAATGTATGGAGCGACTTGAATCTAAAAGTCCATAGGAACTGCGATCCGAGAGCAATAAAAGGCCGCATGTGCCGCGAGTGTGGATTGGTAGATAGTGTCTGGGTGCCCCCAGTCTATCGCAGAATAAAGGATAGGTTTCCCACCGTCATCGTAGATGAAGTTCATACCATAAAATCGGAGGGAAGCGATGTAGGGAAGGCAATACGCACATTCCGAGGCAAGCATCATCTGGGCATGACGGGCACTTTGATGCCGAATACGCCCTCGGATGCCTATTGGCCGCTACACTGGATTTTCAAGGGTGGCTCCGCTTCATTCCCCTATCAAGGAACGGCCGGCGCCACGGATTTCTATAATGAATTCTGCGAGTATGTGGTCTATAAGCGCGGCGGGCTGAAAGACAGCCGCAAGATGCTGCCATATCTGAAGAATCCGATCAAGTTCTGGGAATTGATGGCACCCAAGATGGTGCGCAGAAGTTACGAAGACCCGCTGGTACTGTCCTCACTGGAGAGGCTGGGCTTGCACATACCAAAGCCGAGAATGCATCGGGTAGCCTCCAAGATGCATCCCTTACAAGCGGCTCTGGTTGTATCTTCTATCAATCAGTTTGAGACAGAATTCAATACGCTGTCCCAGCAGGCCGCCCAACAGCACCATCTGGTGAATCCCGCCATGGTCATTTCGCAGATGAGCAAGATGCGCATCGCGGCTACCTGCCCAGAACACTTCAATAAAGTACTGGCCAAGATGAAACCGCCAAGGGCTCCTATTTACCACGGCCCGCCTGGCGGCGGCAAAATGGACGACATAAAGAGAATAGTACTGGAAAGAACCATGGCAGGGGAGAAAATAGTTATCCTATCCGGCTTTATAGCCATGAGGGAGTCCCTTGCCAAAGAGTTCGCTAGCTATAATCCCATCGTCTTTGATGGTAGCTGGAATGATGAAGAGCGCAGGGAAGCGTTTGACACTTTCCGCGACGACCCAGAGAGACATCTTTGGATAGCCGGTACGATGGAAATAAGAGAGGGTGTTGACTTATCTGCTGCCAAATCAGTGATTTGTACCGACTTGCTATGGCAGCCTGGGCTACAGGCGCAGGCGTGGAGCCGAGTAATGACACCGACGAAGGAGGAGAGGTTCTGTGATGTCTATTTGCTTGTGATGGAGAATACAGTTGATGACCATGTTTACAATACCTTTTATGCCAAAGTGGCGGCTGCCGAGCAGGCATTGGACCGCAAGGTAATCAATGTCAGGGCGAGCGCGCTGGACATACGCTGGTTTGTAAATCGCGTGCTGGATGACAGGTCCCACATCCTGGATTTCTTCAGAGAGGCTGGAGAAGACCTGGAGATAACGCAGAACCTGGACTTTGGTACCGAAGAGCTGCTGAATGAGAGGGTCTTATGATAGAATTATTCTATGATGGCGATGTGCCAAGCATTCGGTTCAGCCCTTGGGCCACGGGCGACATAACAAAGGAGGACAAGGAATACAAGAAAGTGGGCCACGCTCCGACCCTTACGAGGCAGCTAATCTACGGCCACTTTTGTACGGAATGCCAGAACCTCATACAGGCAGCATTCCTTACGGATACCGCCATTGACCCAAAGGACTATGAAGAATTGAACACCACAATAATGGACACACACGGTCAAAGGAAAGTAATACGAACCGGCGTAAACTCCAGATTCAAAAGCAAATATGACATCAATACCATACAGCGAGGGAGCCTCATCTCCGCCGAGCTGATTAGACTGAAGGAGCACTTTGATAGGCACCCGTATGAACCGACATGGTGTTCATTCTGTCATTATACCGCCTACTTTTCCTTTAGATACGACATCGCTTTACAGCAGATACTAATAGATTCCGGTACGAATCCAAACTGGTTTGATCTCTCGCAGAAGAACATACCTGAAATCCTGGCCGCACTGAAAGACAAGGGACATTCGCGAGAGAGCTACGTCAAACTGAAAGACTTCGCCGGCAGAGTACCGGATGTAATACTTGTAGAGCGCGGCGTCTATAGCAGGAGGATATCCAGCCTGCTAAAGTCGTTTTACAAGGCAGACCATACCGAACCCACGGTGGCATTTTAGGAGGACAATGAGTCACTATTCAAAACAAGAATGCGCGGGCGTAGAAGACGAAGAGCTACTTGCCAAGGCGCTGGAAGACATAGGATGCAAAGTAGAGATAGGAGAAAATCTGACCATCAAAAGCCCATGGCAGAACAAGCGGGAAGTGAAGATCAAACTGCCCGCGAATTCTGGGGTAGGGAACCGGTATGAAGCCGGCTTCGTCAAGAACTCGAAGGGCGAGCTGGGATTAGTGAAAGAATCTATGGATAGTGCCCTCAATAAAGACTTTATCAATCGCGTCAAACAGCACTATCAGAAGCGCAAGGCTATGAAACTTGCGCGCCAGAAAGGGCTGACCCTACAAGCCCAGAGGACGGTAGGCAGAAAAATCCAATTGGTGTATAATGTATGAAAAAGATTAGGCTACCGTTAGGTAGATATACAGCCTATAATAATTTGCTGAACATTGCTGAAAAGATTCATGAGCTTCAAAATATCATCCAGTACGCCTTGATGGATGCGCTTGAAACCTATGACAACGAAAGGTTAAGAATCATACAAGATGTGGTTAGGGGCGATTCTCATTGTGTAGCCAAGGATTTGAACGTCGAACTGATAACTCCCCGGACGCGAGGGCAAAAATGCCGGAAAAAGCAAAGCGAGAAGAACAGAACCTGACTTTATTCCTAAAGAAGCTGACCAAAGAGGGCAGATAACCTGGATAGGAGACAATTTACAGGAGGTTAGCAATGTCGGCTTACCATAACTATGAATTAGAAATGACTGATGAAGCCTGCCTAGTCGGTGCCCTGCAAGATATGGGCTTTTCGTCCCAGGCAATACAGGTGAATAAGGAGGCTCAGCAGCTGGAAGGCTACCACGGAGACAAGCGGGAACAGAAAGCCGATATCATAGTTCCCCGTAAGTATGTCGGCTCGTCTTCCAATGACCTTGGCTTCAAGAAAGAGAATGGCAAGTATGTAGCCATCATCTCAGAGTATGACCGCGGGCGCTTCAATAGCAAATGGGTAGGGAAGCTCAAGCAGAAGTATGCCGCCAGGAAAGCAGCCAAGCTCGCCCGAGCGCGCGGATTGACGCTGGCAAGCAAACGGGAAATAAAAACCGACAAGGGTGTGAAAATCCAATTGGTGTACAATGCCTAGACAATTGCCGAGGGAACTTGAGGGCGTGATGAACTTGGCTGACTTCCTTCACTTTGAGGAGAATTGGGCGCTGACAAATCATGAACGTGGCGTCCTAATCGACAAAAGCATTTCAGGGACGATAAGTGCAGAAGAGCAGATGCGTCTGGATGCACTGCAGGCCTACGCCGATTATCACATAGGCCAGGTAGCCCCACGGCCTAATCCACCCGAGTTCCCGATTGAAGGATATGCTAATGCCTAACCAAAGGATGCTTAGGGTCTTGCGGAAGGCGCGTAAGGGCCTGAAGAAGGCCATAAGGGAACTTGGAGGCAACAGGCAGTTAAGAAAAGCCCTGAAGAATCTCGACAAGACCATCAAGAAGGAAAGTGCTTGTACCAAACAGGAAGGGAGCGGTAAATGAGCTACGTAGAAGCCCTTATCGCCAAGTGGGAGCAGATCGTACACGAAGATGACATAGAGATGCAGAGGTATGGACCGCATACCGCGGGGTATTTGGAGCACGCATCGCATCAGCAGGCTACACTACAGCATATAGAATCTCTGGAGAAAGCTATCATGCTGGACAAACTCACTCTTCGTGGTGTAGCAAAGGCCGTGCGTAAATGGACGGGATCAAAGACTGGTATCCTATTCATCCGCATAGGAAGATTCTATACTGATTGGAAGGAGGAACAATGCCACAAATCGTTGTAACCATTGGTGAAAACGGCGACGCTGAGGTTGATATCCAAGGCGGGCACGGTCCAGGCTGTAAGGACTTGGCGAAGATATTTGCCAAGCTCGGCCGCACACTGGAAGAGAAAACCAAGCCAGAATTCTATGAAACGCAGCAGACCCAGAAGGTGACTCTTGGCGGAAGATAAACCAGAAGACAATCCGGTAGAACAAGTCTCGGACGCGAAGCCCGAAACGCCAAAGCCCCCCGAGCAGGAGCCCAGTTGGATACCAACTGCCATAGTTATGATACCTGATAGCAAGGTTCAGACTGACCCTATAAAATGTCCCTCCTGTCAGGGGCTGACTTACTCGCTGGAAGGCAGTTATCGCAGGGGCTTCCAATCGCTTATTATAGACGGCAAGGTGGAGAAAGAAGAGATAGCCGGTGATATCTTTATCGACATCATAGGGATTATTTGCCCGAAATGTAGGGTAAAGATGCTCGTAGTTGATGAGACTACTTACAAAGTCTACGAGGACAATCGCGACTTACAGAACCAAATCAGCGCGATGACGAAGCTTATTATCTCCGGCGCCGACAACAAGGAGCATCAATGCTAATACACGCAAGGCTATCAGAAACGCGCGTCAATGGACCAGGCAAGCGGGCTATAATCTGGGTCCAAGGCTGTCTATTGAATTGCCCCGGCTGCTTCAATACGGAAACGCACAATCCAAACCCAGGCCATCCATGCTGGGAGGATAATGAATATCTTGCCAAATGGATAGAGACTGAAGCGCGAGCCAATAATTTGGAAGGTCTTACCTGGTCCGGCGGCGAGCCCATGCATCAAGCACAGAATGTATTGGCCGTTTCCCAGCAAGTGAGGGAGGCAATACCAAACTTCAGCATTGGAATGTTCACTGGTTATTCCCTCAAAGAATTGGAAGCCGGCCAATACCAGACACTATGTATTACGGAGGAGGGCAAAGCGGTTATTGAGACGTCGGCTAACAAACCGTATACCAGCAAAGTAGCCACCTGGAACCTCTTGAGTACTTACTACTTAGACTTCGCTATAATGGGGCGCTATATGAGGGGGCGGCCAGATAACCGACCACTAAGTTCTTCAACGAACCAGGAGTTCCGCTTATTTAGTAATAGATACACGCTTGCTGATTTTACCCAGCAGCAAACAGAAATAACCATAGATGAAACCGGATTGGTTCAGGTTACCGGCTTCCCAGCACCGAACTTTGATTTGGTAAGGGAGGTGTAGATGAGGAACGATGAGGACATAAAGACCGTAATCTTCACCCTCACCGGCAAAGTGGAAATAGACATGGAGAGGGTGGAAGAAGACCCAAACTGGGTACCCTTCGTCAATCGTGTATTGTCGGGAGTTCTCACGCTTGACGAAGCCTTGAAGCAATACCTGGCCTTTTATTTCGGCATGGAGATGTTTCCTAGGAACACTCCAGTCACCAATGGTCCAGCCGACTTCCTAGGGCTAAATCTGGAACTAAAGGAGCATGATGCCGGACGAAGAAAATAAGACCAAAAAGCCCGAATCAGAGGACGCGGTGGAAGAGACAAAGGCTTATGAGTTTCCTGAGCCGGAAGCCATCCGTAAATTAGCCCGCGACTATAAAGCGAAGATAGCCCATACCTTTATTCTCCACGGGAACATCAACGACTACCAGGACAATAGCGGCTGTAGATCTCATATTATAGACCTTCTCGCTACCAAACTGGATGTAAATTATAGACTAATGAAAGCCACTACAGCCGCTCAAAAGAAAGAAATCCTGCAAGCCGACAATCGTGTAATGGCCTGCTATAGCCTGAATGAGGGGCTGACTTTTGTCCATGAGAAATCCCGTAAAGACTGGGAGACTATCATGGCTGCCTGCTATCCCGATGAGGCAAAGGATAGCGACGACAGCATGGTACCGTGGAATCTGATTATCCACCCGCCCGATTTGATGGCTTGTTTGAAGACGCTGAGTATGTGGTTCGCCGCGTCTAAAGCTCTATACGAGAAGAACCAGGCCGCAAGGAAGAAGGGGGAAGTCGGGAAACCTGAGACATGCTTTAGGATTATATTCAAAGATGGGGATGCCATCTTCCCTAACGGGCAGATGTCCCAACTGAACCTAACCGATAGGCTGCCTATAGTACACCTGCGCAACTGGGCGGCAGATGAAGCCATTGGCAATAAGAACATGATAATCATTCTCAGCCGCCACTCCACGGATATTCATGACAGCATCAGTGGAGGCTCTTCAAGAGTAAGCAGCATCCTTGTGAAGCACCCAAAGCTGGAGGAGCGTGAAGAATGGCTGCACAACTTCACCGAGATGGTCCGAAGATACTCTAAAGAAGGCCATCCTGTAAGAATAGCCAGCAGGAACGTCCATGATGTGGCCTATGCCGAAGGCGTAGATGAGCATCTGTTCGCCGTCCAATCCGCAGGCATGTCAAGATGCCATTTAGAGGATGTTCTGATGCAGTCCTGGCTGGATAATGTGCCCGTCGATTTCACGGCCATCCGCGCCCGAAAGCAGCGGGCTATTGAAGAGGAATATCAAGGTCTGGTTGAGTTTTATGAACCGGAGCATGGCTTCGACCTGGTAGGCGGCCACGAAGAGTTGAAGTTATACTTCAGGCGGATGATTATCCGTCCCTTGATGGTGGGCGACAAGCGGTCATGCAGCAAAGGTGTGCTCCTGACCGGTCCGCCAGGAACCGGTAAGACCTTCTTAGCAAATGCCTTAGCCAAAGAAGCCAGAATGAATTTCATGATAGGCCACCTTGACAGGCTCTTCGGCGGCATTGTGGGAGAAACGGAGACAAAGACGCGCAAGTTCTTGGAGGCTGTGGAATCTGCCGCTCCTGTCATTCTGTTCCTTGATGAATTAGATTCTGTTCTCTCCGCCGGACGAACCTCAATAGGAGACTCTGGGACTTCTTCCCGGGTATTCAACTCACTAATGACCTTTTTGTCCGATGACAGCCGGGCAGGTAAGATTGTGATTATCGGTGCCACAAACAGACCAGATGTATTGGACACCGCTCTAATCCGGTCTGGTCGCTTCGATGCTGTTTTGCCAGCTCTGCCCCCTTCCGAGGTAAATAGTGAAGGCAGAGCCGAACTGCTTCAAGCTATCGCCAAGAAGCATCATCTCCGTTGGGCGAAGGATCTGAAAGAGACGGCAAAGTTGGAGAATAAAGAGCATGGTTTAGGCCGCCTAATCTGGGCCGACCATGTTTGGACCGGCGCCGACATAGAAGTAGTAGCAAAAGACGCCCTAAACAACGCTATCTTTCGCATCTTGGAAGACCCGGAGATAAAGAAGTTATCCAAGACAGAGCAAAGAAAGGCAGCCGATTCGGCAGAAATCACACGCGCTGATTGGGAACTATCAATGGATAATATCCTGCCGAATACGCAGCTGATAGAAGCTCTGATAGACCTGGCACTGGAATATGTCACGCACTTCGGGTATTGTCCAAAGGAGTGGCGTGAGCGCGGTAGAGATAGGAACGGGCTGCGGAAACACCGGCAAGAGATGTATAGCCAGGGCATCTTGGAAACAGATAGGGAGGTCTAATGCTCCTTGATGTTTATGTCAGTGTTAGAGTAGCAAAGAATGCGGAACAGACCAAAGAAATAAGGCAGGCCGTAGCAGCAGAATCCGAGACTACTTTCGTACTCCGGGGTTATAAGACACCGTTCAATACCAACGTTCCCCTCTCAGTGGATGAGGAATATCCTGCCTTGCTCATTATAACGACAAGCTTGTTTGGCAAAGAAACGCCAGTGGGCATGGGCAGGGACATGCTCGGTACCCCAGAGCGCGCCTATTTCAGCACACAACGAGTACAAGTTTTACCATTGAGATGTCTATTGTCTGAGAAAGTCCTGGATACATTTCAATCTACTGGCCTTACGGCTACAAATTCCGGCAAGGCAGTTGAGGCCGGTGAGGATATTGGTAGGGAGATTTAGTATGCCTTTCTTTTGTTTCGATCAGAATAACGGCTTTGGCAAATTCGATACAGACTCTGCCAAGGGTATCTCATGTTTTGTCGTAATAGAAGCAATAAATAGCTACGATGCAAACTGCCGGGCAGAGGATCTGGGATTATACTTTTATGGCTGCAAGAGCGGCATAGACTGCCCCTGCTGCGGCGACAGATGGCACCCACAGCGCGATGAGGATGGGACTAAGACCCCAGAAGTGTATAGTAGGGAAGTACAACCAGGGCAGCTATTAGATAAAAGGGGCCCCCGCTTCGTTAATGGTCCTCAAGGCTACATCCATTACTTATCCGGCGAAACGAAGTCGTTCTGGTAAATATGGCAGCCCTCATAGGTAGAATCTACGCAAGCGATTCGCGCAGGCGCAAACTCGTACATAGACTTGCCAGTCAAGAACTTGTTGTAGAGGCCAATACTTGGATTACCGAAGCCCGCATAGAACTGCTACGCGATGGTTCAGGAAGGTTTAGAGTCACCCGCGGTAATCAAACATTGAATGTTGTCGAATGGCCGCCGGAGCCACACTTGGAGAAACAAAATGGACTGGGATAACTTACAGGAAACTGCCGAAGTAGTTGGCTTTGACCCCAGCGAAGTGCCGCGTATGCAGCCGGACAAGGTTGACCTGCTCATTGCTGCGATTAGGGATACTATGAGCCCCACCCCAAGCCCCAGAGATTGGGGGCTTCTCATGTTTTGCCTGCACGCAAGGCAGATGAATCTGCCCTTCCCAAATGAGATAGAACAGATCTTGTTCCATGCAAAAGGACCGTCTGATGTATCTTTTGGCTGGGGCCCTGATGTGGTATAATACGCGATGGAGGTTAGCAAATGCGCGTATTTGAGGAATTAGACAAAATATTACTTTCCATGGAGAACTGGGAGCCCCGTATCTCTCAGCTCCCCGCCGTCTGGCCGTCAGAAGCTTCCGCTTGCCTATTAGACCAGACCGAATCAGACATTGTGGGCGGGTGCCATAGAGCCAGTTATCTCAGAATGACAGGGCAGCCTATCACCAATCCAATGGACGCCACGGGCTGTCAAATTGTCCGTTTAGGCAAGGCGGTAGAAAAGGATGTCTTCGAGCAAGCAATAGCCGCCAACATCTGCGTAGCTTCCGGCGTAAAAGTTTGGGTTGAGGACGTAAAGCTGGCATTTGAGCTTGATGGTGTGCTCCTGGACAAAGATACACAGCAAGGATTGATTGCTGAAATCAAAAGCTTTGATGGGTATTTTGCCAGTAAGCGCATCGTGAAAGAGGGCAAACCAAAGCTTGAGCACATGCTGCAACTCGTAGTCTATTTGAATGAGCTGCGGACAGGCGCGCGTATGAAAGACGCGATTGAGATTTGCGCCAAAGAGGCCCGCGACAATCCTGAAGCCGCCGCGCGCCATAGGAATCGCATCCAAGTGTATCAGCCGCAACTTGACCTGATGGGCAATGGTGAGTTAGGTGGCAAGCTCCTCTATGTAGACCGGACCGGCCGCAATAGAAGAGAGTTTGACATCGGTATTTACATGGATACCGACGGTTTACATTACCCATCTGTAGATGGCATACCTTGGAAAGTATTTACCATTGAGAATATCTACCAACGATACAAGACTTTACAGGATGCCTGGCAAAGAGCCATAGATGAGGCTGAGAGACGGCTGATGCTCAGGGGCGTACAGCCCCCACTATTAGTTGCCGACAATGAAGGCAATTTAGACGAGGCGTCAAAGAAAGCCGGTGCTGATTTCTGGGAAGCGGTCCGGCTCGAAATAGCTGAACTGCCTGCTGGCTACATGCCTCCGGCTGAATATCAATACAAATACACGGCCGAGAAGGTGGAAGACCTGAAGGGCAAAGGGCTAATCACCGACAAAAAGTACAAAGAATGGGAAGCCAAGCATAAGATAATTGGGGCATGGCAATGTCGCTATTGTCGTTATAAGGCCCCATGCGTAGCAATGGAATACCCAGAGTTAAGGTATTTGATGCTGAATACCATCCCCGAGGAGGATGAATAGCATGAAAATTGTTATAAACACATGCTTCGGTGGCTTTAGTCTGTCCCCACTCGCTCTTGAAGCATACGCAAAGAGGAAAGGAAAAAAGCTCTACTGGTATATCTACGACTGTATGCGCCAACAGTATTCCCCTGTAACTCGCTCGGAAGCAATGAAATCCACAAAGACTCTTTTGGCTTATGATAAGCCTTTTATGGATGAGAAAGAGATGGGGGATCACTTGCTCTGCAGCGGAGACATACCACGAGACGATAAGGATTTGGTAGCCGTAGTAGAGGAGCTTGGAAAGAGAGCCAATGGGTTCTTCGCCAATCTAAAAGTAGTCAAGATACCCGACGGGATAGAATGGGTGATTGACGAATACGATGGCGTGGAAACCATTGAGGAAGCCCACCGTTCATGGGCATAAAGGAGAAAACTACCATGGGAAAAGCCACTGAACCATTTGTTTTGCCAGACCCGCCCACAGAAGGGCCAACCGATTTGGAAATGACAGAGGACGGCTCCTGCAACGTCCCCAACTTCCACGAGAATGATTTAGATGATGGGTCCAGCAATGCACAATCTGAAGAGACTAAAGACGAAGACAACGGGTAGATTACACAGACGCTTCTTGACCGATAGGCAAGTGGCTACTGTGCTGGCTGCCTTGCGCTACTGGCAAAACAATCTCGAACAGGAATTAAGAGAAGCTGAATTGGAAAACAGGGAACCTATACTTATCTTTCCGGCGCACTTCACAAAGAAAATCACCCCGCTCAGCCCGGAAGAAATAGATGATCTATGCCAAAGGTTGAACTGTTAGTAATGTTCCGCTCGGCCCCTTCGCTACGCGGGCAGCTGAAGGCAGCTCTGCTGCCTTCAACTCTCGCGGAGCCGCTTATCCACAAGACATTCAGAATCCGCCCTCGGATTTCCGCCCTCCACTACGAGAATTTAGTGCCAGCACTAAATTCTCTCCGTTACGGCAGAAATCCTTGTCGGATTCCTCATTGTGGCCGCGGCTTCCGCTCGACCGCTAACGCTGTCGGTGCCTCGCTCATGCCGGGGTAAGAAATGCGGAGTCGCCCACTCATAAACTGGCGACTCCGCCTCACTGTAGGAGAGCTATGATAACAACAATCTCTGATGCTTTGGCTATTATGTCAGTCGAGGACTTGACCGCAGCTTGCTCCACCTTGGATGCAGAATGGTCATCCCGTTTTGCTCCGCTGGAAGACCTGCTGGAGACAAAAGTACTGTCATCGGATGTAGCTTCCATTGAACTACACATGGATGAAGTAAATAGCTGGCGAGTAAAGGTGGTAGCCCAGTTATCGCTGGCTTCCGCCCTGGTGGAACGCTCCAAGAGTTCTGCTTTCCTGCCGGCAAAGAGCAAGGACATGACAGAGTTAGACAGGGACGCCTTCCGCAGAAAGCTCAGCGGAGGTTTTGTCGCCTGGAAAGAACTCCTGGAAGGACTTATTGACTGCATAGATGAAAGGGTGAATATCTGTAAGAAATTCCTCTACACTGAGGCCGAGGGCTTCAAGCGTAGCCGGAGGGATGTCTAATGATTGTCAAACAACTAACCTTAATCGACCGCAAGCCGGTATACATAGCTCTTGAACACATTGTCACTGCCTGCCGGGTAAATGACCACACAGAGCTGGAGCTTGTCAATGGATGCCAGTTAATCGTGAAGGAGACGCCAGATGAGGTCTACATGTCAGACCAAAAGACGGCAACCAAAGAAGGCTATATCTGGTAAGAGGCGCAAGCTGAAGTCCTGGTATGTTGTATGGGACATCGACATAGACGCCAAAGACCCTCTTGAGGCCGCCCAAAAAGCGATGGAAATAATAAGAGACCTTGATAGTACTGCCTCGATATTCCAAGTCTGGGACGAATTGGACGGCGACCCAGACAAACCAGGCAAGAAATATCTTGTCGATGTGGGCTATGATACTCCGAAGTATATATGATGTGGTGGCTAATGCCCTTGACACAGCCGTTGGTTGTGGTATAATGGAGGATGTATGAAAGAGAATGCGTGGAAAGAATTTGCTCAGACATGGGGTGACTCCACGATTGGGATTGCCATATTGGACCTAAAAGCCGATGTAGATAGAATGAAACGCTTGCTTACCAAGGGATGCTTCCCGAACTTCGATGTGCCAGAAGCAAAGGACGTGCCACTGACGCCAGAAATAAGGAAAGATTCTCCAATCATATTGGAGGATAGAATCGTCTAAGGAGTAGTAATGGCTAACAAGAACAACAACACCTATGTGGTTTATGCGATCTCCAGGAGCTTACTATCGCTGGAAATAAACGCAGACAGCCTTGAAACAGCTCTAACGAAAGCCAAATCATTGAAAGAGAAGGATTTCGTGACATTTATTGGAGATACTATAGATGGAGACTTCGAGATTCAGGGTATCATCTGCAACAAAAGCTATGATACTGCTTCAGAATAAGAGGAAAACATGCAAATTTGTATAAGTGAAGCCATAAACTGGAAAAAGACGCTGGAAACAAGGCACCAGGAACTCGTCGCCTTGCGAAATGAGAATGCCACCCGTTCCACGCGGTTGTACGGCGCCAATGTGGATAAGACACAAATCATTGAGCCGCTTTATAACGCCAAGGCTTTGGACTCTCTTATCACGGGCCTGGCCCGAGAGATAAGGACGCTGGACAATGCCATAAAGAAGACGAACGCCATTACAATGGTCATTGGCTACGACCAGAATGATGCCGTATTGGGCGAGCTGCAAATGGAAGAGAAGAAAGACGAGAAGCAGCTGGAACTGAGCTTCCCGAACTAAGTTTAGGCGCCGCTAGTGGGCTGTTGTTAGGCTGCGGAGCCGGCCTGGACAGACGTCGCCAGCATGCGAACCGATCTTCACCGGGGAGCAGTCCGGCGTGCGGCATAAGTTCTTATGGAGGCAAAATGTCCAAGAAGAAAAAGGCCAAATCAACAAAGGAAAAGGCTATAGTAAGGAAAATAAAACCGAAGGCTGTAGATAAGCTTATCGGTAAGCATTGGAACGAAACAATCGCATCTGGGTGCCGCTACGGGAAGATAGCCGGCCGCATCTGGGGCGACTGGGAAATCATCTGGGAAGACAGCGAGGCCGATTACCAAGGGCATGCCTCCATTCTTGCCAGGAAAGACGGCAAGTATTCATTCTATGAATGGTGGTATGGCTCATGTTCCGGCTGCGACGGCTGGGAAGCACAAAACGCATCTGACGCAGACATTGAAAAGGAAATGCGGGAGACCGCCATCTGGTTTGACAATCTAGATGAGTTAAGAAAATGGGCTGAAATGCTGGAAGGAAAGACCCCTATAAGCAATGCTTCAATGGAGCGTGGAGGCGGCCTGGCATTTGGTATAGACTTTCTCAGCAGTGGTTTGATAGACCGCCTCAATGCCATTAGGGCGGAACTTGGCATACCGCCAATAAGCGAGAAGGAATAGTATAGCGGGCGCGTCAGACCCTGGCTGGTAGCTCCATAAGCCCAGGGCGCTGGTTGAGTTCCAGCCGCCCGCTAAGATAACGAGGGGCAGTTATGAAATATAGAAGGCGAGATAGTCTATGGATACTTCTTCTCGTGGAGCTTCTGTATGTAGCTGCCTCTATGTGTAGGGATTATGTATCAGATGGGCGCAACTGGCGACCCAAACCAAGGAGAGTAAAGACGGGTAGCTCCAATGATAGAGCACTGTCCTAAAAAGGCAGGCGTTGGCGGTTCGAATCCGGCCCCGACTACCGAGGTTGAGACCTATGGCCAAATGTTTCAGTTGTAATGCGAACTGCCACCCAGCCCGCGATCTGTGCTACGGATGTAAGCAGGTAGTCTGTACCGATTGCTGCATCAACTATGGGCACTTCTGGGCTGGGTCGCACGGCAGAATGCCACGGCCTCCGAAGAAGAAACACCGGAGGCGCTAACAAGTTTGGGTCCGAAATGAGGGCGAGCAGCTAGCCGCTAATAGCTTCTGATGCGGCGATAAAGATAGCAATGAGGCAACATGTACCTATTGAGGGCACATCGCTCACAATCTTGTTGATGTTGTTGGTTATTGATTGCTGATTGTCAATGTTGTTGCGGGTTTTTGGTTGTTCTACCGGCTGCTGACTTAGAGTAGGACCCAATTCAGTTCATCAAGGAAAATATATGAACTTCTGGAAAAGCATCAAGAACTACTTTGACCTATCCATGCCTGCGGATCCACAGAAAGAATTTCTGGATAAAGAAATAAAACTTAGCAGTACTCCAACCGAGCATTTGATTTCCATTGCTATGCCCCCTGAGGACGCGGCAAATACTACGATCACAGTGCGGGACGGGCTTATCTATGTGATAATCAAAAAGAAGATCGGCGACGTGGTGGAAGAGTGGAAATACAAAATAGGCCCTCCAGCGAACTCGGACCCAAGCACTACCCAAGCCACATATAAAGATGGCGAGTTACTTTTGAGTATTCGTAAGCTGCATGAGGACCACAACGTCGAGATAGAGGTACTTTGATTTGCCGCGCGAGCACTTGGTGTGCACCCTTGGTCCGGAGACCAGGAGCTGGGCAGTGAAGCCTTGGCGAGAGCTTTCCTCCTTTCCTCTTGCCACAAAACACGGGTTGTAGAGAGCTTGGCTACATCGCGCTGCTTTTGCACGGTGCTGCAATGATTAATCAATACGCATACGACATCAGGAATTTGATTGGACGACCTTGTGCTTATATGGGCATTGGTGCCGATGGGACGGCAGAACACTCACATGGCCCCTTGTCGATATTGGCATTTGATACGATGGTCTATCAAACCCCAATGAGAGCCTTTGTTCACGCATGCGAGAACCATTTAGCGTGCTATTTATGGCTTGGTTGGTATCCTTATCCACCGCCACAAATACCGACAAAGGTTATAGAACCAACTCCCGAGGACCTGACCCAGGGACCCGAGGACCTATCCTATGGAAGTGATAGGGAGTTGTAATATTCAAAATTCAGCCATCGTAGCTCCAATCTTTAGCCCCTGTGGGCAATAAGGACAATCATGACAATCGAAATTGATTTTGATCGCAATGAAAAGCAAGTCGCAGATTATCTCAAGGCACTGGCCCCAGAGAAACTACAGGACTTGATTGAGTACCTAGAAGATGCTATCGGGGATGTTTTTGAAAGCGAAGAGATAGCCGAGGTTTACTCCGTCCAGCTGAAGCTGGACTAAAGCAAGGAGAACAATGTCCAAGAAGAAAACAGAACAGGATAACATCAATGTTGAGAAGGAGTTAGAAGAAGATTTGGCAAAAGCTGGCTTGAGTGGGCTTGTGGAATTGGCGGAAAATGCCCCGGATATGAGCGTTGCCTGTGTATCCACCGGTTTTCCACAACTGGATGTGATTTTACACCAGGCATTGAAAGGCCTTCCGCTTGGCAGAGATGTTGAGATTTACAGCAAGGAAACTGAAGTAGGAAAGACAAGTCTGGGGCTACATTTTGTGGCAGCGTTCCAGAAGCAGAAGCTACGGACGGTTATAATCGACACCGAGCGCACTATGACGCTCGATTATCTCCACAGGATTGGTATTATCACCGACCCAGAGCAGGACCAGACGACACCGGCGGTCAGAATTATCCGCCCGGAGGAAGTGCTGTCCGCTGAAGAGGTTCTCGATTTGGTGAAATCAGCAGCCAAAGTCTTTGATTTAGTTGTACTTGATTCTTTGGCGGCCTTGGACCTGAAGACGAACTTGGAGAAGAGTGCCGATGAGGCAAACAAGATGTGTGGTATCGCTGGCTTGATGTCCAGCTTCCTCAGGAAGAATGTAAAGAAGCGCGCCTGCGTCGTTTGGATAAATCAGACCCGGTCTTACATCGGCTACAATCCAACCGGCCAGCAGAAGTTTGTTACTATGGGCGGCCGAGCGTTGCCTTTCTTCGGTTCTATCCGCCTGGAATTATCTATCATTGAGAAGCTGAAGGACGCCAACGATAGGTGCTACGGCTTCAAAATCAAAGCCTTCACGGCCAAGAACAATCTAAGCCGGCAGTGGTTAGCTACTAATCTTACCTACATCTTTGATGAGGGCTTCAGCTCCATCTATGACTATTTTGACGCCGCCAAAGCCGCCAAAGTCATTACCAAGAGCGGCGCCTGGCTTCAATACGGCGATGTGAAAGCACAAGGGGACTATAATTTCTATCGTAAAATGAAAGATGACCCCAAGCTATTCAATGAGATAAAGCAGGCGGTGGATGGCACTGAGCCTGCGCTTGAGGAAGCAGCCAATGAGTCTGCTGCCTAAGGAATCGGCACCATGCGAAGTATGGGAACAATGTCGCAACTCAAAACGCTGGCGAACGCCGCCGCTGTGCTACCTGTGCCGGCTGTCGCCGGACAACCTGTTTGCCACAGCCGAGGTCCCACATCACTGGCGGCCCCTCGTGAAGGGAGCGAAGCACCCCCAATTGGAGCTAGAGAAACGCCTGCTCCATGCTGCCAGGCTGAAAGCGCGGGCGGACGAACGCCGGAACAAAGACCGCAAGCGGCAAGAAGTAGCCAGGATAGCACGGCGAACAGAGAAAAGAACCCAAGACGCTGTGATAAAAGCTACGAGCAACTCCGGGAGAACGGCAAGAAATGGAGACCACCTGTACCTGGACAAAATAACCCTGGATACAAAACATCAAGCCAGAAGCAATCCGGTGGTGTTCCTGAGCGAACTGGAGAAGGTACGTGCCGATGCGAAGAGAATAGGGTCCCAGGCTGGAGCCCTGGTAATCTCAAACGACATGAACCGGCGGGTGGTAGTGTTCGCTCTGGAAGATCTGCCAAACCTTCCCTTATAGGCCGGCTGCCAGAGGTTGAAGCTTCCGATTTATTTGAAGTCCTCGGACCCGAGGCCGATAATGTCGCCAGCAGTATACGAGAAGTTATGGAGATTGTCGCTGCTTACGGCAACGATAATCTATTTAGCGGTTCCCTCGTACCCGTGGTAATAGACGCTATTGACCGCGCTATTCTTTCCGAACTTCGCGTATGGAGGGATAGGGTTGTCTCTTTACAGCCCGCCGAGGTCGCCGCCGAAATAGACAAGAAAATCGACGCACTAAATGCGAAGTTAGAGGAGCGTAAACTACGCAGGGAGAAGGAATTACAAGCCCTGCGAGAGGAGAAAGCGGCGTGATGGAAGAGATAATCGTGAACGGAACGAAAGTAAAACATGTGCTGACTGGGGAACTAATACTGGTATTGAATTCCTATGATGCACATCCCCACCGAAGGTACATTTGTCGCCTGTCGGATTATAGCACGCGTGAATTCTACTCCATTGAACTGGAACCTTGCAGGTTCGTTTCCCTGCCTCCATCATTAATTTACACCTATGAAGGGACAAAGCCGAATGAAGAAACAAGCCCTGGAACTTGACAGCGATTGGATTTGCCATCTCTGCCAAGCCCGAAATCCGAAAGAAGTATCAGTGTGCGAGTGCGGTCATCGCCGGTGGTCGCATTTAGGAATAGGAATGCCGGACGAGAAAACGGAGGCGCAAAATGAAGAGTAAACAAACAAAGATAAAGAAAGCAGTAGAAAGAGCGAGCCTAAAGCTACGGAAAATAGGAATAAAAAGCAGCGTGCTGAAGAAGATTACCCGCGAGCTGAATGAAGACCTCATCCTGCCAATGTTGGTGAAACTAGTCCCCATAGATGTCTTTATGATTGATGAAGACGGCGATATTAACGTCTACATAGGCGCCAGGGATTGGCAGTTTGATAAGACGGGCAAACTTCTAGGAGCAGGAACCTGTCTGGGCCACTGGGGAAATTAGATCCTCTGTCCCTGGCTATACTCAGGGATGACTTCTACGAGGAGAGGAACAAACTCCATAAGGAGGCGGATGATAGGCTTCAAAGCTTTCCGAATCAAGAACAACAAGCTCTGCTTTCTATTCCACGGATATAATGGCAGCTTGGAAGTGCCAATAGGTAGATGGCTGACCACCAAGCAGCGGCGCGTAAGAGATGGAAGAGGACGTTATTACCGCTCCGGCTTCCATTTCATGCACGATATGGACGCTGCATTGAACTTCAATCAGCTGACCAAAGGCAAGTATGAATGGCGCGCGATAGAAGCGAAGAATATAAGGCCAAAGCCAGGAAGTAGAACGGGGATATGGCTGGCGCAGAAGATAAGAGTAAGAAGGGGCGCGTAGGATGCGCGATGTAAACAAAGCATTCATAAGGAATATGTTCATCAATCTGGTAGATGCTGATTATCTATCTCTTGGCCAAAAGTTGCTGAAAGCCGGCGGGAAGAAAATAGCTCCCATGCCGGAGCCTCACCTAAATGCATTGCTGCAAAGAGGCAAAGTAATGAACAACGACCTCCGCTTTCACAAGATGGACAACAGCGCCTGCCATAGCAACGTTGCTCTCTTATGGAACAGAAAAGGCTATGCCATCTGCACGGGCTGGGCGCTAAGCGATGATAACATCTGGCGACAGCATTCCTGGTGCCTGGACAGGCGGGCCACAATAGTAGAAACCACGGAATCGAGAGAGATTTACTTTGGAATAAAGCTGGAAGAGAGCGAGGCATTGCTAATGTGGTTGAATGATGGTAGGGAAAGAGCCGCAGTTGGGATAAGGGAAACGATGCGCTGTATGGAGGAATATGATAGGAAAACTAATCCCCGGTGAGAGGGCCGTGCTATTCCAATATGTCTTGGAGAAAGGGCTGCCAGATTGGGCCACAAAGAATGAGACCAAAGTCCTTGCTATGATTTGTCAGAAGAGCGAGAGCTGGGCGGAGCATGCTTATGCCGAAGCAGCGAGATATGGCTGGGTCGGCAAGAGAGACTGATGCGAAACCTGGACTTATGGTATAATTAAGTCGTAGTCAAATTCAAACCAATACTCTGGCCAATCCGTGGGCTTGCCGGAACGCCGAGAGGGCTAAGGAGAATAAGATGGTAGATCCCAATTACAAACCCAACCGCAAGACAATCTACAGACGGAAGAATGAACGGGCAGTTGAAGAGTGGCTGCTTACCTGGCTCAAGGAGCATGGTTTCGATTCCGAGAAGATAGGGGCAGGAGTGCAGGGAACAGACGATCCGATTCTGCGTGATGCTATCAAATCGAAGACAGGTAAAGGGGGCATAGGCAGGCCTGAGCTTGTGTATCCCTTCAATGGTGGCGATGTACTCCTTGTTGAGTGTAAGGCAGATAAAGAACACCACACGAGCAAGGAGACCCTAACTGAGAACGATAACCTGAAGAAGACAGCTTATGCTGAGGATGGGGTTATCAGCTACATGAAAGGCGCCAGGCAGAAGAGGAATACGTTAGGCCTCGCCGTTTCCGGGCCAAAGGACAATCATAGGATAAGCTGGTTCAGAGCCCGGCGCAATGGGAAGGTAGAACGGCTCAAGGTAGACAAGCTGTTGTCGATAGCAGATTGCGAGCAGTTGCTACAGGAAGTAAAAGCTTCAAGACTGCCAACTAAAGAGGAGATACAGAAGCTAGCTAAGAAGCTCCACAACTTCCTGCGTGATAAGATGAGCTTGAAAGAGACGCTCAAGCCTGAGCTGGTAGCCGCTATCCTGCTTGCCCTCAAGGATAAGGCGTTCGCCAAAGGTTATACTGTAGCCAGCAAGAAAGAATTGGTCAGGAATTGCAAGCAGGCTATTGAGAACATCTTGGACAAGGCTGGTATCCCAGATGAAAAGCAGCGTAAGATGCTGGGACAAATAGAAACAGTCCTAGATGAGACAGCAGTTAGCAACAATCTGCTGGAAGCCATACAGATGATTGACGACATCATGTCGCTTGCTTTGACGTCCGACGCTGGTGTGGATGTACTCGGTGATCTTTATAGCGAATTCATTCGGTACTCAGGCGGTGACGGTTCAGGGCTTGGCATAGTATTGACACCACAGCACATAACTGAGTTATTCTGCGATCTTGCCAATCTCAATCCCAACTCATCGGTAGTCTACGATCCGTGCTGCGGATCAGCCGGCTTCCTCCTGGCTGCCATGGCTTACATGCTGGGCAAGACCGACGATCCAAAGATAAAGGAACGGATCAAGAAGCAAGGCCTCGCCGGTGTGGAGCTTGAGACGCTGATGTACGTATTAGCAGCTGCCAACATGATCTTCCGCGGCGACGGGAAGAGTAATCTGTTCAATGAAGACACGCTTGATCTGCCAGAGGACATAAAGAAAAGGCTAAGAGCGATGAAGATAAACGTGATCTTATTGAACCCGCCGTACTCACAGAAGGAAAAAGACAAGACAGAGCTTGACTTCGTGCTGAAAGCTGCCGAGCTAGCCGAACCAGGCGCGACGCTAATAGCGATCGTTCCAATGTCTTGCATGATCCAGAAATCAGCCAAGAAGAAAGAACTGATGGAGAAGCACACATTGGAAGCTGTCATGTCCATGCCGAATCAGCTATTCCCAAGCATCGGCGCTGTCACTTGTGTATTTGTTATAAAGTGCCATCAGCCACACCAGGAAGACCGCGAGACGTGGTTTGGTCTATGGAAGGACGACAACTTCAGGTTGCTCAAGGGGAAGCGCGTAGAGAAACACGACGACGCCTGGGAACAAAGAAAGAAAGAATGGATCTCGGCTTATAGGAAGCGAGATACAGTACCGGGACAATCAGTGAAGAAAGTAGTAAAAGCCGATGATGAGTGGTGCGCTGAGGCTTACTTGGAGACGGACTACTCCAAATTAGGAGAGAGTTTGTTCGGCCAGGCAATCAAAGATCTGGAGCTTTACCTGCTATCGTTGAAACAGGTGGTTATCAAGTCCAAGCTTCCGTCGAAGGATACCTGGAAACCATTCAAACTACGAGACTTATTCGACATGGAATGGCCTGTCGGTATTTCCCAATACGAAGCCGAGAAACTGGAAGGGGAGAAGAAGTATCCGTTGCTGGCAGCTACTACGAAAGACAATGGGTCTGTAGGTCTATTCCCAGAGATTGAAGGACAGACTAAGTATAATGGTGGAAAGATCACCGTACTGGCAAATGGTCAGCCTGGTGTGGCTTTCTATCAGCCTGATGATTTCTATGTTGCCAACGATACGTGTGTCCTGACTGTCAAGAAAGGGTTAGAAGACAAGATCACGCCTGCCTGTAAGCTCTTTATAGCCACGCTGATAACCAATGAATCCTACCGGTTCAACTATGGTAGGAAGTTCCGCGATGAGCGGGCGAACCTCACAATCAAACTCCCAGCCAAGAAAGATGGAACGCCAGATTGGGAAGACATAGATAAGTTCATGAAAGGACTGGAGTTTTCCAGGATACTAGATAAATTGGATACGAAGCTGGATTGAAAGGAGGACAAAATGAACTCGAAAGAGAGACCGTTATACAGAGCCCTAGAAAAGATGATACTTCTGACAAATGCTGAACTCAAGAAAGGTCTTGAGACGGATGAATCTTTATTGGATAGGCTGGCCAGAATTCTTGTAATCAAAATCAATGCTGGCGATCTACCATCACTGCTTTTTCTTATCAAATATATTGATGAGCCCGATGGAAGTATAGAGTAATCATGCGCAACATCGACCAACTGAACGGCATCAAATCCCAACTCAGGCAGCATCTCGGGGCATATCTCCAAGCCCACGGCAAGCACGATGTCTCCCCAGGCGGACGCTTCCGCTGTATCAATAAGGGGCACACAGACAATCACCCTTCCTGTGGTATTATCAAGGGCGCTCCGGAACTGTTTCACTGTTTTGGCTGCGGGGCGAGCGGCGATATTTTCACCGCCGCCAGCCTGCTGGAAGAGAAGCCACTGCGCGGCAGAGAATTCATTACCGATAATCTAATCCCGCTCGCCGATATGTTCGGCATCGTGGTGCCCGAGTCCATGACGAAGATGTCTGACGCCGAGCTTCACGAGATGAATGTTTTCCACGCTTATCGGGCGGCTGCGCAAGTCATTTCCGAGATGGCGCGCCCGCCACTGGTGGATGAAACAATCAATGCCAAGTATAGCTGGGAGGAAGATACACCCCGAATCTGTGGCGTAGGCTGGGTGTCCAGCTACGATGAGTATGTGCGCCAGATGGTCAGCCAACACAAAGTAGATAAGGCCTTTATGGCGCAGGTTGACCTGGACAATCAGGCTATCTTCAATCCCAACTCTCTTATCTTTACTATCAAGGACGAGCATGGCAATCCTGTTGGCTTTGCCGCCCGCGACCTGAAATACGAAGAGAAAAAGGAAGTCTACAACGAGCAGTATGAGAAGATGGTGAAAGAAGAAGGAGAAGACAGTCCCAAGCTTGCCGCTCTCTTCTGCCCGCGGAAGTTCATCAACTCCGCCGCTCAAATACAGACGAATGAAGGCACACTGGTAGAGAAGAATGACATCTACCAAAAGCGCAAGCGATTGTACGGCTTTGATGTAGCCCGGCGCTGGGCGCCTCCGCTATGGATATTTGAAGGCTATGCCGACAGGGTGACCGCCTACGATAGGGGAATGAAGAACGCAGTAGCTGTAGGCAGTATTAGTTTCACCCCAGAACACCTCCAACTGCTGCTGGAAACAGGGCAGAACTTCGTTATCTTCGTCCTGGATGCCGATGAAGCCGGCGCCGCAGGCACAGACCGCTTCGTCAAGTTATTGAGCCAGCACTTTGGTGGGCATCCTGGGCTGCGCGCCGAGATACTGGTGATGCCGAAGGGCACTGATGACCCAGACGCTTACATCCGCGAGCACGGGCTGGACGCCTTCAAAGTCCTGGAACGGACGGATGTCTTTACCTGGCAAGTTGCCCAATGCATAGCCCGGGGAGATGACCCGTATAAGGTATGCGAAGATAGCATTGACCTTATCGTCAATGAAATCAACAACATAACTCGCCTACGGATGGCGAGAAATCTTGCTAAGCGGACGGGTATAAGCGAAGATGCCGTATGGCGAGAGGTAACCTGTAAGATTGACGCAGATAGGGCGAAGCTGGAAGAGGCGCGTGTAGCGCTGGCAAATGGAGTAGCCAAGCGCCTGATACAGAACCCGTCTGCCGCAGTTGCCATTGTAAATGAAGCACAAATGAAACTGGAGAAGCTGGATGCCGGAGCCCTTGGTTATAAACCAGATGGCTTGGTAGACCATCTTGAGGAGCTATTTACCCGCTTCACAGAGAATGTCCACGAGAAGGAACTAATCACAGGATGGCCTACCTTTGATGAGCGGCTGGGTGGTTTGCCATTCGGCGACTGCCTGATTACCCTGCCCGGGAAGCAGAACCAAGGCAAGACTAGCTTCATTGCCTGCCTGGCTCACCAGTTGATTGATAACAATGCCAACGCAGTTGTAATGTCCCACTCCTTGGACGATTCCTTGGATTGGTTTGTGCCAAGGATTCTCGGCTCCAAGTATAACCTGCCGAGCAAATGGTTCCGCAAGGCTGGCTATTATCTTTCCACCGAGGATAGTTTCCGCCCCTATTGGGAGAGCGGCACAAAATGGCTGCGAGAAGTGGTAAAGGACGAACGCTTGATACTCGCTGATGCGGTTTCTTTGCCTGGGACGGTCCCAGCATTTGAGGGCTGGGTGCGTTCTATACGCAGCAGATACCCAAGCAAGTATTTGGTGGCGTGTGGCGACAACTTCCATCTCTTTGATTTGCCCGGGATGGAGGAAGGCGAAAGGAAAGTCCGTATCAAGTCCCAGTTATTGAAGAACATAGCTAACCGCTATCACGCGACTATTGTTATGACGGTTGAGCTACCAAAGGATGCATTGAGGCCTGGCCATCGGCCGAGGGCCGCAGACATAAAAGGCTCCTCAGGACCTGCCTTTGACGCCAATATCTGTATCGGTATCTATAATGATTTGAAGGACTTCCCAAATGATCCCAAGTTGTTCTGGGTGGATGATGCCGCACCGGAAGACTCGCACGCCAATTTAGACGGGACGGTAATAATGGGTAAGAGGAAGCCTATTATAGAGCTGGTATTTGACAAAGTAAAGGTTGACAGCGGCTTCGCTGGTAGTTTATACTATGAGTTGAACCCGGAAACCGCCCGCTACAAAGAATGTACAAATGATGAAATGGCTAAATACTGGGCTACTTCCACAAGTGAAGACGTGCGAATCAAACAGAGTTACTGATGAAAATCACCGAAGCTTATCTTGATGAATTCGTAAAGTGCCCGCTACGAGCCCTGTCGAATTATGAAGTCCCGCCAGACCAGACCAACCAAGCAGCTATGGAAACTGTTAGATGGTTTATGGTTCAATGTTTCAACGGCAGCACGCCGAACCGGCATAGCATTCAGGAGGCGTTTGAAAGGGAATGGGCGGAGATAGATGATAGGATACCTATACCTGTTCCCTTCGTTAGAAGGTTCTGTGTGCAGTTGGACGAGTTGCGCTCCAAGTACAAGGTCATACAGCCGATGAGTCGCTACTCTAACTTCCTTGATGGTATTGAGATTACCGGCGAGTTCGGAGTACTGCAAGCGAGAAAGCCGCGCGCCAGGAATAAGGAGCCTATCACTTATGTCGTCAAGTTTACAACATGCTATACCGGCTTTCCCAGCCCCGGCGACTTATCAAGCTGGCTGCATTATAACACCCACATAAGGAAAAACGCAGGATTGTTATTCATTACTATACCAGAGTTGACAGCCTGTCCATTTTATGGTATCCTTGAAGGTGTGGCTAGGGACTACATCCACAAGGCCGTAGATGTGGCACTTGCCGGCCACCTGTACCCCTCGCCTGGCCTGCATTGCAAGACCTGTCCCACGCTTGCGTGTTTAGCTGTGTTTCAGGAGGTGCCGAAACATGCCCGTAGAGCCTGACATTATGACCATCCTTTCTCGTAAGGATAATACACCAAGATACATAGTAATCGGTGATCAAACCATCGACCTGTTGGAACACAAGCACGAAACAAACGAGGACAAAGAAGCCTGTCCTATCTGTAAGAGAGTAAAGGAAATAAATGAAAGATTAGATAAATTGGAGGATACATGTCAGCCACCCCATCAATCATAGACCGTATGGCGCAGATGAATAAGCCTGTAGTCTGCCCGCGTTGCGGTTCGCAGCACTTCACCAGGCTTACATTCAATACATTCAGAGCCGGCGGCTATGGAAGCTCTGACATCCAGGAAGAGGGTGCTATACCGACCGAGTTGCTGGTATGCTTGTGCGGCCAGGCCGTAAGACCGAGCTTCACGGGAATGACCCGTGGCACAGCCCAGAAAGCAAAAGAAGGTCTGACTGCTTCCCTGAATGCCGCTAATACTGTGAATACCGAAGCCCATTCTAAAGTGGACCTAAAGCCGCTATTGGATCAAGTAGTTGTTCCTTCCCAACTGGCCGAGCTGGCGGCTAAAGTTGCCGAGCTTGAGGCCAAACTGGCCAAGCTACAAACTTCCACAGAATAGCATCGGAGAGCATTATGGCTACCATTAGAGATACTGGTGTCTTCGGCCGAAGGCCTGTCAACGAGGAGTTCTTGCAGGGTTTGATGCTGATAGACCAGCGTATCTATCCTTTGCAAGGAGCTGTCTATCCGCGCCAAGGGCTGCGGGACCCGCGCCTGAAAACTATTATCAGCAATGACCCAAGCTTGAATGTCAAAGATAGCGATACTGTGTGCTTTTACGAGCACATCGCGACTATCAAGCACGCGCCAACCAAGACCTACTTTGTAGCATTTAGGGAAACTATGGACGCCCTACTGGCCCAGCAGAGCGACCCAGACCTATTCCCTGAATGGTTGATGAAGCATCCTGCCAAGAAGACTGAACTATCCGTTTTCATCTACAGAGTAAAGTGCCATCCTACCTCAATCCCCAATCTGAAATCTCACGAAGATTGGCTGGACTACGTGTCTGACCCTTTGATTCAGGATACTTTAGCGTTCTTCTTGCTGAACAATGAAGTAATAAATCAGGAAATGTATGGGGCCCTTCGGGAGTAGATAATGCGGTTCGCAATCGGGATAGTACTGTCATTGCTGATCGGCGCAGGTTGTCGATGGACCGGGGTAGCGTTGCCCGGCCCGGACAAGATGAAGGGCGTTATTTTAGTGGTCGCGTTAACAGTAGGTTATGTGATCATGGGGAAACTATTGGGGAAGTAGTATGCCACTAAAAAGGAAAAACAAGAATGCTTAGGCAAATCACACTGGAACAGAGGGCCCGCCCCAATGTCTGGGCGGTGAAGGAAGCAAGCACTAATAGGCCATTAGGCAACTTTATATTCCTGGACAAGGAATTGATGTTTTTCCCCAAGGATGGGCAGCAGTTGAACGCCTCTACCTTGGCCGAGTTGTCTGATTTCTGTAAGAAACAGACCGAATGGATTCTCAGTGGAAAGCCAGGTATCTATCTTGGCATCCCACTGAAAATACATAAGCGAGGAGGAAAATGATAGCAGTTTATTTAGCGGCCCATTATAGCCGAAAGTTTGAGATAGCTAGGTATGCCAAGCAATTGGAGAAAATGGGTATCAAGGTAGTTTCCAGCTGGTATCGTGAGAAAGCCGGCCCGGACAATCCATTCCAGACATCCTCAGAACGGAATCGACAGAGGGTTGCCAAGAGAGACAAAGAAGAAGTTAATCTGTGTACGCACTTGGTGCTATTCACCGTGTCTCCTGACATTGCTTTCACGCGCGGCGGCCACTGCTGGGAAGATGGTTATGCCGAAGGCATTGGCAAGATACGCGCCATTGTGGGCCCCAAGCAGCTATTGTTCCATTGGCTTCCCAAGCAGAACCGATTTGATTGTTGGGAAGATTGCCGAGATTGGTTATTGAAGGAGTTCTATGAATCAGGGAACTGACATCATCAGGAAAGTAAAGGGCGGCTATGTACTGTTTAGTAGCTCAGGCAAGCGTTTATCCAAGCCCGGCTCCAAAGCCGCGGCACATAAAAGGGAGGCAGAAGTAGAATGGTTCAAAAACCATCCAAAGTTAGCACGAAAGAAGCGGTAAAGCCGCTACGCGACAGCAACGGACGGTTCACGTCCAACATAAAGGACATCTACACTATGGATTTTGACCAAGCGATGTCCGCCGTCCACAGTTGGATAGGCTGGAAGAATTATAAGCCAATCCATCCGCCGATTGTGGAACACGCAGACCAATACAATCGCATATTGGCTATCAATGATTTGCATGTGCCCTACCATGATGAAGATAGGTTCCGGTATACGATAGAAACAAACAGGGGCAAAGTCGATACTTGTGTCGTCGTTGGCGATGTATCAGATCTGTATGCCTTTTCGCGCTATCCGCACCGCGCACAGAAATTCACAGCGGTGGAGGAAATGATCGGGACAGCAACCGTCATCACGGCGATTGCCGAAGCCTTCCCCGAAGTTATCATTATGCCCGGCAATCACGACGACCGGCTAAAGAAGCACCTGATGGGACGGGGTATCCAAGGCTATGAACTGGAAGCCTTGCTTTATCTGAATGAGAATGCTCTAAATCCTTTGGCTGCTATTGTGGATAAGCTGAAAATGCCACATGTAAAGGTGGCCAAGCCTATTTCCGATGGCTACGCCGAATGGAATTGGATTTGGCAGCGCGGGGACTTGGTTCTCGGACACCCGGAGAAGTTCTCCAAGATACCAAATAAGGTAGCCACAGAATTTGTGTCTTATCTTATGCGGTATCGCGCTCCTTTGGGCTTGCAGGAATTCCGTGTGGTGGGCGCCGGCCATACGCACCAAGCCGGTAAAGTATGGTGCGATTATGGCGTGGTAGCCTTTGAAATGGGCTGCCTGGCCATGACCCCTGAATACGCCAGCGACCCAAGAATGCCTGGCGCCCGGCCGGCTGTGAAGGGTTATACGCTCTTCTTTCAAGATAGGGAGACGGGCAGGACGAATGTTAACCTATCTAATTTCTATGAGTTAAGCTAATGGTTGAAGCAGAAAAGACCGCTATGTGACTGATAAATATGGCATTATCATTCAAGCACGGAGAATGTGCCAGCGCCTTTAATATCAAAGAAATCTATTAGGATCTCTTATGCCCGACAAACTTAGGATAATGATTGACAAGCGAGTGCTAAAGGGGTTCATAAGGCGGGCCCTCAAAGCCTATCCTAAGGAGTATGCCGAAGCCGTCTGGGGTAATATAGAGGATTCCACAATCAACATCAAGGTGCTACAGGACTTGGAGCACGAAGCAACACGCGACTCAATTACTTATGACGCCGCGGTCATGAACAGGTCAAAACAGGAAGCCAGTGATTTTGGTATGGCTTTCCTTGGCGACATACATACGCATCCTGATACCTATGATGCGTCGCCGAGCGAAGATGACTGGGATGACAGCGCTAGCAATAAACAGATCATCCTAGGTATCTGCAGTATTTGGAAGCTCAAATCCGGCCGCCGAAGGACCAGGACAAGGTTTTGGCCCAGGCCGCCGGAACATGAGATGGAAATCACATTCAAGGAGCTAAAGAATGAGGGTGAGCATCGCGGGACACCGCCCGGGGAAGCACTCCCCAGTGGGGGGCTATAATAATAAAACAAATAGGTGCAAGCCTATAAAACAGGCACTCAAAGAATTGTTTCAGGAACTGTTCAAAGACCCTGAACATGATTTCTTATTCACCGGCATGGCGTTAGGAGTAGATCAGTGGGCTGCAGAGGTCGCGCTGGAAATGGGCGTCAAAGTAATCGCTGTCATTCCCTGTAAAGACCAAGAGTGTGTCTGGCCACAATCTGCCCAGCTGCAGTATACGAATATCCTAAGTAAATGCTATAAAACAATTCTGGTTGACCCCCGCCCCTATGCCAAGGAACTGAACCAAATGCAGAAGCGCAATCTTGTCCTAATTGACGCCTGCGATGTCCTAGTGGCTGTATGGAGCGGCTCAAGGTATAGCTATAATAATGTGGGTCAATCCACTGGAAGCGGTACTTATAACTGCGTGGAAGCCGCGACGGAGAAGGGTAAGCCTATCTATCAGATATTCCCCGGAGACCTTCGCCGAATAAAGCTATCAGGGTGGGATAATGTCTAAACCATTGTGGTTCGCGGGCGACTGCGACCGTATTCTGGCCGAGCTCAAGAAATGGTATGCCCAGTATTATCATCCGACACATCCAGTAGTACGAGAGGAGATTTCTGTTATTGATTTCAGCGCCGCCTTTGACCCAGAAGCTGGGATCATCGAGAGTGGTAAACGCCGTATACCCACCGTAGTGCGTGTCCATATTAGATTGAAAGATAAGGACTTGAACTATATGTTGAACATTATCTCCGAGTTGCGGCCGGCTGGAGATACGAAATATAAACGGCTTGCTGAAATGTTGGAAAAGACACGGCCTATAATGAAGAACTCACCCATGCTCGGCGGCGGTTGGTATTGGACGCCCATGGATTTTCGCCGTAGTGATGTGAAAGACCTCATTGATATCATGGAGGAGGCGCGGACAGGAAAGAAGCCGCTAACGATAGAGGAAACTATCGCCAAACAACCCAAAGGTAAAGGATTATGGCAATCATGAAACAACCTAATCGTGTTTTAGGCTTGGATTTAAGTTTGACAGGAACCGGCTGGTGTGCTACCAGCAATCTAGTCACAAGGGTGGGGATCATTGAGCCAGGTAAGCTGGAAGGCCTTGAACGCATGGATCACATCCTAAAAGAGATTTCTAAACTACTGGATCTGACGCAGGTCCCTTTTTTCCATGTTAGTCATTCGGAAGAAGATGCCAGTCTGCCGCAGACCAGCGAACTCAATATCAACGAGACGCTGGTAATCATAGAAGACTTCTCTTTCTCCAGCAAAGGCAGTTCATTATTCCAAATAGCTGGTTTAGGTTATTTGGTCCGGCATTGGCTGTGGGAGCATGGTATAAAATTCCTTTTGGTGCCGCCAACAATGGTGAAGAAGTTCTGCACTGGGACAGGCACCGCCCAGAAATCATTGATCTTGAAAGAAGTCTATAAGCGATGGAATGTTGACTTAACGGATGACAATGAGGCAGACGCGTATGTATTGAGCCGTATCGGCAGAGCTTATCTTGGCTGGGATAAGGATTTGACAGCATTCCAACGGGATGTGATTGATAAAATGAATAAATAAGGACTTTATGCGCAGGCGAACCCTTAGCAGTTGGCATTATGCCGCCAAATGGGAGATACTCAAGTTTGATCAGTTCAATGATGTGAAACACATCAATCAGCTTGGCTTAGAGTATGCCCTAATGGAGGACGGCCCTGCGCGTGAAGAGCGGCTATTCGAGTTGATTCGTTGTTTTCATTCTTATTTGATGAAGTACTTAGACATGATTACGCGCGGGCATCTGGCCTCTACCCCTTATGGTTGGAACCGTGATACCATAGCGTTTCTCAAGTTCTTTATCAACAGCAAGGACAAAGTCAATAGGGCCTCCTTGTTTATGGCAGCCAAGTTCCTGCATCTGGCCTTTAAGGAGCAGGATACCGATGATATTTATGAAATACTTGTTACCTGTCTTTTGAGGGCCATTAGGAAGTACGACCCGCATTACTCAAATAAATTAGGGAGGGTAATTAATCTAATCAATGGGCTCAAAAATGAAGAACTGGTCATTCCAAGAGAAATCAGTGCTAAACTTGGGTTCGATTGTACTAAGTATATTCGCCTGCTTAGCCGCGATGGTCTGCTGGCCGCAAAAAGAGAGCGGAAAACGGTAGTCAGTTATCAAAAGGTGGAACATAGATGGCCGCCCCGCCCAAAGAAGTATGGAAAAGGGCCCATAGGCTTTGTCTATGTCGTACAGAGATGGTTCAGGTACTTTCTAAAGGATTTTATAGAGCGGTCTTTGTTTGACATAGAAGCAAAAGGAACCGATGTAGGCTATGGATTGATGCAATTGGATCACCGACCAGGGAACATAGACAATGAAGACTTACCAAACGAACGCCTAATCCCAGATGCCGGCGGCGAATTACAAGATACACGAGGTCAGGCTTGGGCAGCTGACCTCAGCCTTATAAATAAATCCTTTGATTTGAATGAGATGGATATAAATTGGGTGCATCATACAGCGGATCCTATATTCCGTTCGATGTCCCCTTCTGAGCGCTACATCTTATATGCGCGCTTTATGATAGAGCAGCCATTTAGAGACATCGCCCGCGCCTTGAAAATAGAAGTGCGCGAGTGCCAAAGACTTTACGATGAAATCATGGCTGCTTTACGCAATAAGGCAGCCGTGGAACAAGGAAGACAAAGCAACCATACTAACCAGGAAGGATGCATGCCTTCCTTATCCACGCCACCATCGTAATAATCATTTTGCTACTTGCCATAGAGTTCGGTTATATGGTAGGATTAAAGTCGCGGAGTTAGGTAAGAACAGGCCCTCCTTTCCGGCTATACTAACCAGGAGAGGATACCTGAAACCCATGAAATAGAGAGGTTTATCATGTTTTGGATTACCACTTTGGCAGTGTTGTTAGCATTGGCAGTGATTGTTGCCTGTGTGAAGCATGTATCTTTGAAACAACTGGAAGAGGATTTTGAAGCAAGAGTAAAGGCCGAGGTAACGAAAATCAGGGCCGAGGAAGCGGCATTGCGCGGCAAGTTGGTGGCCGATTACGAGAAGACGATTGCAAAGCTGAAGTCCGATTACGAAAAGGTCATCGCCGACTTAAAGAAAGTCATTGCCGATTTAGAGGCAAAGATAAAGTCTTTGGAAACAAAGAAGTAAGCTCTCGGCCTGCGTCCTACTCTAGGAGTGTCGCATGGGATTGGTTTTGCCCCCTCGGTCATTGTTCAATATCAGTCACATGGACATCTGGAATCAGGACCACGAAAAGGTTCGTCAGCTAATAGTGCAGAATAACCTGATACAGAAGCTAGATGGGCAATCTTTATATGTCTGTTCTGGTATTATGTATCTGCTTTTTCCCGATGAGCCGGCTTTTCATTGGCGGACCGAGGAGAAGAGAGCTCCTTGGTCAGGCGTTTTGGATTGCGTGCTGCGATTTATGCTGACTATGGGTGACCTGAAAGGCCCCATAGAAGGATTGAGAGTGTAACCAAGGCCCTGCTTTGGCATCTAATAGGACGGAGGAGGCAAATATGAAAACAATTGTCATGCTTTTATTGGCTTTGTTTCTCTGCACTGCCCCTACGTTTAGCCAGCGGGGCGGAAGAGAAAGCGGAGCCAGACCAGCTGTTCATAGTTCAGGAGCAGTGAGAACCTCTGGGGTAACAAGGGTTCCACATCCTACATACAGACGCAGCTTCACGCCTGCCTGGCGCGCAAGCTATTTAGGCAAAGGCCATACATTCCGGCCCAGCCGCGTCATAGCTGTTGGTCGCAGCTATCGTTTCTTCTATGGTGGCCGTTGGTTCTTTGTTGGCCCTCCATGGCCGTTATGGTGGTTCCCCATAGGCTGGTGGAGCCAATTTGATTTCTATTGGATTGACTGCCCAGACGATGGTTCACCTTGCTTCATGTATAATACACTCTATCCTGGATTCGGCTTTGCCGTCAGGATGGTGTGGTAATCGTGGGTCCTTAGTTCATTCAGGAGAACGCCTGGCTTGCACCCAGGAGGCGGATGGGGCAGAGCCATCAGGATCCACCAAGTTTAGGAATTAGATCAGAATTCTTCAATCAGGAGGAAGTATGTTCAACTTTACACTTGTTTCTAATAATGCCTCTGTTACAGCCGGCGGCGCGTTTATCTTGACCGCAGGCGTTACTTTGGATTATTGGCCCGTAAGCTCGTTGGTTGTAAGCCTGACCAGTTCGGACCCGACCAATGTCCCAGTGCCTGCTTCGCTAACCCTTAGCGGTACAGCAGGCCAAGCTGGCGCTGCTTATGCTTCAACTACAGTGACAGTCAATGCTCTGGCACCGACCGAAAACGTCATCGTCACTGCTACAATGCCGGCCCAAGATGTGCTCGTATCTTCAGGTCCGCATGAGTTGGAGCCATTGACAGTAATAGAAGGCCCACTGTCGTCTAAGGTTGTTGACGCAGTTTGCGAGCTGTCAGTGACTGCATAATAGAGAGGACTAAAATGCCGAATCCATACAAGAATCCCCAGCCATCTGGCAAGGGCGAGGGCTCTGGGCACATCGGTACGTTCATGAAAGGCCCTAATCCTGGCAAGGTAAGGAAAGAAGGTCCTGGTTTGAGACATTCTTATCCGTCTGGAGATCCTCATGCAATGCCACAAAGAACTGGGAAAAAGATAAACTAGTGATAGAACCCATCAAGACGAAGATTTGTCCTAAATGTGGCGGTCCTGGTCCGTTTTATAAGGACAAAAGGAAACCAGATGGGCTGAAATGCTGGTGTAAGAAATGCAGCAACGAACAAAAGAAGTCATGGGAGAAGAAAAATCCAGACAAAGCAAAAGCGTATGATAGGATACATGCGCAAAGAAAGAAAGGAAAGCCAGGCTATGCTTCCATACAACGAAGATATATGTTAAAGAAGAAATATGGTATATCTGAGGAAATGTGGGAGGCCTTGTTTGAAAGACAAGGCAGACGCTGTGCCAATCCAGGCTGTCTAACTACAGATCCAGGGCCAAAAGGCTGGCAAACAGATCATGATCATGCAACAGGCAGAATACGTGGTATTCTTTGCTTTAGTTGCAACTGCGGAGAAGGTCTATTCAGCAGTAGCATACGAAAATTATCAGGTATGATTGAATACCTAAAACAATACGAAAATAAAGGAGACGAACATGTCTAATCCTTATAAGAATCCAAGCCCGGGTAAAAGTGATGGTCCAGGGAAAGTCGGTAGTTTCATGAACCCAACTGCTACAGGGCCAGGAAGAAGACACCATGGCACGGATCCGCATGCTCTGCCACCTCCGGTTAATCAGGCTCCCGCCAAGGCATTCAAGCCTCGCGGCGCCTTCACGAAGTCCGGCAAGGGCAAATAAACGCAACAAGGAGAACCTAAATGGATATGTTCAATCCATCCGAGTTCGATAAGAAAAAGCCCGTGAAGAAAACCACAGGCTCTGGCAAGGTGGGCAAGTTCAAGGCCGGCGGCAAAGGCGAGAAGAAGCCTGCGTTCAAAGGCGCTGCTCCGCCTTTCCAGAAGAAATCCAAGTAAGGAGGCCTCCAATGGCCAATCCCTATAAAAATCCCAGCCCAGGTAAGTCCGACGGGCCTGGCAAGGTAGGTGTGTTCAAGGGCGGGGGCAAAAAGCCCTACTGTACCACACAGCCACCTTATCAAAAGAAAGGTAAATAACATGGGCGCAAGAGCATCCGGGGCAGCCAAAGGCCCTAATCCTGTAAAGAATCCATCCCCAGGCAAGAGTGATGGCCCAGGTAAGATTGGTGTATTCAAAGCCGGCGGCAAGAAGCCGTATAGAACCACCCAGTCTCCGTTTCAAGGTAAATAAGTTTTAGCGGGGTAGAGAAGTCTGGTATCTCGCTTGGCTCATAATCAAGAAATCACTGGTTCAAATCCAGTCCCCGCCACCAATTCTTTGAAGGAGTTCGTATGCCTAATCGTAAGCTCGGTAAGAAACCCGCGAAGATAGACCCTCGCACTCTGCAATTGAGCAAGTATATCACCAAACTGATAAAGCCTGCCAAAGCACAGGTGACCTTGCCAGCGTCTTCAATAGATTGGCTAACCAAAGTAAGCAGCTGGCCCATGTACGGCAACGATACGCTGGGTGATTGTACTTTGGCGGCTATTGGCCACATGATTCAGCTTTGGACAACGGCCTGTGGCAGTCCTGTGACCCCGACCGAAGATCAGATAGTCAGTATTTACAAGGAATTGAGCCCAAATGACGATGGCTTGGTCATTTTAGACCTGCTGAACTGGTGGAGAAATAATCCTATCGCCGGCATAAAACTAGAAGCTTATGCCGCGGTCAATCTAAAGAGTGAAAAGGAAGTAGAAATCGCCACTGATTTGTTCGGTGGAATTTATTGTGGCGTCAATCTTCCAATAACCGCGCAGAATCAGACAGATGCCACGCCTCCTCTCTGGTGGGACGCTGATACGCCGGTTGGAAGCGATCCAAACGCAGCTCCTGGCAGTTGGGGCGGACATTGCATACCAATCGGACAATATACCATCCGCGCGTTACTAAAGAACAATGGTGTCGGCGTACAAGGTCTTACCTGCGTTACTTGGGGCGAGACGCTTGGGTTGACTTGGCCATTCCTCCATCATTATTTTGACGAAGCTTATGTTCTGATTACTCCCGATTGGTTCACCAAGAGCGGAGTAACTCCTACAGGACTGGACCTGGCGCAATTGGAAGCAGATGTCAGTTTAGTTACAGCATAGAAGATTATTAGGATTTAAACATGAATGCCCATCCCCTGAAACACTTTCCAGAGGGTTCCGGGGCATATATTGAGCATCCTGCACATGCCAAACCCGGTATACACCCTTTCCCAGACAAACTTTATGTTGTCACCATGGTGAGCAATCCTCTCCGTTGGCGTTCTCGTTATCAGAACTATCATAATTTTGAACGCCAAATCGAGGCAGGCGGTGCCGTTTTATATACCGCCGAGGTAGCTTTTGGTGGCCGCCAGTTTGAAGTAACGCAGCCTGACAATCCGCACCATTTGCAGCTGCGCTCCCATGATGAGCTCTGGTATAAAGAAAACGCCCAGAATCTAATGGTTCAGCGATTGCCGGCGGAGGCTCAATACATAGCCTTTATTGACGCCGACGCTATGTTCGCGCGCCAGGACTGGGCACAAGAAACACTACATCTGCTGCAACATTATGATGTCATACAGATGTTCAGCACAGTACAAGACTTGAATGCCAACTATGAGCCCATGGGCGTGAGACAAAGGGATAAGAACCTGTTCGCGCGTGATACGCTGATGTTTCCAGGCTTTATAGCCGAATGGTTTGCAAAGCAGAATGAGCCTCATAGGCCTGGCGGGCATGACCCCATCCCATTCAAGGCTGCCTATGGCCCTGGTGGTTATGCAAAAGGCTTCTGGGGGCAGCCTGGGTTGGCTTGGGCTTGGCGTAGGAGTTCCTTAGCCAAAGTTGGTATGCTGATTGACTGGGCTATAATGGGATCTGCCGATTGGCATATGGCTACGGCTCTTATAGGCCATGTTGAATCCTCAATAGCCGAGCATACAGACCACCTGACTATCTATAATAGCATGGTGCGAAATTGGGCCAAGCTATGCGCCGACCACATAAAGAAGAATGTAGGCTTTATGCCCGGCCATGTGTTCCACTTCTATCACGGATCAAAGAACAAGAGAGGCTATGCTACTCGCTGGTCTTTCCTTGACAGAATTCGCTTTGACCCGGCCCACGATTTGAAACGCGACCATCAGGGATTATGGCAACTGATTGGCGCCACAGACCAACGCACCATTGAATTGAGAGATGGAATACGAGCTATCATGAGGGCCCGCGATGAGGATGCAACTTAATGCCGGAGACCGAACAATCTCTTATTTTAAGTATTCTCATTTGTTCGCTGGAAGCCAGGAAAGAATTGCTCCAGGGATTGCTTGCATCCTTATACGCCCAGATTAAATACCTGCCCAATCCTGAATCAGTAGAAATCATCTATCTGGTTGATAATAAAGAGATTACCGTAGGCGCCAAGCGCAATAAACTCCTTGAGATGGCCCGCGGCAAGTATGTGGTCTTTGTTGATGACGATGACCGAGTTGCCGGCGATTATGTAGCCCGCATCCTGGACGCCGTAAAAACATCCCCTGACGCTGTAGGCATTACCGGCATTATTACTTGGGACTTAAGAAACCCTAAGATGTTTAGGCATTCAATGGATTATGGCAAGGAGAGCCCTACCATTGAAGGTGTGTATAATAAACCTCCCTACCATGTCTGTCCTATTTTAGCCGCCCACGCCAAAGCCCACAAGTTCCCAGAGATTTCCTATGGGGAAGATAGCGCATGGGCTATGGAAGTATTCCAGCACATAAGAACCTGCACTACCATTCCTGTGCCCATCTACCTTTATGATTTCCGCTTCAAGGGTACGGAAACTCATGCCAAGAACCCAATCACAGCCCCCGCCACAAAACCAATCCTGCCTAGACGCCAGGTTATTCGTAAGCCAACGCCCACGCCAAAGAACATAGTCCCCACTTCTCACGGCTCCAGGCATTTTGAGAATGGCGTGCTAAAAAGGACATGATTACTATAAAACTCAGAGGTGGTCTCGGGAATCAGATGTTCCAGTACGCCTTTGGCACCGCTCTTGCCCAGCGGTATAAAACATCTTTGCTATTAGATACTTCTACCTATCCTGATAGTTCTGGCAGAACATACGATCTCCAGCATTTCATGATCAAGGCTTCCACTATAAGCCATGCTATCCCCATCACGAAAACAGAGGATGCTTTTACATTCAATCCCTCATTTCTTGAAGCAGGGGACAATAATTGCTTTGATGGTTATTGGCAATCCGAGAAGTATTTTGCGGCGATAGAACCCGTTATCAGGCGGCACCTTGCTTTTCGTTATCAGATAAGGCCACCTGACCTGGCCAAAGAGATAAGCAATAGCGAATCCGTAGCTGTATCTATCCGCCGGGGTGATTATCTACGAAGCGATGTGATGAAAATCCATGGATTGATGCCTTTGTCTTGGTATCGCGCGGCGTGTAGTCTGATTCAGCAGAAAGTGCAGAATCCCAAGTTCTACATCTTCACCGATGAACCAGGTTGGAATGGATTGTCCCAGTTTGACGGGGTAGTAGTCCCCGGGGATAAATACGTGCATCTGCGATTGATGACTTTATGCCGCCATGCGATTATCACAAATAGTAGCTATTCTTGGTGGGGCTCGTGGCTATCCCAATACACTGGGTTGCGCATAGCCCCAGATAAATGGTTTGCAATCAAAGACATCGACGCCAAAGACATTATACCCGACCGCTGGTATAAACTGGCAGTGCCTGATGAAAAGATATTAGTCGCTGTCCCAGCCTGTGATAAGAACAGGGAATCTCAGAAGGCCCAACAGGAAACCTGGTTAGGCAATCTTCCCAATGTAGATGTACGCTTCTTCTTTGGGGCCGGCGACCAGCCAACAACAAAGCCGAATGAAGTATACCTGGATGTGCCTGGCGATTATGACCATCTATGCCACAAGGTTTATGCTCTGATTGATTGGGCCTATAAACAAGGCTATACCTATCTTTTCAAATGCGACACCGACACCTATGCAGTGCCCGATAGGCTTTTGTATTCGGATTATGTTTGTTATGACTATGTAGGGCGGGAACTAAATGCGGAGCACAGGTCCGGCGATGTGCCATTTGCTTCCGGCGGCGCTGGTTATTGGCTAAGCCGGGCAGCAATGAAAGCCATTCTATCCCATTCCTTGGAAGAGTTTACAATCTTTGAAGGCGGTCTGCAACCAGAAGACACAGCAGTCAGCCGCCTATTGGCACAGCACAAGATTTTCTTACACTGGGATACGCGCTATCAGTCTTCTATTTCTGATGCCTACCCCACGAAGGATAATGACATCATCAGCACGCATTATGTGACGCCCGAGAAGATGCACGAGTTCTATACATCAATCTGATGGAAATACTAATCAAATTCCCAACCCGCTCCCGCCCGACACAATTCAAGGAATGTTTGGACACTTGGATTTCCCTGCTCTCTGGCAAGCATAATGTGAACTTCCTTGTCAATCTTGATGATGATGACCCAACCTTACAGACCGCTTTGGATCTTTTTAGCGCGGGCACCAGCCATAAATACACCAGCAATGGCGCCAATGTAGAGTTTATGATAGTCCATGCCCGCTGCAAGCATGAGGCCTGCAATATAGGGATGCACGGCCGCAGGTTTGACATTGCCATCGTAGCCGCCGACGATATGTGGCCGCAGGTAAAAGATTATGACGACATCATAGCGACAGACATGGATAAGTATTATCCAGGGCTGGATGGTAGTTTATACTATTGGGATGGCTTCCGGCCGGATAGCATGCCGACCCTTTGCATTATCGGCTATAATCTGTATCGTCGTTTCAACTACTTCTTTTCTCCTGCCTATGTTTCTTTATACGGCGACACAGAGAATGGTGAAGTACATAAAATGCTGCATAAATTCACCGAGGTACCCGAATGGAGCAGGGCTTCAGGGAAGTGCTTGGTCAAGCATTTGCATCCGATTTTCACCGGCGCCCAATGGGATGAGCTGATGCAAAGGAATGAGACCTATTATGGTGTAGATGGAGAGCTTTTTAACAAACGGCGGGCTAAGAACTTCGATATCAAAGACCCTATTTTGAGCATTCTAATCTGTTCGATTGAAAGCCGGCATCAGCTATTGGTGGATTTATTGGCTGGGTTATACGCCCAGGTGTTTGACTTGCCCAACCCAGACGATGTTGAAATACTGTATAACATTGATAATCTGGAAAAGGATGTAGGTACTAAACGCAATGAATTGATGGACATAGCCAGAGGGAAATATCTATGCTACATTGATGACGATGATAAGATTACGGCCGACTATGTAGCCAAGCTGGTGGCCGCCGCAGAGAAAGATGTAGACGTCATCTGCTTCCTTCAACTTACTATGTTGGACTTGAAGCATCCCAGGATTTCCCGCTTTGCCATTGAATACAAACAAGATACAGACTTGAGCGATGTATTTCAAATCCGCGAGCCCAATCATTTATGCCCTACGCGTGCCACAATCGCCCGCCAGTACAGATTTCCTGCCAAAAGCATGAGTGAAGACTCCGAACGCTGGCATCTAATGACAAAGGACGGCGTTTTGAAGACCGGCTATACGATAGAAGAACCTCTGTATATCTATGATTTCAGGACAGATAGGACCGAAACGCAGAAACCCAGGAGTAAAAGCTATAAAAAGCCTATACCTCAGACCCTAACCAGTATCCCGAACCCCGTCAGGAAGCCAATTCTGCCGCACCAGAGGCCTATCCAGAGGCCTATTCAGCGCCGAACGGTACAGAAGTCAGCAGCGGCAGCGCCTCTAATCCCAGGACGCTCCCGACACTTTGAAAATGGTATCTTGAAGAGACAATAATGCCTAAAAACACGGACAATAAGCCCAGATTATTTGATTATGGACAGAACTACAGGAGGGATAAGATTGCCTGGAGCACCATGCTGCTTTATTGGCTGCACCCGCCTAAAGTCATTACGCATTTGCATGAGTCATACGATTGGGAGATACACCTATTTGTTTCCACGGACCGGTATATTCCCTAGGAGTTGGTTCCTGTTATCGTATTGACTAGGATGGTTAGATTGGCTACCTGTTTGGTGAGAGCCTGTAATTGCTGCTCAAAGGTTAGGGTAAGATTATTCATTGTAGTCTTCAGGCCATTGATTTGCTTTTGTAAGGCGGCGATGTCCGATGTTTGTCCAGCGGGCAGGCCCGCCCCATCTAATTGATTCACACGTCCTTCTAAAAGCGTTAAATCCAGCCCTCCATATGTAATATCAGCCATAGATACTCCCTATTGATGAAATAGCATAGCTTCCTGTTTTGCTGCATCGTCGGCCACTTTTCTAAGCTCTTCAGCCGTAGCGTCCCTCTTTATAGAATTGGCTCTAAAGCTGATAATCCTGATATTTCCTTTAACATAGCCTCGTTGTGGGATTATCTTATCCATAGATGGACTATCACCTTTTGCTTCTCGCCCATTCCTTTTCAACTCAATACCGAGAACCGGGCATAATTTAGGGATTATGATATCGGATGGCAAGATATTAAACGGTAGATTATCACGCTTTGCCCTATGTTTTGCCGATTGCCATATCTTATATTCATAGGTTTCACTAATACAGCCATGAGCTTCACGATACTGCTTACTAAGAGCAACCATGGCTTCTTTATGAGCGCAGCCACAACTGATAGTTTTTCCATTCCTTAGCACGGTCGTAGAAACAGATTTTAGCATTCCACAATCACATTTACATTTCCATAGAATATGATGAAATTTGTTCCTATCAGCCATCTCTAAAACAACCAATTTACCAAAACGTTGTCCAGTCAGATCTATGAAATTTGGTATTAAACAACCGCAGCTTTTTGTATGGCCATATCTAAGATTTTCGCCTTCAATGATTGTTTCAACCCCACAATCACACAAGCATCGCCATGCCGGCCTATCTCTCTTATTTTGTCTCATCCGCTCTACTACAACAAGTCTGCCAAAACGCTGCCCAAGCAAATTTATTAGCTTTGCCATAGTTCCTCCCGATGTTAGTGTATTATAAACTACGCAAAGCTGTCAAGTGCTAACTCATTGATGTAAAAGGAGAGCTTCGCGGCCCAAATATTGTCGGGCATTGAGTAGGCTAGCCGACATCTCTCTTACTGCCCGCTGTCGCATAGTATAAGCCGGATAGGTATCCTCATACCAACCACCCATGCCCAAATGTCTGGTCATCGTAGCATAATCGTGCAGGAATTGTATAGGCTTGGCTATTACACCTTCTAACGCCGTGGTTCCAACAAACATACCAACAGTGGCACCCACAGGACCGGCAATGGCGCCGCCTATAAGCGCTCCTAGCATCCAGCCCATTGTTGCGCCGGCAAAGGTGCTTACTCTATGACCCCGAGGTGCTAAACCAGCACCTACCCCGCCAGCCACTAATCCAAATCCCCAGCCCGCCCAGCCGGAACCAAAACCCATCTTCCAACCAGACCCTATACCTCGGCCTACACGGCTGAGCCCGCGAATAGGCCGTCCCCTCATAATATCGGGTACGCCCCATATCGCGCCTGTGCGAAGATTCCCTCCCCATGCCTTGGCTCTTCCTATCCAACTTCCTACACCGCGCGCATTGCGTGCCGCAGCAGCACCAAAAGGCAGTTCCAGTTGCTGTGGGTGCCGGCCCATATTATAGCGTAAGTCGCCGATAGTCCTGGACATACGACTGCCGACATACGCCCAGGCCCGGTCTATATCTCTTCCCATGGCGCCTAACATACTGCGTTCCGGCAGCTCGCCTCTTGGGAATAAAGGCATTTGTGCGGTTTCTCTTGGGTAGCGCTTCCACGCCCAATAACCCAGTCCACCAGCGGCGGCGGCAATTGGGACGCCCCAAAGGGCTGAATTCTGCCCGCCTGTAGCATCGTTCTGCCCGGCAAGCAATCCGCCCCCAATGTTAGGTCCTACATTTCCTGATGCGAAAGCCATAATCACTCATCCAAAGACGAGCACAATTTCTTAATGTGTTCTTTTACTCCCAATGGGTCTTCATCTATCTCGTGCCCTCGTATAACCACTACTCTATAGCCTTTCTTTTGGAAGAACTGATAGCGGTAGAAATCTCTGATTCTCTGCGCTTCCTGCTTCTTAGTCGGCTTTGGAAAGCACTTTAGGCACTTGTGCCAGTAGCATCCATTGACTTCTACGAGTGTCCTGGGATAAATCAGGAAGTCAGCGTGGCAATGGCCGATTGCCGCTTCCCGCTTATAATGAGCACCCAGTTCCTTTAGCCAGCATTCTACAATGACTTCATAACTGGATTTCTTTCTCTTTCTGTTGTGCCGCCGCCAAGCTTTGGGAATTTGTTTCATCTCAATATATAAGCACCAGCAAAGAATTTCTGGCATAGAACAAAATTGTCTTTGCCTCTGTCACCTGCACCGGCTTGCATAACAGCTACAATCTCTTTCTTCAATAGAGGCCGCAAAGTTGCTGGGTTGAACATACCATGATTAACAGGACCCAGAATCATCTTATCTGCCATAGAACAGATAATTATGTTATATTTCCCCAGCACTTGTCCTGCCCATCTATCATCAGCCCAATCCGTCTCAACCAGCGCATTCGCAATAAACCTCATCGCTCTCGCTGATAACCAGATCGCCCCTCCAGGACAATAGGGATATTTCGTAGTCCCAGGTTTAAGTTCCGGAGCTGAATTCTTATAATCCCCACAATCATTTGGTGGTATAGGAACTCCAGCATAATCTGCCCTTATAATTCTCAAGCCCCCGACATTCACATAAGTATCATCGTCTACTTTGAGCATGTAATCATAATTCTGCTCTGTTGCCCAACGGCACATAGCCCTTAATTTGAGGGGCAGTTTCAAATAGTCATCCGAGACACCTAAACGCTTGCCAGTAAAGAACTCAACGGCATAACCAGCCTGCTGGGCTATAGGTATCCATGTCTCTTGCTGAAGCTTCTGCCTAAATAGATAAGGTTCTTTGTCGCAGCTGGTAATCGCTATGAGCACCCTAGTCGGTTTCGCTGGAGATGTATTCAATTTCCCTCCAGTATCCTGGTTATTTCTTTATCCAGCAGCCAAGGGTCAATCCATTTCTTCGCCAGGTTATAATTGGTCTCTATGGCAACCGACATGCTAGCATAGGTATTCGGAGTGATCCGTTGCAAAAGCCCTTTTAGATCATCAATACTGGAAAAATATAAGACCCCGCTCGTATCAAATCCAAAATCGGCGAGATTCGGGCACCCACAATAGATCGGCACAACCTTCGCCACCCAGGCATCAATTATCTTATCCGTAAACCAATTCTCGATGAATTCGTTTTCAATAGAGATATCAAATTGGTAATGGCCGATGAAATCTGCCTTTTCTATGTATTGCGAAGGCAGATTCTTTAATTTGGCAATTTCAAACCCATCAAAGCTTCCCACAGCATCAAAGACAGCTTGCCTGAATATGTGGCCTGGGCACCATGCTTTGGTGCTAATTAAATAAGAAGCACCAAACTTTTTATCGGCAAGCGGCTGATAATTCTCTCCGAGACGTGTCTCAGTACAGAGATTGAAATAGCTGGCATTCGGGCAGTCACGAAGCGAAGAATGCCAACCTAAAATGGCTGTAAATCTACTCTGTTCTTTGGATAAACGGGCAAGTACATCAGGACGCACACATGGAGGTTCGGCTTGGACGAATATTCTAATGGGCGCCTCCCAAAAAGCATCTTGTTCTGGGCGATAATCCACCATAATGGCAATTTGAACGTCCCTATCCGTCAATTTTGGCTGCCAATTGAAATCGGAATATATGACGGGCTTCATTTTCCTCCACAACTTGGCTATGACCTGTGCGCTCTGGCTATGTCATTCTCTACATAGAAAACCCAGTCAGGATGAGCGAGAAGCAACTTCTTTCCAATCTCTTCAATAGGAGGATAATCTCCACCTCCAAAGTCTCGTATATCATCTATGAGTATTGCAGCATCTCCCCTGCCCCACTTCAGAATGGCATCTATCTCTCCGCCAATAGCGCTACCTTTGGGCCCGAGCACAGTATCTCCTCCCGAATAATGGGCATCCAGCCAAAAGATTGCTGACTCATTTACATGCTCCAGCACAATAGGAAGAAGAACAGCGCTATCTCCTTGGAAAAGATGTACGTTATCCTGCCCCGCGAACATCTGGACACAATATTCGTAAAGATGCTCGCCCAGTTCAATAGAATAAATGTCCCTAAAGAAAGGAAGTGCGTGTTCTACCGTATATCCCCTGTGAGTACCTGTTTCTATAAGTACTTTAGCGCCTATCTTGTGGGCATAATCCACAAGAAGCGGCCACTTGGCCTCCGGAGGAAGTATAGAGCCATGGTTAGTCATTTTTATGTTCTGGTTCTTGCTATTTATGGAACTTTGTCCGTGGTTGGCTCTTGGGCTCAAAGTGAGCTGATAAGGGCCCGATTACCTTGATATAAGGCGGCATTGTAAACCACAACGGCTGAGCCTTATTATAGCCTCGCTGCTTGGCAGCTGCTGAGATCTTGCCTGTTATCAGCTTCTTAGCCATCTTAATCACCTTTAGCGAGAGCACATAAAGTGCCAGTAACGGCGCCAGGGACATCACTCCCATTTGTAACTATTATTGTGAGTCCTACTCCAACTGAACTACTATAACTCACACTTGTTATATATAACTCGCCGGTCGAATCTAATAGTGTTACGATAGGAGTATAGCTGTTGGTCGGATATGGCGAATTCCAAACCAAGCTTATCGTTGCAGAATGCCCTGGTGATATAGGACCAGTATTTACACGCATGACCTGGAACTTACTTAGGGTTACGCCCTGGGCTGTCACAGTAAGTCCGAGCTGAGCCAGAGTAGTACTAATAGTGCTCACAGTCTGTGATAATCCTTGTAAAGTCTGTATAACCCCGTTCTGATTAGTAGTTCCTACCTGTGTTTGTAGGGCGGTTACCTGTACACCCAAGTCGGTGAGCTGGGTATTCAGTGTATTGAGCTGCCCCAATAAGACACGCATAGAATCCGATACCACCAATGACTGATTAGACTGGGCATTGAAAAACAAGGCACTCTGGTCGCTTGGGTCGCTGATAGTTGTAGCGCCGGTCAGCCCGTTAGCCGCGGTAGCCGGCAGCGCATTCAAAATGGGTATCAGCGTATCGTTTATGAACCCGGTAATCGTAGACAAATCTACAAGGGCTTCTTGCCAGGCATCATTATAATCCTGGGATGATGGCGCACCATTATAAGGTGCTTCCATCAACGTACTCGTCAATGTCAATGTATTTAGATTTAAAGTTGCTAGACCACCCATAAATCACTCCTATACGCTCTCCAAAGATGCTCCAGAAAAACTCGGCGTGATAGCTTTGTCCTCCGTATTCATTTGAACCCGTAAATAGGCTGTCATTTCAGCCGGTCCGGCATCATAGGAGACATTGAATACTTGCCCAAAATTATAAGTTGTACACGGCAATAAGTATAAAGCATACCCGATTGTTCCGGCAACAGATAATTCCTGTACGATAATGTATTCATTATTCGTTGCCCTGGTGCCCAATGGCAAGCCAAGCACAATAGGTAGTTCTGTTCCGTTCAATGATACCTGCAAAGACGGAAAATAGATATCACTTGGTAAAATACCATCCAACTGGCCATTTGTATTTGCTTCCCCGCCCAAGGTCAGAAGCAGGGGCATAGTAGTACTATTCGTTGTGGCACCAGGCACTGGGATTACTTGTCCAGGAGTTACTCCTTGCCATATCTGTCCATCAAAAGACAGGTAGTATTCAATATTAGCGCCTCCAGTCGCCAAGAACATTACATTAGCAGAGGTTGGATTGAATGTAATAGGCACACTATACCATTCCGATTCCAGCTGATATTGAACAGCCAAGGCGCTAAAATCGGTAATCCCAAAAGTATAGCTTGAACCTCCCAAGGTATCAGGATGCGTCGGCGAGAATACAATCTGTATGTATCTCACTTCTTGTGGCACGATGTGAACATTCACCCGATAGCCGCTAAAGGATGAACTAATAGCTTGATTGTATACCAAGTTATCCGCTGATACCGAGACCGCGATATTCGGTAGCGAAGGCGTCGGTGCGATGTCAATAACCAAGAGAGAGATGCTATAAGGCTCATTCAAAGTAATAGTAAAGGTGCCTACAGGAGCAGAGCCGTCAGTTGTGCTTACCCTGTATAAATCTCCGAACTGCTCCACTGAGCCAACATTGGTAGAAAAAGTAGTGCTTGCTACCGACACTTGACCTGGCGCCTTGCGTTCAGCCAATGTGGCAGATTGGGCATCCGCGCGCATGGTCGCCGTAGTAGCAGCCTGGTTGGTATCCAATAGATCAGATACATAGAATGCTGCCGACAAGCCTGGCGCCAGAACCCTATTAGCCCGACAACGATAGCCGTTGAGCCTAGCCAGACCCCTCTGTATCTCCAGCAGCGCCTCCAAGTTGGTGCTGTTGAGATTATTGAGAGCAGTTTGTCCCTGCGATTGCAGGGCTATAAACTGGGTATTCAATAGCCCTGCACTGGATGAAGTTCCATCTATAGCGATGTCATTCATAATTGTTCAAAACTCACTTGATAAAGGTAAGGTGAAAAGTACTGCAATCTTGACTGTAAACCTGCCGTCCCCGTAGTAGAAGCCTGATAAGTCACGGTAATGTTCTGCATCACATTAGGAAAGAGCAAGACATTATCATTGAAAGTATAGCTGGATGAACTCATTAGATTGGCCCCTTGATACACGGCAAAAGTGCCAGACAACGGGTCATCTATAAAAGTGAGGGGCCCATTTATAGAAGAAAACACCAGCGAACGCTGTACGATGTTTGCGCCCAGATTGATAGTAGTAGACGACACCAGATTATAATTCGGATTGAGCCCTGGGTCTGTGGTTGTCAATAAGGGCCCAGTCAGCTCGGAAATGTTAGTCATCCGACTAAGGGCGGCCTGATACCAGAAAGGAGAACTGGTGAGTGTAATCTTACTGCCAGGGGTAATCGCCTGAAAATGAACATCATCGTAGGAAATCAAATGGGTGATGTTCACCAATGGCGTTGCCACGTTTTGGCTCACATTGAAGTAGACCTCGCCACTTGGTTGGCTTATAGAGTTTGATTGAACAGTCGCCTGGGTATCGTATAATCTCTGTGATACATTTATCCCACGCAGAGCTATCAGGTTCTGGCCTGTTATGTCCTGAAGTACTAACCGAAGCTCTGTTATTGTGCGCGGCGGGAAATCAAGAATAAAGTTGCCTGTAAACTTCCCGCTGGAAGCATTCAGCAAAAGCTGCGATTCGGTCAAGTTGCTAATAATGTTGTCCTGGTTGGATCCAGTATCAGAGCATGTAAATTCTTGTAAATACAAGCCTTGATAGTTATCTTGTACAAGTTCCAATCGGTTCACTATTTGTGGAGTATCAAATTCTATTCTCAATTCCAATTGGGCGCCATTCCAAGTCATTACGGTGCCCAGCGTTGGGCTAATCATCTGGCTAGCCGAACTCCCTGAAGCCATGGAGCCTAAGCTGGACGGACCCACCTCAATAGCATCTGGGGTAAGCGCCGTCTCGGAGATAAGAGGTAAAGTCGCCAGTCCTATAGAGTAATCAAGAGCGGCTGTGGTCTTGGTTGAATCCAAGTTATTCTGATTCAAGAATGGCCCAACATAAAACTGCGAGGTTGGGAACAGCAATCTTTCGCGTATTTGTTGTCGGAGGGAGTTCTGAGTCAGAGCAGACAGATTATACAGCTCCGAAGCCTGGCTTTCCAAGTCGGTTATCTGCGCAACGATGGATTGGGCATCGTTATTTAGGATGCTCAAATTATTCTCCAGGTTGCCTACGATGGCTGGCGTGCCCGCGTGTATTAGCTGCAAAGGCGTCATGTTATTACCCAAATTCAATACGGCGTTCAATGCACTATAGACAGCCGCCTGATAATCCTCACGCGTGTAATAGACAATACTGCGCAGTGTTTGCTGTAGCGCCGTCAGCCTAGCCTGTAGCAAAGCATTTACCGTCTCCGAATTGTCCTGAAATAAATCATTTGGGTCGTTAAACATTAAGCCACCGTCGCTTGCAAAAGATACCGGCTTACCATACTGGTCTGGTCCCTAAGCACAAACTTCAAATAGAGCGTGACACTATATATAGCCGAGTCAGTCGGCGGGAATACCATAGAAGTAGCCGGCAAGAAAGGTATCTCTGCTGAAGCATCTGCTAATTGATTTCCATTAGCATCAAAGCTCTGGTAAGTCAGATAAGTATCCACATCGCCTGTCGTCTGGGTATCCAGCCGAAGGATTTCCGGCACGCCAGTTATATTGAAAGGCCCCACTATAAATACGCCTGGCAATCTTGGTTCAGATAGCAGCCCATACAAGTTCTCAATGCCGAAATCATATTCGGCACCTTCATAAAATACTGGCAAGGCAGGCTGCGTATTACGAATGGCGAAAGGCAGAACCGCTTGAAGATTAGCCAAGGTATCCCTACGAAGGGCGTCGGGAGCCGTTGCTTGGTATTCTTTTAAGGAATAGTTTGTCTGTGTCAGCAGCAATCGCACCCTACGCACCAGTTGGGTAGGAAAAGTGAGCGTTGTTTCTTGGTTTAGCACGACGGGCGTCATCGGTAAAGCTACATTGTTCGCCGGCACCAAGCCCTCTAAAACCACGCCGGTCAGAGTTGGCGGGAAGTTAGTGAATGAGCCGAGATTGAAACCCGTCATGTAGCCAGGCTTTTCAAACTCCACATCCAGTTCAGCCTGGGCGCCATAGCTGGGGGCTGCTGGCGAAGCTATCGAGAACACCATTTCTGAATCAGGTGGAGCTATCATTTGTATCCATAGTCCCAACGACACACCATCCTCATCTGTCACAGGAAACGCCAGGCTCCCATTAGAAGTAGTAATCAAATCAACGGGCACAAACTCCGTGGTATTGTCGGGATACAGCCGCGCGGTATCCAACATAACAGGCAGGCTCCAATCATTCTGATTGATAGAGCACTGATAAGCTGGATAGAATTCTGATACTAATACATTTACGGTGAGCCCGTTCAAAGAAGCTAGCGGCGTAAATTGCCCGCTATTAGTCAGGGTATAGTCTGTATTCAGCACGTATTCTACGCCAGGGCTATAGACAGCCGAATCGGTCACAGAAATAGTATAAGACGATAACTGCACCGATTGATTGGCCACGGCATTCACAGAGACAACACGAGCCCGTTCAATAAAGCTAATCTGAACATAGATAGGCAAATTGCCAACGGTTGACTGCCCGCCCGCGATAAAGAATTGCGTCGCATCGCCGCCAATAGGTATAACAGTGGACATTTGCGGCGTGCTGCTATAAGTCATTAGCGGGGCATTAGCCAATAGGCTAAACTCCGTCCAGTCATCTCCGCTGGCTGTCTCTGTCTGCGCATTAAAAGAGTATACCCAATTCAGATTCTTTACCGCGAATTGAGTATCATTGGAAGGCGCCGCCAAGCCGCCAACAATGTCTGTACCATTGAATAAGGTTTTCAATGGCAGAATGGTATCGTATTCTACGCCATTGGAAGGGTCCGTTCTTGGGATATCAAATGTCACATTCCCATAACCTGCCGAGAAATCCCAGCTGAACTGTATTGCTCCAGCGATTATAGGCTGCTGGGCAGCCCAATTATTCCCTATAGAAGCATTCAAAGTCTGTACTATCAAATAGGAATCTTTGTATAGGATTGACAGCAGATTGTTTAGCTGTGTCTGGAAGTCAGAGACCTCGCTTGTTATGGCGTTGTATCGAGCTATCAGAAGATTGAGCGGTGTATTTACTTGGTCAGCTATTGCTCTCTCTTCTGCGCTCGGGAGCGGCAGGCTGGCAAAAGAGGTAGCCAGCGATTGCAAAGCTGCTGCGCTCTCACTATCAAATAAAGTACCACCAGCGTATTCACCAGCAGCAATCGCCTGCTGAAGCAGAGAGACTAATTCCTGATAGGAAAACGCCGCCAAATTGCTGCTGTAAGGTCCCAAGAGATTCATAATTATACCACATCACAGCTGATTTCAATATGCAGAGAGAAAATCTCATACAACTCTGCGCTGGCTGGCACGACGCAGCGTATCAATAAAGTTGCTGTATCTATCGGCCGTATTATTCCATCCGAAGCATCCAGGCTCATTGAGCCGGCCGGAAGGATGGGCCAAGTAGTGCTATCACCTTTGTATCCATAGACCAAGGAAAAGGTATTATAGGTCACCCCGCCATCAAAGCTTACCTGTAGCCCGCCACCTTTGGCAGGCCAGTTCAATTGTATCTCTTCGATTTCGTCAGCAGCCCCATCCAAGTATAAGCTTACATTGGTCAGTGTCTGTCCGGCTTCCTGCGCCGCCGAGGAAGCCAAAGTAATCTTCTGGGCAGGGGTAGTCATATCTGGGAATAGGATACCATAGTTTATTTGTTCATTTACCCAGACATTGGTCTGATAATTATACCCGCTAATCAGGACCCCATTCTGTGACCATTGAAGATTAAGCATTAGATTCCTCGCCTTCGGAATTATAAAAGCGCACCACCGGCAAAACGCCCATAGGCACTATAGCTTGTGCCTTGGCTAATAGCTGGCCCGGCGTAAAGCGTTGCTCTATGGAAGTTGGCAAATAGATGACCAAGCCACCTCCTATGGGATAGGGCTTGCCATCCCAATAACCCAAATCCCAGAAGTTTGCTGCTTGGGGTATGTCTTGGGATGTTGGTATGAGCCCGCCGCCTCTAACGCGCGCGTCTTGAATGGTATAACTACCAACGCTTACTTCGGCTCCGGGAACCACATAGCCGAAAACCTGCGGACTTTCTGGTCCAGTCGTAGACAATGGGTCATAAGCAGGAGCAACCTGTTCCCCAGTTAGGGGGTCTACTACTTGATGGTAGATGACTTTATTTGCTACCGGCCCATTTGGATTATAGATGAAACTTATCTCCATGTTCCGCACGCTTGGATTGGTGAACGGATTCACATCCAGGTCGGTATAGAGTATCTTGTATTCAGCGTAATTATAAAACCCGAATACAATATCCGTAGTATCCAAAGCTACAAGGGTCTGGACCGTGGCTGAATAAGGCTCAATACCTGCTGGTATTATCTGATTCTGGCGCCAGGGATACTCATAGCCTCTGTACGGACTTCCCGCCAGGGCATATTTCAGCTGGTAATCAGAACTATACACTAGAACATCCGGAAAATGAATGCCATCAAAAGAGATATCTTTTCTTTCAAACTGGATGACGTTGTTCTTATACACAACGCCGGGCACCCAAGAAGCAAACATGTACGGTAGCTTAGGATCAAAAAGCTGCATACCATACTCCAATGGCAATGGATTCAATGGATAATTGATGCGGACATACCACGGATCATTAGGTAAATCGCCATACGGAGGCAACACCTCAAAGCCGCCATAGTCGGTAAACATTATCCAGTAAGCGCTGCTATCCTCTACTTCGAGAATGGAACCGGTTAGAGTATACGTAGTGGCTGTGCTGGCATAAAGCGAACGCTGTATCACCGGCATGTACTGCAACAATTGGGTCGTAGGGAAGCCATTGGGGTCTATGTATTTTACAAAGTAAGGCGCCCCATCCAAGGAATGCAGGAGGTAATTGTGCAGCACACCATCTCTGTATACCTGCCGAATGGTATATTCGGACAGATTTATTCCATTGCCATTCAAATCATAAATCGCTGCAGAAGTAACCGGCAAATCATGGCAATACCAATAAGGGGTAATCCCATCATCCGCCACTTGGTCCGATAGTAGAAAGAACTGGCTGCCTACTACATAACTGGTCTCCCCAGAAATCTGCATGGGAACATTCAAGTCCGGGGCGGTAAAGAAGTTGGCAGGCGGATAAGTCTCCACCGTCAGGGCGCCTTGTAGAATAGGGTTATTGCTTACATCTATCAAGTCAGCCGGCGTCATTATCGGCGTGCTCAACTGAGCAATAGCCACCGAACGAGGCGGCAGATTCTGCGCGTAATAGAGATGGAAAATGTCCTGATTAGCCATTAGGACCTCTGACAAAGGGCATAGACTTCGCCATAGCCCTGATAATCCTTTTCTTCGGCATCTGCCCCATTTACTCCCCAATAAGCCACCTGGTTATAAGTAACAAGGGTGCTCGCATTGACCTGGAACGTTACAGAATAAAGCACATAGTTCGTTCCAGCCGGATTCGTGCCAGAAGCGCCTGGGTCTGTCATTTGTCCTTCGCTACCGCCGGCTGCAGGCCTGGTGCTGGTCATAACATACTTGTATTTCACCACATCGGTCTGGCTGTATTGATAGCCAGTCAAAGGACTTATAAACTTGTCCGGGATGTCTGCTACTGCGACACTTTGTCCCGAGCCATAATAGCCGAGGAACAATTCCTCGGTCATCGGGTAATGGAGAGAATCCACATAAGTTACCGTGGCGGCGCCAATATCGGCACAAGTCAAGCCGTGTGGATTGGCGTGCGAGTTCTGGTTGACATGCTGTTCCAGCGTATGTGCCAAGTTGCTTATCCAGCCGATTGTCCCTGTATACATGGCGGTGCCATCCGGCGAATTGCCGCCAGGGGTCACAGAATAGGCATTGGCTGCGCTATAGAAACCATCGCCTCCGTGGGTAATACCAGCTACCCCATTGCTTCCAGTGATAGAAGAAGAAGGCGGTGCGACAGACCCATTATGTGTCAAGAATGACCAATCATCTGGGTTGGCTCCGGTATCTACCACAACAAAGCCATCGGTATCACTATTTATCAGCGGCTGGTGGGAGGTGGATAAATCCATCGGCAAGCCAACGTGAGAAAGAGGAGCGAAATTGCCAGTCAAATAAGAGGCTGGTATAGGATGTACCAAGCTTGCTTGTGTGGTACCCGGCTCTCCTAATACTTGTCCCTGGTGTTGATTATAAAAGGCATTCTGTAGCGCAGTTATCCAGCTGTTGAATGTGTCCAACACCCACGTCAAGACATCATTCCAGGTGGTATAGATTATTTTATCAGAAGTTATTCCACCCGTGTTGCTGGGAGATACAGTATGCCCGTCTGTAGTAGTGATAGCAGCTACTTTGATGTCGGTTACCGAGCCATCCACAGGCACGCGCTCATTATAGAGCCGATAATCATCGTCTGCAACCGCAATGCCGGGGTCACCCGTATTATCCGTCAGGCTAACTAATCCAGCAGTCAATCCTGTAGCTAAAGCCTGATAGTTAGCATTGTTCAGCCATTGAACTTGTGGCACTCCGCCGCTATAAGTAACGCCAAATAGCGTAATCACCGAGGTATTGACTTCCAGTTGGGTGGTGGGATCCAAAATAGGCAAGGTGGGGTTATTTGTAACCGTCATCCGTAGCTCACCCATGTTTGCCGTCGGTTCGCCGGTAATAGGATCCAGAAGCGTAGGGTCTGTATTTAGCGTCCAGGATGTCCCCCAAGAAACGATGTGAATTTCATAATTCAGATACACACCAACGCTCGTTCCAGCCGAGTAATCCAGGGCAATGGAAGCCAATGGCGCACCAGTAGCATCAACCAATGGTTCAAAGTTGCCATTGAGCATCACCTGCATAGGCAGCGATGAATTAGTAGGCACCAAGACAACAGATTGACCAGAGACGGTCGGCGTAATGTTGAATACGGCGCCGGTCCTATAGAGAGCACCAAGACCCTGCTCTTCAGTCTGCGTATCTATTGCCTGCTGTTTCAGCAGTTCTCGCGCTTCCAAATATCGGCCGCCGAGATAATCAACCGTTCTATAAGCATTAGGATTTGCCATACATTTACCTCTTAGTCAATCATACCCCCTGGGATTACAAGACCAGTCGGCCAAGCTCCGCCGACACGATACAAGTTGATGCGGCCTTGTATTTTATCCTGAATAATCAGGAACGGGTTTTCATCTATCTCTGGCGGCGGGCCCATTTGAATGTAGATGACGTTACTCAATACGTTGGGATTATCCACCGCTTGTAGCATCAGTGATACAGTCCTTATGTAATCCACATAGAACGCTGCGACGTAGGCATCGTTGGGCAGGGCATAAGGATAAACCAGAGCCACAACCGTACCATCAAAATGAGGAGAGTTGCTGTGGTTCCCCTTGTCATCAATGGCATAAATTGGTGAGACCGGCTGCCCTTGAACCTTCCATAAGATACGATAACCAGTCCCCAGCGTGTATACAGGAGCCCCGGGCGTAGTAGAAGAAACAAAAGGTACCATAACCCTGGCTTTCATCAGTTCGGATGTCGCCCCAGACGCCCATAAACCATAAGTCATAGACTGCGTTGGGGATACGGTCAAAGCGCCAGAAGCCTCAACCGGTGTAGCGTCCGAAGATCCGGAAGCCATCGGCCCCAATAAAAGCGTCGTCGCATTATCAGATGTCCAAGTAAGTGTGGAGCTCTCTGATTCTTGTATGGACTCTGGATTTGAGCTTATCGTCGCATACAAAGCGCCGCCGCCTGGATTAGAAGGCTGCGTAGGGGTCAGTGGGGCAGGTATAGTGGTCAGGCTTGCCGGCCCAGGAACAGGGATAGCTCCGACTACTGTGCCGTCATTCTCGCTGTAGCTATAGTCTATCTCCGGAGAGATGCCTTGGAATAGCCAGTAAGAAACAAGACTATCAGGTTCTATTCCCGCGGCATTTGCCCCAGCTACCAAGGAAGCCAAATCTCCGCCAGTCAGCGCGCAGGTCCAAAATGCAGGGTCTGCTATAGTATTTGCTGAGAAGCCTACCGTTCCATTCATTGACAAACCAATGAAGTTCAAGAACTGAGCATAAGGAGAGCCCGTTAGCGAGCCGGAAGCAACAAGATTGTTGTTGATGTAAACATCAAAATTTGAGCCATTAGCGGTCACGATAGCTACGTCACACCAAGCTCCTGTCGCTGGCCACGAGGCTTCCGGCACTGGGATTATCACTGTCGGGGAGCCAGCCGAACCAGTATAGGTTACGGCAACTGAATACCAAGCCACTTGTAAATCTGCCGCCGCCGATAAAGTACCAGTGAGGGCTGCATTAGGCACTGGATGAGTGGCCATAAACTGTTGCGTCCCAGGATATTGTCCAAACTGATTCTGCACTTCGTAGTTTTCCTGTAATGTATAAGCCGACGGAGCAATATCATTTAGGGTGAGGAAGTTCGCAGCACCCCAATATTCCCAAGCGAAGCCGGCAAACACAAATGAAGCATTCGGATAATCCAGTACCGCAGTTGACAGATTTGTATTATTAGCCGTATAGTTGACTTGAGCCGTTATAGTTGGGGTACCCTGCAGCTCATAACCCGTGATAACTCCGTCCAAGTCCATATACCAATTAGTAGTTGCGCTATCGCCTGATTGTACCACCCGCGTAAATACCGCGATAATAGGGGCAGCGTTTACATGGCCACCAAGAACGGTTATACATGTATAACCCGAAGGCCACACAGATTCAAGCAGCCACTCACTCCAAGTACCGCTCAAAATAAATACAATAGTATTCCCTGCGGTTGGCTCACTATTAAAAGTAAACGTAGACCATTTGGCTCCATCAGTATAGCCCACTGTTTTTGATTGGACTATATTACCTCCAGAGACACTCTGGCCTACTACTGCCGCGACAGGATTTGAAGTATCCGTCGTATTCCAACGGAACATCATTTTGGGGGTGCCATCGGTTCCCATTGCACCAAACTCATAGGAGTCCTGTGCTTGGGATACTTGTGGAGCCGCCGCCGGCTTGAACCAAAAGTGCAAACTCATTGGTCCTTCATAAGAAGCTGGATTACCATAGGCATTTGATAGTTCTGATAAACTCTCTATGTAGCCAGTGGCTCCATTGCCTTGTCTCCCACGCAAGGCTGTCGTTGGAACTTGGCCATAGTATGGGTTGTTATTGTACACCAGATAAGTGCTCAATACCCAGGTTTGCGTTCCGGCATCATAGATTTCGCTATACTCCAATGGGGTGGCAAGCGTCAATGTGGCCCCACTCGCATCGGATAATGGTAAATATTGCCCAAAATCCATAGTTGGCAAATAGATCATGTTTGCTTTGCCGTCGCTGCCGGTGGTTACATAGACATCCTCTTGGGAAGGGTCCTGATAGTTGATGACGCCGAACCAATCAGGGCCCGGGATAACCAGCATCTCAACTGCTGGCACAGTTTCATTGGTTTGTATCACTGGCCCGCCCGTCAAGCCATAAGGATTAACAGCCGGTATAGGCGCGATGGCCCAAGGGCTAAAAGCATAGGCCGTAGCTGTTAGCAAAGCATAATCATTCTGATAATAGACCGGCCCATAAACTTCCATCCCGCTTGGTATCAGGCTATCAGCCGGCTCCGCGACAAGCGGTTTATCCGCCGCCAGCATAATGCTCCCAGCCTTTTGCTTGCGAGTTTGCAGATACAAGTAGCCATTGGCAACGCCGGAGAATGCTGGGTTGAGTTCTATTGAGCCATCATTTACCAGTATGTTATCAGATGCCCCAGTCTCATAGAGAACGGCTACAGCGGGCTGATAAGCCACCCAGATTGGAAGGCCTTGTCTTGGCTTGCCGTTGATATCCAATACGGCACTGGTGCTTATTGTCCCATTCTGTTGATTGAAGGTATAGTTTATGCTTATCTGACTGGCAGTCAGTGGGTCAGCTGCCCAAGCATTGAGTATACTAGCAACGGGGTGTAGCGGCAAATCAAAATAGTCAGTGGCCTCACCAGAAGTCAATCCTATCAGCAATTGCCCATTAGGCAGTCCCTGATTCAAGGTTAGCGTCTTCGTCTTTCTATCCAGGGTGAACTGATAAGGATTATAGGGCGGGCGGTTGCTGGTATCAAAGCCCTGGCACATGTAGCGGTATTGAATATTGGTATCAAAAAAGCCAGCGTCATCTGACGCCCAGGTACCAACAAAGACAGGAGACAGTTCTCTCGGCGTCTGTTGTAAGGTAAAAGACGGCTGCGAGGCTATGCTCTGGTCGCCAATGCCAACTGGTAAGAACTCCAACTCATAGCCACCGGCCGGAAACCAATATCTGAGGTAGTTATTCCAAAAGGCGCCATGCTGTATTCTTGGATAGATAGAGTTGCTGTCAGTCGGCTCTTCCACATCTATCAGCTCCAGGTCATCATTTACACCTATGCCATAAGCAAAAGACTGGCTGCCGATGGCTGCGACATCAGGGTCCCAATGCTGGGGGATAAGAGGGATAGCGTTTATCGTGGTCTGATCTCTCCACCTATACTGCCCATAGATAAATCCTGGAAGTTCGGCGGATACTTGTCTTGTTGCCGGCAGTAGATGTAAGCGCTGCGTCAATCCATCTTGTATTTGCAGGATGTCCAAGGCAGCCGCAGCTGAAATAGTGTCCCCAACCTGGTCCTTCATTTGACTGGAGCTTATCTGTATGCCAGTGATCTCTTGTTGAGTACCGGCTGGCAACACGACTTGAACATTCACTTCTATGGCGCCGCCCATGCCGCCATAGATAGCGTCGGCAGGCAGTATGAGAGGAACGCTGGGCAGACCAAAGGTATCAGAAGTAGGCAGCTTGAAACTTACCTGAACGATTGGGTCTGGCGGATTAGATAGCCCGCCCCAAACAGATACTCTAATGTTAGAACCGGATATAACGGAGGTGTAATAAGTCCCTGGGTTCTCATCGCCAAGCCAAAGAGACGTAGTTCTGGTCCCGCCCTCCAGCGGAAACAAGAACTGCTTTGCCGTTGCATAGCTCAAAGGCAACGTCAACTCGGCATCCATATAAAAAGAGAGAGACATTATGTACCCCAGTAAGAAAGATCTCTGCCTACGATGTTCTGTATATATTCCCTGATTTGATAGACCAGGTTGCCGTCAGGCGCCACAGCTACAGTGGCTAAATCAGGGTCTGTAAGGCTCAATACATTCACATCCGAGGCGACTATGTTATAGGGCCATGCTTGCCATTGGAATGTAATCTGCGTCCCATCGGCTACAGGGCTGCTAAAATGCAGCTGGCCATCGGCCGTCAAAGTATAAGAAGGCACCGCTATATTGAATAGCTCGGTGCCAACTTCGACACCTGTATAGCCCAGATTTATGTCCTGACCCGAGATACTCTGCGCCAATACCAAGAGGGTATTTTGTTGTTTCAATAGGACGATGGCTGGCGTGTCCTCAATAAGCATAGTGGCTGTATAACCGGCAGCATTTATGTCGGCTACTACCGCGGATAGCATCCGCCAAGACCACAAATCATCTATGTCCGTAGTAAACAAAGGGATAGTAGTAGCTGCCAAACTGGCGTTGGAAAGCTGTATACCAGCAATAGAGACGCTCACATTTGTTTCCACTGGGCCGGAAAGACTAACAGCCGCATACAAGCTCAAACCCAGCTGCAAAGTCAACTCATTTATCAAGCCTACATACTGATGTGTCCTATTTGATTTAGATGCGCGCATCAACCGGTCATAGAACTGCTGGGAAGTCTCCCCAGGCAGCCGAGACAAACCAAGAAGAACGCCCAATAAATCCACGTAAGTAGTGCTGTTCTTCTGTTGTAGTTCTGTGATAACTATACTCATCTACGCACCGGTTCTTTTTGGTTCTCCATGCACGCCTTTGCCTATACGATTGGGCGGTTGTGGATAGGGACTTGGCAGGCGGGAGCCATGATGGCGGTTTGGGACATTTCCATTTAGAGGTGGGCAATTGCGCCCCCAGCCGAGTACGAGTCCCTTTGGTGTTTTGCCTTTCTTCCAGTCTCTCATTAGTTTACCTGCACCTGCGCAAATTGATCTGTCAAATACACAGTCGTTGTACTTGGATCAAATACATAGCCGTCATAATGCGGCGTTACGGGCACTGCAAAGTCGCCTGTCCATAGCCATAATCTCTGGTGTGCGTCAAATGCCAATCCTTTGATTATTGGCGCAGCCCCGGCCGCACTTATAGTAGCCAGCGGCGCTAAGGCAAGATTGGAATAGGGCACTACATCACTCACAATCTGGTTGGTATCATCCATCTGCTGTAATGTGAAATAATAGGTTCCACATTGGTTCAATGGAATAGAGAACTCTTTTGGTACGCCGCGTCGCCAGCCCGCCGAACTGGCAAAAGCAGCCAATGTTCCTGTTTCCGGTTGTAGCACATACGAATCCCCAGACGGGTCTTCCATTATATATCTGTATTGCACCAGGTTGTCAGAATTGGCATAGGCTACTGGGGTCAGTTCAACGAAGCGCACAGCCCCTGGATAATCCACATCGTAATGAGCGTCCAAACCATAGAATGGTTCTATCATCATTGAGGTCTGTATCAGATTGCTGGGGACCGGCTCTCTCCGATCCGCATAATATAAACTCGTTCCATCCGTTAGCCATAAGCCATAAGTATTCGGCTCTACGGCTACATCTATCGGTATCCACGGCGCCTGATACGATTGAATGTAATCAAAGCCGTCAAAGCGATTATGCAGGCAAGTCTCTTCTATCAAATTGCCATTCATTAACCAGTATCTTGGGAATAGAAAATCCCTATAGCCGGAGTCCGTATAGGGGCGGTCGGTGTCTATTACCCCAGGCATATTGAATGCCAGACTATAGCATTGCAGCGTCGCCCCAATCGGCAAGCCATAAACAACAATGGTATCTACTTCCTGCCAGATGTAAGTAGATTCCACCGACCCGATATCTGGCAATACAACTGTTTCGGCATCTTCTATGTCAGAGCCAGCCCAAGGCGAGGCTGGAAACATCGTGCCGCTAATCTTGGCAGTCGCGGCAGTAGCCACCTGTGCTCCAAAGCCCTCAATCCAAAAGGTCAACCTATTAGGTAACGGCATATTAACAGAAAAAGTCTGCGTAGCCCCTGTGCCTACCGTGCTGAATAGCAGCGGGCTATTCATTGGCACCGGCATAGTAGTTGTATCCAGTTCTATTCCGGAAGGTACGGGCAATGTATCATCATAGAGGGTCAGGGGATGCCGGCCACCAACACTGTCTATCCCGACTACGCTACTCAACGGCAATAGATTGCCGGAGGAATCAGTGGGTAGAACCACGCTGGATGGTATCCTTACAGCATAATAGACCCCTCTATTATCTAATAGCAGCGGGCACTGCGTCAGGAACCTGCCCTTTATTTCCCTGTTGGTGCGCATAGAAGACATTTCCATGGATTGTGCCATGGCGTTCAGTAGCTGGGCATCTATGGTCCAAGGCATTTCGCGCACACGCACATCGGTGTCGTCGAAATAGTTTAGAAGCACTTGGAGCAAATAAGATCGGAAGTTTGGAGTAGATGACATAAGCTTATGTTGCTGCTACAATGTTGATAGGAATAGGGATAGAGGGTTCTACAACAATCCTCTCTCCTTGCTGGGGCATATAGTTATTGACCAGATATTGAGAGTATCTGGACCCATCTGTCCGCGCGCGCCAGATAAAGATTTCATTGATAGGCTCATCAGGCGAGCCTATATCCAAGATGTTGGCATCAGAAGACATTATTGCATCGGCTAATGCGTTGATGACCAGCTCCTGCCCGATGTTCAAGTTATCAATGTAGCCCTCGGCTGCCGAAGTGGCATTTGCCAAAGCGGTATTTTGGTCATCCAGCGACGCACCAGATACAAAATCGACCGTGGTAGAAAGACTAATACCCACCAAATCCGGGGCTATCGCCACGCCAATCAAGGGGTAAGCTGAGTAGGTATCCAATACCGTCTGAACCAGCTGTAAAAGGCCATCCGATGTATCTGGGGTGATGCCGTAAACATAGACCTGATAAGTACCAGCCAATGGTACGAAAACTACATTCTGTACTCCGGGTATCTGTAATATTTGAAATGTCAGAGCCGCCTGATTGGCACCAGCCATTCCGGTGATTTTCAGATTGATGCGGTATCTGTAATCATCATCCGATTCTTCCTCACGACCGCTCACAATACCAAAGTTATTGGTCACCAAAAGTGAGCCATAGGTTGAATCTGCGTATCCAGTGAAGTTGTGAGAGTTCAGGGTGTTTTGGGCGGTATTGCCCCCGGCTCCTGGATAATAACTGGTGGCACTAATGGCCAGGCTTGAATCAGCGGCTGGCAATACAACAGCATCTGTCACATAGATAGGACCGCCAGGCGCCAAAGTAGTTATCTGTACGCCGTTTGGTATGTCAATGTCCTGTCCGTTATTGATGCTGCCAAATGTTCCTGTTCTGACATAAAAGGTAATGTTATTGTCTGTCGTTGCTACAGCAGCATCTTGTTGCGGGAGTCGAGATACGCCATAGATTTGTCCTATAAAATCAAGAGAATCACTTGTGGCATAAGGCAGCAGAGTCTGACTCAAGTTCTGAAATTCATTGCTCTCCAGTTGTCCCAGCTGGTCTCCCACTATGTCAGAAAAAGCCCGTGCCTTGCCCCCAGGCGAAAGCTGAGTAATAGCCGTCTGGGAAATCGCTGCCAGTATGTTTGTCTGATAAGTAGATGCTGATGTTGGTGTTTGTATAGCCATTGGCTCACCTTATGTTAGGGTAACATCCACAGGTAGCTGCTGCGTAACAACGGCTGTGGCTATTAGGGATTGATTTAGGAATACATAAACCGATGCTGTGGCCCCGGCATTCCCCACAGTTGGTTCTATCAGGGTTTCTACTTGGAAGACCCCTGGCTGCAAAAACTGCTTGGTAAGAGATTGCTGGACCATTCTATTGATAGTTGTTTCCAACTCCTGTATAGCGGCTTGTCCAAGAGTACTTTGCAAATCCGCACCGATTGAATAGAGTTTCCATCCGTTCAGGGCGGCTTTCAGCCTGCTGCGCACCATGTCCTGCAAGCTTTCCAAGCCGGTCGGCTCGGTCAAAGCGATGTCGCCTGTGCCATCCAGTAGTATTCCACCGAAACTTTGCCAACGATAGTCAATCGACATTTAGAACCCCGCAAAACCTTCCAACATATTCATACAGGTAGTAATCCCGTTGGATGCCTGCAAAATACTGGGTGTACTGGGTACCATAAAGGGGACCGGCGCCGCCGCGCTGGAGCCAATACAGCTCATCTGCTGCGGGTTCATGCGCCAATAGCCTCCTCCAAAGCTTATACCGCCCGGGCTCTGGGTAACGAATACATTACCCACCAAAGATACGCCGTAGTTTGGATCTACAATGATGCCGGTGTTTGGATCGCCTATGATACCAATAGCTGTATCCATGACTACAATGTAAGGCTGCCCGACATTATCGTCCCCGGCGGTAAATACCTTGGGCTGCATTTGTGGGCTTACTACATCTATTTCTTGATCTGAAACGATTGAAGAAAACATGGTTCCTCTAGCAGCCGCTAGGACAGTTGTCCCGAAGCGGCGTTTTCAAACTGAAGCTGAATGGCAGAGTCGCTTTGGTTATGGTGCCGGCTACAAAGCTCTGCATCCCCGACATGTCCATCTGTTGTTGGGAGAACTCCTCGGCGTAAATGCGGTCGCTTTCATGCAGTACCCCATTATTATACAGCTCGGCCTGGGTTTTGTCAAGCACAAAGGGCAGCAACTCGCAGCGTAAATACTCACTATGCTGGCTAACATTGAAGCTCGGGTCAAGCAGGTCAGGGGCTACTTGATTGCCGTTTTCGTCCAGGACTCCCTGATTATGGTCTTCTACTGCAACCCAAGTAAAAACGGTACTATCGTCCGTGGAATAGACGGGATTCGCCAATGAGTTCCCGCTTGTGCCGGTCAAGCTCAAATAAGAGGGATAGGCTGGCGGTAAATCAGGGTCCTGTTGTTTCAACCTGGCTATCCATTGCAATCGCGGGCATGGAACATGCACCACATCTCCTTCTGAAACACTATCATAATGATTATTGCAGCTGGAGCAGGGGCTTACGATACCGAGACGCTTGGTAGGGGCCTGCGTTACTACTTCAGCAGAGCCCAAGATTTTGAGTGTCTCTCTTCCTTCGCGTATCGGTTTTATTGGATTCATCTTCCTCTCCTGGTTAGTATGGTCCTTTGCTATCAGTTAGTTATGGTCAAATACTGCCTTTCAGCGTCCCGCCAGGACTCAATGAAAGGATAAAACTCTGACTGACAGAATCTATAATAGCGGTCTTTTACTACGCCTAATAGGCTGGAAATCTTGAAACCCTGAAGCCCGGCGACCCAAGGTCTGCCAAAGCGTTCTATCGGGCAGATTATAATAGGGTTCAGATTCGTCACATTGACGCCAAATAACCAGCCCACTGTGGCTAACTCACTTATTCCTACGGTTGCCAATGTGGCGCCAGCCGCTAATGCCACTGCCCCAGTAGTGATGGTATCATTCTGTATACTCGCTGCTGCCTTGATGCTTGAGAACCTGGCGCCAAGTCCGACATCCTTTGCAATGCTCCTCCACAAATCGCTCAAGACAATGTACACAGGCGCCGTTACTCGCTCATTGACCGAGACTAGCGCGCGCGGCTTCACAATGGTAATGTAGCCGGTTTCTTGTGAAAAGGAATGGATAACGGAGTCCACTTCCACGGGTCCCCGCATTCCCATCCACTCATCAGAGATTATAATGATGTCATACGGGCTAATCTCCGGCGAACCCAGCAGAACTAATTCACCCCTATACATCTTGCCTATTTCCTCTTTCAGGAAAGACGCCTGATAGGCAAACTTGAGATTTGGGTCTTGATACCCTATATTCTTTTTAGGATTTACGCACATCTTATCGGCTACCAGGATGTGGCGGTATTGTTCAGGTATAGTGTCATTTATAGCCGTGGTGGTTCCATTTATCTGTACGGCGTTGAATACATCATCATTCTTTGTTATAGCATTCTCCAGGATAACCGACCTATCAGCAAACCACCAGTTTCGCACTGGTTTCATCCAATCGCCCAGTGTTGTCTTTAGGTCACCGTACGTACTGTGCAAATAAGCATAGAGATCTGTTTGTATGCCGGTCACCGTAGACATAAAATCATGGGCTAAATTCATCCCGGGCAGGGGCAAAGTTATCAATGGTATGATAGCTGAGGAACAGACTATCTCGCTGGCATTCACAAATTGATCAAAGGCGGGACCATGGCCTTGGGTTATCCAATCTACAATCAACTGTGCCGGCGTTGACCACAGGGGACTTTTGAGCGGCGTAACCGAGAGCCCATAACGCAGAGCAGCCATTCCGGGTGTGGTAGCAACCGAGCCTGCCACCAAAGCGTTCCGAGCTAACGTATTGGATAATAGGTTCTGAACCCAGCCCCCATTCACATTTCCAAACATTACAGCAGCCACAGCCCCGACAAGGACAGTAGTAGCTTGTGGAGTGCTGGATTTACCAAGTCCTAGGAGACCTTCAACTTGAGACCGGCCTTGACTTGCCCACCACCTATCAAACTTATCAGTGCTAATGTTTGCTCCGCGTATCTTTTCCAAATCCCCCGGCAGTTGATACCTTGAAAAATACCACTCGTTAGGGTCAAGGTACACGAGAGTAGCAGCCACATCATAAGGGAAACCATAATCCTTGACAGCCAGGATGTATTCAGGATAACGCCTAGCTATGTCCTGCATTATCTGCCATGGAGTAACAGATGTGTCATCTGGTATCCAATAACAGGGCGGGAAAGCACCCCATGCCGTACCTTCATAGTTCCAAGGCCTGGCTGTTTGTGGTGTACTGCTACCATCAAAGCTGACGAATCTATTGATACGCAGATTCTCGTTTCGCCTATTATAGGATTGTTTCAGCAAGACGCTGACATCTCTGACCCGGCCGGTCGTCAAAGCATTGAAAGTTGAATAGATAACTGGGCCCCATTGGAATCCTTTTATAAATTGATTGGGGGTATTACCTATCTGCCAATGCCCAAAATGCTTGGCATAGGGCGATTGCAGGCAGGTATCCATAACCCCAATGGCATCCGCATTCCAAGCGATATAGTTAGCCACATTGCCGACACGCTTCATCAAATCCGGCGCCGGAGACATAAGCTCAAGCATAAATCCTTGCGCCGTAATGGTCAATACCTCATCTCCTTGTATGTCGGTGACGAAGCCACTGAAGACAGGCAATAGGTCATCAGGATTATTGGTGAAACCCAGTCTTACCTGTATCTTTGAGCCGGTCTGCAAAGCGAACCAGTTAGGCGAGGCTCGTTGAACATTATCAGCAGTGCTGCCAGGCAAAGAATCAGTAAGATTCTTCATCTCAAGAAAGCCATTCGGCGTTTTATTGATAACCGCTCCGCCTTGGTAGCCTGGCGATGCCATCCCAGGACCGGCATTCGGTAGATTTACGAGCTGTATGTTATCTTTTCTTTCTTGCCTACCAGCGACAGTGTTATCAAAGAGCCGGTGTGATAACAGATGCGACTTATTAGTAATGGTCAGCACAGCTGTATCCGGCTGGTCTCGGTATTTGATAATCTCCATATCCAGGACATTGGCATAGCTATAGAAGTTGTCCAACATGTAGAATGGTTTATCAAGGTTCTCTTCCACAAAGAATAACTTGAAAGCTGGGAATGCCCGGCTCATGGAGCCCAAGAGAGGAGCTGATTCTGATGTAGCTACCTGTATCCGTTGCGTCTTTGATTTGTTCTGGTCGGCGATTGAAATAGATTTCACATCCAGCGTAGGCGGATAGCCCGCGACTTGATTTATCATGTCTTCTGCCTGTAAGGCAGAAGTCACCGCTGATGTTACCTTATCACCCAGGCTGGCCTTCATTTCATTGCTGTAATCATAGAAGTAATAGGCAGGGTTATTATCTATACCAGCATTAGATACGGGCATCAGTCCAATATCTCTATATGCTCCGTGCTCTGCATTGCAAGGGTCACGCCCTGGTCCGCCTGAATTGATAGAATTTTTGAATATTTGCCCAAGCGGATTATTCATTCTTTCAATGGTCAGCATTGCTGATAAAAGGGAGTTATCCGTTTTGCGTTTGAAGTTGAAATAAAACTGACAGAGCTGGGTAATTGGTTGTACTATACCTTGGCTCGTCGCCTGATTGGCAATCAAGGTGTCTATCTGGCCCGCCACAGCCAAATAATTGGTATACGATGAAGTAGGAGGCACTCCGGCCAGATTCGGAGTTTCTCCGATTAGCCAGGAAAGATAAGGTTTAGCCTGGGTGGTCGGGACGCCTATGCTTCTTGACAATACGAACCAATCGGTATAGGTCAATCCGACATGGGCTTCCATCGCCGCCGGGATGGCTGGATATTCGTTCTGTAGGTTTGGAAACTGCTGCAATACAGTCCCCGGATCAGTAACATTCATATGCTGCGTCCATAGGGGATTGTTTTCTACATCAGCAGGCATTGGTATTACTCGGCAGCCCGGGTCATCAAGATAGCCGCGATTCTCGGTGAGATAAGACTGCAAATTACTCTGCGCAGCGGCAGATGTCGGATTATTCAGAGTATCTTGTAATCCGAATAGCGTTACATAAGGAGCAGCCTGTTCCGGCGTCAGCCCCGCCCTAAAATCATTGAATAGCTTATGATTAGGTGTAGGCTGCCCATTAGCCGTACCTGCCAGCATATCCCACCACAGAGCTGCCTCCAGCGTGCCTATTCCCGCTACCCTATAAGCTACCTGGTCCTCATAAACGTTCTCAAACTGATAGGCTGAAAACTCGGCCTGGACAACATTCGGGCTTTCCTTTACGGTCTGGGTGGTGAAACTGTCTAGTAATATCCCTCGTATCCCTAACATATTCAAGACTTTATTCTGCAAGACAATGCCTTGTATCTTGTGGTTAGTGGAGGCCATCCGCCACAAAGAGTGATAGTTGTGATATTGATTGTCCAATGTAGAGAAGGTAGCAGTCAGCCAAGACAGACCTACGTGATAGGGCTCCTCTTCTTCATACTTTGACTTGCCGACTGAAGTAAAACTAACGCTGACCAAGGTTGTAGCCGGCCCCATGTGCTGATAAGTAGGATACACCTCGTCTTGTAGCGGCAGCTGGGCCAGGTTATTGGAGAATACAACTGACAGATTAGTCGGCCACAGGCCGCAATCAACCGGAGACATTTCTAATAGAGGCCCGCTATCACCATGCTCTTCATCCACCAGCTTCATGGAGTGGACCCAGTATAAAAAAGCCCAGAGATCGGTATAATGGTCTGGCATCCAGCCTTCAGTGATTTTATCATTTATAGCTTTCATTTCTGCCGCAGTTGGCGCTGATTCACTGGTTACATTCTGGGTTGACGTAGCTGGCTGATTGGGCGGATTCGGAGTAGGAGTAGCTGGCACTGGTTGAACAGATGCCTGCGCCGCTGTGTTCACATTTTGGGGCGGCGATGAGCCCTGCAAGGCCGTCGGGTCGTTGATGGCTGTACGGAAGTCGCCGACTACATTGTCCCACCATACACTTGCCTCTTCTGCATGAGGCTTGGAAGCATAATAGTTGTCCCTACCATGTATTTTTACAGTATTGAGACTTGAATAGTACTCATACACACCAAGATGATGCATCAAGGTCTGGTCAACATCATAATTGGATTCCTGCAGCTTCATGGTCATCCATGTATCAGCCATCTGATTTTGCATGTCCAGTTGCTGCTCACTCGTTAGCCCGGTCTGTGCTTGGGTGCCGGTCATCCAAGTATGATAGCTCTGCATGTGGTCTGGCCCGGCCCATTGCAGGCTGCCGTTGCCCATACGCTGCAACAATCCGCTCTGTATGGCAGCCTGAAAATAATGACCTCCCAACGTGCTCAATGTCTGTATAGCACTGGTCGAGGTCCATTGCATCAAACCGGTGGCGCCTGTCGGGGATATAGCGTTGGGGTTGCCTCCATGGGGATAAGCCGCAGATACGGATTCGTATTTTATGATAGCATTACGCAGGGCTGTTACCTGGCTTTCATTATTTTTATCCAGCGTCCACGGCCAGTATCTGCGATTGGCCAAATCCGCCTCGGTATCTTGCTGGCTATTAGGCGGGCGTTTCCAAGTGCCCAAGGATGGAACAACGCCCATGTCCTTTCCTAAAACGGGGGTCAAGGGCAAAGCTATAATCTCCCGCCATTTGAACCATAGCGTGCCATCTTTTTGTATATCCCAAGCTGATGTAAAGTCTATATCTTCGCCGGCATAAGGCGCGTCCAAGTTATTGGAAATCCAATCATCAAGGTATTTCGCGAAGAACGGCGACTCGTGTGCGCTGACCTGCCGCCCGTCTTTTCCCAAGTAGGCAAAGTCTTTACTAAATGGCCGATAGTTGAACAGGCACATGGTCAGGGTACAATCCAAGCAATCAACCAAGTCTGGATTTACATCCACGCGCAGCTGCTTCAAGGCAAAAGCCATCCTTGAATATAGGGCGTTTATCGTATCGTCTTTTATAAATAGATGCCGTAGGTGCCTATTCTCCACTTCAACAAAAGGAGCGGCCTTCAACATCGCCAGAATGCGCCGCACCTTTATCCATTGAGAGTAATCGGAAGCACCTCCTGTATTATCCACGAGGGCTTTCCAATGGATGGTCACATCCCATCTGGCGTGCCCGGTTTTCTCCAAGAAAGGATAAGGCGCACGAATAGGGGTCATTTCTTCGTTATTGGTTATCTTGCTCGTGATTATCTCTTCCGGAGGAATATCCAAAACCACGTCACCAATGCGGAAGTACCCCGAGGTTCCTGCTGTCCGTTCCTCTGTTGCCATCAAACTCATTATTCTTCACCTAACATTTCATGTACCTTTTGTCTCATGCGCAGCGTGCTCAATCGCTTATGACCATTCACATAGTTGATATTTGAGAACGTGATGCCTCCACCAGCTACCTGTGAAACCACTCGGCTAAGCTCAGCTGCTCGTTCTCGGTCCCCAGAAGGAGATCTGACCTCTAAATCCACAGACTGACGCATAGGTGCAATTACTGCTGTCCTTGTCATTGGCGGCCCGGGTATAATCCTTCTGGGCGGTCGGACAGGCGCCATAAGGCCAGCAATAGGCTCACCTGGGACATTATCGGTCGTTCCCAAAGCCATTTCTGGCCGATAAGCAGAGGCACTTTTTTCTCCCATTCCGCCACCGACAAATACGCCGGCCAAAGCAGCGGCGCCAAGTCCCAAGCCCAGTATAGGTAGAGTACTTTTGAAGGCTTTGCCAACAGCGCCTCGGGCAGCAGCGGTTTCCCGATTCCAAGCGCCAAGAATACCAGCCACGACATCGCGTATTCCACGCTGCTCGCCAGCCAATGCCTGTAATTCAGGAGCCACATTGCCAATACGGCGAAACTCCTGAAAGGCCTCTGTGGTTATTCTTTCAGAAGGTGTCATCAACAAATGGGTGACATTCCTTGCTTGTTGCCCATAAGGATGTTGAATCAAGGTTTCCAAATCCCGCCGGACGCGTTCAGACCCCACTACCTGCTGCACAATATTGAAGTGTCTCTGATCGCGCATGGCTTGCCGTAAATTGCCAACCGTTCCCATACCGATGCTTTCGGCCAGCTCTTGTTCGGATACGCCAAACAATTGGGCTGCTGTTTCAGGTGTTAGGGCTGCCTCCCACTTCCAGCCTTTGGCAATCTCCTGCAAGCCAGAAATATATTGCTCGGCACCTACTTTGGTCCCCATACCCAGGCCGGCGCGCATCCGTTCAAAGATAGTCTCTACCGCGGTTTGTGTCCCAACGGCTTGTGTGCTTTTCACTGCGCCGATGGCTGCCTGTTTCGGGAGCCACAACACATTGCTCAAAAATGCCCGCTCTTTGGGGTCAATCATAAAAGCTGGATGGCTTCTCAACATAGTCTGGGACGCATACACCAGATTCGCAAAATGTCCTATGAATCGACCGCTCAATCGAGAGGCGGCTGTTTCCACATTGCCGGCCTCTTTACCTACCTTACCAAGCAAGTATTCCCAAGGAGAGCCCTCGCCGCGTATTGTACTCATCCTATGGGTAGCCGACGCTTCGGCATTGGCATACATAAGATTGATGGTGTTGAGATATTGATTAGCAAAGCTTGTCGGTTCTTCTATAGCCGCCCTCAATTCGGCAATCGCTGGTCTATCGCGCGGCGACATCAAAAATAAGTTCAAAGTGTCAGCATCAAAATCCGCCTCCAAAGCACCTGCCAATTGTTTAGAAATGCCAATGCCACGCTTCCCCAGGAGCGCTATCTCGGCTGAATTCCTAGCTGGAACTCTGACCAAAATAGGCAATGTCGCCTGTTCCGGGTGCCGAGTTATGATGCCATAAACACCCTCCTTCCTCATAGCAGCACGCACCTCTGGTCCAAAGCCTTCGGCTATTTCTTCCGATACAAAAATCTCAAATGGACTCCTGCCTTCAAGTTTGGCTATCTGCTCTGATGTCGCACTTATAGCCATCGGATCAAATGTCGTAGCCCTCCAAACAGCTCCCTCTTTCCCAAATGCCGCTTTGGCGATGGCGTCCTGATAAGCTCGCCAAGCTTCCCCATAGCCCACCCCAGTTCCCTTGGAAGCGGCGATAAGTCTATTGAGGGCTTTCTCGTAAGCGGTGGCATAGAATTGTCCTGGGCCTTCTATATTCGGGCCGCCGCCATAAGTACCCCAGCCCAATACAGGGATGTATTCATGTTTTACCATTTGCCTGCCCATCTCTACATCAATCGGGCGGTCAAGACGAATAGAGAAGGGATTCCTAAACCTTGGGTCAGTATAATCAAACAAGCCTACTCGCCCAGTAAGCCCCTTCATGGAGAACCCGGAAGGCACAGCTTCGGCCATGCTGAATACTCGCTCGCCAAAGACTTTCGTATAATCTCCCGCGCCGAAATAGCGGGCCAAATCAGCCATCGGCCGTATCTCGCCATGTAAGAAATTGACCCTGCCAAAAACAGTACGCATTGACTCAATCAAGCCACTTTCGTAGAGACGGCTATAGAATTCCCAAGTCACCCCAGTACGCTTCGGCATATATAAGCCTTGGGCGTTCCATTTGGCAGTGCCGGCCTCCAAATGATGGAATAATGTATAACGCAGAAGGCTTTGTTCATTCTTGGCATTCAGGAAACCCTTTAGGACGCCGCCATGCTTCATTATTCTTCCACGATGCGCGCCGGCGTAGATTTCCAGGTTCTTGGCTAAACCTTCGGCGAGGTCAAGTATCCGTGCCTGTCGTGTATTCAAATCCTCCCGCAGCCAACCAGCCAGTGCCGCTGTATCTTCTTCAAATCCGGCGCCGGTGTAGGAGATTTTCTGTGCCGCCATGCCCTCTCTAAAGGCTGTCATAGCTTCGGTGAGGGCGGGATCAAAAGGAAACTCCGTCTGCAAAGCCTTGGCTTCCTCGTATAAGCTGGCAGCCTGCTCGGCTAATAGACCAGCAGGCTCATGTATTTTCTCATGGAAGAACATCTCATTGATTAGAGCGGTGGCATCCTCTGGGATTTCAGTTTCTCCAAGCATCCTGCGCTTCAGATTTACAACCTGTCGCAACGCCTCAAAATCCTCCGCAGTAGGCTGAATAGTGGTGGCTTTTACCCCACCGACATTCAGCTTATCCCCAGTCCTGGAGAAGTAAGTCTCTTCTACCAAAGCCTGTAATTGTCCTGAAATGCTCCGTTCCAATTTCAATAGGCGGGTTTCATCGGCTTCGGAGACAACACGCTCTATATCGCCCCAGCCTATTACTTGATTGGGTCCATAGGGCGTATTGAAAGGTATGTTGACTGTATTCAATGGTATCCAGCGGTTCTTGATAGTTGGTATCCGGGTGGCCTGGCCAGGTCTCAGGATGGCTTCTGTTTCACCCAGACCTCCTGCCAAACGGGCAGCCTGTAATACATCAGGATTACTCAATTGCTCTCTAACCAAGGTATCCCACAGTTGCGAGGCTTGTGCCTCTGTTAGATTGGGGTGTTCAAATCTCAATCTTCCAATGGCCGCGCCTTTTCCGCCGGCCAGCCCGCCGGTTGATAGGGGTAAGCCGCCAAACAACTCGGCCTCCTGTGGGCTTATCATAGCAAATGTATGTCTAACCGAGGCTTCGCCTGCCATAGCAGCAGTCGTAAATCTGGGCCGAAGTTCCAGCGGCACATAACCATAATGCAAGGGCTTGTTGAATGCTCGCATGGCTTCCGATTGCCTACTCCACGGGGCCATGCGGCCAGCCGTATAGAACTCCAACTCCCTGGCGCCAAAAGTGCCACCAAGGAAGGGATGTTCTGCGGTTATTGGAGATGCCCAATCGGCCAAGGCACTGCGGGCATAAGTCATCCTCTCGGCCTGCGTCAAATCTTCGTATGTTCTATTTCCTGGGAATACTTTACCTGGGGCCGGTATGTATTCCATGCTATAACGCTTCGTAGCGCCCGGGGTAAGAACAGCGGCCCTATCAGCAGCCATGCTCTCATATTTGTAGGCATTCAGTTTATCTATACTGCCGACAGGAGCTATATCCAAGGCACTTTGTAAATCCGCAAATGGCCGGTCCAAATGAGAGGCTATCCACTCATCCAAAGCCATACGCACGGTCTTTGTATCCCCGACCGGCTCCCAGACACCCCGACCAGAAGCAATACGATAATCAGCACCGACATGGACAACTCCTGTAGTCGGATCCAAAATAGGTATTGCTAAATCCCCTCCTGGAAGGCGAAGATTGATGCGGATAAGTTTTGGCGTTGTCGCTACATCGGTTGCCACAAAGGTAGCGGTGTCCAATAGATTTTGCCTCGCCATTAGGGCTTCATAAACCTTCTCTCTTTTCTGACTTCTCAACAAATCTAAAGGCGATACACCGCCAATCAGGTCTTTTACTCCAAATGTTTCCGGCGGCATGGCTTGTATCGCTTGTGCTGCTATATCAGTCATTGGTCCGAGGTCCCGTAGCATGCCTCCATAGCGCAGCTGACCTTCCAGCACCTCCAAGAAGTATTCATTCTTATTTAGTTCGGCTTGGCGCAGGCGTTGGAAAAGCTCTTCCCTGCCCAAAGGAGTACCAGCTATGGTCAAATCGGCACCTGCCAAAGCCGCTGGAGGAGTTGTCCTTAGGCGGCTGCGCTCAAAGGCATGAGTGAGCAGCCATTTGTTCTCCTCCCATAACTCATTGGTAGCCATATTATTCAACAAAGTGGTAATGTCTGTCAATCTTTGCGTAAGCGTTTTGGCGGCTGGCCGGCCAAACTGGCCAAGCCAATCTATTGCGGCAGCCGGTAGAAATTCGCTGGCCGCGTCATAAGCAGAACTCCCTATGTTGCCCGTTTCCAAGAATTGCCGGAGTGTCTTATAATCCATAGAACCGGCTTGGGCCAATTTGCTAAAAGCCCTACCAGTAAAGCGTACATGTTCTGAAATGGCGGATGCCGCCGAGGAAATAAAGGATGGTGCAGCAATGCCTGCTGCCAGTATCAAAGGAGTAGTAATGGCTGCCGTCTTAAAATAGCCGCGATTCTCCGTTCGCATAGCAAACGGCGCTGTCACGGCTGCCAAGCCGGTCAGCCCGGTGAGAACCGGATTACTGGCGAACTTTAGAAAAGGATTCAACGCCATTAGCCTACCGCATACTCTTCTCTATTACGCTGTATGTCACGGAGCATGTCGTTCTCCGGATGTTCATCAAAGGTAACATTTACACGATTTATCGGTTGATTAGACGGATGCCCCGTAGCAATCACTTTCGGATTGCCGCCTTGTGAGTCCAGCATAAGTCTTTCTACCGTGCGCCTGATGTTCTCTACCGACCGATTTCCGCCACTGGTGAGCTCCCGTATAGCTCCATCCAGATAGGGCTTACGCCAGACGGTATTGGCGCGGTCGTCATAAAGATTGAAATCGTGCAGATTATAGCCTTCCTGCATTAGCATCTTGACTTTCAAATCTTCGTAGTCAATGGCAGGATTGTAGGCATCGGCCCCCGCTTCTGGCATAGCCCAGCCAGTGCGAGCAAAGAACTCGGCTATCTCCCTGCTTCGGACATACTGACCATAGGTCAAATCAGTCTGGGCGCGCTCATAATCTTCAACATCCTCTGGTGTGTATAGCCGGCCGCCTTCGCCTATAGGTGGGACTCGCTTCCCTTCTGCACGAAGTATACTGGCATCTCTGGTTACCCATTGAGCCTGCAAGGCACGGGCGGTCTCCGGCGCCACAGAATCAAGAATCTCTCTGCGCTTATCAGGGTTCGTTTCATTCAGAAAGTCGGCGAAATAAAGCTGTTCACGTCGTGGTAAAGTGGACATTACATATGAAGGCTCGGCAAACAAATTAGCTCCCATTGCTGTGCGGGCTGCTTGCATGGCACTGCCGGATTGTATGCCGCGCAAGTATTTCATAACATCAGCCAACTCATTCAAGTTTCTCTTGTGTTGTACCTCGGCCGGCATCAAATTCTGACCGGTCAGTCTATGGGTCATACCACGCAGATAAGGCATCAAGAAATCATGTAAAGGTCTGTCCCATCTGCGCATACGATTGCCGTAAATCTCTTCTTCTTGATAGCGTGCGAGGGGCGTTTGCATCTGCCAAAGTTTGGTGCCGAATGGCGTCGGTATGTAGCGCATCGGATTGAACATACTCTGATCGCCGGCAAAGGCTAAAGATTCGGCCAGAGTGCCTAATACCCTTCCAGCAGGTCCTTCCATGGCCTGATATTCAGCTCCGGCCTCCTCTGGTCGCAATCTGGCTAATCCTTGGTTGATGAGGGCCCTGTTGATGTTTATATCGCGTGTTTCAAGTACCGCTTGTATTTCGGGGGCATGTTCTACGGCGCCTACCGGCACAGTCGCGAATACTTGGGTCCCGGGCTGTAAATAGTTCGCAATAAACTCATCTCTCCGCTGTTGTCTGCGCTCTACCTCCTGTACCATTTGCGTCCGAGTCAGGGCATTCTGTTCTCCCAATACAACGGCTGACATGTCCGACATTGACATACCGAGGGCGCTAAATTGGAAAGTGCGGCCAGGATATTCTTCCAGTAGCACGCCTGTCGGACCAGCGGCTTTTATAGTACCGCGTATCTTCTGCACCTCTTCGGTAAAGCGACGATGACTAAGTTGAATAGTAGATTTCTTCAATCGTTCTACTTGTTGCGTTACTCTATCAACTTCAATAGCCAAGTTTGTATCGCGCCGGGCTTCAGCCTGCATTCGGACACGCATTGATTCATATTGCCTTGAATAAGGTGCGACATCAGCCAGAATTCTGAGCTTTGTCAAATCAGGATATTCCTCGGGCTTTAGACCTTGCAATTCCGGGTGTAGCGCCTCATAGCCAGCCCCCGGCAATCGCATATAACCTTCTGGTATGCGGGCATAAATATCACCTACGCGGAAGTTGGTATAGTAATCCTCGCCAGGCAGCCAAGAAGGCATCTGATTTGGTATTTCATTGACTTGGGCGCCGAGCCGTTCGGGCTGAATGAAGCGACGAAGAGGCTCTGAAAATCCATATATATCAGCGCTAGGCGTTATTCCTATCAAAGCGCCTAACTCTTTCTCATAATAGCGCCTGGAAATGTTGGTCATTTGCCTGCTACCCTGTAGCATAGGAGGCCCGCCGGGCTGCGGCGGATGAATACGTTGCCATAAGCTTTGGGCTATAAACCCAGGCAATCCTATGAATTCGGTGACATTATACGCCTCGCGCTTGAGTACATCCATCAGGCCATACTCATCTCTAGCGCGCGCTGGAGGCAGGCCGCCCTCCTTCGGCTCCAGCCTCGGACTATAAAGGGTGTATTCTTCCGGGGACCATTCGCCCTGATGCATGTAGCGTGGCGGCTTTACTATTTTGCCTATTGTCGCGGCGAGAATAGGCCCAATCAATGGAACATTAGAAAAGGCAGGCGAGGTTACCGGATAAGGCCGTTGCCAATAGTTCCTCTCTTCCAGTTCATAAGGATGTGTGAATGCCCGTATAGGGTGCAGTAGAGGGTGATGTCTCCAATACTCTTCCTCGGAGCCCCACAATGAAACCGCTTCGGAGCGCGCCTTCATTCTGGCATACCAATGCGGTCTAAAATACTTGATGCGTCCGCCCCAGAATGGGGTGGAGCCCACCTCCCACCAGCGCCCGGCCCTGACCGGTATTTCCTCTTCGCCGGAATAGATACGGCGCAGTTCATCCGCTGTCTTTCGGCTGCCTATCATACCCGGCAGCAATGGCAGCATAAGGGCGGCGCCAATCAAGGCTCCCACTTTGCCATATTTTGAAAGCGCGGCTTTTCTAACGGCCTCTGTTTGGAATCGACCCTGTAAAACATGAGCATAGTGCAAGGCCGCACCAAGAAAAGCACCGCCTGCAGGTAAGGCCAAAGGCCCATATTGGGGCCCAGGCACATTCCTGGCATAGAAATCCGTTACCTTGCGCAGGCCAGGTATAAAGTCTGTGAGCTCTGCCCGCAAGATATTAGCATGCAAAGGCAGGCCAGCTATGGCATCGCTCGCTCTATGGCCCGTCTTGTAATCCAGCCAACGCAGGCCGGTATAAGCAAGATAAGCTGGTAAAACTCGCTTTAGAAGGAGCTGATTTATCAGCCCGCCTTTCCCTACAAACGGAAAGTTGAAGACTTTGTTATAGGAGCCTGCCTTTAGGCCTACTCCCGCCTCAGTCATTAATCGCTGTGGGCGTTCTGCCAGTTCAAATAATACGCGTCGTAAAGTATCTAAGCGGCTGGCAACCTGTTTTGCCGCCCCAGGGCCGCGGCGGACATACAAAGGCTGAAATCCTATCTTCTCGCCTTCAAAAGTGCTCCAAGCAATCCCTTGTAGGCGCCGCCCGCGCTGTGTTTCCTTTAAGGCCTCAAATGCGCGACTCCAAGCTTTTAGATTGAACATCTGATCCAAAGACATATAGGTCTTTGGCATAGGAGGCGCTGGGCGTAAGGGGGCGCCATAGCGAGCGGAAGAAGTAACCAATCGCCCTTGCCTGGCAAATCTTACTGAAACACCAGGCGCTTCCTTCAATCGCATGTATGGCTCGGCCGTGCTGACCCTTTCAAAGGTCAAGCCAGCACGCATTTGTTCCTTACCGAGGCCTGTCAGTCTTTGGAAATGGGCGCCCAGTTCTGTATAAAGACCAGTGCCCTTGGAGATTAGCTGTCCTGGCTCATAATGGAGCGTACTGGGTATATAAGCAGAAAATATATCCCCTAGACTAAAAGTCTTCAATATACCCGCTGGCGAGCGTTCTTCTAATGTCCGGAAGAAACTGAATAGGGTCTTACCATATTCTGGCACCGCGCGCAGGAGATAGCGATGAGTCCCATATAATACCCCGGCTGCCAGCATATATTCTGCAGTGGTAAGGGTAGGACTTTTATCCAGCCCCTGATAACCGGATCCAAAGTCGGTGCGCGCGTGTCTGCCTTCAGGAGCCAGGCCTATATCTTGTAAGCCGGTTATGTGATGAGCAGGCTTGCCGACCCGTGAGCTGGCCAATAGAGCAGATAATAGAGTAGCGCCAGCTGCTATGGCCCAGTATTTGCCTTTTATGCGGGAGCCGGCTCGGGCGACTGATTTTGTTGTTATAGCGCCCGCCGCCGTTTCAAAAGGACGATAAACCGATCTAAAGAAGCTTTCAGCCGTAAGGCCTATGTCTGGTAGGGCACCTTGTAGGGCTGTCTCAATATCTACTCCAGCCTCTACTTTTTGTAATGCCCTCTGGAATAACTCGTAAGAGTGAATAGAAGCGATGATGTCAGTACGGGCTTCATGCAAACCGGTAAGATTGACATATGGATAGAGCAGTTGTAATGACTTTAAAAACCTCTGACCACCCAATGCTCTTACTATATTTTCCTGGCCCCATCCAGGAACGAACTTCATCTCCTCAAAGGTCTCTGCCAGCTTGCCAGGCCAGTAGGCTGGGGTGATTGGGGTGTTCGGCCCCATACGGAAGAACTTCTCTGCGAATTCCTTATGCTGCTGTCCAAAAGCCAGGGCCAGGCGTAGGAAAGGTTCCTCAAGCTCCTGAATTTTCAGCTGTCCTAACCGACGCCATTCGGCAAGTTTGCCCCTATAAGCAGACAAGCTCGGATAGCGCCAGGTAAGAGTCTCAATAAAGGATAAATCGTATAGTGGGTGATAGCCACTGACTATAGCAGGCTTATGTTGCCCTATGTGGGCTGCCAGCTCTTCAAATACTCTATGGGCGGCCTCCTCCTCCGTCATGGAAGAAGCCATCGCGCGCTCCCAAGTGCCTTTTTTCAGGGAGAAAGTGCTGGCAATAGCGCCCACAGGCGGGCGCACATAACCGCCGCCTGGGCCGCCAATAGGAGCAAATGCTCCGCCTCTATAGACGTCTACTTGTAAGAGTGGATGATTGGAGTGAAGAGTATGGTAGGCACTGCCAACAAAGCGGCCTCGTTCACTTGCCTCAAAAAACCCGGCTACACTTTCCCCGCCGCGTTCGAGAAGCTCGCCGCCCGTCTCAATGTCAAGAACAAAGAATGATTGGTCATAAGGCAATGACATGGCTATTTGGTGAAGGTAAAGTCGGACTTTTCAAACTGCATATCCCTGGCGCCGGGCTCGTGTGGCTTCTTGTGCCTACCTTTGGTAGACTTGGTTCTTGGGTCAAGAGGCTTGCCTATTAGGAACTCGGCCTGCGCCACACGAAAGAAGAACTCATCCGCATCCATCTTTTCAATAGTCTCCAAGGGTATGTGCAATACCGAGGCTAGGATAGCCGAACAAGCTGCGAAATAGTTGCTTGCTAACCAAACACGTTTTTCATTGATGGCAATATTGACTTGGCTAAGCCGGCCGGAAAAGGGATTCTGCTCAAACTCCCGCAGGCCCAGCCAATCAACAACCCCGAATGGGACCTCCTCGGCAGAAGGCCCCTCAAGGATACAAGTTTTATAGATTTCCAGATATAGGTCAGCTGGGTGATGGGTGCGGGAACTGAAAGCTTTGTATTCTTCCCAACGGAGGCTGCGCCAGACAATGCGAACGCCATCACGCCAGATGGCTTCCCATTTGCGCATTGTAGCCTCTTCCTATAGATCTCCAGATACACTGGCGATAAAGTCGGGCGCGTAATAATCGCTCAGTTCTGCTATCACAGTGAAGATAGCGAACGGCAAACCAGCCGAACCAGATACCAACTCAGCCCTGGTAATCCTATTGCTGGCAGTAGTATTAGTCCATAGCACAGCCTTTTCAACAGCAGCGCACTGGACTTCATCATCTGGATCTCGGGCATTATCAGGAACGGCTCGCCGTATGGCAGTCATTTCCAAGCCGGTAATACCACGGATAATGAATACCCGACCCTTTTCAGGGGCGAATAGCTTGAGCCTGTGATTTGGCACATTGGCTTTCCAACCATCCAGTTGCTGTGGCGTCGGCGCGCCTGGAACGGTAGCCAGGAATTCGGCAGGGGTAAGTAGCGTTTCTTTGGTTTTCTGTTCCTCTGTGGGGGTCAGACTCTCGGTCATGTTTTTCTCCTATTAGCAGTGATTTTCCTTATCGTAAACGTCGTGCGAGAAATGCGTAACAGTCCAGCAAATGCTTGCCGCTCTGATCTACAATCATCTCATTGCTAACTAACTTGATCTTTTCCAAGCGGCGAATTCGTAGCGTAGGACCCTCGCCTAAATCCATCTCTAAATCAAACAGCACAGGCTGATAGACAGGATTTATCTTATACCCATCTGGCGCCTGTGTTCTTGATTCAATGTAGCTCCTCATATATTGTACACCAGGAGGACCTATATTCGCAATAAGCTGTTGTATCTGCTGATTGACATAGTTCAACATAGCAGTATTGGCTGCTGTCTGCGGCTGGGCTGACAAATAACTTCTGCTGGCCAAATAGCCGTCCAGCTGGGATTGCTGCGAGGTGTTCGCCTGGGTGGTCTCCGGCAACGCCATGTCGGTAACATTCTGTAGTACGGTGTATAAATACCCCTCGGTCACGAAGTTCAGCGCGAGCTGGCCCTGAACCAATGACCGACCTTGTCCATAAGCATCCAAGTAGCGGCTGGAATAGCCAAAAATGGGCACGGTATTGTCTTGCAGGACAAACTGTAGAGTATCTATCTCATCTATGAACAGATTACCCACATAGATACGCGCTTGCGTGGCGGTATAGTATTTATTATAAGCCGTATCTGGGTAGATGAACTCTTCTTCTGGAGTCGGCGGCGGTATAGCATTGCTCAAAACCGTCAATGTTTGCGCTGGGATAGGCGTAGCTGGCGGGGATAAACTGGTTCCAGTATCACTACCAATCATATCCGTCGCTACTGTTACTGGGCTATTCCCGACAGTAAAATCTTGCGTGTTTGTCTCTGCGCCTGCCTGGTGGGCTATCAAAGTATAAGAGCCGGGATTCAGAGGGATACGGGCTGTATTAACGCCAACGATTGGATTATCTATAGAACCATTGGTTACCGGCAGACCGTCGCTTCCCATTACAGCCCAAGATAACTGATTGGTTTGAGCCGTATTGAATTGAAAACCAACGGTCTGCGACTCACTTGACAGAGAAGTAAGTCCAAATGGAAAAGTACCCACGTTATTCCTCTGGGATAGTTATAATCTGATTACTTACTTGATAGTTCGGGGCATTGATGTAAATGCTATAAGTTCCAGCGAAAACCAACAGGTTCACGCTGCCATTGACATCAGTCACAAGAATAAATGGTCCATTATATTCGCCCTGGTCGTAGATATAAACCGTAGCCCCTTGTATTGGGGTGCCCGTCTCATCTACCGCTTGTATGGCTATGGGATAAGTATTGGTCGCCTGGATAATCAACAAAGTCTCGGTCACTGGGCCGGCGGTAGTATCCACCGAGATGACAAAAGGCTCATAGCCAGGCAGCGTAACAGTCAATGTATAAACGCCGGAAATGACGCTGGCTGAATACAGACCTATAGAGCTTGTATTAGCCTTGCAGTTATTGTTCTGGTCCGTCCAGGCTTTCGTGATGGCTGAATCGGTGCCTACGAGTGTGCAGATTGCTCCCGCCAGTGGCAGATAAGTTATTGAATTCACGCAGGTTATAGCCACCGCTCTAAAGGAACTGACAGGGAAAAGTTCCAGTGTTTCCTGAACATCCGACGTCCCAACGCTGACGATAGTATTGTAAGTAGAATAGCCTGTTTTGGATAGGGCGACTTGCCAAGAGGTATTTGGGTCTACTATAAACAGCACACTGCCGGAAATACCGGTAGCCTCCCGTTGATAAATGCTTCCAGCCATATCCGCCAGCGTAACCGACACGCCGCCAAGAGCATTGCCATTATTATCTGTAATGGTTAGCTGCAAGTTCATTGGCCTATCACACTTTCTATTGGCTTCACATTGGTGTTATTCTGTATCGTATTGCTGGAATTCTGGGTGTTGGCTCTTATTAGGTCGCCGGGGGTCAGCTGCGCCGATGCGCTTGGCCGTATGTTGTTGGATAAACATTTCAGATTGAATGGCAATAGGGGCGTAAAATCAGCCGCCACAAAACTGATGGTCTGTTCTGTCATAGCGTCATTCATTGAATAGATGGTGCCATCGGTGAGAAAATCAACCCCAAGCAGGCGGCGATAGGAGCATTGTCCCTGTTCATTACCAAACACCATAGTAAAATCCATAGGCGGCAGCTGGTCTACTTTTACATAGCCGCTGTCTTTGCTGGTATCATTCCAAAGTGTGGCGCCCAGGAACCGAAGCAATACATCTACCGTGAACTGGGTCAAAATAAGCGTACCAGCTATTGTTCTCTTGCCACGCGCGAAGCCTTTTGGATTGATAAAACTACAAGCCCGTACAGCATCCTTTTCCCTATGAACGGAGACGGTAATAGTAGTGCATTCTATGAGCTGCTTCGTCAGCTTTGTGCTGGTCGGCCAGGGACGAAAAGCATCTACTACATCCACAATAAGCCGCAAATCTGACCCGGTATAGCTTGTAATGTTGTTGTCGTAATCATTTGTAATACCTGGGGTGGCCAGTGTATTCATAGCTGTCGGATTGATAATAAGGTCCGAGCCAACATCAGAGGGATTAGGGTTCAGACTCAATGGAACGCCATTCAGGTCCATTATTTGCGGTAAAGGTGCATAGCTGGGCCAAGTATTGGCGGCTTGTTGTATACCGGCTGCCTGCTGGTCGCTTATCTGATTGGGAGGCTGGGTCAAAGGTACCCCAGTCATGTCAGGTGGCAGCACTGTCATGCCTGAAACAGGCAGAGTGCTGCTTTGCTGTATTTGTGGGTTAGGCGTAGATAAGCCGCCATCCAAAGCACTAAGTGGGTCAAAGTTGGGTATTGACATAAGAAAGAAGGCCGCGACCAAGCGCCGCGGCCAAGGGAGGTTTTGCTATGGCGGGTCAGGGATTAGGCGCCAGAATTGGTCCAAGGCGTCCTGATGGCCATCCAAGGCATAGCCAGGCGGGCAACGAAAGTAGCCTGCATTTCAGTAACTGGGTCATCAATTGAAATGCCGCTACCTTCATTCAAGACTTCCACACCATACAGCTTCATACCTGTAGCCGCACCATACTCATTCGCGCCGGAAGCAGTCACATCAAAAGGCAGAATCTGGTCAGAATACCAAGGGATTGCCAGTTCTTTATATCCGCTCAAAGCACCAGTTGTAGCAATGTTGGCTCCAAGAGTTGACTGGTCAATATAAGCAGACGCCGGCACGCCGGTATCACGAACCTCTGGCGCAGAGACCAATGACCCATCCTGAATATAAGCGGTTTGGGCCGTTCTGAATTCAGGCCGTAGATCGTCAACATTAGCGACAAAAGTACCCTGTGACGCTCGGATCAAGTTCAACAGAGAATGACGGTCAAAGTTGATCCAGATCAACGAGCCAGCCACACCGCGCTTGTTACGGCTGAAAGAGCGCACATCAGGAGAACCCATCGTATAGATAGGCGCCTTCTCGCGTGTGACGCTGTAACTAATAGCTTGGATTTCAGCGAAGGTATAGGGGCCAATCATGGCTCGTATATCGCTACCGGAAAATGAGTTGTAACTACGAGCTATATCACTTTCGGTTGATGGATTGCCTGTAACAGTTGGCAAAGGTGAGTTTGACATAACATCTCCTAATTATTAAGCTTCAAATGTACATCTACAGTTCATGGCGCTAAGCAAAGGTTAGCTCACCGGCCGGAGACGCTTGGCGACTCCGACCGGCGATGAATATGCTCAACACAACCCGATCAGATTATGTCTGTTGTATGCCGATGACACAGAAGAGCTGAACCAATTCATTAGCTGGATTAAATCTTACATTGATTGTAGCCCTTCCTATTTTATAATCGGCAACTGTAGTAGAGACCGTGAAACTGTAAGAGCTGATGTACTGGTTCTTCTGCAATTGTTGCATCTGCTTATCAAGAGCGGTCTGCATAGATTGCATCTGCAAACCATCAATACTGGATTTGCCGATGAACTGGCCGCCGGTAGTGAAGAGTATCTGTGCTACCAGGAACTTGATGTCCTGACGCAGCAAGAAGATATAGTCACTCTGGCTTCCAGCAGCAGTACGGTCATGCAGGCAGACTGGAGGATTACCGGCCCCATTGTAACGCAGCATGTCAACTTTCGCTTGTGTCAGAGCATCCAGCTGATTGAGCGAGGCTCTGTACAACTGGGTCACACTGACCACAGGCTCGTAAGTCAATGCTACCTTCGGGTCAAGAGTTGAGTGCAAACCGGCGATAACAGCTGCCGCGTTCCCAATATATTGCCCATACCCGTTCTGGATAAGGGCCGTATCACCGAATACGTGCAAATAGGCGCCGATGTCAATAGGATAGTTGTTCTGATCGTAATCAACTCCACCATCATATTCATCGGAATCGGTCTGGAAAAAGCCTGGCAACCGATAGCCATTGGCCGCGTCGGCACACAGGAAATTCAAAGTGTCAGCAGAGCAACCAACTAGATATGGTATGCCCAATAGCCCGCCGCCAGATACCGTTGGAGTCCCAGTGACGGGATTATAAGTGGGCAAGTAGCCGATCCACTTTCTGATGCTTGGCAAGTCGTATTTGTTGTTTGGTGTCGGCGCGCAGCCTAGGAAAGCGACACAGCCGCCTAATACTTCGGATTGAGCAGCGGCAAATCGCGCCAGCTGATAGCCGAAGTTTACTTCATGATAGTTAGCACCTAAGCGCTGAGTAGCACTGGTAAATGTTTGTGGTGTAGCTGGATTTCCATTGCTATCCACGCTCTCGGATGCCCAATGATAGGTCACATTTCCGTACTGGTCGGTCGTGGTATTCAGCCAATCAAGAGCATCAGGATTGGTTGCCGGATTGTCAACTTCATTAGCCTCGCCACCCTCGCCGCCCAAATAAAAAGCAACGTTTGGCTGGTCCAAAATCATCTCTGGACAATAGACTTGCTGTATTGGGAAGTTGGTCAGGAGATCCAATGCTTCAGCAGCCGCGATATAGACCTCTCTGCCAGTCAAACCAAGGCCAGTCACACAAGGCACATACTCCAGCGTAGATCCGCTAGCAGCAGCCGCGGCAGAAATAGTCAGTGCGCCAGCAACGGTCTTTGGATTGCTGCCGGTATTGATGGCCTGTCCGCCAACAGCCGACCCGGAAACAACCGAATCAGATGTATCAACCGGATTCTCTGGGTCATTTGTATAGACCAGATTACCACTTAGCCACAGATACAGGATACCAGCGGAATACCAGATCTGGTAATCGGTACCAGTAGTCGCAGCCACTTCGCCCAGCGTAATCGAAAAGCCAGGGTATACGCTATCGACTCCGATGCCAGAAACCGTTGCAGGCTCGGTTCCATAGCGATACAAGAAGATATTATCGCAATAAACAGCAACTTCTTCCAAGCCCTGGGCCAAAGTGCCGCTATAACCAAAAACTGCTTCAGCCGTCGCCTTATTTGTTACCTGATACGGAACATTGCACGGACCAGTTCCCGCGCTTCCAAGAATCAATGTAGACTTGTCTTGCGGAGTGGCAAGCCCGGCTAAGCCGCCGTCAACCGTGAAAACTTGTACTCCAGGAAGATTCGCATAGCTCATATTAGCTCCCTAATGTTTGAGGCTTGGGCAAAGTGATAGTTTCAATCGGGTTTTTGCCCAGATTGAACTCCACGGTCTCAAGCGTCTTAACTTCAGCAGTGTTAAGGACTTCCAAGCGGAACGCGTACTTCAAAGGTCTCATATAGAGCGTCTGTCCGCCAAATCGCTCATTCTCTTCATCCCGGCCGCGCCCCATGAACTGCAACTTATTCACTCCACGCATCCGCATGAAATCTAACTGCTGGCCGTACAACATCATGAAGAAGTGGAACCATTCGGCCAGTTCATTTGCCCTGGCATTACTCTTGGCGAATACAGTGAATACAACCGTCGCCCACTCCCACCAGCCATAGGTAATCAGGAAATAGCCGGCCTTATCAGGATGAGATATTACTTCCCTGGGCAAAGGTCTGAAAGGCACTCTGCCATGACCTGACCTGTCCATTCCGGCCGGAACGCTCTCCAATACGCTCCATTGTATTACATCATAGGAGGTATCTGGATTACCTTGTCGGTCTTTCGGGAAATCTTCCACCAGCGTCGGAGCTTTATCTCCTGGCAAGGGGGCGGTCTTTAGGTGAAGCTGCATAGCTTCTTGGACAGCCTTAAAAAACCCCCTCAAATAAACGGCCGGCAAAGCCGCGCGTGTCAACTGCCTGGGCTCATCCGTGCCAGGAAATACAGGTGTATTATTCAGAAGCTCCTCAAATTGTTCCACGGGCCTCTCCAAACAGACCTCAATCTATTCTCCCTCCTGGTTAGTATAGGTCGCGGCGGCTTGGAAACCTCGCTATCCAATGAACTTACAATCTCTTAGTCGGTCTTTGGCGGGGCGGCGGCCGCACCCACTACAATCTTGGCCGGCTCATCTGGATTGGCCACATACCATTTGTATTTTCCAGCAGCCAAATCCTCCCTGAATTTGATTAGCCGTGATACAGGCATGGCAACCATGGTGGTCTCTGCCACGCTGCCGACGACGAAAGAACAAATAGCATGCTGGTCTTCACAAACCACGGAAGAACCAGAACTCCCGCCATTCACGCCAAATAGCTGTAAAAGAACGGCATTAGTCCAGTTTATGTCTCCATCTACTATAGGCCGGTCTACGCTTGGATTGGTGACCATGCCTACGAAGATTTGCTTACCCAGGCCCAAGGGACCGCCAACATTGATGATGCTATCCATCCTCTTTGGGTCCTTGCCCAGCGGAATAATAGGGAAATGGATGGTTTTATCAGTGGTCAATAAGAAGAAATCGTCTCCACGATGACGAAAGCCACAGCCTATTGGTGTAGCTTTTAGATAGATTTTATTGCCGGGGATGTCGGGGCTAATGAAGAAGAAAGTCTTCTCCACTGTTACTATGTTCTTGACAGAATCCTCACTACAACCGCAATGGCTGGCGGTGACAAAAGTAAAAGTGCTATCAGTCTCTTCTACGGCGGTAGCTGTGCAGCGCATGTCCATGCTACCTTCAGCGGTCTGCGAATAAAGTAAAGCAGTGGCGGGATAAAGCTTGGTATTTACATAACCTTTCTCTATTTCGGGTACGCCCTGACCCAACACAAGGGTCGCTGTGAAGAGCACGGCGGCAAAGATCATCAGGGTGATTTGTCTCATTTCTATCTCCTTAAGTCCTTTATTTTGTTTCTTTTTGGGCCCAACGGCCGGCAATAAGAGCTGCTTTGTGTTCCGGCCATCTCTGTTCAAGAGAACGTATTGTCTGTCCTACGTATCCTTTACCATTCAATTTATTACGTATTAAATAAACAATCATCTCTAACTCATTGATTCTATTTGGTTTCTTTCTGCAAACCACATTCGAAGTACTCCACACGTCCATAGTCACCGCGATGCGGCGCCACATCCCTTATCTGCCACTTAGCAGCACGGATTAGGGGATGTTGAATATTGCCATCTTCGTCTACTTTCAACTCATATAGGGAATCGTATCTCGGATGCTCGGGCTTTACATAGCGTTCCCAATTCGGAAATGCCCTATATGTCATAAACGCCAGCGCGCGGCTAACCTCTGTCACACCTACCTGGGTGACCATATTCTCTTGGCTTATGACTGCGCTGGGATTCTGGACGCTTCCGAAGTTACGCACAATGTAGGCGGTCTCCAGGTCTTCTGTCCACAGGAAGCCCTCGCCTTCACAATACTTACAATTAGGGTCTGGTGAGCCAGTCTGCCCATCCCAGCAGGCACATACTTTATCTTGTATGCGGCGCACAATTACCGGCACACCTATAGGCGCATTCTCGTGGCTGCCGAAGAGAAGATTATCCATTTCTTCACGTACATCGAATTGACGCGACTCGGGGTAGTATAAGTTCTGTGACATCAATTACTTACCTATCTTATGATTTTGGCACTGGTTCCGTATGCGGCAGAGGATAAGGTGGAGGCTGCTGAATCTCATTCGGCAGGATGCCGCGATTGGGGAAGTATGGATTAGGCCTCGGCGATGGCGCCTGTGTTATAACCGGCTCATCTTGTTCTATCAGCGAACCTGCCATAAATGCTCCTAGATAAGAAATGCCCGCCTATGGAAATAGGAAGGGATATGTGGTCGTTTTTTGGTAAAATGACCCACCGGAGGCGAAGTTGACCAGCTAGATTTCGCCAGTTTGGGCACGCCTGGCTTAGGAAGAGCAGCCTTGGGACCTGGATGCGATTTCCTACTCTTGGGCGATGCTACGGATTTGGCAGACGGATTTACCGTAGGCCGCACAGAGATAGGATGGTCGCCAGGTGGATAGGGTGGCTTATTTGGAGGAGATTTCTTAGGTCTTTTATCTTCAAGCATTTACCCACCCATGAACGGAGGATGTTTCTCAATCCACTTCCAACAGAGATACAGCAATGCAGCAATGCTAAGCGCGAATCCTATTAGAATCTTTATCAGCATTAGATCACCCCGAAGTAGCCTACAGAGGTAATCACCGGACCAGTATATCTGCCGAGTCTACGAGCAACGTAGAATGGGCTGTAATACTTCGTGGGCTTGCCATGGCCTCCAGTAGAACTACGAGAACCAATAGTAACTGCATTGGCGCCAGGCCCGCTGGTTATCCATAGCCGGCCAGGCCTTGGAATATCATTGCTATCATATAGATACTTCGCCGCCATTCTCGGTCTTACGTGGCCGCCTGGCCCGATGGTAGCTCCGCTTTTCAGCATGAGCTTCATCTCTTTAACTTCTTTTTCGAGATCGCGGAGCTTACCAGGGAGCCCTTCTTCGCGCGTGAACTCTTGACGAGAGATAGCAAAGTTTCCCAAGGTACGATGCCCACGCGTGCCAGCCAAATCAAAGACATTCAGGATCAGATTTCTCGCGGCTTCACAATGGACAAAGTGTTCTCGCGCCCATTCAAAGTTTCTCCATCTCTTCATTACTGGGTCCCACTCGGGAGTATCTTCCGGCGGCATGAAAGGATGGCTATAACTCAGCACATCAGCTTCCCTGGAGATGTGATAAATCATGCTGGCGATGGTCAAATCCACTACACGCCGCAGGTATGTGCCGCCTTCCAGGCGCACTTCATCCACGGAGCAGTAGTAAGGATGCAAATCACCAACGACAGAAAATGTGGCGCTTTGCCCCATTATTCTGCCATCGGTTAGTTTGAGCGTTTGGGGTACTGAGATGGTGATTACGAGATTGTCGTTTATCATATATTATGACTTCGGCAACTCCACTTTTATAATGTGCTTCTGTCGCGCCTTCGGCACTGGCTTGTCCGCTTTCGGCTTGTCTGCTGGCGGGTCATAGGCTTGTGCCAGGCTTTGCGGGGCGGCGGAAAGCAGCGAACTAACGGGCCTCATCCTTGCTTGTCTGGGATGGTCAGCCCTCTCTTGCTGCTGAATGTCGTCTATCCGCTTGTCAATGTCTTCCAGGGACTGCTCGATGCGCGACAAGGAAGGCAGCACGATGGTGTTGTGGCTGACTTCAAAGTTGTCCATCTTCTTTTCCAGCGTGCTCACCCGGTCGGTGAGATTGACAATGCTGGATGAAATGCTGGTGCGGTCAGACAAGAGATAGCCGCCGAAAGCAAATAGGGCGCATAAAACAGTAATGATAGTAAGCCAGGCTGCCCAGTTGACGTGCAGGGAAGTGCAATCTGGGTGATGTCCGTTAGGCATAAGGCCTCGTCTAAACTTCATAGGATACGCTCGCAGGCGATACTACTATCCACACCTGGTTAGTATAGGTAGAAGAAGTCCGTATGTTGTTCTATGATTGAGGCTTATTTGGCGGGGTTGCTGCTTTTATGATTAGGTCGCGGTTCGCTTCTATGCGCTGTTTATGCGCCTCTGGGATAGGTCTGGTAATTAATGCCAAGATAGCATTTCTTGCTTGGCGTAGGCGGCCGGCCCAAGTATAGGAGATGGAGGCCTCATCCAAGATACGCCAATTGACCCATTCTGGTTCCACGAATAGCAGGTCATTGGTTGGCATTAGCGTGCAAGCTTCTCTGGCTATAAGAGCAGCTTCATAGAAACGCTTCCTGCTGCGCAGATAATACATCAGGCTACCTAACGCTTCGGCGCGCGAAGGACGAGACGCAGCGGCCATTAGATAAGCGTTTATTACTACATCTTCCGGCTTGTTCAATCGCTCATAAATACGGGCGACATTGAGAAGAGAAATGTAAACTTCTTCTTGGAAGCCGCCCATCGTAGCCCGACGCCGATAGCCTAACGCAGCCTTTTCCAACTCTCCGGCATCCCGCAGGCTTTGCGCCCAATAGAAACAAGCACGCGCATCCTTCGGGTCTTTATCCATCTCTTTTTCCAGCATGGCGGCATACCAGAGAGATCTCTCCTTTTTATCTTCTTCTTTATGCTGATACGCCTGCCGCCAGAAACCTCGTATTTTATCTCTTGTGAAAGGGCCATCGCAGGCAATTCTTTCATGGCAGGGGCCCGCCCACTTCCAAGGCCAATGTGCTTTGATGATTAGCGTGCGCCAATACTCACAGCCCCCCAGACGAATCAGGGAATCATAGACATCTGCTGATAAGGTAGGAAATATAGTATTTTCTTCTTGTTTGAGTTCCTCATCAGCATCCATCAGCAGGAGATAATCCTCTTCCGTAGTCCAAGCCCTCGCAAGTACCAGAGCCTTATTTCTGGCTGTGGCAAAGTCTGTGAAATCAGCCTCTCTCAATTCACCGGGCAGATTGGCTAATTCCTTCCTTATAATATCCTGCGTCCCATCGGTGGAACCAGTATCCAGGATAGCCCAGCCCTGTATATATGGTTTGATGGAATCAAGGCAGCGCTTGATACAAGAAGCTTCGTCTCTTACTATCATGTTTAGATAAAGCATAGCAATATCCTATGAGCAAACTGACAGCATAGTCTCCATTCGCTGCTCCAAAGTATTTCCATCTTGTATCGCGAGCGGAGCGCGGGCAGCTACTGCGTCGCGTTTCTCTGGCTTGTCTATTACGCGCAGCAATGTCTCTAACAAGCCCGCGGGCGTCGGCTCATAATAGAAAAGGTCTACTCCATTTATAAACTTGCTATTTTCAGCCGCTGCGCCACGGAGCACCGGCGTGAGAACACAACAACCACAAGCCATTGCGTCGGTAGCCCGCAAAGGAAGAAAGGTAGGTACATGATTCTTCCATGGGGGTAAAGATACTACTATTTTTACCCGGTTATAATCATAAGCCAGTAGCTTGGCGGTTTCGTACAGGCTGATTCCATCCAAGTTCTCTACTATGCATTTGCCCACAACAGGGATATATTGAGGAGACGCTATTTGGCTGTATCTATAAAGGAAATCTCTTTTACTTTCAGACCAACTTGTTCCTGGCGCGGCTATTTCTATCGTGCGCAGCTGCCCAGTGGGATGAAACATATCCGTATCCACGGCAGGCGGCAGCCAAAGACCGCCTGTGAGCGCAGCCTCCTGCGCTGTAATAAAGAAATTGAAATCAAACATTGAAGCTATCTGCTTGAAATCAAAGGTCTTCTTCCCATCATCCACCACTTGATTTTCGGTGAATAGTGCCGCCTTCTTTATCTTTATCATTGATAGAATACTATCTATTTTAGGTTTAGGCTCGGCATTATGATACCCACAATAGCCATCTCCCTCAATAGCCCATTCCGGGGCTATCAGTAAGAATAAATCTCCAGCGTTTATTTCATCAAGCCGTGACCACCAGTTGACCGAAGTATGGCACTCTATGGACTGAGGCATCTCCATCACCAGGTGCCCGAGCTTCCGCAAAGTATGGACGATGCCGCCAGATACATCCCAGGCTAGTGGTAAGAGAGTTGGATAGACGATAGCGATTTTCATTCCTTAACTCCCTCTTTCGCGCCACGTTTCCCAATCGCTTTGCCAATCGCAACAAGGGCGCTGCTGGCGTCTTTCTAACCATGCATTAGTGAAGTGATGTATCGCTATGGTCTCTGGGCTTACTACGTGCTTCCAAGTCCTTGGATCAAAGTTATTGAAATACTCTGGGGGATAAACTATGAAGCCTTCCCTATACCAGCCTGGATTAGGCGGTTCCTGATACAAAGTTTTCGCAGCCCCAGGCTTCTGGTCCATGACATCGGCCAAGTTATTATAAGAAAAAACCGAGCCACCAGGCCAGTAGTTCTTAGTCATGGGCTCCATAGCGGCTTCATAGACCTTCCCATCATCGCCGCGGAAGTTCTTTTCCATGTAAGTCAGCCAAGCAGATAAGAACGGATAGCCCTTTTCGGCACCCATGAGGGCATTGCTTATCCAGCCATTGTGTTCTTTACCGGCGAACATCCTATAATGTAAGAACTGGTCAAAGTTCTTCCCCGGCAAGATTTCCATGTCCGAATCCACATAGATTCCGCCCTCTGTCAGCAGATACCAGATGCGTAGATAATCAGCAATCTTTACCCACTTGGTTTTATTATTCGAGGCCAGGGCCTGTTGAATGTAGGGCGCCTCCAGGTAGGCGTTCTTCATTGTAATGAAGCGATGCTCATAGCCAGGCAGTTGGTGCGTAGGGAAGCATCTCTTGGCTACTGAAGGCATTCCGTCATAATCGTTCAAGAAGATGGTGAAGATACGCTTGGGGATGTTGGTTATCACTTCTACGCGGTTGGGATCTTCAAGTTTAGCCAGTTCTTCTTTCAGTATGGCGCGGTCCTGTTCCACCTGCGACCAGCCGCGCTCATAAACGGCATCCATTGGCTCACCCTTGGCAAAGTGATGGTGTTTTATAATAGCCGCCTCACAACGATAGGCCTGCCCCAACTTGCTGGCTTTCGCCCAGAGCAGATTATCACAGCCCACATGATGGAACCGCTCACAGAAAATCTCTCCCAGTTTATCCACCAGATTCTTGGTAATGATAAAGTGCTCGCAGATGTTCCCTTGGTCTGGGTAGAGGTCTCCTGAATTGAAGGCTACCAATCCATGCTCTTTTGAGGCGCGGGCGGCATCACGAAGAGAAAAGGTCTCAAACACTACATCATTGGCAGCATAGACATAAGCATCCACATCTAGATGAGCCTTTGCCAGACGATTTACTTTTACAGGGACGGAGGCTTCCGCATCGTCATCTGTATAGACAGTAATCAAATCTTTTGGATAGAATGATTTACGAATGGATTCCAGGCATCGTTCTAACCCTTCCGGCCGGCCCAAAGTAGGAAGAAGAATAGCCAGTTTCGGTAGTATCTCTTCCTCTGATGCTGGGTCATAGTACTGCTTATCAGCCAGGAACTTAGGGTTATCAGGCCAATAGTCAAATGCTTTCTTCCAGTGCTCCTTGGCCTTTTCTTTGTTGCCCAAGGCATTATAAGCCCAATAGAGACGCTCGTGAGGCTCAAAGGTATAATGAGCACTCAAATTCATGTAGCAGTCATTAGGCGGGATTTCCAGGGCCGCGGTACAATAGCAAATAACTCTCTGTGGATTATTCTTTTTACAATAAAGGTCTGCCAGGTGCATCCAGGCCGCGCGCCTCGTATCATCTATCTGAATAGCCTTATGCCAGGCCTCTATGGCTTTCTCCTCATCACCCAGGGCTAAATGGGCATCGCCTATGAAAATCATTGATTCCCCGCGCTCTTGTATCCAACGGTTCATGGCGACATGGCGCGTAAATTCCTTAATTGCAGAATGATAGCGACCGCTCCAGAATAGTTCGCGGGCGAGGTAGTGGGAATTCCTATCGTTATCTGGATGTTGCCAGCAATCTAAAGCGAGACCTGCCATGTATCGGCTACGATGCGCCTGTGGCGCCTGGAAGTGCTCTAATAGAAGCTTATCTGGAGGAATGTAGATTCGTTTAGCATCTCCTTGAAGGACTTCATGAACATAGCCTACCCATTTCATTATTTTGCGATTGTAGCTTTTTGATTGTCTGAATTGGACAGCTGGTTTGCCATTTGGTAGATGCGCAAAAATAAAGGAGAACTCTATTTGTGTATAGCCTTGTCTTATTACATCATTGATATAATCTATATCACATTTCGTGAATTTCTCATCTACATCTGGCATCTGACACATATCATTCAGCGCATAGCTTGCAGCTTCATTTCTGGCACTTGAATAATCAAAAAGCTTATCGCCGGCTTTTATGATAGGCTCTTCAGGAGGAATAATAAATCGTTCATTTATTTTATTGGCTGTATCCTCGTTTATGGCAAAGATAAACTTTTCCCCTGCTTCGAAAACTCGCGCTCCAAGAGACTTGGCAATTTTTACGCTATTATCAATCGACCCTGTGTCAAGGATAATCCAGTCCCCACCGCGCCCCAAGAATTCTCTTAATGAAGCGGCTAGACCAGGAAGCTGAGCTTCTTCGTTTCGCATAATATTTACTATTGACCATAAGGGTTTTTCAGGCAAAGCACACCTCACTTTTATTACCAAAGCCATTCCACTTCCAGAATGAAGCGCAACTATTACATAATATGCGCCAAGCATCTCTAGTCTTTGATAGATTATTATCAGTGATATTTATCCACTTGTATCCAGTAGGTTTCTGTAGTAATTTTCCCTTTTTACCAATCTTACGAGGGTATATACAATGAACGTTTTCGCATTTGTTAGGCTCGCCAAAATGAACTCTCAGGTATCTGCTTATTGCCGCTGGGGATTTTCCAGTCCAATCCCAATGTGGATGTCCATGTATTGCCTTTTTCATGTTCTCTTTCCAGTTCATTCTGTATTTTTGGCTATTATTCATCAAGTTACGATGTGGATTTGCTTCGCCCTTTTTTGATTCGGACATTTTATCTCTGGATTCATTGGATAGCATTCTTCCCCTACCGCCTCCAGATGTAAGATTGTATTCTTTGGACGGATTCATAGTATCAAAAAAGCTTATGTATTCCGTTTCCAATGCATCGGCCTCTTTTTCCATAAACACGGATACTATTGGTGTGATAATAAAGTTCTCAGACTTGTATTTGCGTATAGCTCTGCCCAGAACCCTACATTGAGTTCCACGACAATGCTCCCACCAGCGCTTTTTCAAGCTCCTGTAGGTTTGTCCAACATACATTTTGTGATTTAGCTTATTGATAATAAGATAGATAGAGATAGACTTATTGTTGGGTTCTTTATTAGGGCAAACGCTGAATTCGACACTCATGCGGTGTTCTCCTCATTGAGTATTATAGCACAGATTATGAGAATATAACCAGCCCTGGGTCGGGCGTGCCGCTATGGCGATGCAGTCCACAGGGCATTGAAATTGCTGCTGGAATTGGAGTTTAGACGGAGATAGAGCGAGTTCGTGCCGCTGGTCAGGTTCAGGACGGGCGTCGCATCCACGTACTGACAGGCAGGGGCACCATTCACCATTATCCATAATGTGGTATGGCCAGAGTCTACCGCAATGCCGAAATCGACGATGTAGGTTCCCGCCGTATTGGTGCAGGACGTGCTGGCGGGCTCCGACCAACTAGAGCCAGAGTTCGTCGTATAGTAGATGCCTATGCCACCCGCCGCAACCTGCGTGGCGTAGCCGTTGGTGCCGCCCTGTGAGATTACGAAGCCGACGGGGTAGGAACCGGACGTCCCGTATGCGGCGGACAACTTCCAACGCTTTGTCTGACCCGCTGAGATGGTAAACGTCCCGGCGGAGAAGACGGTGCAGCCGAGCACCGAGGTGGATGAAGTAGTGGGGGATATGCTGGACCATTCGCTTGGCCCGGTATACCCCGTTGCCCCAGTACTTGTCGCGCTGCCCGGTATGCCGGTATAACCAGTATATCCTGTATACCCTGTAAAACCAGTAAAATTCCCTACCCCAGTATACCCTGTGTAGCCTGTATAGCTGGTATAACCAGTGTAGCCCGTGTAGCTGGTATACCCTGTGTAGCCGGTATAGCTGGTATAACCCGTATATCCCGTAAGACCTGTATATCCCGTAGAACCGGTATACCCTGTATTCCCCATTCCGCCCACTAAAGAGACGCTAAGGGTTGAGTTGTTTGGTGTAACCGTCGCCCCACTGGTTCCGCTCTGTGCTTGTACCGTTAGTGTATCAGCAGCGGCGCAGGTAATAATTGCCGATAAGGAGATGGTTTGATTGCTGGTTCCTCCGAGCGCCTGGGCTGAATAAAGCTCGGTGCTATTGTGGAATAAGGCAACGGTCCCTGTAGCAGATGAAGTTACCTCGCCTGAGAAATCAATACAATAAGTACCAGCTTGGGTAATAGTAATAATCCCAGTGCTGGTATTCACCGTTACTAAAGAAGTTCCACTGAATCCCCAAGAGCCCAAAGCATACCAAGTGCTGGCGGTAGTCAGGGTAATAGCAGTCCCCGAAGCACTGCCCAGCCATGCCCATACAGAGCCACCTGCGGGACCAGTATAGCCGGTATACCCGGTGCGTCCCGTATAACCGGTATACCCTGTATAACCCGTATACCCAGTGAAATTACCTGCTCCTGTGTATCCTGTATAACCCGTCATTCCTGGCATGCCCAGCGCTGCTGTGCCACTTGGGCCAGATACAATAGTGGTATCCGTTACTGTGCCATTGTTATTATTTCCGGTCAAATCAGATTCTGGGCTGGTGCCCATGAACTTCCAATAGGCTTGGAGAGAGGAAGCCTCGACCGTTGAGGCAGGAGCGCCACTGGCGAGATTGGTCACATCTGTAGCGGTCAGCGTGCATTCGTAGAACGCTACCTCCGCCACGCTGTCGCTGGAATACTCGGTCGCCGTATTGGCCGTGCCCCAACAGCCGCTTAGTGCGCTCAGATAGAAGCCCGAGCCGGTGGGACCATATTCATAATTGCCGCCGCTGTCCGTCACCTGGGCGACCTGCGTACCGTTCAGGTAGATGGTGTCAACGCATCCTGGATTCGTCCATTGCAAGGTGCAGGCAATGTGGTTCCAGATGCCGACCATCCCAGACCAATAGGAGCTCGGGATTTGCGCGCCAACGCCCAAATACCATGTGTCGCTGACGCCGCTCCAGGTGGAGAAGTAGAGCGTCGCCGCACCGTATCCACCCGATTTGCCGTTCCAGGCAAAGCTTATCGCATGAGAGCTTGCGATAGCCTGCCAGTTGTCAACCGCAGCGAGTATGGAGCCATCGGTGCTGGTAGTAGGCTGCGCTTGCGGCTTGAACCAGAAGCTCAGGGAGACATTGTCTGTCGAGACGGTCATGGAGGGCGACACTACAATGCCCGTCGCGCCATCGCCCTTTCTGCCGCTACGGGGGGCAGTAGCGCTTGTGCCTGTATACCCTGTACCACCAGTATAACCAGTATACCCCGTATTTCCCATATAGCCGGTGTAACCAGAAGGACCAGTATAGCCGGTATAACCAGTATAGCCGGTCGCCCCGCCTACCCCGCTTCCTCCCTGGAGACCGGTATAGCCCGTGTATCCTGTGTATCCAGAACCCCCTGTATATCCACTATAGCCGGTATAGCCGGTATAGCCGGTGTAGCCGGTCGCATTCATGCCCCTCATCGTCCAGTAATTGGTGCCGTCTGTGATAAGGTAGCAACCTTGGCTCTGTGATACAGTAATGGACGATGCCCCGTCTATCTGTGCCCCGACGGCGGCGGAAATGGTAAGGGGCCCTGCGCCGTAATTTTGGACGTAGCAAGAGAAGATGCCGGTCGGCGGAGGACTAGGTAGATTGAGTGTTTTCGCCGACGCCGAGGTCATGAGAAGGAGTAAACCGGCATCGCTGGTAGTGACCGAGTAGTTGCCATTTTGCGAATTGACCCCATAGAAGATAGGCGGGGAGCCTTCCTCTGTCCAGAAGTTCGTGCCATCCGTGAAGATGACGGATCCTTCTCCCATGTAGACCGTCAGGCTTCCTTGGCCGGGCCCGTAATTGATGATGGAGCTTCCTTGTGCTGCTACCGTCAGGGTGGTTGGGCCATTATTTCTTACAAAGATGGCCCAGGTGCTTGGGATGGAGGAGACAGCGGGCAAATAAAGAGTGCCGCCTGGCAGGACTATTATCTTTCCATTGTCCGCTGCTGTGGCATAGTAAGGGCTGGATTGGTAATTGACGCCGGAGAGACCGCTTCCTGTATAGCCTGTGTAGCCGGTATACCCCGTCCCGCCGGTGTATCCGGTATATCCGGTGTATCCGGAAGGACCGGTATAGCCTGTGTAACCGGTGTATCCCGTATAACCAGTGAAATTACCAGATCCGGTATACCCAGTGTAACCAGTCGATCCCATGGCACCGCCGCCACCAGCAGACCCGGTATACCCGGTATAGCCAGTATAGCCGGTGGCTCCCTGGGGACCTTCTGGGACCGAAGTCTGGGGCCCTGGGACTACCGTAGTATCCGTGACCGTCCCCGTCTCTGAATTTCCCGACAGGTCGGGCTCAGGACTGGTACCCATAAACTTCCAATAGACTTGAAGGGAGGAGGGCTCAATCAGGGGAGCAGGCATGCCGCCATACAGATTGGAAACATCCCCGGCTGTCAGTTGCGTCGTCCAAGCGGCGCATTCTGCCACGGCATGCTGGCTATACTGCACCAATGCATAGTCCGTCAGGGCGTAGGGATAGACGGCACGGGAAAAGGTGCCGCTGGAAAGTAAATCGGAGATCGTGCCCTGCAAACTGCCGTTCACATAGACTTGGAACGTACTCCCGTCCGCCGAGGTGATGGCAATGTGATTCCAGGCATTGACCGTGGGCGTTGTCCAGGAGCCGTTCCAGTAATCCGCCCGGTAGTAGGGATAGCCTCCATAGCCCGTTACGCTGAAGCCAAGCGGCGAGCCGTCCCCACCTGCGACCGTAGTGTCCCACCAGAAGGATAGGGCTGGCCGGTTGCCACTGTCCCAGAGGCCCCATTGTTGCTGGGCGTGGGATTGGCTGTAAAGTGGTGAAGTATTGGGATTGAACCAAAAGGAGATGCTGATGGCCCCACCGCCATAGGTGAAGGAAGAAGAGGAGGCCACTTCTCCCGTGCTTCCGTCGCCCTTCCTACCATTCCAGATGGCCGGGGCAGACATGCCAGTATATCCAGTATATCCAGTATATCCTGTGTACCCAGTCTGGGCGGATCCAGTGTACCCAGTGTAACCAGTCATGTTCGGCCCGGTATAACCGGTAAATCCGGTATAGCCAGTAAACCCAGTGAAATTACCAGGTCCCGTGTATCCGCTATAACCCGTAGTCCCAGTGTATCCAGTGTAGCCGGTATAGCTTGTATATCCGGTATAACCGGTGCAGCCAGTGAACCCAGTGAAGTTCCCTGACCCTGTGTATCCTGTATACCCTGTGTATCCTGTATAAGAAGTGTAGCCTGTATAGCCTGTTTCTCCTGACCCTGTGTAGCCGGTATCGCCAGTGAAGCCGGTGAAATTGCCAGGCCCGGTAAATCCAGTATATCCTGTATAACCTGTGTACCCGGTCCCTCCACTTCCGCCGCCTCCACCGGTGGGAGGCTCCCATTGTATTCCATAGATTTGGGTAGGATCTATGGTCAATACCCAACCATCAGTTCCTGTGCCGCCGGGGAGTTCCAGGACGGTATCTTGGGTTCCATCACTGGTAATCAAGGCGCCTTTGGGAAGGAGAGGCAGGCCAGGTATAGTTTGCTCTATTGGTGAAGCAGGGAAGTAGCAAAGAGCCAAGACATAAGCCGTTGGCTCCATGCCCTCAGTTCCTGTGTACCCAACATGGGTGGCCGTTATCGGCCCGGATAGGGAATCTACATCTGTTCCTTCTAATACAGTTAGGAAACTAGCTGGGTTGAAAGTCCAGGTTGGAGTATTGAAGTCACTAGGCGTCCATCCATCAACTGCTACAGAGCCAAGAGAATACCAGATGAAGCCCACAATAGCCAGAGTAGGCACAGTCGCAGCCGCAGCACAGGTCTGCATGGGGCTTTCATGAGTATAATAGGTATCTACTGAACCTCCCAAGCCTGTGCTTCCCTCTATATCGGGCGTGCCCTCCAGCTCTATGATGTAAGCATAGACAGCGCCAAATTGTACTTGATAACCTTCTACAAACCAGACGAACTGACCACTGGGGAATTCCCAAGAAGTGCCATCTCCAGAAACGACATCATGATAGCCTACGATAGAACCAGTCGCTCCTGGATAATCAGATAAAGTTGTGAAGCCAGCTGGTAGTTCTACATCTACATCCTGGCTATCTGTCCACTGGATTATGGCGAGCAGTGTGTTTCCTGGGGTCGGTGGATTAGTGAGAGTGACCACTGAATTACCAGCAACATCGCCCCCGCTTGCCCATTGAACTATTTCCGGCGGCGGATAAGTTTGTCCGCCAATAGTCACAATACCAGAGCCAGACCAACCTCCAGTCGGCCCTATTGGTCCTGGAGGCCCTGTTGGTCCTGTGGGGCCTTCTGGTCCTTCGGGTCCCGTTGGACCTTCCGGCCCAGTGGAACCTGTTGGCCCACTGCCGCCACTACCACCACCTCCCAGTCCGGTAGGACCTGTGGGACCAGTAGGGCCGAGCCCACCTGTCGGCCCTGTTCCCCCAGTCCCACCTTCAGGACCTGTTGTTCCGGTTGGGCCCGTGCCGCTTGGAAAAGAAGGAATGGAGGGCGCCAGCACAACCAGATAAGGCGACATTACGATGTAAGTGGATAGGTCTTTTAGGACTACGTGGTAAGTATCCGGTATAACCGGTATGGAATTTACCCAGCTGCCGTCTAAGTTGATTCGGGTACACCCCAGTGCATAGGCATCAGCCCTATTGTCTATCGTCCAGTCGGCCGACCTATAAATAAAAAGGGTATACTGGGAAGGATTTGAAACCGTTACCAGTAAACTGCCTACTGTCGGATAGTCCTGATTCAAATCTACGACAACGCTTGTGTCAGGATATTGCGACATGTTATGCTGTTGGGGTGCGCGCGGCTTGGGTACTATTATTCGTCAGGCTGAACTGACGGAGGATGCTCCCATTATCTCGGAAGAAAGTAAGCGTATTGGCTACATTATCTACGACCCATTTACCCACTACAGCGTCGCGTGTGTCTTGAACATTCTGGCCAAAATAAGACACCAAAGCGCTGAACGAGGCCGGGTCATTGGGCAAAAGATTGACTTGATTGAGAATGTTTCTCACAGTAGTAGAGCTATCCGGGGAGACGTATTGCGAAGCTTGAAGAGTAAGAGCGGCTTTGGCTACCGTGGCATCCTTCGCTACTGTGGCGTCCAAGGCTACATTGCCGGTTATACGGCTATCGCCCAGGGTGACGAGTTGTAAGAACTGGGCATTGATAGTAACCCCGCCCACAACGGCGCTGACTACAACCACATAGTCCCCATTGGATAATCCGGTCGTATTCCATTGATACACCCAAATAGCCGTGCTGGGTATCAAAGACATAGTTCCGTTGCTGATAATAACTTGTGAGCTGGAGAGCTGCACGATAGCCACCGAGGGAGTAGTTGTAACAACACCCACGGGGGCATATATCAAACTTATTACATCACCTGGATAGCGCATAAACTATTCCTTATTTTAGAATGAAAGCAACGATTCCGGCACCGATACCGAGCCCGCGCAGGAACCAAGAGCGAGACTTCTTCTTCTGCTGGGCTTGCAGTGAAGTAATCTGCGCCTGGCAGGCTTTCTGGTCGGCGTCTATTTGTTTGTGCAGCCCATCTATCAGAGTGCTGCTGGAGGTAATAGCATCGCTTTGCTTGCCTATAATGTCGTCTTTTCCGGCCACTACATTGTTCAAATCTTTGATGTTAGCGCGGTCTACAGATAATTCTTCCAAGGCACTGACCGTGTTGCGGGCAGCATTATCGCTGACTGCCGTCATCCCCTGGTCCAGGGGCGTAAAATCAGCAGCAATCACATTGGGCACAAGGCTCTGCCAAGTAGTAATAACTTCTGGTAAAGTGGCGGAAGCTATTTGAGCTTTTGTCTTCGCCAGTGCCGCATCTCTCGCAGCAACGGCTTGTGTTAGCACAGCATCATTTGCTTGTACTTGCCCCATAGCCGTTTTCAGGTCGGCTATCTGCTTAGTCAGAGCGGTTTGCTTATCCTGATTGGATTGGGCTTGAACCGCAGCCACTTGAGCAGCTTGTGAAGCAGCGAGTTTATCTTTATCTATCTGGTGCTGTATCCAACCGCCCCAGCAATGCCAGATAAGCAAGGCGCCCAAAACGACAGCCACAATCTTTTCATGGCTCTTCAAGAAGGCTATATAATTTGCCACTACCGGATGTAGCTGTGGAGTAGTTTGAATGTCAGGCATTTTCATCTCCTATTTCAACAGGCTTATGTTCATCTGTATCCTTGCGACATAATCCCTTGTCTGTCTTTGGCTTGCGGGCGAAGTCATTATGAATTCCATGTCTACTGCCCATTTCGTGTTATCTTTGCCGGCCGCCTTGGCTATCAGTTGGGATTTTAGTGCCCAGCCCGGTCCCGCATTATAGGAGAAATCCGTCATCTCCTGTAAATCAGTGGCGTCCTTTATAGAGGGGAAGTAGTGCGTAAGCCACTTCACATAAGCCGTGCTGGCATAGATAGCCTTCACAGGGTCCATCAATTGCTGCGGCGTCAAGCCCAACTCCTTGCCGGTAGAAGGCATTATTTGCATAAGACCTAGGGCACCAACAGGGCTGATAGAGTTTGGGTGGAAATCACTCTCAGCGTAAGCCCGGGCCGCCTGCCAGATGGGGACTTCCAATGATGGCTGGTTGGGGAAGTATTTCAAGGCAGCGGCTTGGAAATCGGCATCGTATTCGTGATGCGCCGGCAAGGCAGCAGGATGAGAAGCCAGCAGCCATAGAAGAATAAGGAATAAGATTATCTTACGCATTACATACCCAGGAAAACCACGGCGAAACAGACAAGAAGCAAAGCAGAATTAAAGATTCCGATAGCCACGTTATACTTCTTTAGCTCCTCGGCAGTAGTCCACTCACGGAAGTAAATTCCGTCAGCCGCGGCGTAGAGGAGTAAAGCCAGGCAGAACTTGGCAAAGGTATAAGCCGCCAGGGACAAGAAAGGAAACAGGAGCAATCCTGTGACACCGGCGCCAACGCCGGCGACCAGGAGGGCAATAACCAGCCCCAAGTGCTTCCAAAGATTGCCATTCATAGAAACCCCCACGTATTTATTACCAATCCCATTTATATTCCGGCTCTGTTGGCCAGCCGCTTATAATAACGGTCATCGTATTGCCATCAACAGAAATAGCCGATGTCAAGCCTTGTGGAACTCTTACATGTAAATCATTCAAAATAGCTTCCACGCCTACTTCCACATCGGTCGGGTCGAAGCTGGTAATGTCAATGGGACCTGGGAAAATCAGCTCAATACTCTTCGTTACATCGTTCCCTTCTGCGGCGGTAGGGCGCACGATAATCTCATTGATATCAATCCTGGCAAACTGATAAGGCAGGGGAGATTGAGGTGGAGGGATCGCCAAATCCAGTATGCCAGTGGTAAAGGAAAACTGATAGGACTGCGCCATTTTCTCACCGGCCGGATTGGCTACCGAATTGGCGGTAAGAGTGGCGTCGGCGCCTACTATGAGAATAGTATAAACGACACCAGGGCGCAAAGGCCGACTAATAGTAAAAGTAGCAGTTGTATTATCGGGAGAGAAGCTAAAAATGCCTGGAATGTATTCCTGCTGTGGGCCGAGCAAAGGATTGCGCTGCATTTCCTCTGGGGTTGTCAAAACGCCTCCTTGCAGCGGCGCCGTCAGAGAGAAAGTAGCATCTGTAAGTGTAGTAGTATCAATAGCTTGGTCAAAGGTGAGAACGATGTTAGTACCCAATACAATGTTGGTATCATTTGGCTCGGGTACCGAAGAAAGTAGAACAGGTGCTGACATGTTATTCCTTATCCGTTAGTTCTACGGTATACACCGGCGTAAGCCCAGTCGGTGCTTCTATCTCTTCTTTAGGCAAGTCTAATTTTATGGTGCCGGTCTCCTCAATCTGTTTATCCCAGTCTTTGGCTTGCAATTCATCCTTGGGAACGGCCATGATAGTGATAATATTGCCGTCTTTGTCTTTTTCCTTCACGAAATAGATCTTTTTATCTTCTAACGGCGTCTCGGTCACTGGGCTTATGGCTATGTCCCTGGTTTTTATACCGGTGGCGTGGCTGTCGGTGATGTCCAACAGCCTGCCGTCCATCAAGGCAGTCAGCAAAGCCGGCGATTGACCGGCTGCCGGAGGCACAACTCCCCAAGGTCGCAAAGGGCCAAGGGTGAATTCACGGCATTGGAATTTGACAGCTTTTTCCGGATTCAAGGCCAAGGTTCGGCCGGAGAAATCAGTGGAAGGAGGTGTTGTAAGGAGGTTGCCCATCACTGCCTCTAGACAATAGTGGGTCTATGCAAAAAGACAGACTAGGCCGCCAGTCTTTTCAGATTAGCGGCCCCGCCGTTGGATACTATCAGTCTCCGATTACGCGCTGTTCATCGTGTCGGAATACGTAAGAACAGGGGTCGGGCTCGAACCGAAGTTGGAGATCTGGTCGATGGTCTGGAATGCCGACTCAGTGCTGATATCCAGAACGCTACGAGCAGGCAGTACCAACTCATTCGGTTTGATAGCTACGTTCTTTGCAGTGCCAATGGCTTGACCTTCGTTCAAGATGGCCAAACCGTAGGTTTCCTCAATACCCACATTGCGGATGCTGTACTGCGGTTCATTCCAGCTGACCACGTGCGGGTCTTCGTCAACAATCAAGGCGCCCAGGTTAACACTATTGAACATCATAATGTCGGTGACCCGGTTCACTGGATCGAAACGGACGAATGGAGACACCAGGATGCGGAATGGCAACCCAAGGTAATTGGGCAGCATTGGCGCAGAAGTCTGGGTTTGTGGCAAACCAGCAGGTGTACTAACTTGTCCGCCAGTCAGCTCTCCAGCGGTGTATTGACCGGTCTGACCAACTCCGCGACCAAGGCCTGCGAAGTTGAAGAACCGGTTGGCCTGTGCAGCTGCATTACCCGTCCATTGTGCGAAGAAGCTTCCGCCTCCAGCTTGAATGGCGAACTCACGGAGCACAGGGTCCTTGACCCACATCAACCATGTCATGGGGTGGACCAGCAAGGTCTCAGGAATGAAGCCCTGGGACATGATATGGGCATACATGTCAAAAATGTCGTCCATAGTCATGGAGCCGTTGAATGTGCCGCGCAGAGTACGGCCAGTTGTGATACCTTTTACCGGCTCTGGGACGGCGCCGGAAGTACGACCCGCAACAGAGTTGTCAAAGATCACGGTGCCCAAAGAGGTAATAAAGGTGAAAATATATTCCTCTTTGTGGCGAGCCAGAGCATTGCCAGCCAGCCTCATCCAGTACTGAATCCAGGGATAAGTGCTCGCTTCAATGAAGCGCTCGCTTATACGCAGGCTCAGCCCGTGACGGCTGACTTTCACGCCCATGGTCTGTCCGCCACCCACATTGACGTTGAAGATAGGCAGTGAAGCCCCATCTCCCACCTCGCGCGCGGTCAATACGTCGATGGCTGGAAAGATTGTCTGCATACCAGGCACGTATTGAATACGCTGCAACAGTGATGTTCCAATGAGCAACGGCTCAATACCTTCCTGCATGAAGGTTGTCAGGACGCGCGGAATAAGGAATGCAGCATTGGGCAGGTCCATGGCGTCTTTCATACCAAGGGACTTGCCGGTTTCAACGTCCTTCCCACCATACCGGAAGATAGAGTCAAACCGGAATTCAGCTTTCTTCAGCTGTTCCTCGGTCAATTTAGTCTGTTCCAATATGTCTTTTTGCATAATGGTCCTCTCGTATTTACGGGCCTCTGGAACCTCAATAGGAACTTACTGCCGAAATTCTTCGGCTGGGATCAAACTAACCTCGACGCTCTGCCCGCAACGTTCACAACGATAATTGCCAGCGAGCTGTCCCAGTTCGTTCTTCTTACAGAGCAGCTTATTACAGGTTTTTCGCTGCCCGTTGGGGCGCGGGGCATTACAGCGTAAATCCGCGCCGACAAAAAGTGCCTTACCCTTCGTAATGCTCGTCGTTAGGCGAATCATTGAGAATCCAGCGACTAGAATTAGCAACTCACGTGGATATAGACGTAACTGTAAGCCTCGCCAGTCAACGCATTCGCCAGATTGGCATCATTAGCCAACCGGAACAAGCCATTGGTGCTCAGGTTTACTGCATAGTCGATACCACGAGTAGCCGAGCCTCCCATGAGTCCGATCACAGCGTTGGGCTCACGGAACGGACCAATCTGCTCATTAGCGCGCTCGAATTGTGTACGAACGCGGTTGGCATAATCCAAAATCGGATAGATTGGTTCGACGGCCAGAACACGTCCGCAAATCAAGTCCACAGTACAAGTTGGGTCACTTGGATTATACGGAGCGTAGTTTCCAGCATCGCCGGGCTGCCGAGAAGCAACCACGGAACAACCTGGGAACAGGTCGCCGGGATTATTGCCAAGGGCGCCTGTAAAGTGGGCGAAGCTACGGCTGAAATCCGTCTGCACGTAGTTGGTCAATCCCAAACTTTGGGCCATACTTTGCAAAGTTGTCAAAGTAGCACCAATCCAAGGCACGTGAATGACGAACTTGGTTGCGATAGCCGTACCCATTTCATGCATGTAGTTATGGGCACGGAAACCAACTGGGTTCACGCCATCCAAAAGGTAATGGATACCACCAATTGTGGTGACGCTATTCACGCCGCCCAAATACTGGAAGACATTTCGCACTGCATAACCAACCGGACGACCATAGCCGCCAGGAATTAGGTTGCAGGAAGTTGCGAAAGCCACATCGGAGGCTTGAATGTCAATGACAGTGCCATTAGGCAGTTTTACAACGTCGCCTGATAGCAAGGATGTTGCACCAGCGGCGTCCGAGGGGCAGCCCAAGCAAACATACTCGCCTGCAGATGCTACCTTATTACCGGTCTGCGGATTGATGGCAAAACCAACGTCATCAGCACCATAGACAACCAGGCAATAGGCACCGCCTTCTGCGGCACTCAAGGCAGATTTGCCACAGAAATAGCCAGCGGGTATCAGAGCCCCTGATTTATCCAGACCGACCAGTTGACCGGTGCTGATAACTACCTGGGCACCGGCAGGATGTGCATCATCACGCCGTTTACCAGGCAGCCAAGGGGCAGGATATGGAATAGTCAGATATGGACGTTCCCATTGGGAAGCATCCACATCAGGGGTCGTGAAGCCCAAACGATCTCGACCATAAAAGTCGCCACGATAGTTGCTGTTAATGTCAAAAGCCATGTTAGCTCCTGTTACTTTGTGCTCCCGAGAGCGTTATACGCTACGCGGAGCGCGCGCAATTGTGGGTCTCGTGTATTCTCTAGCACTGGATCCATTTGGGGATCTGGTTTCTTCTCTGCGGGCTTCCCATCACTTTCCTGGGGAGGCTGCGCGTTATCATTTACTTCCTTCGCTGCGGGCTGGGCGGTTGGGCTGGTCACTTCAAATCCGGCCAGCTTGTCAAAGATGTCAGCCAAAGCATCGTCCAAGCTTCCAACGGTGCGCTTTGTCAACTCTTCAATCTTGCCCTTTACGGTTTCCGTATCCAGGTTTTGATACCCTTTCTCGCCGGTCAGGATACGGAACATTACGATTTGAGCGGCCTTTGTTTTCTTCAGTTTTGCTACAAGGCTCTCGGAAGTATTCTGCCAGGTGTCAGCGGCAGTCTTTTGTTCTTGCAAGGCATTCTCGGCCTTGACCACGCCATCCTGCAACGCTTCGTGCTCGCTCTTGGGGATGACAATATAGTCTTTATCTTCGGCCAACTTCGTTCGGTAATACTCAAACTGTCTCAGGCTGCTCCAATGCTCAAGCATAGCTTGAGTGGCTGAATGGAGCAGATACTTGTCACTATCTTCAGCCTTCTTATGAAGTCCATCCAATTCTTTCAAGTGGGGCAGGGCGGCATTGGTGACATCACTGTCCTTCCAGCCATGGAGTGACTTCACAGTGTCTTCAAGGCTTTTCTCATCGCCCGCTTTCTTGCTGCCGCCGCCACAGCCAAGGGCTGAAGCTTTACGTGATACACAAGCCAGGATTCTCTCCTTGGAACCGCCGCCCTTATAACGGCCGATTAGCCGGCGAGCAGCCACAACGTGAGCGCAATCTGGGACCGGAAACGATCTATTGGGACCACAGAAAGTTCCGCTCTTGAGCTTCTTACGAGCCGATGTACTCAGTTTCGCATCTTTCACTGCCTCGGCTTCAAGCTCGCCATCGGCCACAGCCGCGTCAATCTCGGCAGCTAATAGCTCGTATAACTTATCTGGATCCTTGAAGTACTCACGCTCATCTTCGGGCAGGTCTTCCAGCTTCCACTCGTCTGCTTCCTCAATTTCGTCCAGATTGGGAGGGGTGAATTCAACACCAACTTCCTTAGCCTGCGCGGCCACTTGGGCTATATAATTCGGCCGTGCTTCCTTGGACATGTTGCGCAGCATATCCACTATGCTGGCAACCTTGGCTTCAACTTGTTCTTTTGTTAGGGTATCTTTCGTCTCACCCCAGCCATTCTTTCGTATAATGGCCCGGGCGGTAGAAACGACCCGTTTATGTAGCTTTATCTCTTCCGTGCCTTCTGGCGTAATGGCAGTTGCTGCGTCCCTTATCTCCAGAGCCTTTTCTTTCGTCAGCTCTGGCTTGCCAAGCTCTTCAAGGAACTGTTTCAGTTTGTCGCTCATTAGGCTATCCTTTGCTGGCACCACCTGAATATCTGACTCGTAACTGATAGCATCAATACATTTCTGGTCGCTAATCCGGCCCAGGACGGTAGCCTGTTCCCGGACGGGCAGCCCAAGGAAGAATACTCTATTCAGATTATCTTCCAATCTGCCCTTGTCAATAGTCCCAGCGAATGGATCGGCTGGGAAATTGATATAGCTCATTTCGTGATAATCAAAATACCCGGAAATCAGAAATGCTTTCTTTCCATCAACCCGGGTGCCCAGTTTGTGCTCACAACGATCATCTTCGGCCCAATCCTGATGACATACAGAACAGAAGGCCTGATCGGTGTCAAACCCGACTGAAACAGTCAGGTACTCGTCGTTCAAAACTTTGCGAATGGCGTCTGGGTTAGTGATGTTGAGACCCAATTCAATAAAGCCCAGACCACGATAATCGTCGAAACTCATCAGGTGTTCGGCGATCCAATCAACTGACTCAAACAGATTAAACCGTTCCTTGGCATCCGTATTATAAAAAAGAGTGCTTCGGACTATTGGATAATCTTGCGCGTATTTATAGGATAGGTCCTGATACTTCGCGCGGAGCACCCGACCTAAAGCATCGCTGTCTTCTTGGTGATGAGCCAAGACAGGCTTTGCAAAGCCATCGGTCCAGGTCGAAACGGAATCTTGCATTCGGTCCGGCCGATAAAACCGATGATTGCCATTAATGATACCAGCATGGGTAGCCTCAACCCTTACCAGAAGACTAGAACCGGTTGGGCTCATCTCATCGGAACATTCAAATAGCAATTTCTTGTTTTCCAGGACTTCCTTCGGTCGGAACGTCAAGAAATCCCTCATTCCGAGACGATGCTTCATTGGTATCCTTATTGATTAGGAGTCGTTCGTTTCGGCCCCAGTGCCAACTCCAGAACTCGTTCCTTCCGTTGTTGTGGATTCATCCCCGAGGCTTTGCCCAGGTTCTGAATCACCTGCGGTAATGGCGCCTTGTGCAGGTTCAATAGCGGGTCGGGCATCTGTTTCTTGTTCGCCATGTGTCTCAGTTTCCTCTTGCAGAAGATCTACTTCCGCATCATCTAAAATCACCGAAATCAGGTCTGGATTATGTGTTTCACGGATAAGTGCCAGAGCCCTATCTCGGACTTGTTCCATTCGCTCCTGGTTAGTATAGGCGTTCTCACCCATCAAATCACTGAAATAGAGATAGATAGCCTTCTCGGCATTGTTTCTCCATTCATCCAAGGTCAGCCGGCCTTCCTTATCCAAAGCAGCGCGCAGGGCCAAAAGAAGATCGCGGAGGGATTCTAGACTTGTACTGGACCTAGCACGATGAGGGTCTAGGTTCCTTCCATGCTGATTTTCAGGCTGCTCGGCCACTTTTGGACTTTTGTACCGGGGCGTGGCTTTCTTTGCTGGCGAGCCTTTGCCGCCACCTCCTGTACTCTTGCCGCCAGGCGTGCCTTCGCCTCTTGGAATAGCGTATTCATAGGCATATTGGGCGCGCGCCTTGGCCGTCCTGAGAGCCAAATCCAGGATATGGCGATGATAATGCGTATTCTTGCGCTGCTCTTCAGTCAATGGCTGGCGGCCGAGCCTTTGACGGGCTTCGGTCTCATCAATCAAATGGCTGTTATACAGATTGAGATGATGGTTCTCGGTCTTTATCATCCCATCCACATCTATCTCAGAGAACGCCAGATGGACATCAGCAACGGCATTCTGAACGCTAAGGTCAAATGGCGCCTCTTGGAAGAATTCCTTTATCATCAACATCTGAATCTGCCCACAGAACCAGTCCAGGTCAGCTTTTACGCTATCCTTCAAGTTCTGGGATACTGTTTCAGCGGTACTTCTATTAGAGGTATCCCCCTCTCCCATATCCACGCCGCTTACCCCTAACCCTGTGAAAACACGGGTCTTATAGTGCTGGACAATCTTGTCATATTCCAGGGCAGTGGTTTTGGCACCTACGGCTTCCACCCGCACGCGCTCATCGGTGACCAGCATACCTTCTTTGGGCATCTGTTCAATGGCATTACGGACGAAATCTACCTCGCTGACGCCTTCCACTTCGTAATCCGCGGGCTGGTCTGGGGTGCCCACTGCCACATGAAATAATGGGAACAGGTGATGTATCATCAACAGTTCCACATTCTCTTCCAGCCGGCGCAAAGCCAAAATGTCATCGCGGATAGCAACTGTCCGAGGAGTGCCAAAGATGTGGCCTTCCTTTTTGTCCCAGTAAAAATGAATGATATCTTCTACCGGATAATCTTCAAATGTGCGGCCGTCGGCGAAAAACCTGCGCCACTTCTCTATTCGGCCCTTGCCATCCAAGTAGGGATAAATAGTATGGGATGGGACAATGGTATAGGCAGCCACAGGTTTCTTATTCTTATTCTTGTCGTTAGCCGTGCCGCCGGAAGCATTCTCATCACGTATTTTCAATACTATACAGTTTGAAGAGACCAAAAGTTGGATCAGTATCCTCTTGAAGAAGTTCTCGGTCGTGAGATCCATGAAATAGGCAATCTGGGCAAATCGCTTCTCTATGTATTGGCGGAAGGTCTCATTATCGCCCATGACTTTGAAGCCGTTCCTAAACATCAGGCTTTGTTTCCGCTCCGTGGCAACACGCAGATAAGCTTCGGTATCAAAGATGGTCCATGGTTCTAGGAGCTCATACTCCGGCTGTATAATGCCAATCCAGCCCCAGTACGAGTTCATGTAATCCTGTTCGTTCTGTATTTTGGCGGCGACCTTGGCAAATACTTTTGGCAGGTCAGAAGAGCCTACATCTTTCAAGTAAAAACCACCAGTCTTGTCTCTCTGTTCTTGGGTAGCCGCTTTATCTTTTATACGCGTGGCTAGTCTTATCCGTTCGGTAAGGGGCGACCAAGTAAGGGGCTTCTGAATAGCCCGCACTCCCCAGTTATCCATTCTCGGCTCTGGCAACAGGCCTTTTGATTTCGGCACGGCTGCTACAGCCATAGGAGAGACAAATTTACCGCGCTTGAAGCGAGCTAGGCGGTCTAAACGCTGCGCTTTCTGTTCCTCTTTTTCAGTCATTTTCTTGGTGCGTGGCATAGAAACTCCTTATGCTGAACTCGCCGTGTATTTCGTATTTCCTACCGTGGCTCCTCCACTGGTCAAAACATTGGCCACATTTGAAGAAGGGGCGGGTATATTAGGCGGCGTGATTACTAGCTGATTGCCGACTACTGTATAAGAGGCGCCAGCGGGAGTGTTCATCTCATTCATTACTTGACCAAAGGCCTGTAAAGAACTGGTTATCCCAACGGCTGTAGTAGGCACGCTTGCCATAGAACCTTGCACATTCAAAATGCATTGCGCCATAGCAATGAGCGCCTCTACGGATTTCAGGCTGGACATTATTTCCGTCATATCGCCGCTGGAATTGAGCCGACTATCAAGGATTTTCTGACAGTTTAGTTCTATATCCTGGGCATAGCGCTGCGTCTCATTCCCAGCCCAATTTATAATTGACCCTACTTGCAACAATTCACTGGGGATACCGGTCTCATTCAAATTCGGCATTGGCTGCTTGGATATAGACTGTTGCTTGGTCAAAGAAGCAATAGTATCCAATTGATGTTTCAGAAGAATCGGCGTCAAGCCTATACCCAGAAGCGTGCTGTATAATTGAGAAGTAGCATCAATAGCATTCTGTAGCTTTGAATTTATAACTGCCACTTCCGTCGTAGCCAGCTGCATAAAACGATCAACATGCAGCATATTCATAACCAGCTCAACCGCCAGACGAGGTAATATAAAGGATAGACTGGATATAATGTTCGTCATTGAAGTAGCAAAGAAGATGGCTTTCAGTGCCGTGAGTGTAGCTACAATGGACCCCAAAGCAAATACTATCTCACTGGCGGGTGTCAAGACTTTGGAAACCTCAGAGATAACTGTGCTCTCCACTCCTGCTATAGCAGAGGTAGTTTTAGTCAAAGTGCTGGAAATGGCATTGCCGGCTGAAGTCAAAGCATTAACCGGAGCATTGATACTGGGCGTCAACGCAGCTATGATAGTAGGCGCCCCGGCAGAAATTGGATCGGGGGCTATCATCATGGTATAATTTGAAGCATATAAAGTCTGATAGCGGTCACAAAGATTATTCAATTTATCGCTGATTCCAGGGGATACATCGGTAGCCGAGGGATTATTGGTTGTCAGGATAGGATAATTCTGAAGCTCCGTGGTTGTATAATCAAAAAGCAGTTTATCCCCGGCCAGCGGGCGTAATAGCAAAGGAAGCTGATGCGTATAAGTGCCGTCGTTGACCAAAGCATTCTCAAAGGCCCTATTTACTACGCCGAGATCATCCCTTTGTATTGGCAATACCATCTGTGTAGAATTTGGGCTTTGCACTATATCAATCCTGGTAATCCCCAATTCTGCCTGCAATAGGTTATTATACATAACCATGTCTATTCCTGGGACTGGCGTAGTGGACTTATATAGGCGACCCAGGGCTGTGGCAACATTGAAATCTGTACCCGGATTTATTGCTATGTTCAAAGTGTCACAAAGAGTATTCACTATGGATGTCAAATAATCAGAAGTGGCCGACAAGGCTTGGAAGCGTTGGATTAGCTGTCCGGCCCCGCTATTTTGAAATACAGAACCTCCTAAAGTAGCTGGGGCTGTGGAAGGAGAAGAAGCTACACTTTGAGGCTGCACTGGCGGGCTGGGCACAGTGAGTGGCGGGATATATGTAAATGTGATAGGCTCCCAAGACATCTATTTCTGCTCCAAAGATAAGTATAGAAACTCATTATCCTATCAGACCGCCGAGTTCAGATTGATTTCCCATCATCTGATCAGGGGTTATAACAAACACATCGCCAAAGCCAGTCATTACTGCCAAATTGATATCTACAAGAAAAGGAGGATTGGTATTTGGCATGGGGGCTTCGGTCAAAATAGTCATAGCATTAGCAAGTTCCCATCTCGGGTTAGGTGGTGAGATGACTTTATATGGTCCCGATAACGCTTCTGGATTGGCCGCTGAATATCTTGTAATCTGATCAAACCAATCTGCGATGCCAAGAAAGTCTTCCCGAATACATTCTTTCATGGCCCAATAGGCAAGATATTGCCTGCCTTGCCAATCAGTTGCTTTTTGTATTATCTGAACATTTAGCGGCAGGTGATAAGAGTTCAGGGTAGCTATAGCTTGCGCTTCTTGTACTATCATTAGAATCCCCTATAAGGCGCGCGGACAAAAGGTGAGCGTAATCGCGTGCGTGAAGGAAATACTGAACGCCCTGCACGCGAAGTCGGCGAGGCCCTGGGCGGTACGACTACAACGGCTTGCCTGGTTGCCGCTACTATTCTTGGCTGCTTGGATGGTGTAAATGGAGAATCTGGATTACCTTCGGCCCGGGGCGTAACAGAATCAGCACGCGCGCGCACTGGCATACCATCCTGCGTCATTGTGGAAACATTACGCATCACAGGTTGATGAACAGGCGCCGTGGCTGAAAGGGCACCATACTTCAAATCAATAGCCATCATGGCCAGCATTGTAGCCGTAAGGTCGTGGTCTCCTATTTTGCCGCCTGTATAAGTATTGGCGTGGCCATGAAGGCTCCATGTCTTGACCTTATAGGCTCGGAACTCGGAATCGAGGGTGGCATCAGATTCGGCAAACTTGAACTTATCATTCTCTAATACCATCACCGCACTTTCAACCATGAATGGCTTGGTAGCCTTCTTTTCCTCGTCTATCTTCAGGAACTTTGGACGACCTCGCTTTGGGATTAGCTTATTGGTTTTCAGATTGGCGCCGAAATCCACAGTCTTGATAAATCGGAGACGCAAGTCATCAGGCGAAGTTATTATCGCCGGATTGCCCATTTCCCTCAACATGCCGGCTTGGAATGCTCCATAGCCATAATCAAGATAAATCTCTTCACAGTGCCACTTTCGGTTTAGATTGCGTATGGTGTATAAAACATCCATAGTGGTGGATTTTTCGCCTGATACCAGGGCGGTATCCACTACACGGCGGATTTCATCCTCCGGGTTAAACTCAAGAACGCGCGCCCGCATACCAGTGCCTTCGCCATTCCAATCTACACCGAGGAAGTAAGCGCGTCCGGGGACATGCTTACAATCTTTGTAGTAATAGGGCCGACGCGAGGCATCAATGAACCGAGCTTTGAATACGCCCTCCTCTGGGTCTCCGAATTCTGCCAGGAATTCATGCTGGAAGTTGATGTAAGTCCCAGCTTCTCTCCGGCAGGCTTCCTCCATTTCCTTACCCCAGTCCGGGTGCCGCGTAATGGGAACATGGAATTCCTTATAGTCCTTGAACCGGCAGCACATCTTCCAAAAGAAGCTCCGGTCTCCACATGGGGTACTTTGTCCATGGACGGTGCTGTTTTTATAGCGGCGGAATAAGGGCTGTATGGGCTTGTAATCGGCTTCATTCAAGCCGTCCTGTTCCTCTAATCGGACGCGCCTAGGGCTTTGAGAACGGATTGAACCGGCACCGCGACCTGATTCTGAACCGGCCGTAAAAATAGAGATACTTGAGCCATTAGAGAAACGGATGAGATAAAAAGGCTGCTGTAGCCTTTGTATAATGGATTCTGAAATCTCGGGATCCTGGTCCGCTGCCCACAGAATGTCATCATACCATTTCTTGGCCTGGGCTTTGGCGGGGGAGACAACAAGGATAGGAAAGTTCTTATTGTTCAATGCCCAATGCAATTCTTCAAAAGTGCTAAGGAGTGTTTTTCCTAATCCGCGACCGCAGCGATTGACCTTCCTATTCGCCGTACAGCGGAGAATAGGCACTTGATAATCGCGGGCACGGAAAGATATTACATCGCCTCTTTCATCGGTTACCTTCATGTGCCTTTCAGTCCAGTATTGTAAATCCATCACCTCCCGAACCTGTTCATAAGGCATACCCGTCTTTTCAGAGGCCTCTTTGAAATCCTGCTCATCGGGGATACCATTGCAGATTATTTTAAACGGAGAACCTGGATATTTCTTCTGGTATTCTGCATGACAGGCTTTGCAGATAGGATTTTGCATCCGGCGAATAAGGCCTGGGTCTTTTTCGCTTCGTTTTATGACTGGGGCAAGGAATTCTTGTTCTATCATCTGGTGCTCAAAACTGGCTCTCGCTGTTTCCATTAGGAAAGCGGAACGACATATACCGAAACGCTGCCTCCCACAATACTAGACACACTTATTGATAAAGGCAGTCCATTTAGGTCTACCTCTTCCAGATTGCCGACAAACATATCATTCAAGTCATCGCCTGGCGTTACGCCGAGCCATGAAGTAACTTCTGTGGTCACGCTGGTCTCTGGATTGTAAGTATACAAAGCAACATTACAAGACATGGCTGCTGCCGTCAAACTATAAGCGCCAGACATAGTAGGAAAGAATTGAACGATAACCTGTACGCCGCGTGCACCAATGGCTGCCGGGTTACTGGTGGTATTAGAAGAGGCCTTGTCAACTAACTTGATTGCTTCTGCATATCCACCACCCTCCGAAGGAAGGTCGGACGATTTCCATTGCAGAGGAATTCCATATACCGCACTTGTGGTTGGGAAATAGGTCTCGCCTTCATTGGCAAAACCTTCTGGTAAATCTGGCGGATTATAAGGCAAATTTGATACATTAGGCGGCACAGGATAATCTTGTGTAGCCGGTAATGTTACATTTGGCGGCGTGGGCCCGAGCGAACCGCTCCCGGCATAAGGTGGTTGACTGCTGAAATTCTGATCGAATGGCATATTTACTCCTCGATTACTTCAATCCATTTCAAGGACCACCGCCATATTCGGGGAGGCCCCTCTCGTAAAACGCTTACCTCGTATCCTAGCCGACAATGAGCATAGCGCTGCAAATATATAACATATATTTCGTCTTCAGATACATCCATGTATCTGTTGATGTCTACCCATTGCTGCATTAGCGCATCCGCCGGTTGAAAAACCGATCTGGATTCCTCTGAACCTCGGCAAAGATTCGTTCTTTATTGGCATCGAATCCCCGACTATAAGCCATCAAATCAGCAATGGCAGCGTTTCCTCTTTGGCGCGCTCTTATTTTGCGGGTCATGTAACCCGCCAGACCTAAACCAGCAGCACCCGCAACAGCATAAGGCCAGTGGGTTTTCAATGTAGAAAGGATGCGATTTACTGGTTGATTCATGTTATCTGTTCAAATATAGAGCTTCACGCCCCAAATAGCTTCTTGCTATGCCGTGGGCCGCGCTCATGTCCCGAAGGGCGGCAAAGCGTAAAGCCGCGGCAGTGGCGCTATCCTCATAATCCCCGCCCATTTCAATCCGCCTCATATGATAGCCGTAGTTGGCCATGTAGCGAACGGCGCGGGTTGCAAAGTTCCCCAGACCAATAGCTGGATATAGAGTCGCAAACATTGAAACTGCTTTTGAGCCGGTTATGCCCAGCATTGGAATGCCCATACGCAGTAGTGGTGCCATAGCAAAAGGCGCCTGCAACATAATACAAAGAGAAGTCGTAGTACCGATTGTTCTGCTTATAAATTCGCCTCTGGGGCGGTGCTTTACGCTGAAGCTGGCTGGTGTTAGATTTGTCAAAGCGCCCTGGGCCCAGCGTAATTCATCCCAATCATATTCATCTGACTCCGGCCGGCGAAAACGCTGACGATTATAATCCCAGCCAGTCCATTCGTGCGTCTGATAGGCTAGACGCACAACGTCATCTGAGAGTGCTAAAAGAGGAACGATGTTAGGCATTATCTACGCCGATTGTGAAGTCCTAATACGATGTCACCGGAAGCCTGCATAGCATCCATTCTGGCACGCACTCCAGAGCCTGGCGGCCCATATTCGGGCAAGCCGGCCACATCAGGGGCCAGGGCCACCGATTGGGATAAATCCGGTCCCTGTAGAGCAGATGTGATACCATAGGCAAGGCCTACGCCACCAGCCGTAAGGGCCGTTTTACCCAGAAAACCAGACTGCGACCATTGGCGAGCTATGCCAGTGCCAACTCGGAGGCCCAATCCAGCACCAGCGCCAATAAGGGCGCCCCGGACTGGATGCCCTTCATAGGCGCCAATCGCTCCGCCAGCAATGGCACCAGCGCCCATCATCAAGCCAAAAGTACCAAATGCTTTATATGCCCTGCCTGGGCTATACCAAGGACCTGTGCCAGCCATCCATCTTCGTCCTGCTGCGGCCATACGACGGCCAGCAAAGCCAGTAGACCAGCGCCCCGTCCTATAGGTCCATTGACCGGCTTTTCCAATACCATAACCTATCGGCGCTATAAAAAGACCAATGCCAGCACCCAGAGCGGCTCCGTGGAGCAATCTTGTAGATAAAGGAGCCTCGCGGTCTCCAAAGATACCGCCTAATGCGGCGCCGCCCGCCGCACCAATGAAAAGGCGGTCTCCTACATGGGCTGCGCTCAAACCATAGCCTGCCCCCGCAGCAAGGCGGAAGATAGGCTCCTCTGACTTGATGGATGACCTAAAAAAGCCCCAGAATGCTTTTGCATAGTTCTGAATAGGTGGCATAAATCACAGATTAGAACAGGGACCTTGCACCGGCTCTGGTGGCGTGCCCTATCCTATTGAAACGATTGGCCATACCATACCAGTTTCTTGGTCCGCAGGCATTATAAGCCTCGCATGCGTCCAACTATATTCCCAAGCCTATTTACGGTGCTACCCCATAAGCCCGGAGCCGTTCGAGGGGCTCCTGGTACATGCATGCCATATTGACCGAAGGTGAAGCCCATCTGAAACGGTTGGATAGGTGGTATACCTACACGCCCCGCCCTGGCAGCGGCAGCAAAATCAAAACCCATTTGCCCTATAGTCTCGGCAGCCGCTCCAACGTGCCGTGCTCCAAAACCGAGTCTTGCGGCAGCTGCCATGCCCCCACGTCCAGCAAACGCAGCACCCGCTGTGAGTCCTCCAAGCGCACCCAGGTTCGAGCCCACATAGCCCTTTAAATAGGGATGTCTATCAGAACTCAGGCCGTATAGACCACCGATTCCCGCGCCCGCACCAGCGCCGACGGCCATAGTACGTGTTGCTGGGTTCCCCCAGATTGTGCGTCCCATGCCTCTCGCTGCGCCCAATATATTGGCACGGGTTGGTGTGCCCACCGCCCTTGCCAAGAACGGCTCCATATCTGCAATAGTGGAAGACTTTGCGACTCTGGTTGAAGTGAGCAGATCTCGACCCGCGGCAGATGCAGCTGCACCAATGTCATTGAATAACCCACGAAACTGTCCAAAAGCTCTAGTTAAAGAAGCAAATGCTGGCATATGTCACCTTCTCTGCCTGGTTAGTATAGTCTGCGATTTCTTTGATTTACAGGGCGTGGGACATTTCCCTTGAACCTCTCACATGGACCCGCCGTGAAAGCATAGTAGTTGCATCATAGCCCTCTCCAGTGCGCATGATGTCAGAAGCTCTTACCATGCGACGGACAGGCATCTGTCTGCCCAGTTCCATATAAGCCGTTGCCCGGTGCCGTCCCTCGGCTCCTATCACATTGCCAAACTCATCAAAATGTATCTCTCCTGGGTCCAGCTGTATTCCTCTGAGCAGCTTGTCTTTAAGTTCCTCTATTACGCTTCTTTTTACTCCTACATTGCCGCCGACTTTGCGCAGGAAGTTCTCAGGATGTACTTTGAAGACCACGCCTTCTTGCCGAAAGCCTTTAACCGCGCGTAAAATGCCTTGCCAGCCGGAGCCGAAATCTGTCAATCTACGTCTAAGTTGAGGGGCAATCCCCTTTTCCTGCAGGCTATGTCTCAGTTTCTGCGTTGCAGTTCTGGTAGTTTCTATACCAGCTTTTTCCATCTCTTTCATTATTTGTGGATTCGACTGGAAATGATAAGCAATAGGCTCGGATTCAAGCATCCTATTCAACGTCCCGAACTGCTTAGATTCTATAAGATTAATGCCTTGTCGTGTGTAAAAAGAGCTTGTGAGATCCACATATCGAACTAAGATGTCCTCAGCCATGCGTTCTGGGTCTAGCTTAGGTATCCATGGCATCTCCGCTCTTCCCCGTGACATGAATCCTGCCTGTTTGCGAGCATAAGCCTGTGCCTTTGGCTGTTGGACAGCATAGATCAATTCATTAAGAATACCACCGGTTTCCTTCCTTAGTTTTGCAAAGAATGGATGTCCATAGGCGGCAAATTGGGCAGCATGTATTTCTTCGTGTCTCAGTATTTCTGCTACCGTACCTGGGGTCATGGCCTTCATTTGTATTTCATTCAATAAAATACCAGGCATTCCTGTTGCGCGTGACCATCTGTTTAGAGCCCTAATCCTTTCATAGCCCAACCTATTAGGTCGTATAGCTTCTATTTCGCTTATATTAGAGAACTGACTTGGGGCTAATCTCAGAATATCTTTTGAAACACGCTGGATTCTAGCTGCTGAAAGACCACTGCGTCTAATTGCCAGGCTCTGAGCCAGTCTCAAGGCATCCAATTCTTTTACTGTGTAAGTTAAACCTGTAGGTCCCGTTAGACCTAAATTCAATGCAATTCTACCACGTGTGGCTAATGCCTCTAATAATCCACGCCATCCCGATCCAAAGTCAGAATGCTTACGTCTTGAACTTGCAGACTCACCACCGTGTGATAATGCTTCTATTTCGTTGAGAGATTTGTTCCTGCCGTGCTTATACAAGAAATACGCGGCTCCGGCAACAATAGCCGTCGGTAAAATGTGAGCAAATCCTAGACTTCTTGGATTCCAATCTCCCCAAAGATGCAGCTTCCATCGCATAGCATCTTTATAAAATGTAGGGCCGAATACACCGAACGGCGCTTCTGCACTTCCGCGTGGCAGTTTGAATATATCTTTAGCCGTAACTTCTATCTTACCAGTTGCAGTCCCAACTACTACTTCGGATGGAGAACCACCAATTGTTGGAGAGAAAAACCACACATCTTTCGCAGATACACGGCGCTTTATTACAACACCAGCATCCGTAGCCAACCAACTGAGCGCTGGATCTGGATTGGAACTCGCAGCAAACCGACCTGCCACCACCGGATTAGTTGACCAAGCCGATAAAGCATTCAAATCAACAGTGGCCTTGCCTATTTTCTCAACAGACTGTAATATGTCCTCGGCTTGTTTTCCTAGCACACCGCGGTATGCATAATTACCGCCAAGTAAACGATAGTTCCATTGTGAGAACTTTCTTAGAAAACTGACATAAGGTTTATATTTACCAGTTTCAATTAAATTGGAAGTTTCAAGGCCACCAAAAGCACTAGGATATAAGTTTGCCTTCCTATCCAAACCATAATGCTGCGAAGCAAGTTGCGTCCAAGCTATCTTACCTTCTTCGCTTCCGACCTTTCTCCAATCAAATAGCAACTTGAAAAAAGGCCGATTTTGTAGAAACATAGCCGCAGACATTGCGGATTCCAGAGGAAAAAGAGCTACCTGCAGCGCATTAAGCTCAGCAGCAATCCTTATGAGCGATTTCCCTGCTTTTTTCCTCTTTGTTTTCTTCTCGTTAACTCCCTCTTGTTTTAGGAAACCCTGCCATCCAGAACCAAAATCCGTATATTGCCTGCGACGGCGCTGAGCCTCTCCACTTTCCGGCAAGCCCGGGAATTGAATAGGCACACCTGTAATGTCCTTTATAAAGGTCGGATTGGCTTTGAGAAAACGTGAAGTGAAAGCTAAAAGTGGCATTATTCTGACTCTTCGACAATCTCGGCGTCGATAGATGTCTGTCTTATTCTATCGGCTGCCGCGGATTGTCTAGATGCCAGGTCGCTGCCGGTCTTCTTTGCGAATTTGTTCTTGCGGGTCTTTTCTCTTGGGGTTAGCTCGAAAGCGTTGAGGATGGTCATCCTCTCATAGAGGATTTTGCTTAGTCTTTCTGAGTTGGCGGCTATTACTTCTTCATAGGCCAGGGGCGTCTTGGTTTCTATGTCTAAGTCCCTGACAACTAAGGATGTTAGCTTGGCATTCTCGGCGTCGGCTAAGATGTTGCGACAACGCAATTCGTCTATGTCTAAATAAGTCAATGTTGCGATTGTTGAACGCTCGGTCTCGGTCATGTGCTGACCTGGCGGAACAATGACTTTCAACCAAGCGGCGAAGCGTTCTACGGCATAGTTCGCTTCAAAGGGACATGGATAACAGAAGGGAGCCTTGCCTATTTTATAGAGCGGACAGCGCTTTTTGAACGGGCAGGCTTCGGAACAAATAAGTATCTGGCCTGCGGCCCCAAGAACCACATTGGCTTCATGGTAACGCGCGACAATAGCCGCCTGTTCAGGAGACAGATTCAATTCTGCCATAGGCAATAGCTTCAATAAGTCCTTGGGCACACCAATAGGTACAATAGCTGTCAGGTCATCAGAGGGTGGTTTTGGCTCTGGGTCTGGGGCAGGTGCCGGCGCTTTGAACAAAGCGTCTAAAGGTGGGGCTTCTGGCGCCGGCTGAATACCTGTCTCGGCGGGAGAGCTTCGTATTGGCTTATCCTCTAACATCAAATCAATCTCTCATCGTCTAACTGCCTGATAAGTATGTCCCTCCGTATAGTTTCCAGTTCTTCCTGAGATGGGATGTATTCAAGCACTCCGCTATCTCCTGCTGGCGCCTTATCTATAGAAACTTCCTCAAATACGATCTCAGAAAACCAGGCCTCTGTACCAGTAACACCAACTGGTCCTATTGATCCCATCATTCCGGTTTGACCTAAGGAACCAGTAACACCAACTGGTCCTGTGTAGCCTGTCACTCCGGCTGGACCTAAATAATCAGCTGAGCTTGTAAGTCCCGCTGGTCTCCAGATGCTGCAATACTCATAGATATGGGAAGTATTCACTGGATTTGCGTAATCAGCTAGGTGTGTAATTCCCTTTGGTCCCCAATGGGAAGTATTCATCGGAGGATTCCCCACCCCAGGGCCTTTAATGTATTCCATTTTCCCCGATTCCGTCACTATGCTCATTACATTGGGAAAATAGGCATCCTTTGGTACGCATCCAGGAGGCGTCTTGTAGTCCATATCTGACATTATAGAATCCGTTCACCATTATCTCGTCGGTCGAGTATCATCCTTTTTATTTCATCCATCTCTTCTTGGGTCGGCTCGCGCTGTAGTTCCTGTTTAGCAGCCCTTTCCAGTTCCTTATCTCCTATAATTACCGGTTGCTTGAGCATCTCATAAAGCTGTTGTAGTTGCTCCGGTGTCATAGGCACAGGCGAGTCTATGGGTAGAGGCGCTGGGCTAGGAGGTAACCACATACCATTCTGAGCTGCACCACCCATAGTTGTAAGAATGGGCGTGGTTATAACATACCAGGTGGTCGCAGGTGGTGGGATTGGGCCTGTAGTAGAATTCCCCGTTGTGAAAGGCATCGGGGATACAGTAAATTGATAATCCTCCCCAACCTGACCGACGAAAGCAGCCGAAAGATTGGCTGCTGGCAAGTTTGCTGAAATAGCGGAACTAACGATGTTGCTTATTTGTTGCTGGTCCATGTATTTATTATACCTTATAGGGGGATTTCACGCAAGGCGTCCAGCATAATATCATGAACAACCTGGCGGTGCGCCACCCCAAAGTATTCAAACTCAAAGATGAAATTCAATTCATGCTTCGCACACTTCATTGGATTTAGCGTGAGTTTTGGCATCTCGTATTCTGGTAGGCCAAGAAAAGCCGCGGAAATGCCCATAAAAACCAGCCGCATCCAGTATATAAAAGGCTTCAAAGAGCCTACAAACATAGCAATACGCAGTGTAGTCTTTGAAAGCTCGGTTAGACCATTTCTGGCTATAAGATAATCTGTTTTACTCTTATTGCCAGCCACATAGGCATCCATACATCCCTTTATCTCTTCCCAATAATTCCATCTAAATGCATTAGGCATAAAGCGAGCAGCGAGCTCGTCTCTGGCTATAGAGATTGGTGTATTTTCTGATGGCGGGCGGTCGCTTGGGTGCCCGGAACAATAATCCACCGTAGCAAGCCAAGGATGACGATTCATCTCTTGTACCAACTCCACGCCAGCCTGGTCCAAGAGACTATAATCAATCTCCTGCGGCTGTCCATACGGATAGTTGGGATCAAAGGAAGAGCGTTGGCGCGGGGGCCTGAAAGGGAGGCTAATACCGAAGCCTTTTGAATTGAACTCTGAATTTACTAGAATCATAGCCTGTCTCGCAGATCAAATTTACTAAACTATTCAAGTTTATAAACCATTCTAATTTAACGGCCGTGTCGAGGTGCTGGAGACTCTGTACTACGCTGTGGGCTTTGGCTGCTCCCACAGACTGGAGGTGGCTCCCTACGCAAGACTGGCTCGGATCTATAGCATCATTTAACATAGAGATAGCCTATACAGCTGGCTATATCTTCGGATCAACATTAGTCTGTTTGGGCCGTTTCGTTCTGTCTTCGTTTTGGCGCTCGTCCATTTGCTCCTCGGTTTCCGGATTCATGGCTATTTTATGGCACATAGCCTCATAGCCCCGGCGAAAAGCATCCGCCACTTTCGGGTCTTTCTTGTACTTATAGCCAATTATCTCACAAGCATCTTTTAGATGGTCATAAAAATGTAGTGTCAACGGCTCCACGCCCCGTAGGAACTCCTTGAAAGCGTGGTCTAATTCATCCAGCCGTGCTGAACAAAATGCATTCGGATCATAGGCCGGGTGTTTCGGGTCATTCTCTCGTGGATCGGCGCTAATCAAGGTTATTGCCCTGATAGCCCTTATAATAGGCCGTCCAGGCCAATCCCTTGTGGCGCCATCATAATCCCGGGTGGCTGTCATTAGGGTGCTCTGCGCGCGAATAGCCAGTTCCCAGACCCATTGCTTTATAATCGCTGTGGGCTCGCGCTTCGGAAGTTGCGGCAGTTTCTGCTTGAGTTTTGTTTCCATAACTCCTCTTATATCGCGGCTGTTGCCATTTCATTCACAGCTTCTCTTACGCTGGCGGCCACCAATGGATGTATATTGGTCTTTACCCATTTGTCCTTTATGAACCTCTCGGCTTCCTCCCAGTCCATACCGCAGCGGCAAAGATAAGCCGCAACGATGGCTGCCGAGCGCGACCGGCCGGCCCAGCAATTAACAAGAACAGGGTCATACTTTATCATTTCGTGCATCCAGCCTAGTGTAGCATATAATACTTCCTTTGGGATGGCCGCATCGTCCTTTAGGTCCAGTTTTATGACCTGGATATCAGGCGGCAAGTCTACCGGCCACATAGTAGCATTGACCACGAAGCGGATACCAAAAGGGTTTATCTGGGCTAAAGCCCTAGCAGTATGGATGTTAGATACAAATAGGCGGTCCATAATCCGCCCTATGTAGTGCTGGTTGCCGTCTGGGTACCAAAGCGTTGTCACAGCCATAGTCACACCTTGTCACAGCCATAATCGCACCAAGGGATATTATATCACTTTTATCCGGCGCCGGGGTTAGATTTATTCTTTAGGGCATCCAACTCTGCTTTTAGATATCTCTACTCGTGGTTAGTATGGCCTAATTTGGCCCCCGAAACAAAAAATGTCCTGATATTAGAACGACTTAGAGTTTATGCTTGAGCTTCTGGATGATAACATCCAGGAGAATAAAGAAGATGAAAGTGCCTGCTACAAAGAGAGCCACCATTTTACACCCCATCATCATTACAACCCTCCCATATTCCTTTGATTAGATAGCCATGATGGGCGGCAGGCCGACCGTTGTGATGGCCTGTCATGCGGATAGAAGGGGTGACGGTGATAGTGCCGTCTTCATGCTCGGTTACTTGGTGTAGATGCAGACGCCCGGCGCCACAATAAGGGATATAAAGCCACCACCCGTCATCTTCCTTCCAATAACACATACGGATATCGTCGAAGCAATTCAGGGAGGAGGGATCACAATACAGCTCTTTAGCGCTGGCTATGCGATAGGCTTGGCATTTCACACTCCTGGTTAGTATAGCTACAAGTCTCTATCGCAGCCCGGTGTGAGCATTTCAACCCTAATAGCCTCAACATCTTCCAAAGAGATATCGGGTTTGGGCAGCCAGTTTTCCGTCCCAGCCAAATAAGGCCAAGTAGGATTGCGGATTTGGGCATTGATCAGGGCCATTATCTCTCTGCGCCGTGCCTCAATAGTGGAACGAAGAAGAAGTTTATCCATGGCTATATTATAGCATATGTGCTTCAGCAGGCAGGCTCCGCGCGAGGGCTGGCAAGCTTAGAAAATGGATACCCGGCTTCGGACGCGAGGCGGGGAAGGAGAAGCCAGCTGGTGACTAGGGGACATGAGGGTATGGGACCCTTCCCATCTATCGTTTCGAGCCCACGGGGTATTCCGTGCACGGTCGTAAGTGAGAATACTTCGTGGGAATAGGAGAATCAAGATGACTAAAATCATGGTCATTGGTGGAGTGGCTGTAGTTGTTGTCACTATTCTTGGGATTGTTATAGTGAAACGCTATATCAATCTCAAGAGAATTTCTGAGCTGCTTTCAGAGCGCGGTTTAGCTCGTCTGTTTGCGAGCAAGTCGCAAGCGGTTCTTCCCTCTCTCCGGCCTGGAGGCGGGCCTGCTACTGAGCAGCAGGTGATTGATGCCTGGTTGCAGAAGCGCTGTGAGGCCGGCTTGCCTGATGTCTAGCAGCGACTGCCCTGGTGACAGCAGGGCAGTGTGGTAGGCATTGGCCTATCTACTTTGATTAGAACAACTTAGTGGAGGTGATGTATGGCTCAACTGAAGATGTTGTTTTATGAGTCCGTTGTTGGTTCAGCGGTTAAGAAGGAGTTTGAGCTTTATTGCTTCTGTGAGAATCTGGGCATTGAGCGGGCTGCGCAAGCAGAGAAAGCGGCTTTCTGCAATGCCTTGCGGATCAAACCATTTGAGCTGCGTAGGTTCCCTGAGTGGGGGCCATTCAGCCAGCCAAGAGCCTTTGTTTCAGAGGCTTAGGGAGGATGTATGGACAAGCCGAAAGAGATGCGTGTGAACGAACTGAAGGAGATGCTGTTGGCATACCGTCGGGATTTAGCGGATCCCAATTGCAAGGACTATGAAGTGGCTTACATCGGAGAGGTAGACTGTATAGTCGCTCTCCGTATGGAGGGGCTCTCCATAGAGGAAGTCATGGCTATTCAGCCTTGATGATTGATAGCCGGCCTTGCCTGTCGGACTGCCAGCCGGCAGGCCGGGCTGTAAATCAATGAAAAAGGAGAACTTAACATGGACCGTATTGTATCTTTTCTCTCTGTTGTTATTTGTGTCGTTGTTTTGTTCGTCTTTTGGTGTGCCTGCCTATGGCTGCCTTGGTATGGCAAATTGGCAGTCATTGGTTTGGCGGGTGTTCTTGGCTGGCTTGTCAATAAGTTTATTGACAAGCTGTGAGAGTCCTATTGATAGAGCCTGATGGTAGACCCAAGCCTAGTGACAGAAGGCTTGGGATGTGCCAAATTAGGCACTGTTGTTAAATTCAACATGTTATGAGGAGGTGAGCTGTGCTTACCTATTTCGTATTTCGTGTGGTTTTCAGCTGGGAAGGTGAGACTGCTGAGGAAACGTATGTTGTTCTTGAACTTGATGAGGCCTGTGCTCGGCAGGTGCTGCATAATTATGCTGCTGAGAACCCAGGGTATGTAGTAGTTAAGTTGGAGCTTCTGACCAGCTTTGGTTCATGTTATGGTCGTGGGTTCTACCATCGACTTATACCTGGGGACTCAGCAGCATTGGAGGGTTGATTCCCTGCTGCCCAAGGGCATAAGTCCTTGGGCAGTCAGGACTTAACTGTCCACATGCAATGCCAAGCTGTGAGAGGCTAAGGCATTGCCTGCTGTGTAAGTAGAGAGGAGGTAGGCGTATGAAAACGCCTACAAATATTCAACAAGTGATAAGGCCACCTAATCTTAGGTGGACGGTCTCTATGGGCAGTGATGGTAAGTGTAGCTATTTGCTGCCCCAGGTTCCAGGCCAGAAACTGGATCCGAAGAAGTGTATCGGTCCAGCTGCCTGGAGCCCGTTCCTGGAACATGCGGGGATTCCTTATTCCCGCCTTTCTGTTGCCAAAGGAATAGGCAATACTTCTGAGGCTGAGCGCATTACAGAAGAGAACTTCGCAATGGCGAGGGCTTTTCTGAAGTCAGCCCAAGGTGTGTTTGTTCCTGCGGACAATAGCCGCTGGTTCAGGGTCGTTAGTTATGTCCGTGATCCTAATGGACTTAGCGGTGTGATGATTGACAGGCATCTGCCTAGCGCGGAGGCCTGGCGTCTGTTTGGCTTGGATATTCCTGAGTTCAAGCCGGATATCCCGAAGCGGCTGCAGAGGCTGCTGGCTCCTCATCCTTATGCCCTGTTTGGCAAGGAAGTGGGCCGGTATCGCCTGAATGAGTTTGATGAGGTAATCAAAGTCAAACTCGAAGAGGGCGGGACTTTGGATATTCTATTTGCTCCTCCTTCCGGCCGGTGGCCGGATTGGAGGGTAGCTGGTCAGGCCTATTGCAGCGCGCGCTTTGCCAAGCGCATGCTGCATCGTAAGTCTGCCAGTCCAGGGGATTTATTCGCCATCACTGGCCTGATGAGCCCGGGAATGATGAAGGCAAATGTCCTCGTGGTTCGTGACATGAAGAACGTGGACTTGATTGTCTATGAGCCCAAGTCTTCTGTCAGAGCTTGGGATGGCAATGTCTTCCTGGGTGTGCTCTCTGAGAAGCATGGCAGTCCGGCACGGACTGACATTCAAACTGCCATCAATTTCGAGCTCGCTCACGCGCTGGACGGTAAGTTCTTTGAGATTCTTACAGATGAGTATATGGGCAGAATCTTCAAAGAGCTTGAAGAGGAAGACCTTACCGGCCTCAAGCAGTCCATCGGCTTTTATAAGCCGATGGACTTTGAGGAGATAGTGGATGAGCGAGGCGAGACTGAGATACGGCCAATACGTGCCACTATTGAGGACTGGAAGGTTTGGAAGCTCCTTGAGTCCGGGGTCAAGGGGCTGAATAGGATGCCTGGCTTTCGTAGGGCCAGGCGGCTGTCCGCTCTGCGTATGAAGGGATTTGACCATGACCCCGGGCGGGCAAGGATTGGATTCCGTGTGCCGGCGAGGCTGGATGACCCGCATGGCGATTTCAGAGCCTGTGCTCTTAGGGGTCATCTGACTGCCGACCCGACGGCATTTGATGGCTGGGGCCGGCCCAAGCCGGAAGGTGGTGTGCTGAAACCAGGCCAGTGTTATTTCGGTGGCTTTGTTGGTCAAGGCACCCTCATCAGGAATCCAAATGGTTCCAGGAACGATGCCAGGTTCCTGGATGCTATTAGCCATCCTGCTCTGCGGGCTCTGGACAAAGAGGCTACTTGTATCTTTATCCATCCTGATTATCCCAAGCCGGTAAAGGGACAGGATGTGGGCGATTGTGATGATTCTGATATCTTCATCTTCGACCCGGCTATCAATGCGTTCCTGCGCGCTCTGCCTGCGTTCAATGTCAAATTCAGGCCGGAGGAAGCGGTTGTGGAGCCTGTGCCAAGGCGTTTTACTAAGGCTATTGAGAAGCCCAGCTATGACGAGGATGTAATCTGCGATATGCTGGGCAAGCTCAAGGAGAGCAGGCTTGGCATCGGTTGTGCGGTGAATACTGAGCTGTGGTATATCGACATCTTCAATAACTATAGCTTGGTAATGGATACTCTCCGGGCTATGCCGCAGAACGAGAAGATCAAGGCGGCTATCGCCTGGATGGAGAAGGACTTCTGGGAGTCCGAGATGCCGATGGTCTGTGGTGAGACTCAACGCATTATTGATAGCTCTAAACAGACCGGGCTGCCTATAGATAGGGAGCAGGCAGCTTGTTCCAGCTTCAGGAGGGAGTGTCCTGTGGCTGGCGCCTGGATGTGGGAGGGTGGTTGGGAAGGGCGAGGCAGGATACCAGTCAGTAGGCTGGGAACTCCTGATGAGCCTATTCCTATTCCTACTCCTATCAGCGCGGAGCTGGAAGCGTGGCGCCATCGTTATGCGCAGGCTGTGGAAGAAGCCAAAGCAGAGGATTGGAGCCATATCTGGCGTGTGCCTCCTGAGATGGAGTCCTTCCAGGTCAGTGATTCTGCAGCTCGCCTGGCGAATCAAGCGCAGGTTTATTATAATGGCCTGCTGCAGACGAAGAAGAATGAGTTCCTTGCCGCTCACAAAGACCACCGCGACAGGGTAATAATGACCGAGGATGAGGCTGCTATCTCTGCCTATTTCTTTGCAGAGGAGCGTGTTCATTCCTTCATTATGGCGTCCGGGCTGGCGACCGAAGTCTATGTGGCTCTGGCTCGGAATATCTATAACAATCTTCCTCATCCCACCTCTGATAAAGAGATACCACGCAATGAGGGGGCTGAGATGGACCTCAGAGAGGTCCGGGACGGCATCCTGTATGGCAAGCATACTGTGGATGGCTTTATCATGGCGCTGCGCGCGTGCGGGCTCACAACCAAGCGCACGCCATTTAGGTGGTATGACAGAGCTGTTACCAAGGACAGCTTTGAGAATGATTATGGGCAAGTCCGCGAGCAAGTGGTAGTGGAGAAGACGGACTATGACCCAACTGGTATGACATTCAGAATCAAGGGAACTACAGCTCATCTTCACAATGCTATTGGTGAGCTGATTGAGCCGCTGTCCGAGGGCGAGTATACTCTTGACCATGGCTTTCTGCTGGTCAGTGATAAGCCGGAGACGCCTCCTTGTGGGGCGTCTTCCGGTCTTACTGTCCGTGTAGTGGATGGCTGGGAGACAAAGCTCAAGGCAGCGACTGGTGATAAGCGTGCTGAACTGGAACAAGCTCGTAGGCAGTTTATTGCTATGGCGGGTTCTGTGGTCAAACTGAAGCCGACTCTGTATGAGGGAGAACCCGCGGTTGAGGTGTTCAGTGAGACAGACCAGCATGTAGGCTGGATTACCAAGGATACGCTTATTCATCTATTCCCTTGGATTACCGACCCGGCGGTCGGCGAGGTGAGAGGGGCATTGGCTTGGCATATAGGGTCTTCTGGGACAAGTCCTTATGCCCTTGACCTTCGGCTGTATGTGCCTTTGAAAGTCCTAAATCAAGGCGTCCCGGACGCCGGAAAGGAGGTGAACAATGGCTAAGGCTAAATTGCTGTTAGGCGGTAAAACGCTGACTGCTACAGAATGTAGGGTAGTGGCTATGATGATGAAAGGCCAGACTCCTCTGTCGATTGCCAAGGAGTTGAATTTGACAGAAGAGATTGTTGATGCCCACATTCGGTGTGCTTGTGATGCGGTTGGGGTCAGTTGCCCCAGCGCACTGATGGCTTACATTCTCTATGCTTATTTCGGCCCTTTGGAATGGACACAGATTGTCTGTGGTCTGTTTGGGCCGGATAAAGCCTAGCTGTGGTTAGCACTGGGTGCCGGATAGATTGTTCTCTATTCATTTGTCCTCTTGGTGAATAGGGATTCCTCACCTTTCTACCCGGCACTTGGTGTCTTTTGGTCTGCGTTCAGGACTGAACGCAGACGAAAGGAGAAGATTGTGGTTATTAGTAAGACGGAGATAGCATGTATCTTGTTCATGCGGGCTTTGGCTGATAAGTCGCCTGAACAGGCGACTGAGGCCTTTATAGCTATCATTGGAGCACTCGCTGAGCTTGTCAGTTTTTCTGACATGCTTAGTGTTATTGCTGCTATGGAGCTGGCCGGCTTGGACAGACGGGAAGGAGGAATGGAATGTACGACGCCATCTTTGTCGTTTCCATCATGCTAGGGCTGGTCTTTTTCTTTACAGCCTTTGGCATCATGGTGCGGCGGGAAATCAGGAAGAGAGGAGGTTAAGCTGTGCATTACCACATGTTTATAAATGGGCCGCTTCTTGTGTCTATTTGCTTGTTTGTGTTGGCGGCTGTTTTCAGCTTTCTCGCCGGCTATGTCGCTACCAAGAAGAAAGACTGAAAGGAGGATTAGTTCCCCGATGCTCATAGCGTAAGTCTATGAGCATCAAGGACTTAATTGTCCGTAAGCAACGTGAAAGGAGGTGGGCTATGAAAGCCTACAATGAAGTGAAAGACGCTTATGTTGGCATCAAGGCTTCCTGCCGTCGTGCCCATAAGTGGTGGGACTTCAAGCGCTTGGAGAGTAAGATTGCTGATTATTCTCTTCGCGCCCAGGGTCATGAGGAGAAAGGAGTGCCTCATGGCTCTCCGGAGTTTGTCCATCTTGCCAAGACGGTTGCCGAAGCCGTGTTTCAGTATTGTTATGAATATGGCGTTGAGCGTAGTGAAGTCACCGCTCTTATTCCTAACATCCGCTTTCTCTGCGGCTTGGCGAAGCCGGACACTCCGAAAGCACCCGATAAAGCCAAGGCTGTTTGGGGCTTGCTCCTTGCTTTGGCGTCGGCGATTATCGTTGGTGGATGGCTCGGCCTGGCTCATTGGGCTTTCCACTGGTTTGTGAGGTGACCCATGCTTGGTCTGTTATTGGCTCTTGAGAGCGCCGCTGCCGGCGCCAGCTGGGTCAGGATGCGGTTCAGGCGGCATAAAATGCAGGCCTTGTTCTGGCGGCTGCCTGGTGAACAGGCGAGTCCTGTGGATGAAACAATCCGCAAGCACAAGCCTGTGCCGAAGAATAAATACGAGGAGCGAGCGATAAAAGTGGCGGATGCCCTCGTATTTATGATTCGTAAGGTTGCTCCGTATCAGGCCTTCAAGTGGTTCGTGGAAGGCCTGGCGGTGAATTGGCTTCGGCAGAGGCGTAAGCCGAAGCAGAAGGGAGGTGGTGTTTGGGCGATCCTCAACTACGTCAAATGATGCAAGCGTATTACCCCACGATGTGGTGGCTCTTCGCCGAGATACTTATCGGTTTGATAGCCATTCTTATCATGGTGGTGCTGTTCATCCGAGGCTTGTGGCAATTGGCGCACAATTTGGCACATCCAAAGCCAGACAAGCCGGTGATAAAGCTTGAGGAGTATGAAGCTCTGCTTCACGAGGCCTGTGATATTGAGCACATCAAGTGGAAGGGGCTTTGGTGGAGGCTTCTCAAGCTTTACTGGAAGAGGCTGTTCTTCATCCTATTCATGCTTATGGTTCCAGGAATAGGATGGATTATCCTTTTCATTTGTGCCGTCTTTTGGGCAGTGAATACTGAAAAGGAGAACACAGCCATGATGAGAGAGTACTTTGAGCGGCAGGCGCGTGAGAGGGAGATAAGGCGTAATAAACCCAGCGCGCGTGCTGCCAGAGCCATAAGCAAAGGCATTCGCAAAGGCTCTTGGTTCGTCATCAAGAACACCGTCAAGTATACCTGGAAGGGCTTGTGGGGTGCGAGACGGGCTTGGATAGACCTTAAGGAAGGGAGGTGATTTGTGACATTCACTCCTAGTTCGCGTTCAAGCTTCATCTCTGGGCTGGTCTTTTGGATGTTTGGCTGGCTTGGAGTATTGAAGATGAACGAGATGGTAGCTTTCTTCGGCATGAAGGACAGACGGCCGACGAGAGCCATTCTGTCATGGGTCAATAGGCACAAGATAGTGACGTTGGCTGTGACAGAGGGCGTCAATTACGGCACCCATGGGATTACTAATCCGTTGAGCGTTGATTTTGCTCTGGGTGGGACGATAATGAACTTCTTCGTTGTGTTCTTTATCGTTCCTCTGTGGTGTGCTTTCTTTGGAAGGGAGGCGAAATGAAGAAAGCATTCATTTGCTGGCCTTTCGCGGCTGATGTTGCCGGTATAGTAATGGGTATCATTATCGGCGATATAGCCGTTGATTTTATCAAATGCTTAGGAAGGAGGTGGTTCCTGTGGTTAGTCTCAGATTGATTTACTTCCTGTTCTTCCTGGCAGGCTGGGCTTATACCGTCGTTGGCATCCCGCTCCTTTCAGCACTGGGATGCTGGCGGTTCAGCCGGCGTAGGCTCATTTTCCTGGAGTATCTGCTCAAGACTTTGTTATGGCCTTTCTTTGCAGTTGGTGCTTTGATAAGGAGGCAGATAACATGGGCTTCTTGACTTCGTGCTTGCAGCAGATGAACCAGGTCGTCGTACGGGTAGGTGAATGGGCTCAGCCCATTACCTATACATCCAAGCAACATCTCAGGCAGTTGGAGAATATGCCGTTTAGGCGTGGCCCTGCCAAGCTAGTCCAGCAGAATCCTAATAAGACCTCTGTTTGGGCTCGTTTGGCCAGGGAGGGCCACCAGGTCTATCAGTTGATGGACCAGCGTACTAATCGGTATATTGGAAGAGCTGTAGACGGCAAGTACGTGCCCTACAGACCGAAGAAAGGAGGTGACCGATGAAGACTGGAGTAGCAGTTCTGCTCGGTGTAGCAGCTGCGGCAGGGGTTATTGTTTGGTATGCCCTGTCTGGCCGCAGTTATGCGCAGGACCGGGCTGCTGTTGTTACCAAGCTGTCTCCTGTATTCAGCAAGGTTGGCAGCTGGTTCCAGGGGTCAGTGGTTGATCCACAATGACTACCATTGAACGGAAGGCGGTGTTAGACCGCCTTCCGCCTTGGTTTCTTAGGACTATCTCTCTTCAAGGCTATGAGTTGCAGGATGATGGCAGGTGGTATTGTTTCAAGAACGGCCATCATTACTATCTCATAGCTTTTGTGGATTGGGATAGGGTCATGGTAGTTGTTGATTATGACCTGGAGGACCTGGATTATGGCAGGTTCTCCAAGGCTCTGACCAGACAGGATTGTGTTGTAGGGTCTGGGGAGTGGGCTTTGTATTGACGGAGCCCACTTCCGAGCGACTACAAAGCCGCTCTGAAAGGAGGTAAGTGTATGACCAGACGAGCCTTGTACATAAGCCTGATAGCAGGCTTGTTTGGACTTCTGGCTCTGAAGAACTTCTTCTGGGATGGTAAGTATCAGAGCTGGAAGTGGAACGTGGTCAAGAGCCTGATAGAGGCGGCGGTAATAGTGTTGATGGCTGCCTATGCTCCGGCTCTGCTGGTAAGTATGATTGTCATCTGGATTAGCGGGCATCTCAAATTGCACAGCAAGTACATGCTGGGGGTGCTTACCTGCGCTATCGCCATCAGTCTAGGGCATTTAGCTAACTGGGCTATAGAGCTGCTGAGCTTGATGGCAGCTGCGGTTATTGGCATAGTTAGCAAGGATGTCATCATGAATTACAGAGAAAGGAGGAGACGGCGTGGGTATTAGGAAACGAATTACCGCTATTCTTGATGGTGCGGCTGCTTTGTCCAAGGTATGCTGGAACACTTTCTGGGATGCTGGCATGGGTATGCTTTCATCCGTTGCCGCGGTCAAAGTAAAGCCTGCTACCAGACTATTGTCTGCCAGGCTGCTGTCGAAGAGCGATATAGACGGCAGGCTGGTTAGTGGGCCTGGTGCCAATCATTACGAGAAGCTTCATCTGCTGCCCCGTCGAGGAGCCAAGCCGTTTCCTACGAAGACGGGTAGTCCTGTGCTGGTAGGGGAAGACGAGCCGCATAAAGTCAATGATTTCAGCGGCTTGATAGGCGAGGGCCGAGGCAAGGGCATGAAGAAGCTCTTGTATAAGGAAGACATTGTCTTGAAGGTTGGCGATAGGCTGAGTGTCGCCAAGGCGAACATACATCAGCACGATGCCGAGGTGGCAGGGAGGCATTGGGACTTTGTGGCTGTTGGCATAAAGCCCGGTACCCGGGAGTTCGATTTTAACATACCCCGTGGTGAGTTCAAGGGTTCGTATTCTGTCCGCCGGCCAGAAGGCATGGAGAAAGGACGAGGCCTTCTGGTTAGGATGAAGGACAGAGGGGTGATGGTTCCCAAGCCAAAGGCTGCTCTGAAAGCACTGGAATGGCTGGCAAGCCTTGACCCTAAAGGAGTTATCGTTGAGCGTAAGATGGATGGTAGTATGGCATCCATGGCTATTGAAAGCACCAGCAGAGAAGGGTTGGAAAGAGCTATCTTTCAAAGCTGGCGGGATGTTCCATGCTATACATTCAAGCTGCCTGCTCTTGAATGGCTGCAGAATAGGAGCCATGTGTTGCTGGATCGGCTATTGTTCAAGCCGGAGATGCATGGCACTCTGTTCAGAGTGGAGCTGTTCCACAAGGACGGCGCCAGTAGGCTGGGCGGTCTGCTGAACAGCGGAGCTGATAAGGCTATTGGTTATCAGCGGGAGCATGGGCCGATTGAGGCTTATGTGACTGACATTCTGAAGTATAAAGGTAAGAATGTCAGTAACTTACCGTATTCTGAGCGGCGGGCGATGATGGAAGAAGCGGTCGCTGGGATAAGGCCATTCAACAAGCATGTCCACATCGTTGAGCGTAAGCCCGGCTGGATGCCACTGGAGGCTTATTATGAGCTTGTGGTGAATGATCCAAGAGGGCTGCCTTGGTCTGAAGGGATTATGGTGAAGCCGGTGGATGGCAGAGCCATAGACCTGGTTTATAAAGGCAAGGCCAGGGATACGATTGATGTGGAAGTCCTTGATTTCATTGAGGGGGCTGGCAAGTATAAGGGCACATTGGGTGGTATTCTTGTCCAGCCGCTGGATGTAAGGACAGGCAGTGGCGTTGGGGAGATAGGCAGTTTTGCCATCCCCGACGAGTATAGGGATTGGATGTGGCGGAATAGGGACCTGCTGAAGGGTGATGTGGCTGAAGTGACTACCCAAGGCAGGGGACCGACAGGAGCTATCCTGAAGGGCAACTTTATCCGTTTTCATCCGTCGCAGTCTGAAGCCGGCCTCTTGATGTACTCTGAGAGGCTGGCAGGGACAACCAGCCAGAAAGAGGCTAGAGGTATGTTGTATGCCTTGAAGACCTCGGCGGGCTGGAAGCGTAAGTAGAAGAAAGGAGGTGTTTTATGCCCGGAGGTCGAGCAAACGGGCATATGAAGCGTAAGGGTAAAGGTCCTCCTAATCCGAAGTCGAAGAAGAGGAGACGGATCCTCGATTTGGAGGATCTGTACGGCACTTTGCCGGACGATGAGTACAGGCTTGTATTGCCTGGCAGATACCGTATGCACGCAACATCGCTCGCTTGTTGAGCGGGGCAGGGTCCTGGTGGGCCTAACACGCTGGGACCCTGCTAAAGTATGGAATGTATTGAGCTTGCTGGTTGAAGGTTGAAGGCAAGCGGGTCTTGGGATGAAAGGTAGTACCCCCAGGAGTAAATCTTGTACTGGAAAGGAGGTAGTACCTTATGCCAACAACCTCCAGGCTGGTATGTTAGCCCGAAGGCTGAAGTACGGGGCAATCTCTTTACGTTCTTATTTCTTTGTAGTTCCTAAGCCTGGCTGCTTGGCAGGCAAGGGATTACATAAAAGCCTGGGAATTCGCAAGAAGCAGGCGGATTCCGATGGGATTACTTATAAGGCAGGGGAATCTGCCTTATAAGGGTTGAAGTTTGAGCTTTGTTCCAGCCGAGGAAGGCAGATTGGTTGAAGGTTGGGAGGAAGGAGAAAGGAGGAGGAATGATTAAGACCTGTTCCGACTGTGGAAGGCAGTTTTACATCTTTTTCCGGTGCGGCAAGCCGGTAGGCGGTATTGAGTACGGAAGACATGTCCTTCTGACCCACGGCGGGAATAGACAGAGTGGTCTTGGGTGGCAAATACAGAAGGACATCAGAAGGCTGGGGCGCATAGAGGCTGAAGGACACGCTCACTTCATTGAGAAGGCAGCTATGTGCTCTGTTTCCAGGGTAATACAAGTAATGAGAGAGGAGGTGAGCCATGGAAGACAAGAAGAAGCTCTCCAAGAAGGAGAGCGGCAGGCCAAGGTCGTCAGGTAAGACAAGTAAGTCAAGAGAGCTGTATAAGATAAGGTCTACCTGCCATAGCTGCGGCATTACCTTTACCAGCCCGCGGCGGCTGAGAAGGCACATGAATGGGTCAGCCGACAAGAACAGGCATGTAATGTGGGACAAGCTGGGGCCCATCCGTGTGTATCAGGGCCGGCCAGTCAAGATGAGTATCATGGAGATGGAAGTCTCCAAGAATCTTACCTTCGAGAGGCCGGTGAAGCTGAAAGCCAGTCAGAAGAGGCAGCAGAAGTATCAACACTAACGGACTCGTATCTCCTTGAAGGTGGAGGAGATACGATTCGGGGAGTGCCGATATATCGGCATGCGGGATGGAGGGGTACCTAGGCCAGTCAGCAGGCATAAGCCTTCCCTGCCCACTTTCAGCCACCTGCTGTGGCAGTCTGCCATGGTAGGCAGCCACTAGTATAGGGTTTCCCTCCCTTGCATCTTTATTCCCTATTCTATTCTCTCTCTGTATGTATGTGTCTGTGCTGTGTTATTGTGTTCTTTTTTCTCTCTTATGGCGCGGACCTAAGAGAGAGAATGTTAGATAAATCACTGAAAGGAGGTGGCTTATGAAACTGTTTGCTTTCCACTTTGATGTTGAACTTCAAGACAGGACTTACGGCGGATTACACAAGAGATTGCCCATGACAGCGGTTGTCATGGCGGAATTCGCCGAGGAAGCGGCAGCTATTCTCAACGACGACTTGTCCACGCGTGGACACAAGCTGTGCGACCAGCTGGAAACTGTTGAGATCAAGGGGTCTATTTACTGGCCTTGATGCCCGGGCTTGGTAGCCTTTGGCGGCTTGACACCATGCCGTAGCCCATCTGCGGTATGGCGCCAGTCCGCTGGGGACTGGAGAAAGGAGATAAACCCATGGCTAAAAGATGGGCACCATTTTTAAGCCAGTTCGTGATCACAGAGAACATCTCTGTCAACGGCATCAATGCCGTGGTACAGACAACCCGGCTTGCTTCCATACTGAAAGCCGCCATGTATTTCGGCATGTCAGTAGGGATGTTCCAGCGTGGGCCGGATGCCGGTAAGCCGTTCATCAACTTGAGGTTAGGCTTCGGCCGGTTCTGGGACGGAAAGTGGAAGCGCAGGCCGCTTCAGATTTTCGTATCCATACCGGAAGCCATGCAGTACATCCTTGACATGGGCCTCAACCGCGGGGATTTGCTAAACCTTATTGTGGAGCGCACACATGAGGTTCCCGGCGGCTTTGAGGGCAAGACGAAGGCTTTTTGTGCCTCTCGGCTGCTTGTCAAGGATGGCGTACCTGCCATCCAGTATGTCGGCCATCGGGAAATCAAGCCTCTTCCCGACCGGCTATCTTGGGCTGAAACAGAGCCCGAGTTGCAGTAGTCGGCGATTGGCTGACCCCAGGGCATGCTTCGTCGGGGTTGCCGTGCCCTGGCGCCAACTCATCGTGAGTTGATTGTGGCCTATACTTTGGGGAGGGTCCGAAATAGAGGCAATACGGTGTCCCACCCGAGGACCACCTACTCCCCGTCGTCTTGGGCGGAGTGTAGATTCGGCTCCCTGCCTCTACTGGGTATGGGTCACAATCAGCCCACGGGCTGAACGCCCAGCATAGGGCGGCTAAGCTTTAGCTGGGTGCCCGTGGGTTGAGCGAAAGGAGGTATCCGTGAAAATCAAGATAGAAGCATCACGACAATACGCGGCCTTTTTGACCCAGTATCTCAAGGAAGCCGCAAAATCGTCGGAGACGAATGCTGAAATCGTCAGAGCCTGCCACATCACCACTGACCGCTTGCAGTCTGGTATTGATGAGCAGCTCGCCTGGCGGCATAATGTCCCAGTGATGGTTTTCTTTGAGCTGAGCCGCGACACTGCCCGTAAGTTCTACGAGTTTGTCTGGGTAGCCAACCACCAGGCGCAGAAGGGCGACACAGACTATGCCAGAAAGGCCGCCAAAGCCATCGGCGTTCTACGCTACTGGCTTGATAAGAGCCTGAAAGGCAATCTCTGATAAGCTTGATGGGGATGGAATTCAAGCCCCTCCGTCCCCACCAGCCCAACCGAAGAAAGGAGGAGTCAATGAATAAAGAAATGATTAGACTGCTCTTGCGTCTTACCATTGAGAGCTTTCTGTCTCAGTACTCTGACCCGACGCCTCTTATGTATGCGGAGGACGTCTACAACACGTTTGAACTGTTTCTAACCGAGCACGGTTATGAAATGGTAGAGATAGGAGGTTGACGATGCGCGAACAACACCCACTCGTCATCAATATCCGCTCTAAGCAGCCTTGTGTCTATGTTGGCAGGCGGCACTGTTCCAGGCACGGGAATTTCACTCAATCTGACTTCCACAACCCCTACCATCTGGGGCACGACAATGTAAAGAACCGCAAGACTGTTCTTATGCTATTCACCCGCTATCTCTTTGAAACGCCTGGGCTTGTGGAGAAGGCAAGGCGTGAGCTGCGAGGACAGACTCTCGGCTGCTGGTGCGCCCCAGAGCTCTGCCATGCCGAGGTTCTGGCCTGGGTGGCCAATGAGAGCCTAACCGAAGAGCAGTGTATTGAACGCATTGAAGACATACCAGAGGAGTAGTCGGCGACCGCAATCCAGCCAATGGGTTGTGGCCGCTGGTTGCACCGATGGGCCAGCTACTTCCGAATGGAGGTGTCCCTATGCTTGATGCAAGGGAACGCAAGAGGAAAGAGAAAGAGAAGGAAAGCAAGAAGAAATCGGTAGAGTTCTGTCTTTACTGCGGCTTGAATGTCGCCAAGCCTAACAGCCTCTACTGCTCTGAAACATGTGCCATCCTACAGGCGGGATACGAAGAATGGCTGCGAGCCGCCCCAAGGAGGAAACATGACTGACAACCAAGCTGCCCAGCTGAGAGAAGAGCGACGTAGGGCAGCCAACCTCAAGAAACGCCGTGGTTTCAGCTACTTACGGCGTGCTTTGTCCCGCGGCTACAAGCTGATGCTGGATGACAAGGAGTTGGGGATCGTGCGCGACGAGAAAGGAAATCCACGCCAGCTTATGCCTAAGGATTCTATGGCACTGGACAGGAGCGACCGCGGTAAGATCAAAGTCGTTCCGCCAGTGGTCACTCTGCTTGCCTATAAGGAGGTGCTCAATGCCTAGACTAATCGGCATCTCCAACAGCAAGACTGCCGTGTTGCTTACCTTGACCGAGCGCACCATCTGGGTCTGGCAGGCTTCTGGCCGCGGCCTGCCGCAGTCCGGGCCTGTAGGAAAGGACGCGGAGATACATTCGGTTATCCACATTTTAGGAGGCCACATTGTAGAGGACGAGGGCTTCCTGGCCGACCACGTTCTCCGCTTATGGGATGCCGCCATCCCATCAAAGAAGTACGGTTTGTCAGTCCGCGTATGGGATGAAAGCCGGCTTGATTACCTACAGGGCAGGAACTGGCGGAGGGATAGGTCCTATCTCTACACTGCTTCTATTCCGACCACCTGCCAAATCAGGAGGGCGGCGCGGAAGGCAGCAGGCCTCTGTAGAATGGTCCATTGTGAGAGGCCACTCACACACTACGAGCACTACTGCGACTACCACGAGGACATTCACAGCACGGCGGTGGCCAAGAGGAGGGGGAGTATCCGACGCTCCGTCCGCCGATCTGACAAGAACAGCCGCATACATCTGACAGGCGGCCCCTGCATTTGTGCCTGCACGCCTGACCAAAAGGCTCAACTGCACCTGTTCGGCGAGCCAAAGCAGTGATAAGCTTGGGCTAGAACGTAGGAGGGTCTGCTTATGTTGGAGGGCCTACGAGTCCCGGCAGACTGGTTCTAGCCCATCAAGTTAGGGGCGGGTGATGGGCCAGATTGAGGCGCCAAGCGCCTCGCTGGTCCCCCTGCCCCTACAAGGGGCGGATGTGTTGAAGCCGGGGACCTCACCGCCGACCCACCTGGCTTCCTGCCGCCCCTTTGATCTTACAGGGCCCCATCATTTGGCGGTTGTTTCCGCGCTGCCCACAATCTTGCAGAGCCAGTAATACGTCGTCTATATTACTGTCGTTACTTAGGCCTGGTGGCCTCACCTTTGCCACCAATAGCTACAGCGCAGATAACAAAGGGCATACACTTTACGGACACCGTTCCAAGCAAGCTCCACAGGAGCCTCTGATTGGTCGTGCCTGTTTAGTAAACACCCATGTGTCTAGGACATAAGTTCCTCTGCTGCTGTTCTTTTAGGGTAGGCTAGAGGCCATACCGTTAGGTAGCAACAGTAGGCTACGGTATAGACGAACCACATTACTGGCTCTGCTATAAAGGAGGACCAAGCCATGAACTATGGTCTGTGGTTGTTCTTCTTCTTTGTTGTGCTGGCTGTTTACACTTGTATAGGCCTGCTCGTGGTCGAGGGCCTGGCTGATATACATTGGGATTCTGTGAAGACTATGTATATCAGCAGGTCTGAATATATCAAGGGCGTACTTCTCTGGCCTGTCGTTCTCTACATCCTGGCCGGCGGTAGGATGTAATACCTACGAAAGCCAGGACGGATGCGAATAACCACTGGTTGCACCAGTGGCATTCCAAAGGAGGTAAGAAGTGGATACTGACGTTACTATGGTCGCACTTGAGCAAGTCGAAGCAACTTCCACTTATTGTGGACAGCTGCTCGACGAGCTGGGGCGCGGCATCTACAACGGCCCGTTCGTTGAGCGCTTCTCAGGCGCTTTACACACAATGGTTTCGCAACTGAGAGGCGCTGCCAGAGAGCTTTGCCCGGCATTCAGAACGCTCTATACGGGCAAAGGTAATGACTGGACCGTGGAATGCCGGTCCGGTTATGTTCGCGGTAAGGAGGGCTTTGATGTCAGGTCAAAGTCCACGGAATGCTACACCAATAAATGCCAGCGTTGTGGGCTTTATAGGGGTAGCATGGAAGCAAATGTCCAGGTGATTCCACCTGGAGGAGGTATTGCCATGAGCCACGGCAAATACAGGGAGCAGAAGGCTTTGCGCCCTGAACACACAGCGCCTCTGATGGGCCGCAATGGCGTCTTCACGCCAGAGCAACAGGAAGAGGTGCTTCAAATCATGGAAGAACAGATCAGCCCAGAGGAGAAGCTGAAGATGTTTGACTACCTGACCAATCGGGAGGAGATGCGTCGCTATCCTGGGGTTGGCCTGGGCAGCAAACTATCCAAGTGGTTCTCCATCCTTGGCGTTAGCCGCAAAGACTTGTGGTTTCCAATCCACATGACCTTGGCGGCGACCAGGGAGGCCATCGAGAAAGGCTCGGACAACTCCATCTATGTCGAGCTGTTTGAGCAGTTCAAGAACTGGCTGCGCCTCTGGCGTAGTGCTGCACAAGGGTACCAAGAGGGTGCCCTGTACGCTGCCATTACATCGGCACAGCAGACAGTGCCTGCCGAGCAGGGCGGAGCGGAAGCTACACCGGCCGCGCCTGATAATGTTGTAGAGATGCCTGCACCTGCTGTTGTGGCAGGTGAAGACACCGAAGCACAAGAGCAAGGACAGGCTGCGTAAAAGTAGCCTGAAATCAACTCTAAGGAGGATACCGTGGATAACACAAGTCAATTGAGGATTCCGCGTGTTTACGAGACGCTCATCCTGCGCTACGATACGTTGAACGACGTCCAGTACAGCTGGAAGCAGCCGTTCAACATCGGCCACTTGTACAATGTCACGCTGTTTGCGGTCGAGGAAGGCGTTTACAACGGCGGCATCTACGACGGAGAGCCGTTCCTGAAGCTGAAAGTGGGCTGGTCCCGTTATTACCACCCGACTGGCGACCCAGCCAAGCCGTTCCAACGCCGGCGCCGGGCACTGCAAGTATTCACCAAAGCGCCCGAAGTGATCGAAGCTGTCAAGAGCCTTGGATTGCAGCGTGGGGACTTGTTGAACCTCAAGATTGTCAATCCGAAGAAGGTTCCTGGCGGCTATGAATTCCCGTATGGCGGCGTGACTTCCGCCTGGGTCCGGGCTGACCTGTTCGGCCTGAACGGGGCTCCGTCCTTGGCGCTGGTCGGCCATCGGGACATCGCCCCTGCCGCCGTGTTTGACAACGAGTCGGCGGAAGACCCAGGAGTGTCTGCCTCGGATGGCCCGATTAGCGACGCCATCCCAATCAACAGCAGCGTTTTGTTCGACAGGCCGGAGTCCGGCGAAGAGATTGCCGCGTAGGCACTGGTAAGAGCCTGCCGCAGTAATCAAGTCTAGAGGGGCTAGTCTCTACGGCTAGCCCCTTATCCTATCTTCAACGAGGAGGTAGCCAATGAGGGTCGTTGATGTGGCTTTTGTGGCTACGGCAAGCTTAATCATTGGATACTTTATCGCGCGCCGGGTGTTCCGCACGGACTTGGGATACGCGCTGATAAAGAAGCTCTTCCTAAGTTGGCTGGAAAGCCGGCGCAAGGAGAGACAGGCAGATGTCGAATAAAGTCTGCGGAGCAAACTTGGAGAGGGGCCCCAGGAAGCCTATAACCACCTGCCCCTTTTGCAAGCATAGGCGGTACGAAGAAGATGATGCCTCTTGTGGCTGCCGCTATCTGGCAGTGGGTGGCTTCTTCCCATCTCACGGCTTGGGACGGAAGAAGCCAAGGTGCGGCTGGAGGATGAAGCCCAAGAAGCGGCGCAAGTGGAAGACGCCAAAGGGCGGGTCCCCATTGAGGGCGCCGCTTGCAAAGATAGGAAAGGCGTTGTATAATAAGATGCAGCGCCTGTCAGCTGCAAAGGTTGAAGGGTGAGATAGCTTTGGTAGAAGGTTGGAAGCTCATCGCCCTATTGCTCATCCTTGGCTTATTCGGAATACTTGCGAATGCTACAAGCCGAGATGACTGATGGGCGACTCACGACGATTTGACTTGATGGCGCGGCTAATAGCCACTAAGTTCCCCCTTTACAAGGACTTCCCAATAGCCGATGTAGCAGGGGGCAAAGGCTACTTGAAAGCGTCATTGTTTGAGCGTGGCTTTAGGAAAGTGACTACGATAGATAAGCGACACCACTTGGCGAAAGGGCGACCTGGGCAGAAATACGCCTACTTTACTTCTGATAGCAGGGACAAGTTCGCCCTGGTTGCTGGTATGCATCCTGACGAGGCGACAGACCACATCGTCCTATATGCAGTGCTGCATGGGATACCTTTTGCTGTATGCCCCTGCTGCGTAAAGCCAAGCGCGAAAGCCTACACTGGGAAGTACTCGTATCTGGCCTGGCTACAATACCTGAAGAACCTGGCCACAAGGACGCACACCGTGGAAGAACTACGCCTGCCAATGGCTGGTAGGAACATTGTGCTGGTAGGCATCCCAAAACGCTAAATCATGGGGGAACAGTATGAAAAGATTGGCTATACTGTGCCTTCTATCCTATCTGCTGGCCAGCACGGCCAGCAGCAAATCGGTGGCTATGACCAACACCGCCAGCGCAGAGCAGGGTATAGCCTCCTGGTACGGCCCTGGATGGGACGGCAAAGAGACATACAGCGGCGAAACATTCAACATGTATGCCATGACGGTAGCCAGCCCGCACCTGCCTATGGGCGTGTGGGTTAGGATTACCAATCTGGAAAACGGACGCTCTGTCATTGCCCGCGTGAATGACAGAGGCCCATCCCCAAAAACTGGTAGAATACTTGATGCTTCGCTGGGCGTTGCTGTCGTCCTGCGCTTCAAGGCCGAGGGCCTGGCGGAAGTGCTGGTAGAAGTCTTGCCAGCCAGGCAACAGGAAAACCACAAGCCGCCGGCGGCAAAACCAATCAAGCAGAAAGAAGGGACTGAGCATGAAGAAGCAGGATATTAGAATCCCTGCCTCGATTGTGGCGATTTCTGGCATCTTTGTATGCGTACAGGCCATTCCCCGTCACAACTGGCTGGCTGCGGCCTGGGCTGCTATGTGCGCTGTTTGGGCACTTGTTGCCTACGCTGCCAGCCCTGACTAGAGGAGGCGACTGATTAGGAGACAAGGCAATGGTAATTGACTTTATGGCCTGCGTAGGATACGCTGTTGTCATTTCCTTGCTGGCCGGGCATACCCCAAAGCTTGTATCCAGGTTCTTCGTCATTGTAATACAGGAATACGAGACAGTAGACAAGAAGTATCATGAAGTGTTCTCAAAGAGGCCCGGCGGGGCTGATAAGGAGGGAGAAGAGCCACAGTGATAACGGTTGACTATTGCAGGCTATCCAACAGAGCAAAGGAGCTCATGGACCAGCAGCCCAAGGACAAATCCTTGCTGTTCAAGGTGGTATGGGATGACTTTGGCAGCTACCGATCTGCTATTGTAAGCTCCGACCGCGTAAACTATGAGCTGGGCAGGATAACAAGGCCTTGGGAGGGTGCCGGCCCACTGTGTGCTTTCGGCAAGCTCAAAGATGCGCTGGATTTTGTCAATATCAGAAGCGAGTTTCTGCTCCTTTGTAAGGCCAAAAGGTCAGCACACCAGGAAGTATGGTATTCCGATGATCCCAAGAAAGTAGGCCTTTCCTCTCTGGCCCCCGGTACAACACTGGCAGATTGGCTTATACCGCTTGAAAGGGTATACATAAGGCGGAGCAATGATGATTAACCAGGCATTCTCAAAGAGGTCTGGAGGAACCGACAAGGAGGGAAAGAGCTACAGTGATAGCGGTTAACTACTTTAGACTGTCCGCCAAAGCAAGGGAGATCATGGATCAGCAGTCCAAAGACGAATCTTTGCTGTTCAAGGTGGTGTGGGACGATTCTGGCAGTTACCGGTCCGCTATTGTAACCTTTGATAGCGTGAGCTACGCGCTGGGCAGGATAACAAGACCGTGCGAGGATGCCGGCCCACTATGTGCTTTTGGCAAACTTCAGGATGCGCTGAACTTTACTAGTATCAGAAGTAGGCGCCTGCTCCTCTGTAAAGCCAAAAGATCGGCATATCGGGAAGTATGGTACTCCGACGACATTGAGAAAGTACCCCTTTCCTCCCTGCTTCCCGGTACAATACTGGCAGACTGGCTTACACCGCTCATAATAATACCCACAATAGGGAGCAATGACGATTAGTCAGCCCTACGATGTAGGGGAGGTCAAAATCGTCCGCTTTGACATAGAGCTGCTGCGGACGAAGTCCAAGCCTCTGGATGGACCGCTCCCAATGTGGTATATTGACTACATTAGCGAGCTGTGCAAAGCTAACGATGGATATTATTTAGCGGGAATCCAATTGGGCGACGCAAGAAGATTCTGCGTGCCATTCAACATCTTTACAGAGAGCGACCATTATGACAGGGATGGAAACCTGATAGGGTTGCCTCTTATGTATAATCCTGAGATACTCTCTGTGGAGGGCAGGATTGTGGTTGAAGAGGGCTGCCTTAGCTTCCCGGGGGTCAGCGCCCACGTGGCGCGCAGCCTGGTAGTCGAACTGCAATACAGGGACCAGGACTGGAACCTGATGCATGTTGTAGCGGGGCATAGCCCAGGCTACCTGAATTCATGGGTGTTAGCCCACGCTATCCAGCATGAGGTTGCGCACCTCGACGGGGGTTTGTTTTTCGACAGCGCGAGATTGAAGGATAAGAAGGCTGTGCTTGCCAGATGCTCCAGTGAAATGCGAAAGCTGAAAGCCACTGGTAGGATCCCAGCCTTAATCAGCGGCCCGGTATCAGTGCGGCAGGCAACTAATGGGGGTTACCCATGAAGGAAAACAAAAAGGGTGGACAAAACGGGAAATCTTACGAGCGCGACGCAGGCGAGTCAGTGGTCTATGTGATCCTGATGTTTACGCCCACGATTTTGATGGTGCTAATCACCTGGTTAGTATCCATCCTGCACAGGCATGTGCTGAGTTTCCGGTGAAGCGGCCCGGGGCCATTGCTACTAAAGGAGCAAAGCGATGAGGGATTTACTGGACAGTCTCCAGTTCTTAATCAACTGGGCCGAGGAGCAGGACAATAAAGAATACGCATCCTGCGCAGTCCACACGATAATCACCTGCCTGCGCGGGCCAGATAACAACGATAATCAGGTGAAGGCAATGACTGTTGCCAGACTTAGGGCCCTTCTCCTTGGTGCCAAGGAAGGCGACTTGGACGACTTGACTGATGCCTCGGCTGAATTCCCGGGCTGCTACTATGTAGAAGGCTGGCTGGTACGGTGGAAACCGCTGAACAAGAGAGAGCAGAAGCTGTGGGAGAAGCTATTGTATAGCACTAATGTCGCTTCCCATTTTGCAGTCCACTGGCTGCGTGCAATCCGGGCTGCCCAAGCTATTTATGGCTACAACCTGGCTACCGAAAAGCGTGGCAGACTTAGTCTGGACGATTTCTATAAAGGCCTTGACAGGCCCTATGGGACATTGGGGTACAGGATTCGCTAGGGGCAACTGGCCGTAAACGCGTTGAAGACCAGCCGCACGGTGCCAATCCGTCCCTGTACCCCAATCTATTTGCCTGCCGCCGCCAGCCCTTGTGGGCAGCGAAGGGTTCCCATCCCAAGGGCGAGCAATCCTTGGAAATGGACCCCGCTGGGAGCGCGTTGGCGCCGAAATAGCGCCTTGAATCCGGCGCGGGGAAAAGCTACGAGAAAACCGCCTAGGGGCATTTCCACTTTTGGAAGGGAGACGATAATGATAGGGAAAGAACTGCTTCTTATTGAATCACCAACACTTACTATCGCCGGCTGGTACATTTACGATTGGATTACCTTGGCAGGTGCCAAACGCCTGGTGGAGGATACCCTGCGCGGCGGTGGCGTGGTGAGGTCTATGCTGACAAGCGAACTCGCCGCTGATCTTGCCCGCCGCTTGCTAAAAATGGATATCAGCACCAATAAGTCTATCGTCTATAGGCACCGACAAGGTAACTCCGCCCTGGTATTTGATATCAACGCTTGGCCGAAGAATGATAAAGGTTTGATTGATAGCGGCCCTATGCCAATGGGCCACAGGATAGGCATTATCTACCGGGCCGTAAAAGACGACGGCATCACACAGGAACAAGCCTTGGGACTGTCCCAATAGTGTATAATGTAGAAGTATGGCCGCCGTAAAGAAAAGCACGACATCAGTCGGTATTTACACCACCGACCAGAACCACATGGTTGAGATAAGCTATAATGCCAGTGGCTTTCCCATGGCCCTCTGTATTAGCTGTGCCGAGCTTGCCGTGCGCGCGGGCCCTAATGTGGCGGTAAAGACCGCTGACATGAGCGTGTGGGAATGGCTACGGGAGATGAATGCCTTTCAAGACAAGCACGGCAGAATACTCCTGGATGGTGGGCCATTGGCAAAAGGACAGAGCTAACAGGAGCAACACTATGACATTTATTGGCGATTGCCACGGACAATTTGCCAGATACTTGCGCATTATCAACAGCTTACCGGCGGGTGAGCCATCGGTGCAAGTGGGGGACATGGGCATAGGATTTGGTATCAATCTCTACATCGTGGGCGAAGGCTTTCAAGGAGCAGAGCTGCCTGAGCTGCCGAGCCAGCATAAGTTCATTCGCGGCAACCATGACAAGCCAGAGGATTGCCGACGCCATCCCAACTATCTGGGCGAGTTTGGCTACATAATGGGAAAGGACTTGTTTTACGCTGGCGGCGGCTACTCTGTTGATAGGGCGTATCGCGTAGAAGGCGTGGACTGGTGGAGAGACGAGCAACTGACCTCGGCACAAATGGATGAGGCGTTCTTTCTATACCAGCAGATAGAACCTGCTGTAATGGTATCACACGAGGCGCCAGACTCCCTCTTACAAGCCGCTCCCTGGGTTACCGGCCCCGGCAAAATACGTTCGGCTACCAGTACGTTCCTTGACCACTTGTGGCGGTCCTGGCACCCTACGACTTGGATTTTTGGTCATCATCATAAGGAAGTAGATGTAAAGCTTGAAGGAACCAGGTTCATAGGTCTTCCCGAACTTGGACTATTCCACTTGGAGGAGAATAATGAAGGACATAAGAATGAGCAAAAGCAAGCTCTTGGAAATCCTGAAAGAGAACAGAGCCGCTCATAGGGCAATCTTTGAGGAAGCCCTGAAGGGCTACAAACAGCAGAACATTGACTTACTGGAGCTACACTTGGCCAACTTGAGGGCTGGCAAAGTGGCCACTATCTATATTAGCCTGCCGATCCCAGAGGACCACACAAAGGATTATGACCGCGTAATCAGGGCTTTGGAGCTGGACAATCGCAAGGAAGTGGAATTATCCGAAGCCGATGTCCAGCGGTATGTTATGGACGACTGGACTTGGAAGAGAGACTTCCTGGCATCCAACCGTGCCTATTCCATCAGCGCCTCGAAGGCATTCGAAGAGCTGTCCTAAGGAGGAATCCTTGGACAAAGATTGCCACCGCCGCAAGGAAATAGGTGTAGATGGAGGAGGGCAATGAACATAAGAATGAGCAAAAGTAAGCTCCTGGAAACCTTGAGGAAGAATAGAGCTGCCCACAGGACAATCTTTGAAGAAGCCCTGAAAGGCTTCAAACAGCGATATAATGACTTGTGGGAGCGTTGTTTGGCCGACGCAAGGGCTGCTGGTAAACTTACTGCAGGGCCCATTCCCCCAAAGGACCACACAGAGGATTATGATCGCATAATCAAGATCTTGGAGCTGGACAACTGCCAGGAAGTGGAATTGTCAGAGGTAGATGTCCAGCGGTACTTTATGGATGATTGGGCCTGGAAGCGGGACTTCTTGGAATCCAGCTATTCTTTTTACTCTACCAGCGCTGTTAAGGCACTCAAAGAGCTGCCCCAAGCAGAGAGGATGCGATACTGGAATGACAAACGAAGACTGTACCCATGACAGCAAGCTGGAAGGCCTGTCTGTAGACAATCAGGTGATGTTCAACCACATAGAGTTCGGACATTCTTTTGGGGCGCGCGGGACCTGTGCGATCTGCGGCAGGAAAGTTATGCGCGTCTATTTCTATGCCTACACTTTTGAGGTGAGTGCTGAAGAAACCAGGGGCTTGGCCGGCGGTTGTTTGCCTGGTACCATGGACGAGGAGGCAAATAATGGATGAAGACCCTGCCCCCATCAATGCCAAGCCATGTGGCATAGGTATTGGCACTGTGCTGGCAGTAATCCTGAGCTGGCACAGAAATGCCAGCATCTTGTATGCCATCATTCATGGTATCCTAGGCTGGCTCTATGTTATCTGGTACATAATGACAAGAAAGTAGGGAAAAAATGGTCATGATTTGCTGCAAGTGTTTCAGGAAGGTTCTTACCCAGTGGCTCAAGAATGTAATGTGCAAATGTGGGCATCTCTTATGCCCCAAATGTGAGAGGGACTAAACGTGTCAAGGAAGCACCCAACCCTTGAAGAACTACAAGACAAAGCTAATCACATCGCCGAAGAGAGGGCCAAGATGTCTCGGTTTCGTCCCAAGCTGGCCCACGAGAACCCTGATAACATCGTCCACTTGCCTATTGGGGATGCCAATCCAGAGCCGGCTGCCGTGGAGAGATACGCTTCTGGTCCGTTCGCTGGGATGCTCATAGGAGAGGACAAGCCGATAGGGCGCCTTGAACAGATGCCCTATGATGTCCTTGTAAGCATACTGCGCAAGCGACATGATGCCAGAGGCCTCTGCGCGCGTGCTACCTGCGCATTCAAGAATTCTACGCCCGAGGATATTGAAAAGGCTCGGCTGCTACAAGGAGTTGACTTTGCTAAAAGGGCCAACTAAACAGCCATTCAGGCTTGGGAATCGGGCGTTCTGGGATTATGACCGATTTCCATACCTGCACAATGGCACAATCGACGCAGTAGACAGGTCTTCCGGTCGGGTCCACATCAGAGAGTACGGGTTCTGGGTAATCCCCCGCTTTGTGCTCCGCCCGAAGGAAGGTAAGGACCTGCAGGAGTTGCTTCGGTACATGGGCGATGAACTCCCAAGGACCCACAACAGTATTAATGACAACTTCTACAGGATGCTCATCCGCTGCCTGAGAGCAGCGGGTGTAGAGGAGGCACCCGGAAATGGGAGATATATTGGTAGAAGGACCGGCCTTATTGATGCCCACGGACGAATTTACCGACCAAGGGCTGAACAAGGCACATAGTAACCCCAAAGGCAAGAAACCCAAAGGCTATGCCAAAAGGCGCGGGACACAGATTGGTCTTCGCCCAGTTGGCGGGGGCAAAGAGAAGAAGAAATCCGTCCCAAAGCAAGGCAAAGGACTGAAAAAGTATCCATACGGCAACCAGGCTGTCTACCCAATCCTCCCAAGGAAGAGTAGATGATACCAATTCACGGGTTGCTGGATGCCTTGAGTTTGAGAGTACAGGCCAGGATTAAGGAAGCTCATAACATTGATAAGCGAGGAGACTACCTTATCTATGTATTCCTGGACGATGTACTCAGGGACAGTGTTTCCACGGACTGCGTACAGATACTACTGGAAGAAGCCGCAAAGCTCGACTACAGGGGAGACGGGACGATGCGGAGAGAGACAAGGGAGTGGCACCCGCTTGTAAAGACTGATGGAAAGAGGACAGAATGACAACCAGTGGATGGTGATACCATGAGAGAAATGTTTTCACTTGCCCTTACAGAAGAAGAGTTCAACCTCCTCCAGAGCGTCTGGCAATCCATACGCCAGGCCTCCTGGGCGAGACAATCGGGAGATCAATGGAGCAACATCAAGTTCTATGGCGTTGACATGAACGACGACATAAATGCCATAGAGCGTGTGCTTTCCGACACCGCCCGACACGATAGTACTACCATCATCCTCACTCGCCCTCTATTCAATGTGTTTCAGGGACTGTGGGTCAAGTACTATCAGGAGTGCGCTGCCAATGTCGGAACCGGGGAACAGGAAGAGTTCGCCTTGGTCAGCTCCATTATGGCCAAAGTCACGGCTTGCGGAGAAAATCCGATAATCATCGCGGACTAATAACATGGACTATGCAACCGAAATAGCCAAAATCATAGACGAGATGCCGATTACCGAACTCAGGCTGTTCATCGAAAAGACCGAAAGGGAGTTCGACGAGGCCAGATTGAATGGTTCGACCGTGAAGGTTGCCATTCTTGGTATAGACATCTGCACGGCCCTGCTAAGACTGCACAAACTGGAGAAGATAAATGCCCCTAACGGTTAAGCTACTGGTTGGTCTTCCCGGCTCCGGCAAGACCTGCCGAGCCAGATACATCATTGAACGAGACCGTACCTACATGCGCGTGAATAGGGACGCTATGCGCCTGATGTGCGCGCCGGATAAGTTCACGCCGGGAAAAGAGAAGGCGGTGGCCAAAGGCGAGATAGCTATGGCTGAAGCCTTCCTGAAAAGCGGATATAATGTTGTGGTTGACGATACCAATCTGTCCGTACAGACCCAGAATGCCTGGAAGGAGTTCTGTCGGCTGGGGAACTATAACTTGGAACTCATTGACTACATATCCGTTGGACTTAGTAGCTGCCTGTTCAATGACCGCAATCGTACTGGCTCCAGCCAACTGGGCAGGGCTGCCATAGAAACAATGGCCCTTCGCTACGGCTTGGTGCCCGAATTGGATACACCCTACCATGACATCGTAATCTGCGACATAGACGGGACCATAGCCAACCCCTCTGGCCGTCTCTGGTTTATCCAGCAGACGCCAAAGGACTATGAGGGTTTCTTCGGCGCCATGGCCTATGACCAGCCGTTGAAGCCCGTAATCGCGTGGCTGAATGACATAATCACAAGCCCGGACACTGCCATCTTCCTGGTATCCGGCCGACCCAGCACCTACAGCAAGCAGACGGAAGAGTGGCTGGGCAAGTACCAGGTACCTTATAATCGCCTGTTTATGCGGCCGCGCGGAGACCGCAGGCCTGACTATCAACTAAAGAACTGGATGCTCAAATACATTCCAAAGGACAGGATTTTGTTTGCCATTGACGACCGGCCCAGCGTGATAGAGCTGGTATGGAGAGCCAATGGTATCAAGGTTTTCCCGATGGTATGGCGGGATTGGCCGGATAGTGAGTACAAACTCATTGAAAGGGAGAAAGCGAAAGCTGCCACCGAAGACAAGGCACCAAAGGAGGAAGGAAATGAGATGGTTTCCGAGGAGCCCGCTGCAGTGGCCCCGACTACTACTTCTGCTGATTCTGGCCGGCCTGATACTTGTTAGATACTACCGGCCGAAGCGCGGCAATGAGTTTGTATTTGTAATACACAACATCCGCACCCTGGCCAGTTTCTGCGTGCTGGAGAACTCGCCTACCTTCAATAAAACGCTGAATAGGCTGAATGCCGACCCTACAACCCCACAATACGATGTTTACTACCTAACAGACGGCATTTGCGATGATGGCATTTCCGGCCGCCTGTATGGGCTTGCCCACAAAATCGTAATCTGCGGAGACACACCCTGGATGGAACTGGATACGATAGCCCACGAAGTGAGACATGCGGAACAGATACAGTTTGGAGAGCATGATTGCTCACCTATCGACTTCCGGCCCTATAACCAAAGGCCGTGCGAAATAGATGCGGAGCAATACGCCGACAAAGTACTGGCAGAAGTATTTGAGAAGGAGAACGCTTTTCAACTCCCGCCCCCATCCTTAGGAGGTACCCCGTAAGGGAATCACATGAAAAAGCCAACCAAGAAGGAATCGAATAAAGCAGGAAAAATGGCGAAAGAGCTTTCCGAGTACTTGAAAGAATTAGCCGATAAATACCCGGCTGCTACAGGAGAAGAGAGTGCACTGACACTACTGAGCAAACTGGAAGACGAGGATGCTGACAATCTGTACGATCTCTATGAAGACTTTGACTTGTATCTGCTATGAGCTACAGTCCAGTAGAAGTATTCAAGATAGGTAAGATTGAGCGCATCCCAGGCGCCGACAAGATAGGCCTGACCAAGCTACACGATTTTATCTTCGTAGTCGGCCTGGCCGATTATAAGGAAGGGGACCTGGTAGCCTACATTGAGCCAGACTCGGTCGTCCCAGAGAATAGCACCTTCAACTTCCTCTGGGCGAATAACAAGAAAGCCTTGGCGGAGAGAGCGTTCGCCTGCCAAATACCAGAGAAGTATCGGCGTATCAAAGTCAAACGCTTCAAAGGTGTCCTCTCCCAAGGCCTCGTTATTCCAGCTCCGCCTGGCGCCAAGGAGGGGGATGATGTAGGGGAGCTTCTTGGTATCACTCACTGGAACCCGCCCGAACTGGAAGGCGGGAACTCCGAAAGACCGCCCAGAGCTAAAGGTGGAAGGCCAAAGACCTTGAAGAGCTGGGCTAAGTTCCTTACTTTCAAGGTATTGCGAGCATTAGGCATCACGCATCCCAAGCTGCTTGGCGGGCTGCAAGAGGACGGCCCAGAAATGGACCTCCCCATCTATGACATAGAAAACTTCCATCGCTATGCCGATGTCTTCAAGCCCGGGGAAATCGTGATAGCCACGGAGAAGGTGGATGGCGCCAATGCTCGCTACTTATTCCACAATGGGCGAATGTGGTGCGGTAGCCACCGGCAGTGGAAAGCGAAGGGCGACAATGCCTGGTGGCATGCTTTGCGCCAGCATAAGTGGGCTGAAGATTTCTGCCGTTCTCATCCAGACCATTGCCTGTATGGCGAGCTCTATGGACCGGGAATACGCACCACAAAGGGCACTGGCCCAAAGCCATACGGCGTAATGAGTAATAAAGACATCGGCTTTGCGCCATTTGACATAAGGTATAATGGGAAGTGGCTGGACTTCGATGATGCCGTTAGTCTTATCCTGCGCTTTACAGACACGATAGATACAGAACGGTGGCTGGGGCCGCTGTGGGCCCCTGTCGTCTATCATGGACCTTATGATAAAGCGCTTCTCTTAGAGCTGGCCGAAAAGCCCTCCTTTCTATGGCCAAGCCAGGCCATAATGGAGGGCATAGTAATCCGGCCCAAGCACGAGCGATACCAATCGCCTATTGGACGGGTTATACTAAAAGCCAAGTCCAAAGCCTATTTGGAAAGAGAGTAGCGGCACAATCTCCAGTTCGGGAGTGCTGCCCCTGTGTTATTGCTGCGTGTGGCTCAGCCGCGCGCAGCCGCCAAGCATAGGGGCAGCATTCTCCATTTTATGGGAGACGAAATGATCAGAGGAGGAATATAATGAAGAAGCTCTTCATCTTTACTGGGCTTTTTGCCAGCATCGTCCTGCTTGCTGTAATCCTCGGTATAGTAAATACGGCCACCTGGTTTGGCGGCCGGGCCGTGGAAGTAGCTAAGCAGGAAATAGACCCAGAAGTTCTACTGAAGAAATACGAATGGTTCAAAGATGCCTCCGCAGCCTTGGATGCGAAGAAAGCGGGCTTGGACATCTACAAAAACAGGCTCGCCCGCTATCATAAGCTGGAGGAGGAAGGAAAACTTGACCGCACAGCCAGAGAGCAGGCAATGATTTGGGAGCAAGAATACTCTGGGCTAAAACTCAACTACAATGAGCTGGCGGCCGAGTATAACGCCGAAATGGCGAAAATCAACTGGCGCTTCTGCAATGTAGGAGAATTGCCGAAGGGCGCCAATCAACTATTGCCGCGGGAATACCGCGAATACGTTGATGAATAGGGAGGAGCAATGAAGAAAGGTAAAATACTAGCGATAAGTCTACTATTGGCCGCCTGCTTTACATTCTGCGGCTTTGACGATAGCTGTAACCAGCCAAGGTCCTCGTCGGGCCTGACGAAAACAACTGTGAAGGTGCCAACCGGCCCGGATGGACTAACAGTAGAACAGCGAAATGCTAGCCGTAGACTATTAGAGGATAATAAGCCCGGCTCCATAAAACACCTGTATATCATCAGCCCCTATTCCGGGCAGGTTATCCTGTACTCAACTGTAAACGGCAAAGTAACCAGTAGCCATAAAAGACTTACGCCATCAACTGTTCAAGGCATGGGCTTTATGATAGACTTTGCCGGTAATCAACAATCCACCACTGAGGTACTTGGCGATGATGGCACCTATGGAGATTCTGGGGACTACATTTATTGGTGGGATGTGCGTGGAACCTACCATCAGCACTTCCTGACTGGCGGGCAGATTGTCCATGTATCCTCACAGCCCATTCCAATCAAGAGCGTGATAATCAATGTGGAAGGTAAAACAGAATGACTAAGGAACAAGTAGTAGGTCGTATCACCTTTGACCAGGGCGGCCCGTCCAACATGAGGCGAAGCCACGAGCTAGAGGCATTCGTTGGACAGCCGCCCCCGCACGCAAAAACGGAGTATCAAATGAAGATGAAATACCGAATGCGGGCCTACTTCGTCTTTGTGGACGCCCTCGATGAGGATGGCGTCAATCTTTCCTACATTGAAGCAGAGTGCGATAGACCACAGGACATACTGGCTATCTTGTATAAGGCCGCCGCAACAGGGAAGCTATGGCGCAACCTGTACCCAGCCGAATCAGGGCCTGGCTACAAAGACTGCTACAAACTACTCCCCGACAAAGTGATGTGGATTGACATAACAAATTCGCCGGAGGAATGGAATGCCACATCACTTATCAGGGAAGGAAAAGGCAAGAATGTGCGTTTGACCAAGGCCGAGCTCGCAGAAATAAGAGGAGGCAAAGAATGACGAGTGAGCAGACTATCTGGCTGGGTGTTATCGTTGTTGGTGCGGCATTGTGGGTTTACAGGCTTTCTATTGGAGCCTCAGGATCTTCAAGGACTATACTGGACGAGGAGAGAACCCTCGCCGGACTGGTATCATTTAGGATTGATAAGCACGGTCAGCTTCGGATACTGGGCGAGGGGAATCTCGCCCGAGACCCGAACGACAATAATGCTATAATCCTTACACGGGAGCAAGTAGATGACTTCTACAAAGAAATCACACGCTATAAAGAGCAAAAAGCGAAGCAAACCGCGTAAGCTTCATACGCACCCTTTCTCAGCTCTCAACGGCGGCCCCGGGAACTTCGTACTGGGTAAGACACGGATGGTGGAATTCGGCTACAAAGGCGCAATGAAATACTCTGCCTTGAGGAAAGACATCCGCAGAGCTTTCCGGGGAGAAACCAGTACAGTGCCCTATAAAGTAGGGAATAGCATGGAAAATAGGGCGTGGTTTAGAAAGATGGCATCCTCGGTGTGGATTGGTTGCTATCTATTCGACGAAGAAGATACCAAAAAGCTGAAAGAGTGGGCACTGGCAGAAGCAGGAGCAGGTAGATGATTTCTACAAAGAAACCACGCGCCACGAAGAGCAAAAAGCAAAGCACACTACGCAGGCCTCATGTCTTTTCATCTACCAGCGGCTATGCCGGAGACTTTGTGCTGGATAAGACATGGATGGTGGAATCTGGCTACCAAGGCAATCTAAAATACTCTGCTTTGAGGAGAGATATCCGCAAAGCTTTCTTGATAAGCCGCCGGGGCTGGTATGACCGGTATAACCGGAGAGAGCTCTATACAATACCCTACAAGACAGGGGATAACATAGCAGGCAGGGCATCAGTTAGAATGGGAGCATCCTCGGTACGGATTGGTTGCTGCCTATTCGACGGAAAAGATGCCGAAAAGCTGAAGAAATGGGCACTGGCAGGGGGAAAAACAAAATGAATAAAGTATGGGAAATCCTCGATAAAATGGCAAGTAGCATAGCATCCTTCATAGATTTCACCATCATTCTTGTGCTTTCGATTGTTCTGTACACACTCCAATTTGCCATCCCAGCCGCCGTAATCGTATTCTCAATCTGGGTCATAGTAAAGCTATTGCATGGCCACTAGGAGGAAAAGATGCTTATCTTTCTTGACAGCAAATCTCGCATAATGAGCAAGATACGCTCGCTCAACCAGCCTGACCCTGGAGGCCGTGGTGGTAAATACCACCCGAAGCCGACAGACAAGCCCGCAATGCCAAAACCAAAGAAGCCGAAGACAAGGAAAGCCGGAAGGGTAAAGAATAAGTGAAAATAAATGCGACGCCCAGCCTAAAAAAGCGCAAGGCATTTGCTCGCTCCAAGGACTATGGCAAAATCTGCATATTCTGCCACCTGGGCAGGCACAAGGAATGCAGGGAGAACCTGCTCGTAAACCTTGGCGAAGGCTGGAAGGTCCTAAAATGCCAATGTCAGCCGGAGCATAGATAATGACAGCGTTTGACACAAAGACTAGACTGCCCAAGAAACCGAAGGTAAAGGTTCGGCCTGGGGCGACGAAACCGAGCAGAAGCAGAAACCTCGGCAGTAAGGCTCCAGAGAGCCAACGCCACATTGGAGGTCCAAAGTGATAGATATTCGTGCTAGCGTGCAATTCGATGAACAGCCCGCAATCCTAGCTGGGATCCAGCTACTGGATAAGGCCACAATCGAGCAAATAGAGCTGGCAATTGATGCCGCCTCTAGGTGCGTCAAAGAGAGGCTGCGAGAGACGGAACTGTCAGATGGCTTGCCCGCAAACTATTGCCCTGGAGACAGAACATTATGAGAGCTAACGACACGTTGGAGGTCCAAAAACGGTGGTGGTAGTAGCCCTATTAGGGATAATGCTAGGTTTTCTGATTACTGCAATCTACTTTGCCGGCGTGTATTTCCTGGTGCGGACAGTAAGACACCTACGGAATACGCCAAGATAATAAGATGTATAAGCCATACTACGGCAAGCACTTCTGCGCCTTTGTAGATACAAATGAGCTATTCCTGCTCCCAACCGTATCTATCTCCATCATACAAGGCTTCTGGCGAAAATGGCTGTGTATCTCCTTCTACTGGCTGATTTTCTCTATTGACTGGCGGTCGGACTCGCCTTGCAGTAAGAGGAATAAAGAAGCAATAAAGATGGAGGAAGAAGAGAGGAAGCTCGACGAGAGGGCAAACAAGCTCTCTACACAGCTGCTGTGCACAAAGAGAACCGGAGCGGCGCTATCAATAGC